ATAGTACAGAAGTTTGGAGATGGAGCGCTAGCCACAGTTAAAGAAATGTTAAGTATAGACTTCAAGAGGTGACTATGACAGACGAAATGGTAGATCCAATCCTGGCTATGCCAGAAGAAGAAAGACAGAAGTTCCTGGAAAACACAGGAAAGACCATACTGGATTTGATTGGAAGAGGAGAACAGATAGGGGTTATACTCTTCAACCCAGCGTGCGAAGAAACATTTATGGAGTGGTACTACAGCTACATCTTCTCAGAGGATGTGCAGACAGACCTGGGAATAAGACAGTCCATACAGCTGGCCCCTCACAACCAGGTGCCGACGCTAAAGATACTTACAAGGTCTGAGATTGACTCTAACTGGCTAACCCAGCACTTCCAGAGCAACGGAGTATTTAAGAAACTCCAGGCCATGCAGATAGGGATGTCAATTACCCCTGAGTTTCTCAAGATGCTGCTGGCGGTAGAAGTGATGCTGGATATCAAAAGACCAGTTAGTCCAGCTAATTTATATGGTGGCGGAGTAGGACTCTAATGAAGATACCAGTATCCAGTTATATAGCTAGATTCCTGAAAGACAAAGGAGTAAAAGATATATTCTTTGTGGATGGATCGGCAGCCGCAAGGCTGATAGTCAGCGCATCTGAAGAGATGAACTACTACTGTCCCCTCCATGAGCAGGCTGGGGCCTTCATGGTGGATGGATACTTCAAAGCCTCTGGACGGGCGTCAGCTATGATAGCCACCTCTGGACCAGGAGCTCTCAATCTGGTTACTGGCATAGCCACTTCCTACTATGATTCCATACCAGGGATATTCATTACTGGAAATATAAACACAAGATTCATGAAGACCCACCCTGACCAGAGGCAGGTAGGTTTTCAGGAAACAGAAATAGCTTCTATAGTCAACTCTATCACCAAGTACTCTAAGATGATAACTGATCCAAAGGATATAGCTTATGAACTTGAGAAAGCTTGGCATCTGGCTAACTATGGAAGACCGGGACCAGTCCTTTTGGATATTCCCATGGATATACAGAAAATGGAAGTGGAAGAGGAAACTCTAAAACACTATAAAATACAAAAGCGCAAGGATACTCAACCCTTAGATAAAGTAGTTGAACTGATTAAGGAATCCAAGAGACCTCTGTTCCTAATAGGCGGGGGAGTCAAGATATCTTCAGCCACAGGTCTTCTAAGACACATAGAGAAACTAGGAATCCCATTTGTGGAAACCTGGAACGCTATGGATTTTTCAGGAGATGACCATCCCCTGTATGGAGGGAGAGTGGGCACTTATGGGGGAGATGGCAGAAACTTTGCCATACAGAACTGCGACTTGCTCATAGCCATAGGTTCCAGAATCTCCGGAAGAATAGTTGGAGGAAGAATAGACACCTTTGCTAGAAACGCTATAAAGGTAGTCCTAGATATAAATCCTCCTAAGCTGAGGCAGAACCAAGTAAGGATAGACTATGACATAGTAGCAGACCCATGGGACTTTATAAGGAAAGTCCCAGGAGAAAAGAAAGAAGGGATAGAGAACTGGGTAGCCAGAGTCCATGACTGGAAAGAAAAGTATAGAGTCCCGGCTCCAGAAGATAGCCTTAATCCCTACTCCTTCGCCAAGAAGTTATCCAGAAAACTAACTAAGGATTACATAGTAGTCCTAGACATAGGAGGAACATGCGTAGCTGTCAGCCAAGCCTTTGAAGCCAAGGAAGGACAGATCATCTTTTCCAACAATGGGAACGCGGCTCTAGGTTATTCTCTCCCAGCGTCTATAGGAGCTGCCATAGCCACAGGACGAAAAGTTATATGCGTTACTGGGGATGGAGGTTTTAACTTTAATATACAAGAACTGCAGACCCTCAAAAAACTAAATCTCCCTATAGTAATCTTTGTGAGCAACAACAATGGGTTTGGGATAACTAAACTTTACAGGGATACCAACTGCGGATGCAACTACGCCGGCACTGATAAAGAACATGGACTGGAAATGCCTGACTTTGTGGAAGTGGCTAAAGCCTATGGGATTCCTGGACAGAAGATAAACACTTTAGAGGAACTGGACAGAGCCCTGGAAGAACTTCCTGATGGTCCACATCTTTATGAGTTAAACACTGTAGGCTATTATGATTTCAAACCCAGACTTGGGTGGGCAGACCCTATAGAGGATCAGCAACCTTATCTCCCCAGAGAAGAGTTCAGAGAGAATATGATAATAGAACCAGTTCCTGGATGGGAGACCAAAGATGAATGTGTGTAATACGCCCCTAGATGGGGTACTGAAGATAGTTCCTGAAAAACCAGCTGTGGATCATAGGGGAATATATATAGAGACCTATAACAAGAGGGACTATGAACAGCTGGGAATAGACTTTGTGCAGGATGACGTGTCTGTATCTAGCAAAAATGTATTAAGAGGAATACATGGGGACTCCAAAACCTACAAGCTTATCTCCTGCCCTTACGGAAAGATATATCTTGTGGTAGTCAACTATGATAAGGAGAGTCCAGAGTTTAGAAAGTGGACATCCTTTACTTTAGGAACAGAGGATTACTTTCAGATACTGGTGCCTCCCAAGTTTGGGAATGGGCACTTGATACTGACAGACTACGCGGTGTTTAGCTATAAACAGTCGGAGTACTATGACAGGTCAAGCCAGTTCACTATCAGGTATGATAGCCCCGAACTTGGCGTATACTGGCCAGTTAGTACACCTGTACTTTCATATAGAGATAGGACGGAGATATGAGCAACATAAATTTAGTATTGCCTCAGCAGAGACAGGAAGACATAGAAGGATTAAACCTTGTGCTGGGAGAGAACAGCAAGGAAAACATGGTGGTTGTGGAACTGGGCAGTTTTACTGGAGCTTCCACTATAACAATGCTTCCACATGTGATAAAGAACAATGGGAAGATGTATTGCGTAGACCTCTGGCATGAGCTGGACCAGGAGTGCACCTGCAATGACATCTACAACAACTATGATGTCATCAATATCTTCAGAGAAAATATTAAAGCTGTGGGTGGAGAAAACCATGTGATCATGGTGGTGGGAGACTCCATAAGTCCTGTCAGAGAGTTTGCCAATCACAGCGTGGATATCCTTTTCGCTGATGCGGACCACAGATACGATGGAGTAAAAAGAGACATCTTCTCCTGGTACTCCAAAGTAAAGAATGGCGGGATTATCATGAGCCATGACTACACCAAAGCATGGCAGGACTGCGATCCAGACTTCATAGAGGAACACAAACATGTAGACCATATAGAAGGAGTGCACTATGGAGTGATAGCCTTAGCCAAGAAGTATTTCCCAGAATGTGACAAGGCTGGCAGGATATTCTACATCCAGAAAACTCAGGAGCTGACTGACAGGCTTAATAGAGATTATAATTTTGAGCTTATATAGGAGACACTATGTATAAGAACAAGAATGTTCTAGTCACTGGAGGCACTGGACTCATAGGAAGGCCCTTAGTGGAGGCGCTCTTGAAAGAAGGAGCCAGTGTAAGGGTAGTCTCTATGGATACGCCAGACAGATGTCCTAAGGGCTGTGAGTTCATGCAAAAGAATCTTGTGTACTGGGATGACTGTAGAGATGCTGTCAAGGATATGGACCTGGTGTTTCATCTAGTGGGAATAAAGGCCTCTGTAAGCATAGGGGCCTCCAGAGCCGCTACGAACCTGGTATCCCACCTTCTCTTCAATACCCATATGATGGAAGCGGCTAGGCAGGAAGGGGTAGAGAGATACCTGTACACATCCACTATAGGAACCTACGCCCCAGCGGAGATCTATAAGGAAGAGGACATGTGGAATGGCCAGCCTCACTACACAGACAAGTACTCAGCATGGGCCAAGAGGATAGGAGAACTTCAGGCGGAAGCCTATAAGGCTGAGTTTGGATGGGACAAGATAGCTATAGTTAGACCAGCCAATGTCTATGGACCCTGGGATAACTTCGATCCCTCTACAGCTATGGTGATACCAGCTCTTATACACAGGGCCCTGAGCGGAGAGAACCCGCTAAAAGTGTGGGGAGACGGCTCTATCAGAAGAGACTTCATATTTTCCGAGGACTGCGCTAGAGGAATGCTGCTTGCCATGGAGAAGTCAGCTGACTGTGATCCATTAAATCTGGGAAGCGGAACCACATTCAGCATAAGAGAGGTGGTAGAGGAAATAATAAAGTATCTGGGATTATCCACTCAAGTGGCATGGGATACCTCCAAACCTACAGGAGAACCTGTAAGGATGATGGACATGACAAAAGCTGAAGCCAAACTCGGAAAGTTCAACTCCACATCCCTGTCAGAAGGAATAGCCAGAACTATAGACTGGTATGAAGAAAACAGAGACATAGCCCAGGATAGATTCAAAGTATTCAAGGAGCCCAAATATGTATAAAGCGCTAGTCACGGGAGGAGCTGGACTTCTAGGGACTAATATGACTAAAAGATTAGCGTCTCAGGGAATAGAAGTGCTGAGCTCCTACCACAATAAGATTCCAGAAAAGATTCCTGGTGTCAGTTACGCAAAAACAGATCTCACTAACCTCGAAGAGTGCAGAGCTATAATGAACGGGATAGATGTAGTGATACACTTTGCCGCTTACACCTTTGGAGCTAACAAGATGCAGAACTCCCCTGAGTCCTTTATACTCCCTAATGTAGTAATGCATGTCAACACCCTGGATAGCGCATACAAGGCTGGGGTTAAGAAGTTCATCCTGATAGGAAGCACAACATCCTACCCTGACACAAAGGATGAACCCGCCACAGAAGACTTGATATTACAGGGAGATCCCTACAGCAAGTACTACATAGTGGGGTGGATAAAGAGATGGTCTGAGATACTGGGAAAGATGTATACGGAACATGTCCCTAAGAAGATGGACATAGTGACCTTGAGAGCGGCCAATGTCTATGGACCTCATGACAAATTTGACTTGGAAGGAGCCCATGTTCTGCCTTCTCTCATAAACAAGGTAGTAAGAAGAGATGATCCACTGGAAGTATGGGGAGATGGAAATGACGTAAGAGATCTTTTGTATGTGGATGACTTCATAGACGCTGTGATGCTAGCCATAGACAAGGGAAAGAGTGGAGACGATTTTAACATAGGATCTGGAGTAGGAGTTTCAGTAAAACAGATGCTGGACACAATATGCTCCATAGAAGACTACTACCCAAAGATAGTGTACAACGCTGATAAACCCACAATGATCCCCAAAAGATTTGTGAATGTGGATAAAGCTAAGAAGACCTTGGGCTTTGAGTCAAGCACATCCCTGGAAGAAGGGATAAAGAAAACAATAGACTGGTACAAAGGAATATAATATGTGGCCTTTAATGAAAAACAATATAACCAGAGAAGACCTGGACAACCTCATAGCTTACCTATCCCAGGAGGAACCCAGGCTGACCAATGGAGAACAGGTCAAACTCTTTGAGGATGAGTGGTCTCAGTGGATAGGCACAGACTACTCTGTGATGGTCAACTCTGGAGCCTCAGCCAACCAGATAACTATGGATATAGTAAAAGAGATCAAGGGGTCTGGGGAAGTTATAGTCTCCCCATTGAACTGGGTCTCTGATATAACCTCTATCCTTAGAGCTGGTCTTAGACCAAGGTTCGTGGATATAGACTTAAGGACCATGGGAATGGATCTGGAAAGAGTTATGGAGGCTATAAATCCTAGCACCAGAGCTGTATTGTTGACACACATCATGGGTTACAATGCCTTAGAGCCTTGGTTTCTGGATCAGGACAGGCCTATGCTTATCAATGATGTGTGTGAAAGCTATGGGGCTACTTTGGACGGAGTCCAGATAGGAGCCCTAGGGGAGATATCCAACTCCTCATTCTTCTATGCCCATATCGGATCTACAATAGAGGGGGGAATGATTTCCACCTCTACAGCTTACCTGGCTGACTTTGCCAGGATCATGAGATCCCATGGAATGGTGAGAGAATCCACCAATGAAAGAGTAAAACAGATATACGCTGAGGAACACCCGGATATCTACCCAGAGTTTACCTTCGCTATCAAAGGATATAATAATAGACCAACTGAAATAAATGGGGTCCTTGGAAGATCCCAGCTGAGAAGACTGGACTCTAATATAGCCCTCAGGAATAGAAACCTCAAGGCTTTCCTGGAAACATTAGATATTAGTAAGTACTACACAGACTTCAAACAGGAAGGATGTGCAAATTATGCACTTACTCTGATGCTGAGAGAGCCTGACAATGACCTAATGAGAAGAGTTATAGATCTGCTCACAGAAAATGACATAGAGTTCAGGAGAGGAATGTCTGGTGGAGGCAACCAAATAAGACAACCCTATATGAGACCTTATCTCAGAGAGTTAGGGATAGAACCAGAGGACTTTCCTAACACAGAGTTCGTCCATAAGTACAGCCTGTACTTGGGCAACTACCCAGAACTTGAGGTGGAACCCATACAGGAACTGGCAACTATGTTAAACAAGCTGTGATACGCTATAATATTATTGGAGGTAGAAATGATTGTTAGCAAGATTCCCAACAAAGTGGAATGTCCATACTGCGGAAACAATGACGCCTATAACTTTGAGGTCAAGAACCCTGTGACTTTAGTGAGAGCCCCTAATGGCAGGACTGTGGAAGTGGCTGGCACTAAAAGGGCATTCTTCTGCATGAGATGTGGGAAAGAACTTGAACAAGTTTGAGGTGGAACTCGACCACTCCATGACCCATTTCAACTGGTACTATGGCAGACATGAGGTTGGACACATATCCAAACCCTGTGACTTCTGGGCAGTAGTCAATGGCATACACTATGACCTTGAGGCCAAGAGTCTTGAGAAGTTTGCGTGCTTTCCCCTAGACAATCTCCAGGAACACCAGAAGGAAGACATGCTCAAGGGAGAAAAGAATGGAACTGTAGGTTTCATAATAATCTGTTTCAGAAGAAGAAAAGACAAAGTAACCAATAAGAAATACCCCAGAGGCAAGATAGTATACACGAGGGATCCCAAGGCTTATGCCATTAGAGTTGGGGACTGGGAAAAGATAGAGAAGGAAATCTACAAAGAGAGAGCCACTATCCCAGAGTCCTACTTTGAAAGGAAGGAATTTATTCCAGTAAATAAGATAAGGATTCCCAAGAGGACAGGAGGAACAGAGATAGGTTGGGACCTGCCCGGCCTTCTTGAACGCAATGGATACCCCAAACTTTCTAAGAGGAGAGCTGTACTCAACCCATCTGCACAATAAGTGCCCTTCATTTAAGAAGTGCATGGTTTGTTCCATGTGTGAACATTATAACCCCCACCACATAGACTGCGTAAGATGCGAACAGAGAAAGACCAGACACATGGTTTGCGTCTGCACCCACAAGAACAAAGAAAACTATGTGTTTATCACTGAAAAGATGAGGAGACCCATGGTAGATCCCGATTCTTTGATGAACGCTAGACCCCATGGGAATGTAGTGGAACCAGGAGCAAACGTGGACAAGTGGGACGCCATGATGAATGACATCATCAGCAGATATAGCGAATTTTCCTACACAGGAGACGATCCCAAGACGCTATGAGTTGGTTAGCTAAGATATACTACAGACTGCTTCTAGGAATAGTAGAACCAAAGGCAGCTAAATATCCAAAGGAAAGGAAGAAAAATGGAAGGAAGTAGATACGAAATACACACCATTCATGGAGTAGAACACTACTCAGATACCAAACCATACATACAAGATGGTTTCGTGGTGATACCTAGCGCATATGGCGGAGGTGAGGCTACTGGCCTAATACCAGTAGAAAACGTGACATTTATCCTAGACACATTTCCGCGCTGCACATGCTGCGATGGAGAGCCTCTCCCTACAGCAAATGTCGAGTCCTGTTTTACACAGAGCTCATAGAAGCAGGCCGCCAATGGAAAAGATAAGGATAAGGGACCCAGAGACAAACGAGATCCTGGGACTTATAGAGGGAAATGAAACTACTATCCATGAGGCATGGAAGAAGAAGACGGAGGACAACAATGTTAAAAGAAAACGTAAAGCCAGAAGAGGTAAGCGAGAACAGCCCAGCGTATGACGCTCTGGCTAATATGCCAGACAAGGATGAGTACCTAGCTGGTCTAGGAAACTACATTCAGGATATCATGAAGTCTGGGGATTCTGTAGCCCACATATTGGTAAGGCCAGGAAGCTACGAGACCTTTATCGAGTGGTTCTACACCTATCAGCTGCATGAGAACCTGGAGATAGAACAGCAGCTCAGGCAGCAGATACAGGTGGCTCCTAATGACATGGTGGACAAGGTGCAGGTAGTTACCAGAAGTCAGGCTGAAAACCAGTGGCTCATGGATCACTTCAAAGCCATGGGAGTCCTCAACTACATGCAGACTAAGAGGATTCCAGGTTCCCTTGTGAGCGCCGAGATGCTCAGGATAATGCTGGCTGTGGAAATGGTGGTTAACTGCATGCCTAACTCCATTAGCACAGCTACTAAGTTTGACCCAGCGTCAATGAATCTGAAAACAAAATGAGCAAACATACCACTGAGGAACTCAATTCCATAGTGGCTGATTACAAGGGTGGTTCAGTGGAAGCTGCCTCTAAACTCATAGAAGCCTTCTCCCCTATTCTGGATAAGTATTCCAGACTCTGCGTCTATGGAATCTGGGATCCTAGTGATGGGGATATAAACCATTTCCTCAGGATGCTGGGCGGAACAGACACTCAGACTACAGCCTCGGAACTGGCAAGACTTCTCAAAGCGTATGAAACTGAGGACATAAAGCAAGAAGCTATCTTGGCATTACTATTAACAGCCAAGAAGTACATGGCCATAGCCCCTAACTTCAAGTACACTTTCAAGAAACAGATCCAGCAACTGATAAGGGATCCCTTAGTATGCAAGACCAAGATCATTGAGGGGGACGAGTACTATTCCCTGGATAAGGAACCAGAATTAGATTCTGAATGGGTGTCTGGGAAGACGGCGGGGTATGGGTGGAACAAATTAACAGCGAAGCAGAGGGCTATTATCAAGCTGAAGTACCTGGATGGGTACTCGGACAAGGTCATAGCCGCCATGCTGCACCTGAAGAGTTATAAGTCTGTGAAGACTAACATAACTAACAGCAAGAAGATCCTTGGAGTATACCTGAAAGAGGAGATTAGGAGATTGGGATGAAGAGAGTAACTATTGAATGGTCTGACTCTGGACCCTGCGTCCACTGCAAAAAGAAATCCGCCAAGTCTATTATCACCTTTTATGAGGAGACCCAAAAGTCCCAGAGGTTCTGCTCCCTCAAATGCGTATATGAATACTTAAGGGAGAGAGCTGAAGAAAAAGCTCTCTCCGCTAAGTTGCAGAACGAAAACCTGCTGGAAAAGCTAGGCTACAAGTCATAGGGACTTACGCCATGCTCCTTGATTAAAATCTCATGAATGGATCGAGTAGCTTCCTGTTCTACCATCTCCATATGATCATCAGTGGAATAGGTGGGAATGCCCTCTATCCATGGGGACTGAACTATCTTCTCATTGACTGAAGCGCAGGCCCTGCAGGATATAAAGTTCCATTCCTTCTCAAAGGTCTCTTTCCTATTCTCAGCTAAAGCAACCAACTCCTGAGCATAACTTAGAAAAGACCCATACTTTCCCAGAATAAACTCTTTTTCCTGAGGGAGCATAGACTCCCACTTTTCAGGGACTGGGCCATCCACAGGTCCCCCATAGCACTCTTCCAGAGTAGGGACTTCAGGTTTAGAATCAAAGTCCTTCTGCCACTGCAGCCACACCTTGATCATTGCAACTCCCCGGATATGGACCATCCCAGCAATAGAGACAACTCAAAGACAATAGAAGCCAGTCTCAACACGCTGACATCGTCAGTGCGCACAGCTCCTGTGACATTGGACATTATCTGGCTAAAAGTCTTGATGCTGGAATCCTGAGTCAGGATCTGATAGACTCTGCAGTCTTCCACAGCCTTGCCTGTAAAGACAGGACAGTTCATGCGGGACTTCTCAAGGGACTTGTGCGCTCCTATGCACACCCCATAGTGAAAGGCCGTGAAACACTTATCAGCTATTATATCCCCAGTCATATCCTTATCGTTGTTTTCCAGGAAGTCTTTTATTTTCTCCTCATTCTCCTTCATGAAGGTCATAGCTTCTTCTACCTCGTGTTTGGGGAGCACTTCTTTCATTCCAACAAGGTTATCTATATATTCTGACACGATCCCTCCATGCTGGCGCTGCAGCGCCAACCCATAGTGAGCCCTAGTCTAACTACAGACAAAAGGCAATCCTCCATAGTTTCTTTGTCATCCAGGATCCTTTCTACGGCCTGAGCCAGTAGTTCTATTATACCATCCAAGGAGTCTAAGACGCCAAGCAGCTGACAGCTGTCTCTCTTCTCCTCTTCTATAGGACACCCCAGGAACAGTTCCTGGTTCCTATACACCCCTGGACAAAACCCAAGATGAAACGCCTTGTAAGTGGCACTCTTGAAGTCTCCGTCCCTCTCAAAGTCGGCACAGAACTGATTTATGGAATCAGTTATAAAAACGTTGTGCCGATTAAACATCTGAGTCATACAGGACTTATCCCTGGAGGATAAGTCCTTTTTTAATTCTTCTATCTGAGAGAACATTACTTTGACCAATGGCTCCCTGACTTTATAGAGACTGTGGCCTCAATCCCAAAGGCTCTGGCTGACTCCACCATGCTTGTCTCTATGACTTCAAGGACCTCATCTTTTATCCCTTCCGGACACTCTGCTATTATCTCGTCATGAACAGTATTTATAATGAAGGGAGCCCTTTTATGCATGGCAACCATAGCTGACTTGGTTATATCAGCTGAAGTTCCTTGTATGGGCATGTTTATAGCAGTTGCCCTCATAGCTTTTTCATCCCCTTCTATAAAGTATCTCCTCCTTCCCAGTATGGTCTCGGCATACTTGTTCTCCTGAGTAAACTCCAGAGAATCCGACTGCCACTTCTTTATCTCCGGCAGGGTAGAGAAGTATCTCTCTATCAGCTTTGAAGCTTCATCTACAGTAACGCTTAGACTCTTGGAGAGTTTCTCAGCTCCCTGTCCATAGATAATGGAGTAGTTCAAGGTCTTTCCTATCTCTCTGTTCCTGGTCCCTTTGCCGCACTCTTCCAGGGAAACTCCCAACATTATGGAAGCTGTCCTGGCATGGACGTCTTCTCCTTTCTCAAAAGCTTCTGACAAGGACTGGCACTTGGAAACAGTCGCCAGTATCCTCATCTCTATGGAATCATAGTCAGCATACACCAGGACATTGCCTGGGGTTGCCACAAAACATTCCCTATACTCCGGGTTAGCCGGTATAGTCTGCAGACTGGGAGCTGTTCCAGAATACCTGCCAGTCTGACACCCTATCTGTCTGAAAGAAGAATGTATTCTTCCAGTAACAGGGTTTATATACTCCCTCCAGTTGGACCCATAGGAGGAAAGCTCCTTAGCCAAAGTCCTGTATTCCAATAGAGCCTCCACAGCTGGATGATCCACAGTCTGCAGGGTTTCCCTGTCAGTCTTTTCTAACTCAATACCCAAGTTAGATAGGAGTCTTTTCACAGTGGGCACACTGGAAAGATTCACTGAATCATATCTCACTTCATCGCTGAACAAAGAGTATTCAGGTTCAGCCCTTAAGGCCATGCAAGCTTTGACATGAGCTTCTGAGAGGGCTATCTTGTTCTGAGCGTAGAGTCTCAGCCACCTATCTATGTCTATCTGAACTCCTGTATAAGACATGTTAACTGTCACTGGGACCAAGTTGTTTTCCAGTTCTATGACCTTATACAGACCTTCTTGTCTCTGAGACTCCATGATATCCTGTAGAAAATCCACATCCCTGGCTGAATATACCAGCAGATCATTGGACCAATCAGCTATATATTTCCTGGCCTCAGCTGGATCCATAATAAAAGATTCCCTGAAGGATTTGTCTATGACCCTGCCAAGTCTTCTCTCGCACACGGAAGCCAAGTCTACCTTAAGACCCTTGCCCATGGTAAGGACAGATTCAGCCATCATAGTGCAATAGACTTTGGAAGGGACTATATTCATGGCCTTTAAAAGCCCAAGATCATAGGCTATGTTGTGTCCCACTAGAGTTCTGGATTCCAGCAACTCCTTCATTGGATATATATTCACTTTCCTCAGGTCTATGATATAGATTTCCCTAGCGCACTTTACAGTGAATAGCCATGGTATGCTAGTGTGAGGATCCAGTCCAGAGGCCTCCATATCCACATATAGAACTCCATCCATAGCCAGGTCAGATATAACCTTGGGCAGCTCAGCCTGTTGATTCACATACCTCATTCCAATTCATCTCCCCAGGAGTCCCATCCTTCCGCCCTTTCTCTGGCAAAGAGTTCTATTCTAGGGACATCCCCACACAACTGCACTATCCTGTCTCTAACCTCCGGGGGCTTGGCTGAATGCCTTCCTCGCTTAGAGATAACAGCGCTGGATACGCTATCGCTTATCTTTATAGGTCTTCCCTTGACCCCTAGCAGGCAGACTTCTACATTGCTCTTAGCATAGAAACCCACGCCGAAAAAAGGGGAGCCAGCCTTGGTAGTCTTCAACCATGAAAATCCCAGAGTCTTATACGTAAAACCCCAGTCCTCCATGAGTTCCAGGGCCTCCTTGAGTCTTGGGAACGTAGTCCACATAAACAACATGCAGTTATCATCAGCTATATCCTCAACCTCTAGGTCCTTGAGTTCCGCCAAGGTGGGAGTGGCATAATGTCCATGCACTCCCAGTCCAAATCTGGTCCTGGGATTCCTTCTGCCATTGTACTTCCAAGGAGGATCAGCATAGATAATCTTATATTTTCTGTCAGGCAATGGCATCAATCTTTGATCTCCTCCACTTCCCACATGCTGGGGTGCATTATATGATCCAGCACCATATAAGGCTGCCTCTTCATGATCTCCTTGATAGACATGGTTTTCTTCTGGTCAAAGACCTTGACTCTGGCCTCCGCTGGATCCTTAGCCTCCACCTCAAAGTCATCATAGAACTTATAGTATGCTCTCAGTTTATATCTCATCTAGAAACCTCGACCTCTTATTCATAATCTCCCTGCCATAGACTCTTCTGGAAGTCACATAGGAGAGATGCAGACTCTTAGCCGCTCTGGTCATAGCCACATAGAGCAGTCTCCTCTCCTCCTCCATATCCATAGCCCTGTAATGGGGGAGCATCCCATCCTCAAGACCTATAACAAAGACATTGTCAAATTCCATTCCCTTAGACTGATGAATGGTCATTAAACTGACACAATCAGAATCCGGAGCTGAGTTGGATTCCACAAACTCATGGAGACTGGTATACCCCAACAAATGGGTCTGAAGATATACTAAATTGTTTTTGGACCTCAACAGTTTCAGCACATCATGTATCTGATCTACCCATGGGAGATTAGCTATCTTGGCTAGAGATTCCTGGAACTTGACCATCCTTGGGTGCTTCACCTCAAAGACAGAGTAACCCTGAGCCATGACATTCGCCACCTCCGGTATGGTGATCTTGCCTATCCCATTAGCCCCTGAACTTACAGCCCTGATAAAAGCCATGTAGTCATAGGGATTATATAATAACCTCATATAAGCTGATGTATCCAGGAAGTCTGTTGTCTTTATAAGAGAAGTCCCAGAGGCTGTTTTATATTCTATTCCCAAAGAAGCCAGCTTCTCTATGATCTCAAATTCTATCCCATGAACTCGGAAAAGTACAGCTGTACTTTTCCCCAGCCTCTTTATAGAGGCGCCTATATACTCAGCCTCTTCCTCAGAGGTGCCAAAGGAAATCTTTTTTATTTTGCTTTCCGAGTTATCTGCTGGGATATGACTGACTTGAATGTTGCTGGCATTGTTAGCTATGAGCTTATCGGAGATATTTACTATCCCTTCTCCTGATCTGTAGTTATTCTTTAGATAATGGGTTCTTCCTGGATTAGAACCTAGAAAGGATCCCATAATCCCAGGGGTAGCGTCCCTAAAAGCATAGATGCTCTGGTTGATATCCCCTATAAGACACACATTCTCAGTCCTCATAAGCCTTAGGAACTCCATCTGAGCCGGGTTCATATCGTGGGCTTCGTCCACCATGATATAGTCTATACCCAGAAGGGCTGTTATGTCATGTCTAGAAAGCAGTTTGTTAGCCTCGGAAACTAACCCATTAAAGTCTACAGCCTTATGTAGTTTCATCCTCCTTCTGAACTCATCGCACACTTCCATGACCTCAGGGTCAAAGGGAGTCATAGTATTGGAGGACTTCTGCAAGGACTCCAAAGCCTTCCCAGCTAAAGCCCCATTGATTTCAGTCAATAGCTTAAAAGATTCCCCAGAGTCATATATAGTAAAGTTCTGAGGAAGACCTATTAAATCTCCATATCTTCTTAGTATCCTGGCCGCTATAGAATGGAAGGTGCCAACTACGCACCCATGATTTCTTCCCAGTATAGTCTTTAGCCTGGAGTCTATCACATCCACAGCCTTGTTGGTAAAGGTCACAGCCATAATGGACTCGTCTGCCACTCCCTGGTCTATCAGGTTGCAGACCCTGTAAGCCAGACATCTGGACTTGCCTGAACCTGGACCAGCGTATATGACAGAAGGGCCTTCAATATCCATCACAGCTTCCAGTTGCTCTTTATCTAGACTCAACTATAGCTCCCTCCCTTTCATCTACATAAGCCCTGTATAAGAGTATGTAGACTGCAAGGTCCATAAGGGTATCCTCCAACTGTTCATACTTAGCTGGCTTGGAGGCTAGATTGAGGGCTCTGGTCATCTTTAGATTAATAAGGCACAGGAACACCTGCTCCACTTCTATCCCTGGTAGAATCGCTGAACCCTTAAAGGCTGAGAATGGATCCCCATTGGAGTAGTCATTGCCTTTATGGATAGCCACTCTAGCTATCTTAATTAACTGATCATAAAGAGGTCCATTAACCTCTTTGAGTTCTGAAAATATATCCATCAATCCTCCAAGTCCACTAAACTCATGAGCTGTTCCCTGTACCATACTATTATCCCCTGGGTGTAGGAGTAGTTATCCTGTAGGTATACCATGCTCTCCTCGTCAGCGTTCATCATAGCATATGACAGGGACGCCAAGTCATCTTCCAGTTTGTCTATGGCCTTTATGTACTCAGCTACCAGATCAGAGTTTATAATCCTGTGTTCTATCTTTACAGGTTTCTCAGTCATACCTCCACCTTGGAGGAGATAATGTACTTCTTGAATGCCTCCCCTCCAAACTTCCCTATAAAAGAATCTATATCCATTTTCTGCCCATGATCTATGGACGGAATCAGGGGCAGTCTCACCCTGTAAATAACAGGGAGGAACTGCCTCCTGATCGCCTTAACAAGGGAATCTACAGCATGATCCACACCCGTCATATCTTCTTGAGTGTCAAAACACAGATAGACTATCCTGGTATTAGATTCCTTAAGGGTGGTGGAGACCTTAAGGTGAGAGGTGTTCATACCAGGCAGGGCTATAGTGTTAACTCCAGCCGACACTGCGGCCATAGCCTTAAATTCCCCTTCGGTAATCATAACATACTTGGGATGGACCCTTCCCCAGTAGTGATCCTTGGCGGATACCCCATTGGGTCCAGCGTAAACTATCTTCTCATTCCACCTGGTGCTCCTGGTCCTGAGATACATCTGATCAGGATAAGGAATTATAATCCTGCAGTCTTCCATGCACTTGGAAGGTCTCATCCCTGGTTTAGCTAGTCCGGCGCTTACCAACTGGGTCTCGGCAAACCTATTAGCCAGCTTCTCAAAAAGTCCATCTGTAGACAGCAGATTAAATCTTTTGTAGTCTATTCCTCTAGCCGCAAGATAACCTTTGTGGTAGTCTGAGAGGACTGCGTTGCTTAGGATAAACTCTATGACAACATCTTGGATATAGTAGCTTACAGGGTCCTCTTCAGAGTAGGAGAGACTGACATTCACGCTGCTCCCCAGATGCCTGGCCAGTTTGGTTATAGAACCCTTGCCTAAACCATCAGGGTTGGAACCGCACTTAAAGCAGTAGTACAACCCATTGGAAGGAGAGACAGCCAGGTGTCTGGAGTAGCCTGTGTCGCACCTGAAGCATGGAAAATAATACTGGGACCCACACTTCTTAGCTGGTCCCAAGAGTCTTTCATATTCAACTATTACGTCTACGGCGCCACTGGACATACTTCTCACGCCTATACTCCTTGCGTTCTAACACCGCATCGCTTTCCTGATATTTCTTGCTGACCAAGTGATTGACCATAAAATCCGACAGGACTATCCAGTCAGATCTATCAGTCTTTATTATAGTATACTCAAACTCTATGTCCGCGTACACCCTGTACTGGGATTTGTCGGTGAGGTCCACTTCATGAGAACTGCAGGGAACTTCCCCAAAGAGGTCTATGGAATCCTCCACAGTTATAATGGACCAACTCTGGCTATTGCCTATACAGATATTGAGGAGAGGTTTCTTGTAGGACTGCTTGTGCAGTTTATCCAGCCACTCCTTCTGCAGGTCTATATAGAACCTGTCATTCTTGGAGGCTGAAGAAAACTTAGCTTCCACAGAAAAGACCAGCCCAGACACATCTCCCTTTATGCCTTTATTGCCTGACCCCGGAGTGAGTCTGCCTTTGTGGTCCCTGGCTAATCTTTTTTCCTGCCTTTCCCACTCTTTCATAACTGTCAACAGTCCTCCTCAATTCCTTAACCGCGCTGGAAGGCAAAGTCATCTGCCAACCTACAATTCTATCATCCTTAGCGTACTCGGCTATCTCTATTCCCTTGGTGTTTATGTTGTTCTTGACAAGGCTTAAGAGTCTCCTGTCATCAGTATAAAACACCACAGCATCTTCCACTTCCCATATATCGTGCATAGCTACCTCGCCAGAGTCGAATATATACTTAGAAACTTCTCCCTGTTGACATGCCATGAAGGCCTGTCTGAAACATCCCCCATAGATTTATGGGTCACAAACAAAGGGTAGGTGTAGTTATTGTATCCAGCCATTAAAGCCTCCGAACAGAGGGAAAGATCATAAAAGTCATAGCCAGATAAGCACTTGGGAAACCCCCCTATCTTGTTAAAAACCTTAGAGTGGATAGCCATTATAAGTCCATCCACTACAGATACCCTGCCATAAGGACCATAGGATACAACCCAGGTATTCCCATCCTTGGTGTGTCCAGCCGCTCCCGACAAAGATTGCCTGTCATTCCACCAGACTCCATTGGGAGGAAACTTTACAGCTCCAGCTACGCCCACCACTCCAACCTTAGGGGCTCTGGTTAAAGAGGCGAATCCCAGTATCCCCTGTCTGTTAGAGTTAATGACCAGGTCATCATGGACAAAGACAAGAGCGTCCTGCGCTCCTTCAGCAGCCTTGTTGTACCCTGTGAACAAGTCATATTCTTTTCCATTTACCGTCACAAATTCATACTCCTCTGGGGAAAGAGAGCACTCTATGCTCTTCCTTAACTCAGAGGGATCTCCAGTCTCTGTGACAACGCAGAACCTTATCATCTATAGTCTGTAGAGTGAAACCCCTTGCCCTTAAAAGAAATGTTAGGGGTGGAATACACTCTCCTCCCTTCCTTGCCACAGTCCGGACAGTTAGCGGTGTGCTCATCCCTTATACTTTGAGTCACCTCAAAAGTATCCCTGTGGCACTGTTTGTTCTTGCATTTATAGAGGTATACCATTAGGCCTCTCCTATAGAAGCCTGATAACTCTTGATGTGCTTGTCATGCAGAGCTACTCCATACTTAGCTATGGTCTTCTCAGCGTCTGCCGGAGGAACCAAGGTTCCACAGAAAGCGCACAAGTGCTTATCCTGTATAGGAGGCAGTCCAGCTTTGGGCTTTTCCACATGAGTGTCTTCATCCCCTTTTTTGACAGCCTCCTTAATTTTCTCCCATGTCTTAGGAGCTGGCTTTTCCTCTTCTTTATCCATGCTCACAGGTTGAGGCAGTTCTCTTTTTGGCACAATCCTAGCTGGCATTTCATTGAATCCTTCCCACAAAGCCACAGCTCCCATGATAGCCTCAGGATAAGTGATACCCACGAATTCTCTGGATTCCCCTCCCGCGTCAATAGTGACAGACCAAAAATCATTATTCAGCTGAAGGACAGAGATGGACCACTCCTTGCCTATAAAGGAGTTAAGATTGTTCTTGATATGCTTGGCTAGTTCCCTAGCCCCTTCAAGTTTCTGCGTATCATTCATTGTCATTCTCCTATCTTGGCAAACAGAACACAGGCCTTGTATCCGTCAATGACCTTTATGGCCCTTCTGTTTGCGGTTATCAGTATGGTCAAGGTCTCCCCTGACATCTTGGAAACAAACTCATACAATGGAGTATATGGGACTGAGATAGACTCAAAGTTCTCCACCTCCACAGTAGCTTCCGCCATAGCCTTAGACCCTTGGCTGGAAGAGGATATCTCCACAAAGTCAGCCCCTGTGGCTATATTCACTGTCTGAGACATCTTAGCCACGCTGGATATGCTGGCCAAGGATTCTATTATAGCCTTGGAGGAAACCTTTATAATTCCTATGCCATCATCCAGCAGATAAGGAGTGTAATTTACTGGCTGACCTTCCAGCCTCTGAAGCCTGAACTCTACTCCTGGTTCTTTTATTATAATTGATGACTCGGTGATGGCTATGGAAGCTCTAGCTGTATTTACCATAGACAGTATCTTTAAAGAATCCAGAGGGAGTATGGCGTCTATATCCTGCACTGCCTGGGGATCGCAGAGGATCCTCTCATAACCCACTATCCTATAAGAGGCTCCCACCACATCTAATACTCCATCCTCGCAGTGGAGCATGAAACCAGTCATAGCCACTAGGTCAGCCATAGCTTTTATAGCCGGTCTGACAAAGCCCAGGGCATGGGCTATCCTTCCCACTACAGCATTGGAGACCACAAAGAGTTCTGGCTCTGTATTCTCAGGGATGACAGGGGTTTCTCCATAGATAGGGACTTCCAGCTTGGTTCTACCGCAAGTCGCCAACAAGGAATCGTTGTCCACATCCAGCTTTATCTTCTCCCCTGATAGAGGAGAGAACATGCTCTTCAAGGTAGGACCATCAATAGCCACTATAGGAAGTTCTCCTTCAGCAGGCACAGAAGTCTTGGAACTCGAGTATCCTCCAAAAGCTTTCACTATAAGAGCATTCCCTTCAGACTCCATGACTATGGAAGATAAAGTTCTCTGAGTGGCCTGAGTGTTTACCACAGCCATAGCGTTGTTTATGGCGACCATTAAAGACTCTCTGGAAGTTTCAATCATAACAGTTTCCTAATTTCTCTGATAGAGCTGTACATTATGGCGTCAAAAGCCATGCTCTCAGAGGCGTATCCAGTAAATAGTTTTCTGGCATCTAGTATATGGTATCCCACAGAGGCCAAAAGATCCGCATCCTTATTATCTTCCCTAAGCATCTTGGCTACTCTTCTGAATATATTATCCACCAGAGCGTCCAGGAACTTAGGCAGAGCCACTGAGGATTCCTTCACCTCATCCAGGAGATCCGGGAACTTTACATAGTTCTGAGTCAGCAGTATCTTCAGGGTTTTTTCCACTAGCTCATCCGAAGGCATCCCATGCACAACGACTACATTAGCTAAGGTTACATCCCCTATGCTTAGCACTGGACTCAACAGACTCAGAGAATCCCTGAAAGAACCATTGGCGTGCCTAGCCAGTTTGGTTATAGCTTCATCCTCATACCTAAACTTCTGCTCATCACATATATTCTTAAGGAATGTCTCTAGGACTTTCTCAGAAGGTCTCCTGAACTCCAAAGGCTGACACCTGCTTCTTATAGTGGCTGATAAAGAAGCTGGATCAGTAGTAGCCAGTATAAACATTACCTTCCTTGGAGGTTCTTCCAGGACCTTAAGCAGAGAATCCTTAGCCTTCATGGATAACTGATGAGCCTCATCTATGACATAGACCCGGGAAGAGAGAAGAGCTGGCTTATAATCTATAGATGACAGAGAAGCCCCCACATCCCCCACCCCTCCAGCGGATGCCGCATCCATCTCCACAAAGTCTGGAGTAGCTCCATTTATTATAGCTTCGCAGTTCACGCATCTATTGCAGGGCTCAGAACCATGGGGATCCAGACAGTTTATAAGTTTAGTTATCAGCCTGGCCACTGAAGTCTTTCCAGTTCCTCTGCTCCCCATAAGCAGATAAGCGTTGGGCATCATATCTAGCTCAAAGGACTTGCGGATTACATTCACCACATGGTCCTGACCTATGACCTCTGAAAACCTCATGGGCCTATAAGAGTTGTAAAGTTCCACCAGATCCTCCTGTGTGTCCGAATCCTCCTTCGCCCCTCTCAGTAGTTGGGAGCTCGTCTACCTCAACATAACTAGCCACATACACCGGAGCTAATACCAGCTGAGCCATCCTGTCCCCAGCTTCTAGGACTAAAGCTTTGCCCCCTCTGTTTTCCAGGAGCACCTGGATCTCTCCGGTATAACCTGAGTCTATGGTTCCAGGAGTATTCACTATGGAGACCCTGAAGTCTCTGGCCAAGCCGGATCTTGGCCTCACTTGCAACTCATAGCCAAAGGGAATCTTAACTGCTATGCCGGTCCTGGCTATACAGGCGTCTCCTGGGAATAACCTTACTCCCTCTATGGTAAAAAGATCCGCCCCGGAGTCATCCTCATGGGCGTACTCAGGGGCCTTTCCTCTGGGGTCCAGTTTCTTATAGGGAATCTGAATTCTCATAATCCCTTCCTCCCAGTTTCTAATTCCACTTGCAGACTCTTGGCTACCAGTTCCTTGGCCTCACCCAGCATATACTGAATATCCGAGAGTCTAAATATCCTATCCTCAAAGTCTTTCCTGTTCAGAAGATAAGACTTAAAGTTATGCACATCCTTGGAACAGCTCCCATAGATATGATAACTGTCAGCTATGTGAATATACCTGCCCACAGGGACTCCTAACCTATCAGCTATCTCCCTCTGCAAATCAGTAAAGGCGTACATATTCATGAAGGCAGCCCTGAGAGCATCATTAGATCTCATATGGGTATTCATGACTAGCTTTCCATCTACTATTCTGCAGTGCAGTCTCTGGAGACAACAAGGATCAGAGATCCCTTGGTCATCCCATGCTTTCCATAGCACAGCCTGAGCTCTCCTGGAATAGGGACAGTCTTTTAAAGTCCTGACTATATAGTCTATCTGATCATTGGATTCCTTTGTTGGGACGGTGTAGTCAAAGAGTCTCTCATGATAACTATACTGCCAGGAACCAGCAGAGGGGTCTATCCAGTGATCATGAATTCCATCCACCACTTCCTGTCTGTAAGATTCTAACTCCACCAATCCCCCAGGAAACCATCTGTGAATCCTCACATCGCCCATGGGATTATCCACAACTAACATAGCTGTGTCATCCCAGCTTGGAGGATCCCCTTCCTTGTCATACTGAGTTGGAATCCTGCGCCCCTTATCCAGGAGTTCTAAAATAGATCCCTCCCAGACTTCAGGGATAGATTCCCCTACCAGAAATATCGGCATTCTAAACTCCAATAAACTCAGAGATCTTCTCTTTAGACTGAAGACCTATGAGTCTTTTCACTTCGTTTCCGTCGTCATCTACCATAAGAAGAGCAGGCACAGATCTTATCCCAAAGTCATTGGCTACTTCAGGGTCCTCTTCAATGTTTATCTTATCCACATGAAAAGAACCCCCAGCGTTTATGGCATCCACCACTGGGGACACCACCTTGCAGGGGCCGCAGAACGTGGCCCAGAAGTAAATGACCTTCATGGCTAGATAACTTCTCCCTCTAACGCAAAGGGATCTTCTGAAGCTGCCTGCTCCTTCTTGCTATCCAGGGGATTGACGCTATCGGCTATAACTTCTACGCTATGCCTCTTCTGCCCTTCGCTCTCCCAGGTCTTCTGCTGAAGTCTTCCTGTGACAGAGATAAGCCTTCCCTTGACAATGTACTTGTCTATAAAGTCAGCAGTCTTATCCCAGGCTACCACATTGAAGAAATCGGTTTCCTCTTTCTTCTGTCTGGAAACGGCTATGCCAAAAGAGGCTACCTTGCCTCCAGATTGTGTGGTTCTTATGATAGGGTCATTGGATACCCTACCCACTAACGCAACGTTGTTCATTTCGTCCTCCTTAGGAACGGATATATCAGAGAAGAGAGGGAGCCATGAGTAACTGGGTACTCTCCGCTTTTCCATTTCTCCTCCAGGGCTATAGAAGCCTCCAGGAACTGAGTGACTTCACTCATATTCCACTTGAAGGCGTGCCTTTTAAACTTTTCATACTTCCAGGATCTATTGATTCTCCCATAGACCGAATCATTGCCAAGATCCACTTTCCTATACTCAGGGACCGTGCCATATCTGCAGTAGGCTTCTAGACTGGCTAACCTACCAGTATAGTAAACCTGAAGAAAGGCCATTAAGTCAAGGATAGAGGCCCTTAACAAGGCTAAGAAACCAAAGATATTCTCCTGAGCGAAGAGAGCCTCTATGGCTTCAGGCCTTCTATCCATGACCAACCCTATCACAGAATACACGCTTGGCTCAGGTTTGTCAACCGGCTCGCCTGACAGAAGAGAAACCAAGGCCAAGTTCTCTAGCAGATATGGGTCTCCCCCAGCGAGTTTAACAGCGGCTTTCACTGTTCTCACAGAATCGTCAAATCCGCTTAGGTTGGAAGAGACTATAGATATAAGATTGTCATCTGTGGGTTCCGGAACCTTCACAAAGTCCCAGCCCTTATGGGTTCTCAATGGACCATCATATAACACTACCACATTATCCATCTTAGAGAGAGTGAGAAACACAGATTCTATAGGAAACTTTATAAGGACAAGATCATCAAATAAACTTCCCACTTCCCCTGGAACAGCTTTTATTCCTGACCTGTCATAGACGTAGGTTATGAGGGTTCTGTCCGAACCATAAAACAGCTTGTTCACTTTCTTTCCTCATGCTGTCTCTTGAGTTCATCCCTCTCAGCTATTATCTCCTTGCACTTTTCTTCCGCTTCCTCAAAGGTCTCATAGGGATCAGCTAAAGTGGCTGCCACTGATATAAAGAAACCCCTGACCCCATCTTGCTCAGTCTCTGTTATGGCCAGGGCCAAACCCTCATGATTACAACCTACTGATTTCCCTTCGATGGATTCAAGTTCTTTCCAACTTAGTTCACTCATTGCGAGGCTCCTATCTGTGTGGTTCCCAAATGATAGCACCCTCCAGGAGAGGCTCTTTCCTATCTGAGATATACTGAACATTGCATACTGGAACCCAGATGGTCTGTTCATCCTCCCCAGGGAACTGCACATCAGCTACTATGTAATCCCCCCGCATCTCGAATCCACTTAGACATCTGTATTCATCAGTTGTGGTGTGTATAGTGTAGATATGCTGATAAGTTTCCATCCTACTCAGGCTCCTTTCTATTGCCAAGAGATTCTACCCTACAATAGAACGTCCCATAATTCCAGAAGACCTTACAAGTCTTAGGATGTCCACCCGGGGGCAACCCAAAAGGAGCAAGTTTACAATTTTCATTAGGTTCAAACTTGATAAAAAATCCATGACTCTTTCCAAGTTTAGAGCAATCACACAATGAGACATTGTAGATTTCCAACAAGTTATACGAGTCAACTTTTGTAGAAGGAGTTTTCTTATCACTAAACTCGAAGCTCAACAAGTTACTTTCTTTGTCATAAGATAATACACCCTTGACTACTTTCTTCTGAGAAATGTTGATACCCACCTTCCCATCAGTACCTTCCCTGTCCAAGTACTCATACAAAGATTCAACAGATTCTATAGGAATCCACCCGCCAACAACTTTGTCACTTATCTCCTGCAGTTCCTCATTGCCGGGTTCTACATCAAACAAATCATGTTCCATAATCTACCTCCAATAAAAAAAAGGGCGCCTTATTCCAGCGCCCAAAAAGAGAACGACTGTCATGGCATACACATTTTATAATATCCACAATAGTCTGGAGAGCATAAGAAGTTATCAGGTCTTGGGAGGAACTTCCCTGAGGCTACCAGCTCCATCTCAGCCAGCAACCCATGGATGTTTCTTTTCCACCACTCCATGTGGCCCCTAGTCCTTCTTACCTTGTATATATCTAGTACAGGCTGTACTCCTGAAACTACATGGAACTCAAAGTCCAGTTCAGTTCCCAGAGCCAGAGCATAGGTTGTGGACTGCATGTCCTTTTCAACCTTCTTGTCATTCCATTTCTTGCTGGCAGTTTTATGGTCTATCACTCTGCCATCTGTTGTCTGGAGGTCTATTATAGCCTTTAGAGACTTGTCAGTTCCTTCAATGGGAACCACCAGTTCCTCTTCCACCTTGGAGGGGAAGATAGACTTCATAACCCCGCTGTCATAGTAAGCTCCAAGCATAGCTATGCCAGAGTCTCTCACCTTCCCCTCTGTTAAGAAGGGTTCGGGAGAGATGGTTTCTGACCCCAGCAGTTGGGTAAACTCTGAATCAAAAGCTTCCCATAGCTCATTCTTCCTCAGGTCAGACCCAGAGACAATCTTTTGAGAAAAGTTTATCTCCAGAGCCTTATGATAAGCGCTTCCTTTTAACAAAGCGAAACCAGGAGGAGACTTAATCCCCTCCACATACCTGAAATACCACTGCTGGGGACATCTGGCGCACATGCTAAGCTGTGTGTAACTTACATAATCTTCTATCGCTCACCTCTAATTAAAGTTTGCTTACACTTTAATTATAGCTCACAATAGGACTCTAAGTCTTCCTTTTGCAGGACTTCTTTATCTTCCTGAGTTCCATATATTCCCTGCCGGAAATCCTGGCTATCTCAGAGAACAAAGCGCAGGTAGTAGACAAGAGCACTCTCTTGACTACCTGAGAAGAGAGTATGGCCTTGAACAACTCAATCATATTCCCTATGCTTTCTCCTGTATCAGTATATTAACCCCATGAGAAAGAGGGATTTCGTTCTCGTCCAGACCTCCTCCAGTGTATTCCAGGACCTCGCACATATACTCGGTTCCTTCATCCATTTTCTTGGCCAGCCTGGTGGCTAACCCTTCTCTGTTGATAGGCTCATTGCAGAATGGGCAATCCTGGGGAATCCTCATCCCTGGTCCTACTGTAGCCACGTATCCACAAACATGGCATCCTATCCCCCTATTCTTTATATAGCCTATCTGAGCCAGTTTGCCTTTAAAGACTTCTGTTCCACAGATGGAACACTTGTCCACATCAGTTTCATAGGTGGCTCCGCACCCTGGGCAGGAATAAATATTGCCCTCCATGGGGATGCGGGCGCAGACTTTAATGGCAAACTCGTCAAACTTATTATCAGGTTCTCTTATAAGATAAAGTCTCCTGATGTCTTTCTCTCCAAGCAGGGCTATAATCTCCTGCCTGTTGCCCATGGTGACTCCAGTCACCGAGGTTCTAATCGTCCTTGTCGGTCCTGAACCTTTCTTTCGGGTCCTCATAGTCATCTCCTAACAAAATTCTCCCGCTCCACCTTCCCCATCTAGTTCCGCAGCCAGGACACTGCCATTCTGAGACTCCATCATAGACTCCCATATACTCTATGCCCACAACTTCAGTATTTCCGCAGACGTGACACTTCATCCCTTGTACCTATTTCCCAGTTCCTTAACCACAAAGTTGAGTTGCTCCACCATCTTGGGTTTCTCAGATGGGCTTCTTTCTATAGCGGACGGGTGGAAAGAGAATCCCACCTCTTCCACACAGTCCGGCAGGTCATAGTCGGAAGCTGGAACTATAGTCCCTGAACTCTGGGTTATAGAAAAAGACTTGCCCAGCAAGGCCTTCCCAGCTACAGCCCCTAGTATAAGAAGAGCCTTAGGTTTTATAAGCTCTATCTGACCAGAGAGCCATCTTATACAGGAGTCGGAGCAAGAGACTGAAGGAGCTTTGTTTTCTCCTCCCCTTACAGGCCTGCACTTCACAATGTTGGTGATGTAGAAAGGAGACTTTACAGGGTCCTTCCCATAAAGCCTCCTTATGTTATTCCAACAGTCCCTGGACAACCCAGCTTTGACTACGGCGTCATTGAGGAGGGAGCTAACAGTGTAGGGGACCACAGACTTGTCAGCTACCCTGTCCTCCATGACTTTCGAGTCAGAAACTGGTTCGTAGGAACAGACCAGTTCAGGTAAATAAGCTCTCTGCCTTATAACGCTGGGAGGATAGCACTTCTCATACCTCACGCAGGATACGCACCTTGAAGCTTTCCATTCAAGGAAGTGAGTAAATGGGAGCAGGGTCCTTTGCTCATACTGTCCTGGGGCTTCTCCCACCACCAGGACAGAGGCATCCTCGGACCCATCCGCAAACACTGCTCCCCCATACATATTCACCCAGTAGTTGCACTGAGTGCAAGAATCGCATCTAGATTTCAGACTCATAGGCCGCTAGGACCTCCTCTAAAGGCTTACCCTCATGGTAAACCTCATACAATATCTTTATGATTTCACTTTCTTTCACTATAGTCTTTAAGTTGGCCATCCCATGAATCTTGAGAGGGGAGTCATCCCCCCACACGTTGAAAGACTGCATGAGCTCAGGGTGGGTAGGCAGTATCACATATCTGGAGGAAGAGGTTTCCACTATCAGCTCATCGTTGAGAGCCGCGTCTATCATAGGCTGCAGATTATCTGAACCCTCATGGTAGATGACAGCATACTCAGCCTCTTCTCCAGGATGTCCTCCTAGACCAGCCGAGTTTTTCTCCACCAGCACATGGACCATATGCCCTATTCTTTTCTTGCCATCCAAGATTTTTCCAGCGGCTGGAGCGGTAAACTTCATGATGACCTTGGCCATGTGCTTAAGAGCATGTCCGCCACCCTGAGTGGTTCCACCCCCATAGGAGCTTACATTATCCCTCACCTGATTTATAGCCACCACCGCAGCGTTAGTGGAAGCTCCTGTGCCAAACAGTCTATTGACTATCCTGGTGACCATCTTGGCGTGAGTTCCCATCTCTTCAGCTTCAAAACCATCCTTATCCTGCTTCTTGGCGCTGTACTCTGGAACCAGAGCAGCTACTGAATCTATCACCACTAGGTCCACAGCGTCCCTGGGGCATCCCTTCTCCTTGTCATACAAAAGATCAAAGACTATATTCATGCACTCCTCACCTGAGGTTAGCCCTTGCACAAGGATAAGTTCATCCATGTTCACTCCCAGCTCTTCAGCCTGAGCCGCTGGGAAGACAGACTCCGTATGTATAAGGAGACATTGAAGTCCCCTCTGCTGAGCCGAAGCTATGAGTTCATAAGCGGCGGAGGATTTGCCACAGTTTGGATTCCCATAAAAGAGATGCAACAAACCCTTCTTGAATCCTCCATGGAGCAGTCTATTAATAGTCTCGTTATTAGATGGGATGATCATCTTATCCAGCAGGTCTCTTCTTTGCCCAGCTATAAATACAGCCGGCCTAGGGTCATTGGGATAAGCGGCTTTTCTTTTTCTGTTAAGCTTATCCATCACTTTCTGGGCTTCTTCTAACTTGGTCATTAGACCCTCCTTGGGAAAAAAAGAGCCAGGTTTGACCTGGCAATATCGGAAGAATGAAACACAAATCCCATTACTATTATATCATAAATCCTCGTCAAATGCGCAGGGCGGGAGGACCTCTTTAAAGGAGTCGCAGAAATTATCTGGGGCCACATACCTATGGGTCACTACGCAATACCCTGAGCCGCTCTCATATCTCACTATCCTGCAGTCGCAGTCCTTGCAGAACCCAGGGACCTTGACAAACTCCACGACCTTAGGGTTTAGGAAACCTCCGAGTTTTCCCAGCTTCATGGTCTTTCACAGCCTTCCTAATCATCTTGTTGAGTTTCTTTCTGTGTTTCTTTATGTCCTTATAAAATTGTTTATCTGTATACATCTATTCCCAAGGACCATAAGACTCTGGGTGCTCGCTAGGTATACTCCTGTCTACTCTTCTAATCTCATCCCTTAGTTCTTTATTTTCTCTTTCTAGTCTCTCTAGTCTTTCCTCTAAGGTGAGATCCCTGTCATTTCTTCTATCACGTAACATATTGTCCCTCATTGCTCTAGACATAATAGCTAGAGTTATTCCAAAAGCGATTATCTTATAGAACATAATACACCTGTCATAAGTATCTGGTGATGAAAAGTAGTATTATACCACCAACAATAATGGCTATTGTGTTTGGTATGGCATCCTCAATATACCCATAGTATATCCTGTCCAAAAGAACTAACAGTTTCTTCTTCACCCTTTCCACCTTTCCAAGTACTCAATTCCCTTCTGGAGTGTCTCCATATCATCCTTGGCATTGCCCAACATAAGATTACACTGATGGCAAAGAAGTCCTCTAACTTTACCAGTCTCATGGTCATGGTCTACGCTCAGGGCAATACCATTTGGAACAGCCCCACAAATGGCACATACTCCCTCCTGCTGAGTTAATATAGCATCATATAACTCCTCTGTCATATTAATACCTGCTCTTCTCCATCTAGTATCTCTACTAATAATCCCAGACTTCCAAGCCTTTTTATTGTGTTTACTAATACATTCCTTACAATAACTAGACAGCCCAGACTTATTCCCGGAGTTCTTATTGAATTCTAAGTACGGCTTTTCCTCTCCACATCTTGTACACACTTTAGTGTCCCCAAACTCAAACTGAATAGCGCTATACTTAGCTCTTAATCTCTTACCGCCAACCCTGCTCCTCTCTCTTTCTTTTTCTATGTTCTCAGCATAGTACTTTTTCCTCCACTCAGATGAACAAGCCTTACATGTATAATTAAGTCCATCCTTTTCTTTGGCGCATTTATAAAAATCCGTTACAGGTTTAATAGTGCTACAACTAGAACATAATTTATATCCACTAGGTATATCATCTCTATACACTTTTGGAGTGTAACCATGGGATATTGAATCACAATACTTACATTGACTGTCATATCCACTCTTCTTATGAGAGTCTTTATAAAACTCTGTTAATAACTTTATCTCCTTACACTTACTACATCTCTTATATCCTTCCGGCGATACTGGATATACTTCTTTATTAGTCTCCAAACCTTACCTACAAACTATTAGTGCCCCAGAACTAGGCTGTTGTGGGAACCTAGAACCAGGGCACTCTTGTTTAGTATACTGCCACAACACAGTAGAACTTACTAGCTCTACTTATATTATAGCATGGATACTTAAGGTTTGGCTACTTAATGAACCTCCATCTCACAGTTCTAACAGTGTGACCATACTTATCTACTTTGTATAAGCCAAGGTCGAGAGCCACTCTTCTTGAGACATCAAAGTGCCATCTATCTTGTCTATGGAGATTTCCTCCCCTATCAGTGAGTTTAACCACGGATCTATGTCTACCATTGTAGACTATCTCTATCTTAGATCCTAGCTTACCACTCCAACAGGCTACAGTTCTTTTACTCTGTAAGAATACAGAGCCATCAGAAGCATGCCTGCCATTGAACTTGTCGTGATAAGTGGTCACAACCCCTTGGCGCCACCCACTTTTAGCTACTAGTTTCTTAGGAGCAACCTTCTTGGGGGTTGTGCTCCTAACTACAGCAGGCTTTACTGACCTTGGTTGGGGCCTACTCCTGTCACAGTCTTTAGCCATAGCAAAAAGCGCTACTGCCAAAAGTACAGACTGTACTAGGGTTGATGCCTTTAGCATTAGTCTCTATTCCTTTCCCTGTTATACTGGGGGTTTAATAGCCCCTACTATATTATAGACTCAACCTGTTTATTGAGTCTGCCCACAAGGATATGCCTAGCTATCTCCTTAGAGAACCTATTCTTATCCTTGGGGTTCAGTTTGCTCTCCGCCTGGTATACCCTGCCATCGGGGAGTTTGAGCTCCGCCTTGGCGTTTCCAGTCAGGAGATTGGTCCCTTCGACTCTCTCATAGTGGAGTCTGAAGTAGCCCCCGCAAGCCGCTTGCGGCAGGCCAAACTTATTAACCAGATCTTCAGTTACCTTCATTTTCTCTCAACCACCTTCTGCCAGCGCTGGAGATCTTCCACACTCCAATAGCTGAGTTGCTTACAGTTTCTATTAATCCTTTGTCTTTCAAGGAGTTCCTGGCAAAGTCTATAAGGGAATCCAAGCGCTTAGTCTTTCTATCCTTGAAAAGAGCATGGTGCTCTGGAGTAATATAGTCGCTATATTTGCTCCAGATGGCCTCATGAACCTTCGGTCTAGCCATGGTTCCCCCGGAACTTTCTAAGACCTTAAGTATTACAGTCTCCAGGTTCTTGTAGTGCAGGGGATCCTCCACCTGACCCTCTTCGTCAGAGAGGATAGTGAACACAGTCTTCAGGCTGTCTTCCATAGCTGAAAGGCAACCCATAGCTTCTCTGAGCCTCTCATATTCCTTGACTTCAGGGAAAGAGGATACCACATGCAACTTAATAGAATCGCTCGCCTTCTTCAGGGAGTCTACTGCTGGACTCAGCAGGGCTCCCACTTCAGTTCTTGTCATCTTCCGTCTCCAGATAGTTTCCGAAGTCAACTATAGCCTTTCCTTTCCTGTAGTACATGCCGTACTCCCCAGGAGGAGGATTGAGATTAGCGCACTTAAGCACCCCACCAAGACTCAGTTGTTTACTTCTGCCTGAGAGAGCCAGTTTCCTGGATCCCTTAGAAGCCTGAGACTCTGGGATTGACTTCAACCCTATCTCCGACTTCTCAGAATCATAGTACAAATCTACCATATTGGACTTATGCAGTCCAACCTTTTCCAGAACATCCCCCTTCATATAGAGGACTCTGCTCTTTATCAGCTGCACTGGATATACCTTTCTTGGAACGCCAGCGCGACGTTCACTCTTAAATTTTTCCATTGATTTCCCTTCTACTTTTCCCAATAGGATACCCAATCCTCATGGGGATAGTCCAGGAGAACTTCTGCGAGCTTCTTGGACTGGTTATACAGGAAACGAGAGACCGCTTCCATAACTTCTCCTGTGAGAGTAGCCACAGACACATCTGGGCTGTCTAGAGTGGTTATGTACAAATTTACATTGCTAAATATAGGGAGGTGATCCACGAAGTACTGCTGTCTGCTTATATCCCACTGCACATAAAGCTTATGCTTATGGTGCCGGGCTATACTGTAGGTGCAGAGCCTAGCCACTTCTCTAGGGTCATTCTTCAAGAGTGTACCCTCCATAGAGATACAGGAGTCTGATGATATCGTCTTTCTTAGATTCAAGGTATCTCTCCACAGAAGTTATAGCCATGGACTTAATGAGATCATAGTTAGGAATATCACTTCCCAAGGATATTCTAGTAGTCTCGAAGATAGGGATACCCTCCACACAGAAACTCTCCTTGCTATCAATCCAGTAAACTGAAAAAGGATACCCCTCATCATGGAGACTGCAGCTTACTTTGTAAGCCATAGCCGCATGTTCTTCCAGCTCCATAGTGTAAGCCATGACTACTCCTCGTAGTTTTCAGTCCCCTCAGTAAGCGCATAGTCAAACCCAGCCCTGGTAAGCTGGAGATCCAATATCTTAGAGGACAGGTAGTTATCTATGAGCAACTTAACTTGGTTCGCCATGTCAGTAATATTTATATCATCTATTCCAGTCACAAAGTGCAGTACATTAAGAGACCCTACATGACAGGTTTCATTAGGAAGTCCAAACCTATGCCTGATAGTTATAATCTCTGGGTGGTCTTTTAATATCCTGGTGTAGAAGCCGGAGTCTTCCATCCCGACATTCAGGACTGTGGTCACAAAACTATAGTCCATGGCTATTCCTCATAATCTTCGCCAGAAAACTTAGAGTCTATAACAGACTGCCTATCCAAGAGTTTCTTCATTTCTTTCCACAAGTAAGAGGAGGTCATCTCCTTGACAGTTGCTATAATATTATCCATGCTTCTATACTCAACGTTCCGCGTATCTATGGTTCCAACCAAGGGTCTATCAACTTCCTCCCCAAACATGTACCTGATATTGACATTCTTGAAATCGTTCATAGCTATTCTGGCTATGAATCCAGTGCCTTCTAGCATCTTATCTATAGTATTCACAACAGTTCCAGGATCCATATTATCTCCCGAAGTTTGGGGTGGGTTGAGTCAGCCAAGGTTTAAGGAATCAGCCTATGCCTTTTAATAGGAGCTCCATTATATAAGCTTTGAACTTTAAAGGATCGGAATCCTGAAGCATCCTGATAAGCATCAGCCACTATAAAGTAACCGACGATCCAAGGTGGTTTCAACACCTAATGACCCAACCGCACACCCCAGGAGTCAAGAAAAACTTGACCCCTGCTCAGGCAGAGTTTTTAGTTCTGCTTAAAGACTGGTCTTAGCATTGAATTCATCTATGTCATCCTGAAGACTATCAATGCCTTTCTGAAGAGCCTCTATAGTCCCATTGAGTTCTGTGGCTGAAATAGCAGCCGCATACTCAGGGACCTCATCTGTAGAGGACTTCCTCTTATAGATCTTGCCTGAAGTAGTATCCAGGTAAGAGATGAGACTGATGAAAGACTTTAGTTCGGCAAGCCTTATAAGCTTATCCCTTATAGGATCAGTGGCCTTGGCTATCTTGGTCTTAATCTCTATGAGGTTGTCTATCTCTATCTTAAGATCTTTCCAGAGACTAGTCACATCCACAGGGACGTCTTCTCCAACTCTCACGGAGTTCCACTTCTGGACATCCCCTAGGATCTTCTTGATTCTGGCTACGTTTCTATTCTTGACCTTCATGGCCTTAGCTATATTCATATATCCTCCTCAGCAGTGGAAGTCCACTAGGACTCCTATGCAATCCTTGTACTCTTTTAGTATACTCTCAAGTTCTTCATCCCAGGAAGTATTCTCATTCCTGGTTATGCCAAACCATCCAAGAGTAGCGCTCTCGTGCCACTCTCCATCAGGGGTGATCACTGAATGAAATATCCTAGTGGTTATCTCAGAGACCTTCCTGGAATTTGCCCCTAGGTTTTCATCAAACTGTTCGCCCTCTTTGTCATAAAGCGCTCCAGCCCATCTGCCTCCTATGGTGAACCAGTCCCACTTCCCATCGGGGTTGCTAGTGGACATGTAACGTCCCACCCCATGGCAGTTGTCACACTCTGGATCAGGCCAGTCCTTATCCACGGCTTCAGCCAGATGTTCCTGCACCCAATCCCACTTAGTGGCATTATCGTTAAAGGGGAGAGCTTCAGCTTCCTTGTACATCCTATCCCTAGCCAGGGAACCAAGACACCAGCACTCATCTAGGTGAGACTCCACTTCCAGCTCCTCCCAGTAAGACTCCATTAACTCTTCCGCCGCAAGCTGGACATCCTCAGTATCCTCCGGCACAATGACAAGGCACGTGGCATGACTCATGGTCTTTCACACTCCTCACAAATAGTTATATACCAGCCTGATCTACTGGTAAGTTTCCCTGGTTTACCGCAGACAGAGCAGGTCCTCCTGGATATATTCTCATACATATCTGTTATATAATCAGTGTTTACTTCAGAACCTGTGACTACAATCCTGAGTATCCCAAACTTCTCCTTGACCTCCAGCATATTGACATCCGGGTCCAGCTGCAGGAGTCTCCTGTACATCTCTCCTACCAGTTCTCTCCATCCATTAGGAATACAACAATAAGAATCCCTGGAGAGAAAATCATAGACCTCTAAGTCTGAGACTGACACGCTCTTTCACCTTCTGTATAATACTAATCAACCACAAAGGTTTATCCTCTTCGCTACGCAGGATCTCATACCCTATGCCTGTAGCCTGCAAGTCCACCTCGCTGTAGTCCAGTTTAGTGTCTTCCTTATAGATTCCAAAGTAGCCAATCTGCTCATATACCCTGTCCGCCTGGGATAAATCTATATCAGGGATTATATCATAAACTACACAAGAGTACTTCCCTCCTCTGTAGCCTACATGATCCTTGGCTTGATCCATGGCTATCTCCTTGTTGGAGAAGAGGCCTACTATATAATGGTGTTCATTAATAATCCCCCACCTGTACGCCATCACTAGAAACATTATTCCTCCCAGTTCTCCTCCTTAGAAATCTCAACCATATCCTTGATGCCTTCTATTATAATATTGCCGAAACCACTACAGTATGGACACTGTATAATATTAGTGAAGCGCTTATCTGAGTCATACTGGCAAGCTATTCCAGAACCTCCGCAGGCTGGGCATGCTCTGAAAACTACTCCTCCCAATCCTCTTCCTCCACCTGAATATGTCCAGTTCCCTTGCACTCCATGCAGGTCCAGGAGGTATAAGATACAGTGGTGGAGTAGATAATATAATCGTTAACATAACCTTTTTCTAGGATTATTCCTCTGCCTCCACATCTGGGGCACTTTTCACTCCTCATAGGACTATTCCTCCCAGTTGTATTCCTCGGCATCCCCAGAGCCATTGCAGACCGGACACTTCTCAAATATAGTGACATCCCTAGACACAGGTTTGCCAGTGAACAAATTCTCCAAGGCGTCTTCATTAACCACAGATATGCCAGTTCCATCGCAGGCTGGACACCTACTCTTCATAGCTCTCGTCCTTAGACAGGACATACACCTCTCCAATCCCCTCGCAGAAGGAGCAAGGGCGTTGAATGGAAGCAGTTCCAATAGATACAGGGGAGACGGTAAAATCCACAGAGTAAATGCTTGTGGCCACGTAGCCAAAGATTACCTTGGTCCCTTGGCAGATAGGACATTTCTTGGCCTTCATGGCTACTCCTCCCAGCTATGGTTTATATTCATGATCCCAGAACCGTCACACTCTTCACACTTCTTAAATAACTCAGATCCTGGAGGAGGTTTTATTTTTCCTTCTAATAAGTCTTTAAGAACCTTGAAGTTCACTATCTTTACTCCCATCCCATGACAGTTGGGGCACTTGACAGGCTCACTCCTCATAGTTCTCTTCTTCAACTACAGTAACTACATTACCTAGCTTAGCGTCCTTAACATATATAACTCCATCCCCTTCGCATAGAGGACAGATCGTTGGTCCAAAGGTGCATGTTGTGCCAGCGGTAGTAGAGATAGTGGTAGAAACGCTTGTATAGCCAGATCCTGTGCCATAGCATCTAGGACAAACCTTACTCTTCATAATTGCCATGGAGCGTCTCCTCCTCCAAGTTAATCCACCCGCTGCCACAGCACATTGGGCATGGAATATCCACAGGTTTCATATTCCCAATGACAGCTTTATATGCTGGGTTAAGATAACCTTCCCCTCCACAGTAAGAGCACTTCACAGAGTTCTCATTAAACCTGTAAAGAAAACCTTCATTCCTCATAGTCATCCTCAGAACTTCTGACTAAAACTTGTCCCGAGCCTTGGCAATGACCACACTGAATATATAGGCTGGGGTGAATACTGTATGTGGCTGAAGTAGTGGAACCAATAATCTTGCCGCGTCCCCAGCAATAAGGGCACGTCTCAAACCTGTATGGAGAATCCATCTAGACCTCCCATGGATCTTCAGCGGCCCTTCCAACCACTGTTATATCGGTGGTCACAAGGGCTATCTTGGAGTACTGCTTGCCCATGTACTCCCACTCGGAAACATCAAGTCTCCCTTGTATTATAACAGGAGTCCCTACCACAAGACAAGCTAAAGAAGAGGCCGTATCCCCAAAGCACTTTATCTCCAGGGAATGAAATTTCCCCTTGGTTTCTATGCTCAGCTTGGAGGACACTATCCTCACATTGTTTCTGCTGATTACTTCCGTGGGTTCCTCGCCTATGACCCCATAGACAACTACCATATTGACCATGATCTACTCCAAAAAAAAGAGGAGCCCCATAAAGGGACTCCCCTGTGGTGGGTTCAACTGCAACCGCTATAAGAACAGGAGGTGCAGATGCAACACCCGGCTTCGTACACTAAAGTCTTCTGCCCACAGTTCTCGCATCTTCCTCCAGAGATAGCTCCATCCTCCACATACTTCTTAAGAACTCTAGAAACTGCCTTTGAATAGCCAGCCACATCAGAGTCTGAGGATAACTGGTCTACCACATGAGGCAAGTTATCTGGCTGAGATCTCAGGGAAAGAGAGATAAGTTTGTTCCACCCAGCGGTGGTTCCTCTATGGAACTCTTTGCCTAATGAGTGGACTACTCCATCCCCTTCTATCTGCAGTTCATATCTGCTCCCAGACTCTCTTTTATGCTTGACTACTTTTCCTGGGATAATCTTTCCTTTGACAAATGGAGGAAACTCCTCAGAGATTTCTGAGTCATCATAAGCGCCTCCAAATACCTCAAAGGGAATTCCTGACTTGAAGCTTACTATAACCACGAATCTTTTCTTTACCTTATCCACCACAGCTTCCACGCAGTGAATATCACAGAAAAGTTCCTTAGGTCTGTGGAACCAATCCTTGTCTGGCTCCTTGCTCAGCAGGACCCCATCTCTGGATCCATCCACATACACTGTCACTCCCTTAAGTCCTTGTTTGTAGGACTCCATGTATATGTTGCCTACTACTTCAGAAGAAGTTCCAGCTGGAAGATTTATTGTGGAGGAACAACCATGGTCTAAATACTGAGTTAGTACAGACTGTACTTTTACTCTGTCCATCCAGTCTATCTCATCTGAGGAAACAAACGCGCTCAACAGTTTTTCTAGTTCAGGGTTACTCCCCTTGCCAGAGAGATAAACTTCCACATCTTCTCTGGAGTATCCATGTTTTAAAGCGCACTCAAGGAGGGAGGGGTGAATGACCATGTAGTTAGTCCACTTGATCCCTTGAGAATCTACGCTATCTATTCTTTCTCCAGGAGTAGACTTCTTCCTTCTTATATAAGACCTTCTGTATATAGGTTCTATTCCAGTAGAGCACCTGCCTAACTGAGAACCTGAACCTACAGGAGGAATAGTGAGCAAAGCTCCATGTCTTCTTCCACAGGAAGAGATGTCATTATATAAGTCCGGAGAGAGAGATTTCAGGAACTCATTATCCTTCTCTATATCCCAGTCAAACGCTGGGAACACTCCTCTTTCTCTACCTAGTTGAATGCTGGACCTATAGGCCGCATCCCTATGAGTTCTTATTATATTCTCTACCACATCAAGAGACTCTACAGAACCATACTTGACTCCAATCCCAACCAAGGCATCAGCCAAACCAGTGATCCCAAGACCTATTCTTCTGCCTTTCCTGAATACATCAGCCATAAGCTCAAAGATATCTCTGGAGTCTTCCGAGGTAGACTTTATAATCCTATCTAGAGCTTCTAGTTCCAAATCTATAAGGTCATCCATGATTCTCACAGCGTCCATGACATAGGACTCATACATGGAATAGTTAAAAGTGGCGCCTTCAGTATAAGGGTCTCTGACAAAGCCCTTAAGGTTCAGAGACGATAGCATGCAAGCTCCACCACTTCCCAATCCAAGTTCGGAACAAGGATTTGTACATATCATTTCAAATCCAGGATATTCATTAAGAGGATTCCTCCTCTTATAAGTGTCCCAGAAAAGTATACCTGGCTCAGCAGTCTTGGTGGCTGTGGTCACTATAAGGTTCCACATGTCTCTGGCCTTAATAGTCTCTACCACTTTCCCATCCCATACAAGATCCCATGTTCCGTCCATCTCCACAGCTTTCATGAAAGCGTCAGACAACATGACTGATATATTGGCATTGGTTATCTTAGTGACATCTATCTTGCAGGTTATAAACTTTAGGATATCTGGATGCCAATCTTCCATGCCCACTAAAAGGGCTCCTCTTCTATTGTTCTGACCTATCTTCCCGCAGATATTAGATAGCAGTTCCACAAAGGACCAAGCCCCAGTAGAGGTCTTGGCCGCATTGGAGACTGGGAATCCATCAGGTCTCAGTGTGGAGATATTACTCCCTACCCCGCACCTTCTGGAGAACCAGATAGCTAGCTTCTTGCCTACATCAAAGATCCCCGATATGGAATCCTTAGGAGACGGGCTGACTACACAGTTGGATAAGGACATCCCAAGATAGTTGTTCCCTACCCCAGCCATGGGGGAACCTCCAAGTATGTATCTCTCATACCTGTCCAGCATATGTCTTATCCTGTCATAGGATAACGGATTGGGATACCTGGATTCTATTCTGTGTATCTCTCTGGCATATCTATCCAGAGCTTCGCTTGGGGACCCTTCATAATAGGTCTCCGAATCCTGCAGGGCATACTTGAGGAAGACCTGGGCAGCCAGTTCATCCCCATTAAAATACTCAATCGCTTGTTCTAGCACTTCATCTCGAGTCATAAAACCTTCCATTACTTATAAATCTCATGCATATCTTCAAGTTGTCTGGGCGTCCCTGAGCGAGTATGTAATCCAGCACAGCTGTGCTCATCCTGCTGAAGCTCTGTATGGGGCGCAGGGTAAAGTCATCCATGAATATATCAACAAGCAGGTACCCTTTAGCCGGGTAAAAATAAACGCTCTCCAAGACTTTATCCCTTATGAGGGACCCCAGACACTTCATCATGTCCACGAACTGTTCTCTAGCTCCCAAGGACTCAGAGAATTCCAGGGCCTCCTCATAAGGCACATACTTTAAGGCTTCATTGAGCATAGATGAGCATACTTCTCCTTGAAAGCCTCAGTTTCTTTCTCATTAGCCAGCGGCCACCGATGGACATACTTGCCAGCCGAGTCCTCTACATTGGCACTCTGAAGATATGTTATTATAGAAGACACCAACGGACCATAGTCCATGGCCGCAATCATAGGTCCTGTGGTAGTTCCCAGCTGACCAAGACATGGTCTTCCATCTGGGAACACATGAGGAGCCTGCATTCCGCTCTCGCATCCCCTGACTGTCCAAGACATATTGGTCACCTTGATGAAACCATCAGAGGTGTTTACAGAGACAAACATCTCCCCAATCTTCCTGACCTGAGCAGTCCTTGGGTCAAAGGCGTAAAGCATCTTGGTGGAAAACTCCAGCTTATCCCCTTCCAATCTCCAGGAAGCGACTTCTGGAATAGCCGCTATGGAAGACACCTTCCTGACTATGTTGTCTATATACTCTGTGCTGCCTGAGTTGAGGTCTGTGTAAATTCCCAGCTTCTCATTGTACTTGGAGCAGGACTCAATGAAGTCTTTCTGAAGAGTATCCATCCTGGATCTCTCAGACTTCAGTTCAGAGGCTATAGACGAAAGCCTGGCTTTAGCTCTTCTATTGGCCAGTTCCCTAACCTTGATGGTGGTCAAATCCAGAGACCCACACTCTTCCTTGACTATATCCGCAAACTTCTCAGCTATGTAGTCATATATGGAAGGGTTATATGCTATCCCCTTGTTGGCCACTAAGAACAGCCTTATAAGGGAAGAGTTGGTGCAGGCTATCAGATTCCCGGACGCGTCGTTTATAGGCTTAGTGCCTGATATATACTTGGCGTTAGGAGCTGGTATCTCATCAGCCACAAACTTCCCAGCCAAAGGCTCGCAGGGACTCCAGTAGACAGATAGCCCGCTGAAGTTCTGAGGCGAACTCCCAAAGTACACTGACACTGGCAGGTTGACCTTAGCCTGAATGACATCAGAAAGATAAGCCATGTCGGAAGCTACATAAGGAGCGTTGCAGGATACGACCTTAGAGGTAGTCTGCATAACAGGATTGGAGGCCATCTTCTTATTGATATAATCTGAAGAAGCTTGGGACTGGCACTCCGAAAGACTAAAACCCCACTTGGCTCTGAACTTCTCTTCGCTCTGAACTACTCTAGCCACAGCCGCAGGGTCTCTGTCTCCCCAGTTCAACTGAGTATCCAGCATACCTATCCCATTGTGTCCGGACTCAGTTATACTGTCATAGTTCACATTCAGGAATCTCTGGAACAAAGTGTCCAGCTTATCCCAAGGTATGAGCGCCCCCCTCCGTCCATCAGAGAGGGAGTAGGGAGCGCCATCATACAATCTCATAAGTTCCTTGAGCCTAGCTTCATCAGGCTCATGCACAAAACAATAATCCATAGTATCTCCTACTCTGAGATAATGGCAATTATGTCTCCCTCTGGTATTATGTGAATCTTGCTTCCATCTGGAAGCTCCCATTCAACAGGGGCGTGTCTGTTTATGAGCACGCTGTCTCCAGGGCTTACACAGACAGGGATTGTCTTGCCATTGATGTTCACGAGACCCGGTCCCACTTCCATAACCTCAGCGAGAGAGGGTCTCTGCATAGTAGACGCGGGAAGGACTATCCCTCCCGCGGTAGTTTTCTCCGCTTCCTCATGTAGTTTGATAACCACATAATTCCCCAGAGGTCTAATTCTATAAGCCATAGATTCTCCTAGCGTAGCAGTTGTTAACTGCTAGTTTCCTTTGATTCTGGTGGCCAGGGTGATAGCGTCGTCCTCTGTCTCTATGGTGTCTTCCAGCTGAGCTGGGAAACCAGCCAACTGCACATCATAGTTTGTTGGGACTATTCCAGCTGCGGAGCAAGCCTCCGCCACTGTCATGCCAGGCTGCCAAGCAACCTCTCTCACTGGCGCTCCAGGAACATAAATTCTAACCATGTCGTCCTCCTACTTTCTGCTCGAAAATATTGAAATTTTTGGTGGTGAATACCAGACCATGTTCTATGTAGTCTTCATTCAGATACTTTATTAGCTGCCATACTGCCACAGAAGCTACCAAGGCGGCAGTGGGAGCTATGGACATAGAAGTTCCGCAGGCGGATACCTGGGCCTCCTCGTCCTTGCACAGGGTGGCTTCCCACCATGCGCACTGTTTCTCGTCTTTAGGATCTACAGCATAGACCCGTCCCTCATCAGCTCCCATCCTTGTCTCTATCATAAGGGAGCAAGACCCTTTAATGCAAGAGTCCCATATTGCCTGTCTGGAAGACATGGAGTCTGTGAGGAGAAACACTATCTCCCCCAGCTCTTCCTTGCCTTCAATCATCTGCATGTGCATATTGGCCTTGATGCCGGAGCCAGCCTTTATCATCTCACTCACAGCCAGGACCTTAGGTCTTCCCACCTGGTCTTCCCTGAACATCTGATTGCAGATATTCACATCAGAGACCTCATCCCCATCCCATAGGTGGAGACACCCAGCTCCTATCTTAGACAGGAGCCAGGCTATGTAGGAACCAGTAGCCCCAACTCCTATGAGGTCGATTCTCTTAGAATATATTTTCCCCGGATCAAGGACTGAGAGTTGCCTGTTAAAGTCCATAGTTTTTATAACCCTTATACCAATCCTGACCCTGAGAGTTATAAGTCTGATAGGACTTGGAGAACACCTTAGCGGACATCTCTTCAGCTATGGCCTTCTCAAACTCAGTGTCCTTAGTTTCCTCTATCACCCATGGGCAGTCGGAAATCACTATGTGCTGCTTGTAGTCAAAGATAGTGAACTCCATTCTCCCCATCTTATTGGCTATGAGCCTTATAAACCAGGGAGCTCCATTCTTCTCAAACTGATCCATCTGATCCTGGTCTTGGCCGGAAGGAGAGGTGCCCATCTTGACATGGGAATGACCCCACAACTTTAGATCATTGGGTCCATCAGGCCCATACTTGGCTATGATGTCATTCATAGTCTGAGCCTGACCCTGAGTGGTTAGTTCAGTGGTTGTGGAGTGCACATCCTGCTCTGGCAGGAAAACATCATAAAGATAGAAGTGCCACCCTCTCCTCTTGACCAGTCCATACCAGCCTACTTCAGTGTCTGTGAGACCTATATAAAATCTCAGTCTCTGCAAAACTTCTCTGGAAACTATAATGCCTGGATCTAGAGAGAACTCATACTTGGGCGTAGCTGAATGGGGCACCAGTTGTCTGGCGTCCATGGAGGTAAGCTCAATAGGAGTCCTGTTATCCTTCTTAGAAACTGGAATAGGGTTTGTATCAATCACAGCCCCAGTCAGATCGTCTATAGTCTCATATCTATGAGTCTTGTTATTATAGCACCTCATCGCCATCGTCCCCCTTTGACAAAAGCTCTATAACTGGTTCCAAGATGTCATGCAAGATATCATCTCTCTCAGGAAACTCAGTAAACTTTATAGCTTCAAAGACTTCATCTGGAGAGACCCCAAGGAGAGTGGCAATCTCTTGCGCCACATCTTCAGGAGGAACCAGAGCCGAATCCACCAGGATATCCAGAGTCTTCTCGCCATCCCCTGGTTTTAGGGATGTCCCAAAAAGAGATACTATATTCTGATAGCTGGTTGTCGAGTCTATGTCACAGAAAGTCTTATTAATAACATAATCTGTATCAGAGAGAACATCTAGCAGAGAATCTCTGGTTGTAATCCAAGCGCCTGACCACCCATCGGAGATGCCACTTACAGGCACTCCTGTGTGATATATAACCATAACACCGCTATCTAGGTAGATAATTCCCCCATTGGGAACCTGGACATCCACCCCATCATTTACTATCGTAATCCCATTTTTCATAACCTTTATCCACCATGAGTCTAGAGATCTCGTCTCTATATCGGACCAGCAGATTCCTCACCTGGGAATCCGAAAGTCCCATCGCCTCTCCTATCTCTGAGAATGTATATTGCTGAGCTCGCATGGATATTATGGTCTGGACTTTCTCTGGAAGAGAAGAATACACTTCCATAAAGTCTGACTCAAAGAGAATATCTTCGCTATCAGAAGCGAATGTCTCCTCGCAGAACTCAGCATGGGACACAGTCTTAGACATAGCTTCAGCATAGTCATACTGCTCCTGAGACAAACCCATAAACTCTGCGAGTTCAGCCCTGTCAGGGGACCTCCCTTTCTCCGATATGAATTTGTCTGTGGCATTTTCTATGTCCCACTTCTTCCCCTGACCAGAGGGATTCTTAGAGGCCTTCTTCTCCGATCTGGATATGGAAGACCTCAAGGATTTGATAAGGTAGGTGGTAAACTCCACTCCCTTAGACTGGTCAAACTTAGTTAACGCATCATATATGACTATCCTGGCATTCTGCACAAGATCAGCCATGTCATCTCCATGCAGGGAAGAGCCTTTCTTCTCTATGGTAAGATATATGAGCGGCTCAAACACCTTGACGGCTTTCTCAATAGCTTCTTGTTTCTCCTTGTCATCTCGGGCCGTCGCAACTCGTTCAACGGCTAGTCTCTGCTCCCGAGTCACCTAGTAAGTTGCTCATCCTTTCAGCCAAGTCCTCATCTGGGGTCTCAGCGTCTTCATCTGGTTTCCTGGTGGAGGAGAGCTTCTCTACCACATTGGTGCCTATGCCCCATGAGTAGACTTTAACTCCAGCCGCATTGGTGTAAGTCCTTTGTCTCATCTCTCCCTGCACGTACACAAGGTCTCCCTTGGACACATAGTTGGAGACGAACTCTCCGCTCTTTCCAAATGCGGTGACGTCAAAGAAGTCTGTGACATCCTCTCCGCCAGCTCTTCTGTGAGAAGCCACTGTAAACGAGGAGAAGGCGCTCCTGTCAGTGGCTTTATATTCGGGTTCTTTGGTAACCCTGCCTATCACTACTATGCTATTCATATTCTCACAAGCCCATTATAGCATTACTATAAGGTTACTTGCAACCTCCAATCATATATGCTTCAGCAGTTCCGGTATGCCTGCTACAGGCATAGCCAGTATATCAAACTTGGCTCTCTTGGGATTGCCCCCATCCTGGGACTCCAGCCACCCAGAGACATAACCAGCCACCCTCCTAAACCTGAAGACCAGAGAGTCCCCGACAGGACAGGAGTCAACTTCTGATAAGTCAGTTGATCCAGCTTCTCTCTTCTCGTCCAGCCACTTAATAATTATCCTGGCCAGCCTGGAAGATATAGCCGTATCTATCACTTGCACTCCCTCATTGGTAGCCCTGAGGACTACTGGGTCTTTTGTGTCAGGGATTGTCTGGGAGTTAAAAGACCCCATTACTGTGATTTCCATGTCGTCTCCTAAAAAAGCTTTTTCTTCAGGGCATCCCATTTCTTTAGAGCTTCCACCTTGGGAAGAGCTCTCGTTGGAATATCCCCATTTGCCATGTGTTCGCTCTCTACCCTGAGAGCCACGCATTCCAGTCGAAGAGAGGAAGCCAGATCTATCACTTCCTCTATAGTGTTAGGATAATACAATCCTCTTCCTACGATAAACTTAAAGAACCAATGGAAGAGGGAAGCTCCTATAATAGCTCCAGTCACATTGCCTATGCCAGGAGCCGCTATTCCAGCCACTCCGCCCATGATAGCTCCAGCTCCTCCAGCTACTGAAGAGACCCTGTTCTGAAGAGTCTTTATGTGTCTCTTTATAGAGTCACACATAGAGGAGGCTCTCAGGTAGTCTCCGCTAGAAGAGAGAATCTCAACCTTGGCGAACATGGAGTCCAACATTATCAAACATTCATCTGTCATTCTTCTAAGTCATCTCCCATCACCCGAACAGATTCCAAATAGCGCCTGGAATTATACTCATCATCAACTCTCACAGTTCCATCTATATCAAAGGCTCCTGAATAAGTGACGGCATACAGATAAGTAGACGTCACTGTAAAGAGTTTATCCATGAAAAGGACAAGGTCCCCAGTCACTGGCTGTTCACGATCCCAGTTCTTGCTCTGGAAGAGTCCAAGCATAGAGGAGTATCCCAGTATAGAACTCTTCTTCATAGGGAATCCTTCAGCATTCCTGTGATTAATAGCTCTTCCACCAAGGAAGTTCTTAAGTTCCTCCACATCCCTGGCCTCCGAGTTGAGCTTTAAAAGACTCATAGAGTAGGTGGTTTTCCAAGTCTCCAGGAATGTGATACAATACTTGCGATTGTTATACTCTACTATATCTCCCACTCTAAAGGGACAGACCACTCTCTTCTTGCTCATTCTTCCAAGTCTCCTCCCGCAAGGTAAGAGACATCAAAAAGCCTTACCATATCCCCATTATCTAACTTAACATGTCCTCTGATATAGAAAGTGTCATCCACTATGTTGACTCCCAAGTCAGTATGGACGACCTTATGGATTCCAGAGGAAGAGATTACCAGATCCCCAACCATAGGGTGATAGTCCTCTGCATCCATATAGAGTTCAGAAAAAGAACTATGGCTAAACATGGGTTTCTTCTCTATAGTTCGCTGGTTGTCAACTCTAACCTTATAAGAGTTGCCATTCCAGTAAATATCTTTGAGGTTATCATGATCTCCATACCAGATCCATAAATAAGCCACAGTCTTATACTGCTCCATGTAATGGATGATCCCATGTATTCCATCGCAGACTACTATATCCCCTACTCTGAAAGGACACTTGTAATTCTTCATTCCTCTAGATCATCTCCCACAAGAGTGAGGTTGCTGATAAAATGGTTGTAACCTCCATCTATTCTAGCTGTGCCTTCCACATAATAAGCGTCTGCGTAAATGCGGGCGTAGACACTGACATGGGAAACTGAATACATCTTGTCTCCATACACCACAAGGCTTCCTGTGACAGGATGCTGCCTGACCCCTTCAAAGAGACTGGTTATGGAAGTGTGCCCTAGGATATCGCTTTTTTCTATCTTAACCTTCTCAGCGTTCCTTATACAATAGTGCAGACCAAAGAGGCATCTCCTGAGAGTCTGTTCGTCCTCTATGGCAGCGGTAAATCTCCTGTAGCTTATAGAATAGGTAGTCTTCCAAGTCTCTACTCCAACTACATGCGCGGGACTTCCTTCATATTTTATCACGTCTCCTACCCTGAAAGGACAGGACACTCTCTTAGAAGCCATTATTCCTCCAAGTCCTCCAACAAAACAAAGTTGTTGGCTTTGACCTCCCCAAGTTCACATCTTATATAAGTGCACAATGAATCAGGACCGATATCATTCCTGTATATTATATGGCTTACTGAAGTAACCACACAAATTCTGCCCTCGGACAACACTAGACTGCCAGGGTATACGAAAAGATTATCCTCTCCTTTTCTAGGAACTAGATCCATGATAGAGGTCCTTCCTTTTATGTTAAGATGCTCTAACGCTTCTGGAACATAAAAGGCTGTCGAGTCGTAGGCAAGAGCTCTGAAGACTCTCAGGTCCTGGAAGTCCTCTTCTTTGGGAAGCCTGTCTGGAGAGAAGTTTGTCATGTTCCTGATATGCACAGTGTACTCGTCTCTAGAGCGTTTAGTTCTGCTGATGTACCCTACAGTTTCAGGAGTCTTAATCAAGTCTCCTATCTGATATTCTATTCCTCCAGCCATTGTCCTTCTCCTGAGCATGGAATACAACCCTCTATAGAACAATCTCCCTTACCTATAAGGTGTGCGGAAGTCTTGAGGTCAAGGACTCCAAAAGGATTCTTAATATAAATTAGATGAACAATATGCTTAACCACCTCTATAGAACCATTATGTATTATTAAAGACTCTGGAACCAAGTCCCTTAGGTGATCAGGATCTATAGGATGTACATCCAGGAGATTGGAGCAGTTGCAGACTCGGGCTGGTCTTATCTTAAGATCCTTAACATAGTCGAGGAAGACCTGGGCTCCGCCCCTTTCGTTCTTGAGCCAGGAAAAAAGCTGCTCCGCAGAGTTAGTGGACAATAGAGTTTTCCCCCAGGCGTAAGCCACAGTCTTATAGAGTTCCATCTTATAGATATATCCCAGCTGATCATCCTTGTAGAATACATCTCCAGGCTTCCATGGAAGAGGATACTTGATAGGTCTTGGCATTACTCCTCCAAGTCCTCTCCTATTACACACAGATTATGGAGATAACATCTGGTTCCATCACTGAGAGTGGCTACGCCATCAAAGAAGAACTTATCATTCGCTATGGAGTATCTGACCTGAGCCTTAGTTCTATTTACTGTCAGGATCTTATTGTTGTAAAGCACAACGCTCCCAGCCACAGCATGGTCATCCTTATGATCAGAGAAGAAGTCCTTTATAGAACTCTGTCCAAAGAGGGTTGCTCTTATTATAAGTTTCTCATCAGTATCCTTAACCTCCCGCAGACGTCCATACAGACCTGACTTGATAGCCGCTATGTCTCCTAGGTTTTCATTCATCTCTCTTAGATACATAGAATAGGTAGTCTTAAAAGTCTTCATAGAAGCGATATGCCACAAACCCCCGGCATATTCCACTATCTCTCCTACTCTAAAAGGACACACTTTTGGTTTACTGGCCATTATTCCTCCAGACTGGAGATTACAGTAACATTCTTGACCTGATGCTTGGAGTAAACCCCATCTTTATTGCACCTCACAGAGCCAGCTATCTCTCCTTGTCCATCCAGGAAGTAGTGAGCTGAGACAGCTGAAAGGACCTGAGACCCTACCATAACCGAGTCCCCAGGAAATGGCAGGTGCCTAAACTCCTTGCCTGAACTCGCTTCCATGGACAGATACTCCACATTGGCCATGGGAATAGTGGCGTTGGGCAGAAACTGAGAAGGGTTATCTTGGAGTTCCACATCATAGCTATAAGAACTCAAGTACAGCTGTACTCCAGTGACTATGGCATGCAGGGAACCTAGTTCCTCAGGAGCCAACAGGGCCTGAGGATTAACTATTATCTTGTCTCCAAGCTTGAAAGGATATTCCATCTATACATATCTCCTAGTAAAATAGTTTATAGACACAAGCATGGACTCTATAAACTCCTTGAAGGTTGGGGCTATCACTAATCCTCCAACCACATGATTGTTGTATGTTATGTGCAGAGTCATAGAGTAGCCTAAGTCCCCAGTGGAATAACATCCAAGAGAAGAGGGATACAGATACCATAGCTGGGAGACTAGAAAGTAAAAACTATTCTTCTCCACAGTGGATCTCTTGACAAGACTCCAAGAGAACCCTGGCCACTTATCTATAACCCTAAGGGTTTCCTCTACAAGAGCGCACTTATCCATCGCTCATCACCATGAACATGACGCTGGCGGCTATAGTGGCTGTAGATATGGCAGTCTTGTCATTCTTCCAGCCCGGGACTAACCTATCCAGCCTGTTGGACACAAGGCGAAAAGGATCGGGATGAATTTCTATGAGGCCTTCAAGGTATTTGCTGACGCCTTGAGGACCATCTATTAGAAGCATCCCTTCTAACTCATCAAGGGCGTCTTCTATTCTCATACCAGCCTCACAACTTCTCCAAAAGGAATAACGTGTTCGTCTTCATTAGAGATGACCCACAGCACTGGATATTCCGGAGCCTTGACAGGAAAGTTCCCATAGGCGTCAGTTAAATATATCAAGGCTTTGGGGTCTCTCTTCTTAGTCTCTATATCCTTAAAGACAGGGACAAAGGAGGTTCCTCCCCTACCCTTGAAGGTTATCTTAGGCATTTCTCCATCCACGTCAAAGACATCATGAACCTCGCAGTCACATGTTATTATCTTCATAGCGATAGTGGGACTCATAGCCTTTATAGAGAAGATCTCTCCCAGAAACTGGGAAAGCAAATCATCAGTTATGGAACCTGAGGTGTCCACCGCTATTATAATATTGGTTATCTCCTCATACTCCTTGAGATCAGGGAGATACACGTAATCATATATCTCATTCAGGTATCTCCTGTCTGGAGGTATAAGGTCATAGTCAGCGGCCTTGGGCTCCACGAATCTATGGAGCACTTCCCTCCAGTTGACTTTGGGAGCCAGAGCTTTATCCACCATAGATTCCAGAGACCCGGGCATCTTCCCAGCTCTTCTAGCTACAGCATTGGCTGTCCTTATAACCTGGTCCAGCGTTCCCACATCAAACTCGCAGGTTCCCCACTCATCATGGTTGCCAGGTCCCCCCACCAATACTATCTTAGCGTGCCTTAGAAGCTTAGCGTATATAACTTCGGCTGAGAGATTGTCAAACTCAGCATAAGCGGGCTCCCCAGTCTCAGGATCCAGTATCTCCATAGTGGGCATTCCTGAAGACTTTATTATGTAGTCTACAGCTATATCGCAGGCTATATTCCAGAGATCATGAATCCTTCCCATCTTTCTGGAAGGATGCTTTAAGGCGATATGGAGTATCTCATGCATCATGAGGGAAACCACATGCTGAGGAGAATACTCTGTAGCCACCTTCTCAATAAACTCTGGGCAGTACATAAGAATCCTTCCATCAGTAGCGGCAGTCTCTATCTTGGGGTCTTCCTTTACAGGAATATACATAGCTATAACCCCAAACCATGGATGCCTCTGAATCATCTGGTTAATAGCCCACTTTACATACTCGGCAGCGTTCATATGTTAGCCTTTAAATATTTCCCGTTCTCTTCGTACCACTCAGAGACAGGAGCGAACATTACAAGTTCATTCCATCTTCCTGAGTGCACCAGCTCAACCATAGCACTGGTCTGAAACTCGCTGGCCAGCCACGTAGTCAGCCAACCCATAAAGTTTGACATGGATCTAGCGTCCAAAGGATTCCTTCTAAGCAATGTTCCCACCATACCAGAGATGCAACTCCAGGATATAGCTGGGTCATCCTTAGCAATCTCTCCACGGGCAGTTCCATCCAGTATCTGTCCAAAGTCAGGAAGGGCTTCTTCTATCTTAGAGAAAGCCACAAACTGACCAGCAGCTTCTGGTCCCACAGTTCCACCCAGTATCTCATAAAGAATCCTGTCCTCAGCTCCTCTGAATACAGAGTACATTCTAGAAGCCACAGCCCAGGACCTGGGAGTGCAGAATCCCTTATAGTCAGCAGTTATAGCGGTTCCGCCAGTAGCGTTGCCGGGTTCCTGCATAAAGAAATGGGGGAACAGCTGAACAAAACCCATGACTAAAGGATGCACGTCATGTTCATAGGCCCAGTTCCTCCAGGTTGGAAGATCCGCTTCTATGTCCAGGTGCACCATTCTATTTCCATGAGCGCTACTCATCTTCTGGACATAGACATGGTCAGTGACCCTATTTCCAGCGGCCACTATAAACCACATGGGAGGCATGACATATTCTCCAATAGCCTTATCCAGGATTAACTGGAGAGCGGCTACCTGCACAAACTCCCTAGCCGCATTATATTCATCCAGGAACAGTATTCCCACAGGGTTATCATCCTCATTAGGAAGAAACACTGGAGGAATCCAGTTGGCTGTGGTGTGCTCCTTGTTAGGAATGGGCAAACCTCTCAGGTCCACAGGATTAACCAGGGACAACCTGACATCTCTGAAACCTATGTTCCTTTCCTCAGCCACCTGCCTTATAATGCTGGACTTGCCTATGCCTGGAGGTCCCCAGAGCATAGTAGTTGGGAACATCTTTGGGTCCCCAGATTCTATAGCCGCATCCATCATCTTGCCTAGGATGCCGGCACATTCTTTAACAGTAACTCCCAATGTATCCTCCTTAGTAACCTAATTCTTTGAGACAGTTGATAGCCGCCTGAGCCTGAGTCATCTTGGCGCAAGCCATAGCATCCCTGTCAAATCCTTTGACATGCACGTCCACGCCCTTCTCCACAAGAGCCTTCATTATCTCCACATGTCCTTTGGCCGCAGCCGCAGTAAATGGAACATGCCATCTTATGGAGTTAATTTCTCCGTTGGAGTTCTTGAAAAGGATATTCCCATTCTGGTCCTTGCCATGAACATCAGCTCCCTTTTCCAGGAGCCTGTTGGCATAGTAGATAGCGTCAGAGGCATGCAGAAGAGCCACTGTGAGAGGAGGATATCCTCTTGGAGCGGAGAAGTTTACATCCACCCTGTCTATAAGATAATCAAAGACGCTCCTTGAAGACTTGTAGATAGCGTAAGTGAAAGGAGTGAACTCGCAGGAGCAGGGAGTAGGATCCATAGGAAATCCATGCTCTGCCAGCCACTTGAAGCACTCTAACTTATCGGCTCCAGCCGCTACAAAGAGAGCTGAGAAAACTCCTATGTCATCTATAGAACCATGACCTACAGGAGCTCCCGCTGCCACAAGGGTAGCGCAACAGTCTATACAGCCTTCTCTGGCTGCCATATTCAGTGGGCGATCCATGATCTCAGAGTACCTGGAAAGGGTATCCCTTTCAGTATTAGCTATAGAAGCCAACTCCATGTGATCATGAGCTTTAATAACTTCGTAGATTTTTTCCATTGCATCATCCTGAGTGCGCCCTTACATTGGGCGGTAATGTATTCGATAGAAGAGAGTTGACAGCTTCCTCAACACCCTCCCCACAGTGAATTTCAATCGCAATAACAGAGCGAGGATCCTTCTTCAGTTCAATAGTATGAAGCTCTCCAATATAGTAGTTGTCCCAGTATACAGGACCAAAGTTATGCAGAGCAAACTGTATTATACCATAACGAACCTCACGCCGTCCATAGGCTGAGATGTACTCGTAGACTGCGCACCTATCCATACTCTACCCTCACGTCGGCATCACAACCCTCCTCCAGGAACAGAAACCTAGCTTCTATCTCTAGTCCCTTGCGGAGCCTGGCCATAGGGTTGTGTTCCTTTCGGATATAAAAACCGCTGCTTATGTAGTCTTCTATTATTGAACAGAAACTTAAGAACATAGCAATCCCCAGGGCAGTACAGGCTGTACTAGTTGTCTACCCAAACTCGCACTTCCAAACTGGACTGTATACAAGCCAGTCCTTATAGAGGAGACAGAGCTTTTCTAGTTCCTCAATAAGAGAGAGTTCAGGAACGAACTCAACAGAGTGATAAAGCATTCCAGGATAGTTTATTGTATAGTACACCTTCCTAGTCATAGCATTAAAGTGCAGAGTAGCAAGGTATTCGCTAAGCACTCTGGGAAGAATCTTCCTTATCTGGAACAGAGTATGACAGTCATTGATATGACCAGTATACAAGACATCTTCTAGAATAGAACATTTATCCACTTCTACACCTATACTCGCTTGTCCTTCTTTCCCTGGGCTTAAGCCAGCCCCCATGGTTATTAATATAAGACACAGCAAAAGAGAGGTTAGCCTCTTTTCCAACATTGGCAAGATCTCGGACCTGACGCAGAGATTGAAAGATAACACTTTCTATAATAAGACACTTATCCATACACGCACCTGAGTTCATCATCTAAGCTAAGTCTATTGGGAACAAAGACAACATCAGGTATAGGGGGAACATAAATCATATCCTCTTCCCTATACATCTTCCAACGACTCAGAAGGTATTGTCTGAAAGGCCCATCATAGTAGATAAGGGTTGTCTCCAAGAAAGTGCATCTATCCATTGTAGTTCCTCGACGCGTCTGGGAACTCGGGTTCCACCCAGTCTGGGGAGTGTACCTCTTTAATAAGGATGACCACAGTACTCGCAGAGTCCCAATCATCCTGATATAGAAACATGCAGTGAATAATATATCTTTCAGTGACAGCGCACTTATCCATTCTCACACCTGAAATTTGGATCCAGATAAGCTACCCCAACAAGGTACCCCATGACCTTGTCCCTTAGACCCCAGATATCCAGACCTTTGGTGGCAAACCAAGGACCAGGCTTCCCATTATAGTATGTGAACCTGCTCTTATGAGTCCAGAGGTTAGTCTGAATACGAATGCCATACTCAATAAGACCTTCTAGGAAGTCCCCATAGAAGTCTGGAACCTCATCATAACAGTCATCATAGAAGAGAGCGTCTTCTACTATAACACACTTATCCATTGCGCACCCTCATATAATTGGGCTGATCAAGAGCTTTCCAGTCAGGGGACTGAACCTCCTTGATGAGAGACAGAGCAATCCCAGCTAAACCATAAACATCAATCTCTTTTCCTGAGGTATAATATAAGTACTCCTGAATGTTACTCTCTATTGCCACACACTTATCCATCATCTATCCTTACTGAGTCAGGCATATCAGGAGTAACCCAGCTAGGTGCTAGGACCTCATCAAGAATTCCCTTAACCATTTCCATACTGTATCCGTAAACATAGTAGGTGTTCACATAGTAAGAGATGTTGTCCTCAATAATATCACACCTATCCATCGTGCACCCTTACAGAATCTAGGAGTAAGTGGCGAGACTCAATCCAATCAGGAGAGGCTGCTTTCTCAATACACCACACGTAAAATTTGGTAAACTCAGAGTCTCTATTTCCAAAATAGTCCTTTACATAGTAACCAATAGATGTCTCAATAGTCTCACATCTATCCATCATACACTCTCACTGTATCGAGGATCTCCTGATTTTCCCAGTCAATCCTAAGCACATCTTCTATGACTTCCTTTATAACCTCGAAGAGGGTGGAGTAATCATACCTATAGTATACCTCTATATATTCAAGGATGTTAAACTCAATAGCCTCACACTTATCCATCATACACCCTTACAGAACCTGATTGTGAGGGTTCTATCCAAGTTTGAGAACCCAGCCTTTTTAAATAGTTTGCATACTGACCGATTAGGTCAAAGTAGTGGACCCGAAGATAGTCATCCAGGTAATGGTTAATATTCTTCTCAATAGCCACGCACTTATCCATTAAAGAGCCTCACAGTGTCTCCTGCATTTACCAGGAACAACTCATACAATAGTTCATTAAGGTCAATCCTGGGATTAGCGGTTTCCTGTATGACTATATGGAAGTAGTCGCAGTGAGACTCTAGGTGTATGTTGTAAACCCCAAAGGGGAGACGGAAAGTGTTGGAGAGCCAAACTCTTACTGATAATCCGCCTACCAAAGCTATAGTCCCAGCATAGAATCTGTCCTTAAACTTGGAGGAACATACTCCTTCAAAGAAAGCGCATCTATCCAAGAAACCTCCTGTCAGCCATCACTAACCCTCGCACTACTATCTAGTTCTATACGGCAACAAAGAACCCTATACGCCCAATAGAGATGGGGTTCACAAGAGAACAAGTCATTAAAAGAATAGCAGTCTATGCCATCAGTTATTATCTCTTCTAGAATAGCTGGCAAATCTCTTGGGTAAGTTGAAGCTCTATAGTATTTCATTACCCGAATTGACACCTTACTGTAGGATTAGCAGACCTATGAGGTTTTGAGAACTCCTTAGCTATCCAGTTAGCCAGCGTCCTGTATTCATCCTCTGTCTTAGGATATAAGGATATAAGCCATCCTTCCAGCCAAACGCATTTATCCATTCTTACATCTCTCTTGGTCCCTGTCCTTCCTAGTATGTTTCCTATAGGAGTCGTCCCATACCCTCAACTCTATAAAAAGCTTCATGCTATCTACCTGCCAAGGAAACAGCCCAGTAAGCCAAAGCTCTATCCACACAGGCTTATCCAAACTCACACCTCGTTATGTCCTCATCCCACTGACTCAAGGGAACTACTTCCTCAGAGAGATCCTCCAACTCTTTGAGCACCCAGGAAGGGTCAGGGTCATTAGAGTTATACCAGTAACAACTTACAAGTCCTTCCAAGAGAGCCACCTTATCCACCACAGCACCTAGTATACTCTGAGCAATAGGTGTAGTCTCTTTTAGGAATACCTCCTATACCCTCCTTAGTGGCGGGGAGAGTAATAAAGTGTACTACACAAGCTTTGATATACATCTCTACCCAAGAGCACTTATCTACAGGGGTCAATATTTCATCCATAGAGGCACCTCAAGAGATCCGAGACATCATGTTCCACATTATCAAGATCCCTCACAGCCCATTTCACATAGGCAAAACGTAGAAACCCATCACATGCCAAGGTAATATACTTCTCCACCCAGTTGCATTTGTCTATGGGTTTATCCATTGATACACCTAGCTTCCGGGACACATACAGATATGAGGTTCCCATATAGTTCTGATAAAGATTCTATGGAAGGAGGGACTCCAGGAACAGGAACCCTTATGAATGGACAGCGTGATGTCTCCAGATAGATTTCTCTTCCATACCAAGGGTGGCTGGAAACTATCATATTCATGGATGGGAAGACTCCCTTTATAGCCATGGTAAACTTGATGAGTTCTCCTCCTAGAGGAGCATAAGCTACGCCATCAAAGAACGCACACTTATCCATCTACGCACCTGTACCAGTTCAAACGACTTGAAGAATCATCCCACATACTCTCATTGTAGATCCATGTAATCTTATTAATATGTGGTCCCACCCATCGGAGAGTAGACCCATAATAGAAAATGACATTAGATACAATGCCATAATAGTTCCCTATGCAACGCTCTATCCCAGCGCATAGATCACTACCCATGCCTGCACCTCCTGTCTTCCAAGTAGGTCCACATCACCTTGTCAGTGTATACGCACAGCCACCTGAGAGTAGACCCATAATTATAGATGACATCAGATATAGCGCTATAATAGTTTCCTATACAAGTTTCTACCCCAGCGCAAAGATCGCTACCCATGAGAGCACCTCCTGGCAGAGTCATTATAATAGTCATAGTAACAGTCAAGGAAGTAAGCAATTTTCGATGAAGTTTTAAGATCAATGCCAGTGGAATAAGTTACCCTAATGGAAAGCTCTATAAGGTGACAGAGATCCCTAGCTATAGCATATAACATAGGTTACCCGTACCATACTCTGAACTCTGGATTACTGAGGTCTCCTCCAGATGGTCTATTATAAAGATACCAAGTAACTACCCTCAGGAAACGAAATCCAAAGGGGCGAGAAGAAATATTATATTCAGCCTGTATATTATACTCAACAACCCTGGACATTGACATCTGATATACGTTATCCATAGTACACCCTGTACGCATTGAGAAAGAAGTACAGTCCTCTGCAATCCATGTCCACTAGAACCATGGAAAGAAGGTTATACTCTATGTTCTCCCTAATCTTATCTATGTAGGACTCTACCATCACTGGGATATCGAATGTGCTGAGGTTATCCATAGCGGCACCTGCTGACATCTTCATAAAGTAGCTCCCACTCCAAGAGATCTTGAACCTCAGCTAGGAATGTATAGTTTCTCAAACCGCCATATATAATCCAAGCCTGGAGAGTCTCCTCAATAATATTGCACACGTCCAAGCTATCCATCTACGCACCTATACCAGTGTCCATCAGAGGTGGTATCCTCTAGCCACTCTAACACATCCTTTAAGAACCCTTCATGTAAAGTGACATAGTCAAAGTAATCCCAGATAGAATACTCGATAAGCTCACAGATATCATTGTTACCCATGGAAGCACCTGTACCTGTCCTCATAAGGAAAGTTAGATTCCATGGTCTCCTTGACTTCATCCATGAACTCTCCTTCCATATAGTCTCGGACCTCACAATCAGCTATAGAGTACTCTATTATCTCACAGATGTCATTATCCAAGTTTACACCTGACTTCATCCTCTACAAAGAAGTCATCCTCCAGTATCTCAAGAAGATATCCATAGAATGTAGGCTGAGGAAAGGGAGGGTCTAGTCCATACACAATCCACTGTCCTATCATATACTCTGTCAGTTCGCAGATGTCCGAGTTATCCACAGCAGCACCTTCGGAGATCATCCAGGCGATTCTCAGTCTCCAGTATTATCAGAGCCCACTCAAGGAGGGCTCCTAACCAGAGACCATATATAGTCCTATCGTTGATAAGGCTCTCTACTAGAGAGCATATGCACCTGCTACCCATAATACACCCTTAGGTTCTGACAGGAATCAAGAGTCCGAAGGACATTCTCAGCGTACTTCTTCCTACTATGGACAATAGGGACTATGGGAAAGGTCACTATGATGTTAGGAAGGATAGGAATTCCATTCAAAGGCAGATGCACTTCCTCAGAAAGCTGAAGGCATGAGATGCCGCTTACTATCCACTCTTCATATATAGTTGGTTTATCCATTCTTACACCTATGACATATATATTCTGGGCACTCAGAGGGAGAAGACAAGACATTCCTCACCCAGTGAAGGACGGGCACAAGATTGAAAGGATCGTATTTGCATGCTGTTATATAACTCTCTATAAGTTTGCATATATCCATAGTCTATCCATTCCAAACCCTGAAGTTAGAGTTATGAAACCTACCAGAGTTAGTCCAAAGAATGAATTTAACTGAACAAGTGAACTTAAATCTAGAGACCTGGATTATATGTCTCTCCCTAATCCTACAGATATCCAGCAACATCTTAACCCCTAAAGTTTCTTAACGCATAATCCTCCACAAGATGATGTTCTGTCCCTAAGACTATGGACACAGCTACAAGGAACGGAGCTCGGTATGTCTCTGGACCATTCCTGTACCTGAGCCAGATGAAGTGCTCTACGATTTCACAGATATCATTACCCATTCTCACACCTGAACCTACTATCATTCATCCTCTCAGCAGATATTTGGAATCCGTGAGGGAAGGCCAAGGACCTGATATGGTGCCAGTGCAACATGGATATACTAGTCTCTATATAATAACAAACATCTACGTTCATCCGTGCCTGCACCTGTACCCTGGGCTAGCTAAACATCTAAGGATATGACCTAACCTAAAAGGGACATCGAGTCCTATGTGAGGCCAGAGTCTTATATAACTCTCTACATGTCTGCAAATATCAAGGTTCATCCGTTGTTACACCTGTACTTTGGACTATCATATCTGGTAAGCATGTTCTCAGGGTCCATAGGAAAAAGTAGCCAAAGAGCATTAGACATTATTATAAGGGATTCTATATACCCACAGACATCTAAGTTCATCCTTCTCTATTCCTGTACTCATCCAACACAGTAGACCACACATTGTCCCCTATGTATATGGGGGATTTCTCGGTCCATTCAGCTTCTAGAAGACTCTTTATCCATGACATTATATCACATGGATCAATATCAAAAGCACTGTCAAGGTAGTACTCCACTATCTCGCAGATGTCTTCATTAGCCATTCACGTTCCTCATGCTAGAATTATTAAACTGTCTGACCCGGGGATCAATAAAACTGAACACATACTCTGAATAAGATCTCTCAGGGTCAACATAGCTGGAGTGACTAGCCAGGAACTCTATTGCCACACACAAATCCAGTCCCATAGCCTACCCCCACTCACACCTCACATCCTCATAGTAGTAACTCTCATCCTCTAGGTTTCTAAGGACAAAGTTCAAACAGAGGGCGTGCTTAGAGTCGGATATGATAGTGATGTATGTATTTATCAGTTCACATATGTCCATAGTTATCCACGACTGACCCTAGCCTGATCATCTGACCAGTACTCTTCCTCCTCCAGGGTTCTCAAGATAGACTTAAGACACCGAGAATTATTAGCTCTAACCACATAGTATATATAGTACTCTATTAACCAACAGATGTCCATGATTACCCCCAGTAGCACCTGTACATAGGATTATAATGATACTCATCCTCCAAAACACAAAGGACATAGTGGCCAGTTCTAGGAAATATCACATGATCCATACAGAATTCCACCATGACACAGACATCCCATTTCATCCGTAGTGCACCCTCAGTTCCTGATTTCCATCCAGAGTCTCTAGTATCTTATTAGCAAGTTCTCTTCTTCCAGGTGGAGTTCTAAGAGATGGGAAAATAATACGGTCAGTCATCAACCTAGGAACTCCCTCCCAAGGAAGATAAACCCTACTAGAAAGTATTAAGTAACCATTATCCTCATGCTCTATCCACTGTTCATATATAGCTGGTCTATCCATAGTCACCCCTGATAACACCTATAGACAGGACTGTAGTGGAGTTCATCCTCCAACACATGGAGAGCATAAGAGAGTCCCTGGACGGAGAACCTGAATGTATTAGAGTACTCTAGTATCACACAAAGATCATACTTCATCCTGCCACACACCTACAATAGGAGTCGAAGAAACTCCATCCATCTGGGATAAGCTTATGAAACATATCCTCAGGGAAACCATAGTTATGAAAGTATTCTATCCAGATAGCTATATCATACATTATCCCATTATACACCTTGTGAAGTCACTTAGCTCTGTATGGAAAAGATACCCTAGATGAACTAGGAGACCTTCTCTAGAGCAGGGACAGAACAGACTCAGACTCCACTCTATGCACTCAGATATATCATTACCCATACATAGTCCTTAACATTGGCATATTCAGTTCATCAGGATAGTCGCTAATGCGGCAACGCACATCCTGTAGAAGAGTCCTAGGCCCATAGGTATGCTGCCTATAGCACTCCACATAGAACTCTATTATCTCGCAGATATCATAGTCCATAAGTCACCCCGATACACACCTCGCCTCGCTAGCTAGTTCAGTAGCCATGAAATAGGCTAAGTAGTTATGGAAGTGATCTCTCTTAGGATAAAAGTAACTGGAAGAGTTGAACCACTCTATGAGTTCTGATAAGTCACTACCCAAGGTAGCACCTCAACCTGGAGTTATCCAAGTTTTCTGGGTAGGTGTCAACATACCTACGAGTATACCAGAGAGTAGACATAGATATACTTAGACCTTTTGATTTATAAAGTATACAAGATTCTATTGACCTGCAGATATCACAGTTCATAGCTTATCCTATTTGATTCCTAGTATATGGACCTAAGTCTGTGTTCAGGAAGTGATCCAGATACCAGTGGAGAACATTGGCAGGAAAGTTAGAACTGGTGGTTATATACCACTCTATCCATGCTGGTATATCGCTACCCAAAGACACACCTCAACTTAGAATTATCTAATTCCTTAGCGTAATCACCAACCCATACGCTTACATATGGGATGGAAGCATGTTCTCTAAACACCCCAGACAAATAGGTGGCTATATAATATTCTATGAGAGAGCAGATATCTCCGTTGTCACCCAAAGTACACCCTGTACTTTGCTGGGTGCTCTGGTTGCTGTTCCAGCAGACCAAACACATCCAGACACACTTCATCAGTGGGCCAGAGACTCTTAAATGTTCTAGGAAGTGGACGATCATTAGCTATCATGCCATAGTCATCTCCCACAGTGATCACCACTCCCACAGCTCTAGCCGCATTGCCCAGACCAAGGCCTTTATGCACTTCTTCTAAGTAAACACATTTATCCATTCCTACACCTATAGTCTTTGAATCTTCCTATAAACTTTAGGAAGGAGTTATTAAAGGATACTGAAGACTCATAGAAAGAGAAGGTTTCCGAGTGGGTTCCTCTATAGTTAAAGAGCATAGTCTTGGAAGGGACAAAAGCCTTCATCTTAATGTAACGATACCAGTAGTCCATTGATTCCGCAGACTCCCAGCGTAATCCTAAGGATCTAGCCAAGGTCCACTCTATGACATCACACTTATCCATTATCGCACCTGTATGCGTCAAGCCCAAATACAAACCTTCCATAGAATATATTGAACACAGAGGTAGACTCATGGAAAGAGAGCTCACCTGAATACTTTGGGAAATAGTTAAGCTTCATAGTCAGGTTCTCGAGGTTCACATCAATCCTAAGATAAGAGTGCCAGTAGTTTATAGGGCTTACAACACGCCAAGGAACGTCCAGACACCTAACTAGCACAGTCTCTACGAGGTCGCACTTATCCATACATGCACCTATTCTCCGAGGATACATGAAAATAATCCAAGACTAACCCCACCACTTCATCTAGAGTCAACCCAACCTCCTTGAAGCCCAGGACATCAGAGTAAACAATGCTATCTAAAGGCACAACCACAACTCCTTTATCGCCGTGGACTAAAGTTATATAGAAACGAAACCTGATATAGCTATTTAACCACCCTAAAGGATTCGACCTAAGGGAGGGGCGGGACAATACTAAGTCCAACTCATCCAGAAGAGAACATCTATCCACTGCGCACCCTACAATAATCATCAAAGTTATCTAAGTCCTCTAGGAACCAAAGGAGCCAGACGAGAACTCCTCGTTTCTCAGCTCCAAATCCATAGAGACGATCACATATATAGCACTCGACAAGGTCACAGACATCGCTATCCATACCTGCACCTGTTCTTGGTAGCCTCAAAGTATTCTACTGCCAGCACCATCAACTGATCAAGGGACAAACCAGACTCCTTGAAGTGCAGGGTTTTAAGATGCTTATAACCAGGAGTATAGACAGTAAACTTAGCGCCGTTATCATCAACTAGAATCATGTCAAAGTAGAACCAGAAGTAGGAGGTTACCCACCTCAGCTGGTCATCCATGTACATAGTTCGACACAGGTCTGCAGCTAGCCCATCTAGGAGAAAACACTTATCCATACATGTTCCTATACAAAAGATAGCCCTTTTCTGAGAAGTCCTCCACAACACCCAGAGCATCAGATACCCATAAGAGACACATGTGGTAGTGTCTAGAGGCATAAAGGAACTTATGAGGATGAACATAAATTAGAAAATGCTCTACCATTTCACATATGTCTCTATCCATAGTCTACTCTATATGGAGGGTAGTTGCTGACCATCAAGCAGCTGGCGTCCTCCAGCATATCATGAGCCCAGCTAAGGGTGATGTAAGTGCGCTTAGGGAAATGGATCTCAGTTATATAGTATTCTATTAATTCACATATGTCTCTATCCATAGTTTACCCTGCCAACGTCATCAAAGTTTTCTAGATCCTCTAAGTATCTTATTACCCAGCAGAGCACAGATGGTCTAATGAAAGGAAACTCCTCAAAGAAGTTGAAAACATAGCATTCTACCAACTCACATATGTCATTATCCACGTTCCACCCTATACTTATCTGACGCTAAAGGCGCTTTTTCTTCCAAGTAATACTGCACCCAAGGAAGAATGCGCTCACTGAATGGCCAGTTGTAGATAAAGTATTCCACTAGCTCGCATATGTCATTACCCATCTTCTGCTCTGTTGAGATCATCAAAGTTTCTCATGTCTTCCAGGTACTCCAGGATCCAGCGGGAAACATCCGGAGGAGAAAAGAGCTCCCCTTCAACCCAGTAGTCTATATAGTACTCTGTTAATTCACAAATGTCATTATCCACAAGTAGCCCGTCTCCTATCTGAGATAAGAGGGATAGTCTCTTCCAAATAGACTTTCACCCAGTAAAGAGTGGGAGTTCCTTTGGAGGATGTGCAGATATAGTATTCCACCAACTCGCAGATATCATTATCCATAGTCTGCCCTGAGCTTATCCATCCTGTTATCTGCATCCTCCATGTAGTCCTGGAGCCATACTAGACAAGGTTCCATGAGGTCATACTTAGAGAGTGTGCATATATAATACTCTACTAGTTCTGGTATATCATTATCCACGTTTGCACCTGTACATATCTGAAGTGGAAGGGGTAATAACCTCCAGGTAATACCACACCAGAGAAAGAATATTCTTCTGGGAATTATAAATAGAAGCTTCTATCAGAAAGCAGATATCGTCACCCACGCTTGCACCTCCACATGTCTGTGATGAAAGGGAGATAGGCTTCTAAGTAATACCATACCCAGGAGAGAACGCTCTTCTTGGAGTCACGGATAGAAAATTCTATTACCTCGCAAATATCCTTACCCATGTTCCACCCTTAGGTCATCCGGCATATACCCGAGGTCCCTGGTGACCTCCAGAACTTTGATCCATCCAGCAACGGTTTTCTCATCTACATCCCAGCTCCAGACTCGGTCTATACAGTTCTCTATAATGTCGCAACTATCCCTAGGAGCGAGAGACTCTTTATCCATAGTCCAACCTGTAGAACTCTGTGGTATCTTCTGTGCTGTCAAGGTAGAGGGATAGCCACCTGAAGAGGTCACTATCTGTTTTCTCAAGGCAATATATATAGAACTCTATAAGCGCACAGATATCACTGTTACCCATACTTCACCTTGTACTTATCTGTGAGGTACTCCCTTCTTTCAAGGAAAGAATATACCCAATAGAGAGTAGAGTATTCCTTGTACCCGAAGAGGTCTATGAAGCACTCCACAAGTCTGCAGATGTCGCTACCCATGAAGACACCTTACCTCAGTTTCCTTGAGGACAAGCTCAGGTAAGGAGTAAACATAAGCTAGGAAACTGGCTGTGGAGCTGGGAGTCATCCCCATCCTGAAGGAATAGCAAATAATAGACTCCGTGCGTTCACACTTGTCCGTGGCAGAAACGTAGTACTTAGCCAAACCTGCACCTCATAATAGGAGATGACAAATGCTTCTCCACAGCCCTTACAATCTTTGGGACGCTAATGCCACCATCTATTATAAAGAAAACATGATACTCGCCCCCTATACAATAAGAAAAACCCCTAGGATCTAGGGGCTCATACTTTACATTCTCTAGCACACAAGCTCTATCCACTGAACAAGGACTGCACGGTCAAAGCCGCTTCCTGGGGATAAGCCTGAACTATAAGATTCATCCAGGCCGCCATGAATGGACTTTTATACACAAGTCTAAATGTCACTGAATGTATAACTCCATCATTGGGGGCTATAACTTTTACGCTCAGAGTTCCATCAGTTAAAAGTTTAACTTCTCCACTTGAGTTAGTGACTGGAGCCTCCAAGGTAAGCACAGATGTCAAAGCTCCTTTAGTGGACCAACGCTTATTAATAGTGGAAGAGCCCACTGTGAGAGAAGCGTTTATATCTATGGGAGCCGTAGTGGCTGGAACCCCATCTATCTCATAGGTCTCAGCCAATGGAATGCTGATAGAACTTCCAGCTACAGGATTGGGATTAAGGTAGGACGCCTTTAAGGTCCACCCCGCCCTCTCCCATGTGGCTGTAACTTGCGCTGAACAGATCATAGGGACCAGCAACAGCGCCAGGACTAGCAATGTTTTCTTCATTCAATTCTCCTCTGACATTGATTACAATGTTCTTAGTGATGACCTCCCTGTAGCTAACATCAAGCCTGAGAACTGAGTTCCATAACAAGTCCATGGATAAAACATCAATTCTCCCATGCGTCAGTCCTGTGTTGTCGGAGATATCTACTCCATAAGGCAGGGTGTATAAGAACATGCTAAAAGAACTGATAGGGATAGAATTGTTATAGCACTCGGTCTCCACCTTGAATTCTATGACATACCCATATGCTGGGATGACACTCAACATTAAAAGAATAACGAGCAAAGTTTTCATGGCGCCTACTTAAGAAGTATACAAGGATCATAATAATGGACATGCCCACAAGGACACATGCTAATATAGGAAAGAAGTTCATCTTATGCACCTACAATATAATAACACAAAGAGAGCAAGGCGGTCAACCACGTCTGCACCTCACTCTAGAGTCTCCAGTATTCACTCCTAAAAGTATAGCGTCTACTATCTGAGGAATAGTGGACTTAGGAGATATTAGTTTCCTCTTTCCCACATGGGAACTTAGATCTAAACTGTGATCTACATACACTTCCAAATGAGACGCATGATCCCTGGATGAACTAGTCATATGGCTGATGACCTCCACCTTCACATAGATAGATATCAGGCTCAGCCAGAAAGAGAAAGTCCTGGAGTAATCGCAGGTTGATCTACTGCCTCTGATAACAAACTCCTCCACTAGTGCTGGCTTATCCATAGTAGCACCTTCTAATAGAACTACTCTCAGAGTCCCTGGCTATCATAGTTACTATTCTTATCAACTCCTCAACGCTCCCTTTCTTAGGAAGATTAGGCTTGTAGGGCCCCTCTATGTAGAGGGAATAAAAGACCCACTTGCCAACCACTAAAGAGTAGTGGGCAAACAAACCAAGACTATCAATAGTAAATCTAAGGGAATCAATCTGAAGCAGTTCCACAAGTTCAGTTCTATCCATATGCGCACCTTGAGAAGGCGCTTCTCTTGGAAGGGGCATATTCAGTGAATTCCATTATACTCCTGGCATATGTGTGCCAGACGCCATAAAGGTCATGAACTGAAAACATAATAGAGTACCAGGTTTCCCTGAAGAACCTTCCTTTAATGAGGTGCTCTCTTATAAGACAAGGATCCATCATCATGACCTCTTCACTTAGACTATCCATACTCACATCTCGAATGAGTGCCACCATCCCTATTAGAACCTTCCATAAATATCTCTGCGACGCTCCTGGCTTCTGAAATCCAGAATCCATAGAGGTGATGAACTGTAAATAGAATAGAGTACCTATCTTCTACAGGATGTTTCCTGCTAGCGATATGCTCTCTTATTGCGCAGGAATCCATTGTCAGGTTCTCCTTGCGCTAATGGTCTCTCTTGACATGCTTAGGTCTCCTCTTATACTTGGAACCTCTTCCCTTCACAGGGTAGATAAGAGTCTTCCTCTTATAGAGTTCAAATATAATCCTTCTGCTCTCCTTGTCCCTCATGACATCAGTCGCATAACCACTATAGATGAGAGAACAACTATGATTATATAAGTAATCACTATAAGGATAGATACCACATTAAAGAAGGTCTTGTTCAGATAAACCCTTGGGTATCCTCTAAGTTCCTGAATAACCATAGACATAACTATAGTTATGATTATAATCCCAAGCAAAACATTCTGACTAATCACTAAACTTTACCCCCTCGCATAGCAGCTTGGAACACGCCAGGTAATAAGTAGTGTCGTCCAGCTCCATGCCTATAAACTTTCTCCCCAGTTTGCTGGCCACTCCCAAAGAGGCTCCGGAACCAGCAGTATTATCCAGCACAAGATCCCCTTCATTGGAATAGGTCTTGATAGCGTACTCGAAAACCTCAGGAGGCTTGGAGAACTTCATCCTCTTGGAACTGCAGTCAACTACAACCTCCAGATAATCCGGATGATAGTCCCCAAACTTGGAAGGCTGAGGATTAAAGGTGACTGGAGGTGTATAAAAGAGAAGGAGATACTCATGCATAGCTAGTTCTCTTTTCTCCCTGTTAAACTGAGTAGTGGGTCTATCTTTAATTATAGGAATAGCCCTCTTAAAAGCAGACCTGCCTATGCAGATAAGATCAGCCATTAGTTCATCATTAGCGGTGAGGGCTATAACGCCATCAAATTTAATTACTCTCTGGTATATAGGCCAGAGTTTCTCCAGAGGAATCCTGACATCTCTCCTGCAGGACTTGAAACACCCATAAGGGAGGTCAGCCAGTATAAGATCCACAGACCTGTCAGGAACCTTGTCTAGAAGTTGGAGACAATCTCCATGGTAAAAATGATTATCCATCTAGTACACCTGTACTAACTTACAGTCCGCCCCAAACTCTGAGGTATTCCCAGAAACTACAATAACATCCTCTATATAACCATAAGTGTAAAGGATAATAGTGTAGTTTCTATTAGGCGCCCCATAAGTTATTAGATTATATAGTCCAGGGGCCATGCTCTGAGCTTCTATGATTCTTTCAGAATAGTTTTCCAGAGTCTCTATATGAGAGAAGTACCTCTCAGTGGGACTCTTGCACAACTCAAAGGACATCATCCCATCATCCATGTACCCAGCGATAGAACAGGAATTCCCCACATCAGCAAAGGATGGACGCACAGCCACAGGATTGGTTTCCCTCACTGGAATAAGAACTCTAGCTCCCCCTTCTATAAGACCCCCATATGCCGGGATGGAAGACACATGTCCTCTTCCCATAGGATCAAAGATAAGGTAGTCCATGGAAGTTCCATTCCATCTCTTGGCATAGGGATAGACAAAGTGTCCTCTATCCTTGCACTTGGCATGGACAGTAAGCCCTCTAGTCAAAGCTTCATTGATAGACATGCTAGTGCATGCCCTCATAGGATAGTTAAGTTCCTCAGTGGCGTAACGAGCAACAGCCTGCAGGTTCACCAGCAGACCACCTTTGCCCATATAGCCATCCTTCTGTTCCTTTAAATAGTTATTCAAGTCTATAGGATCCACAGACATCCCGCTATTAGCTGAGATCTGCATAACACAACACATGAGATAACATCCCAGCTGGCCTATGGTATGGTCCGAATACCTCCCATAGGTTTCAGCTGACCATCTCTTGTCAGTCTGCAATAGCCAGTTCCCAAAGGAAGACTCCGCTCTCATCTGAGCATGAAGTTCCACCCTGTGGGAACATAAAGGACTATAGGCTGGATAACCTGGCATATAAGCCGTTCCACGGCTAAAACCTTTAGGATAGTACACTGAACTGTAACCAACTAGGGGATTGATTCCCCACTTGTTCAGAGGCAACAGGGGATAGACCCTCCCGCTGTCCTTAAGCACAGAAAAGTTAAAGCCCTGATACGGAGAATCGAAATCGTCAAACCTGGCAGTGACAAATATGCCCCCAGGTTTGGATTGTTCTATAACAGGATTCCATTCTCCAAAGGAATAGTCGTAGTCTCCGGGAAGAGTTAGAGCGCAACAGGAGGAAGCGCAGAGCAGAAGAATAAGTATTCTTATAAGCAAGATATATCCTTTCTGATGTCGAAGATTAACTGAGACATCCTGGACTGTCCCACATGGAGAAGCTCGGCTATCTCCTTATGGTTATAACCCTCTAAGAGTTTGTTCACTATGAACTGCTTTCTCAAACCATCCCTACAGGAACTCAGTTTCTCAAGGACAGCCTGTTCCTCCAGATGATAATCATCTTTCACAGCAGCCCCCACAGTTCCATAACAGCCTAGAGAATAACTTGGATTGCGGGGCTGAAGACTGTAAGAACAGGACTTCCTGTAGTCCCTCACGGCTCCTCTGACATGGGTATATACCCATGTAAACAGGCTAGCTCCACTGTCAGGATTATAGGAATTCAACCCTCTCAGTATCCCAAGCCTGCCTTCCTGCATGCAGTCTTCCCAGTTGGAACTAGGAACTCCATAATGGCGCAGCAGCTTTACAACCACGCCCTCAAACTTCGACAAAGCTTGTTCCGCTGTCATGACCTTTCCTCAAATGTTAGAAGAGCTTCCCTGAAAACCTCTGGCATCTCCACTTCCTTAACTGGAACTGTAGCCCAGACGCAGAAGTTGGAAGAGTAGAATAAATAGTCTCTGGTAGGCTCATCAAACTCAAACTCCGTAGTCCTGTAAGGAATATCCCCTAACATCCTGTTAGTCTTAAATTTCTTCTCGCCCTTCTGGAGCGGCATGATATCTATAAAGCGCTTCTCATAAGTCACTTCCAGAATGCTATTAGGAAGAAGAGTCACTATAACATCTTTGACCTTCAAGTCCTTAGATTCTTTGGGGTTTACAAACTTCTCCCCATTCACCCAGATGACATAACCGCACTCGTCTTTTTCAAACTTAATTAAGGAGTCGTTAACAGTGAGGATATAGGAGAACTTGTCAGACATGCTTGTAAGTTTGTCCGCTATCCCTGCCAGTATTATCATTATGACGAGTATCACTATCATGTACTTCAACATCTTTTCCATTAGTATCCTTCCTCTGGCACCCCTTGCACCAGTAAGGGTTTCCTATTCCATACGGTCTTCCTTTGCAGTCCTTGCATATCTTCAAGACTCTAGGTCCTCATCAATATCTTCTACGGTTACAGGAGTGAGACTATAGTGTCCCCACTCACAATCAAAATACAGTTCTCCAGACTCTTCACTAGTAATCTCAGTGGTAAAGCCCATCTCTTCCACCTTACTAATAAAGATTTCCCTAGCCTTCTTAGGGTCCAAGAATACTCTGTACTCTGTGTTATAGTCATCCTCTGAAACTAACAGGTACACTTTCACTGGTTAGTCGCCCCTAGAGAAGCGTAGTCCTCATCTATGACCCCGAACATAGGGAATCTGAGTCTAGCCTTTGACAACCTGCAAAGCCTAAGAGTTATAAGGATATTCTCCTCGGTATCCAAGACATATATCTCAGCAGCTTTCCTGTCTACTCCAAAGATCTGCTCCTGGTCTGTAGCAAGCCTAAAATCATAGTCTATATCATGATTCACAGGATAAAGATCCAGAGTAAATATAACCGCCACTCTGCCCACTGGACCAAAGGATGAATAGTCTACCCTGCACAACCCCAGGTTTGGATTCTCTATGGGAGTAGTACAGGCTGTACTAGCATAAGCTGGGTCCACTGTAACCTCAGCATGTCCATATTTATCTATTAGGTTAGCGAAACTAAACGCTGATATCTTTTCCACAGGCCATACTCCAGACTTGATCAGCCAGTTCAAACATAGGCATAGGTAAAGGCACAAAGCCAGTATCATAGAATCTCCAGCTAAGGAAGGAGGGCCACTTCAGTATCCTGAAGCCATAGATATACTCCTGTCCTTTTACTGGAGAAGGTGTAGTCTTGCACATAAAGAGTCTGATATTACTATCTACCTGGATATTCACGGACTCAGTATGATAGGTCTCCTCAGCCATATTAAAGTCCCAGTCAAACTTGCGGGACTGATACTCAGAGCCAGCCATAGAGGCTAGCAACTCTACGAAGATTCTGATAGAATCTACTTTTGTCAATGCCATCTCCTCATTTCTCATAGTCTCCTTTAGGATACATGTATAACTCAGGGAACTCTCTGAGTTTCTCCCTCATCCTATGATGCCGATCTACCCTGTGTTCATTTATAGCGATAGCTATCGGGAAAATAGAGACTAGGATGGAACAGGGCAACAAGACCACATATCCCCTTCTCTTATTGAACCTGGAAAACACAGTAGAACTATCAGGACTCTTCTCAGGGATATATTCTATCAGAGCATACCCCTTAGACAAGTCTATCTCTATATCCTTACCCTTCACTCCATAAAGGATAAGTCTCCTGCCATCCTGAACAGTGTCCAGACACATATAAATCTTCTTACCATGAATAACCTTGACTGTAGGTTCAGAGTCTGGAGTCTTAGTCACATCATAAAGAGTGTAGATAGCAACCATTCCCAAAGATATGCAAAGAGCTAAAGAAAGGTTAGCCCTGATGTGAAGCGTAAACATATCCCTATCTGTGAGGTAAATAACCAAGTAGGTTATAGACGTCAACATCAAAGGCAGGAAAACTATTGGTATCAGACTCATATATCCCCCAGTACAATTATAACATAAACAACCCTAATCCTTGGGAATTAGCCCCACAGAGCACCAGAACTTATGAGTTGGGACTACCATAAAAGTCTTATGGCACTTATCACATCTCAGGGTCTCCCCAAACATGCTGGCAGCCACATCCATAGGCACGGAGTCTGGCCTGTATACTTCAAGCATGCAGTCCCCAGCCTTAGACTGTTCTTCTATCCTGTACCCACAGCTGGGGCACTCAAACACTACAGTATCAAACATTCCCATGAGTTACTCCTCATAACTTATCTTTGGGGGACGCCACTTGCCCCACCTTCTCTTCTTCCAGCCATTGGATACAAGCCAAGATTTAAGGACTTTAGTGTGCGTGGGTCCCAGGAAATACAAGACTTCTTCCGGGAAATCATAAACCTTCAAGTGGAAGAAGAACTCAGCTCTAAAAACCTCAGGAGTGGGCTGATGAAAACTCTTATCACAGTGAACAAACTTGCGAGTCACAATATTATACATCAACATATCGGTAAAGAGTTTTCTGTCGCTGCCACAGCTGTCATCCCATATGACTTCGTAGCCAATGAGGGGGTAGATCTGATTGTATAGCTCAGGACAACTTTTAAGACTCATGGCTACTCCTCTAAGTCTTCAGACAGGACCCACTCAAAATATCCTGTAGGAAGGTATCCTTTGGACATCATCCAGGAATCCAGTACAGTCTGTACTGGCTCCTCACAAATAAAAGGGTGGTGCATTATATCCCTTAGACAAGGATTCAATCCTAACCTAAATGATTTCCCATATTGGTCTATGGTGCTCTCCACATGCTCTGGACTTGCATTATAGTACAGATAGACCCCAACAAATCTTACCATATCGTTTTGTGGGTGATAGGAGAACGTAGTAAGTTTTCGTTCCCTGGAAGAGCATTCCATAGATAGATCCAAAATAATGTCAGCCCCAGCATACTTAGAGGATAAAGCCTTCTGGGCTTCCTTAGAAAACAAACTATAACACTTAGACTCTTCAACTCTCATAATCACCCCTAGTAGCTAGCCACTTGACAAAACCTTCAAGTTCATCATTCCCCTGGAAATCAAAGACAGCGTCGACAAGTTCTATAGTGGAACTATAAACTCTCAGGCATTTATAAAGGGTCTGCGGCTCAGAAAAGCAATGGTATAGCAACTTAAAGGTGCTAGGAGCCTCAAAACCTAGAATATTTACCACAATAGTCAGACCGCAGACATGCGACTTGTTGACTATTATCTCACAGTCCTTAAAGATATCCTGGACTTGCTCCATGACATAGTCAGGAGCGTTCTCTATGGTCAGGCACATGTTTCCTCCTGAGTATCTGCTTATCACAGTGGGGGCATATCTCAGCTATATCCTCCTCTGGCAGCACCATCACTGGAGCCATACAGGAGGGAGCATATCCTATATGTCCCTCATTAGTGACTGGTTCAGAGAACTGTTCCCATACACAATAGTCCATGTCTACACCTCAAACAGATGTCTTAGCATCCCCAGACAAGAAGACCCTTCAGGGCTCACCTGATCCTTAAGGGAATCATACAGAGTCTCCAGAGACCTGGCGCAGTCGGGGTCCTTGGTAAACTTATAAGAGTTATAGACCAGGGACAATAGCAGTTCAGATTGTTTATCAGTTAATTTTATGTTCATTCTTCATAATTTCCATCTAGGAGTCTAACCCATCCTTCTTTAGTTTGCATGTAACCAGACACGAGCAGCCAGTTCTTAACAACATTCATGTGCACAGAGTCAATTCTGTCAGCATAAGACAGGAGTTCGTCTACGCTATCTTTCACAGAACTATTCACTTGAAGATCATGAGCCACCGCCTCATAAGGAAGGTTTATTCTAAAAGTGCTGCGTCTATGAACAAAGGTTCCAGTGTGAGGAGTACAAACCATAAGGTCAAGGGTTACATTGTTATTATCATACTTTTCCGAGAAATCCCAGACTACATCCATGTCCTTATATATGAAGGCCACATTGCTTCCAAAGATACCCAGCTTAGCTATAGGACTATCTTTTATGTTCATTCCTCATAGTCTCCTTGCAAGCACTTAATCCATTCCTTACCAGTGTACACATAACCATTGGCAGTAAGCCATCCCTTGACATTCTTCTTGTCTGCTGAACTCCTGAGATCAACATAGCGAAGGAGATCCTCTAGGTCCTTCATGACAGAACTATAGGTCCTGAGGGTATAAGCCACTTCCTTGTAAGGAAGATTATAATCAAAAGTATTAAGCCTATGTAAGAAACGCCCTGTGTCAGGATCAAAGACCATGAGGTCAAGGAGCACTTGCCCGCTAAGCTCAAGATTGGAGTTGTCCCAGACTACATTCATATTCTCATAGCACTTAGCTACGTTCCTACCAAAGCTCCCTAGCGTCGCTATAGGACAGTCTTTAATATTCACTCTTCGTAGTTCCCCTGCAAGAGTTTTACCCACCCATTCTTTGTATGCACATGACCAGACGCAACCATCCAGTCCCTAAAAGCATTCTTATATACCTGATCCATTGTGCTAACATAAACTTGGAGATCTCCTATAGTCTTCAGCACAGAACTATAAACCTGTAAATTGCTAACTAGCCTATTGTAGGAAAGGTCTTTGCTAAGAGTGTTGCGTCTGAACAGGGAAACTCCAGTGACAGGGTTATTCACCATAAGATCAATAGCGACATTTCCAGCATCTGTTTCCCTGGAGAAGTCCCACACCACATCCATGTCCTTATAATAATTAGCTACATTAGCTCCAGTAGTACCCAACTTAGCTATAGGGCTATCTTTAATATTCATTCTTCATAGTCTCCCTCTAAAGGTTTAACCCACTTGCTGTTTACTAGCATATATCCATGGTTAGATAGCCAATCATAGAGGGCATTCAGATGATCCTGGGAGAACACATAATTAAGTGTATACTCAGTAATCTCATCCACAAACTCATGGACTCCTGCCACAGTATGCTGAACTTCCCTAAGCTCTTCCTCAATATCATGAGTGTCCCAGTCAAAGGTGGAATACACATGGGTGAATACATCCGTATAGGAACAGTATACTACAAAGTCCAGTTCAGTTATATCTTTGCCGTCATCATAAGAGAAATCCCAGACTACATCCTGACCATCATAGAGGTCTACTATATGTCTACCTAACCTGCCAGTAAACTTGCCTGCGGGAGAGTCATGTATTTCCATAGTCATTCCTCATAGTTATCTTTGGGGTCAAGGAGAGGAACCACACTATCCCCATCATAGAGAAGCCCTCTGCCTTTGAACCACTCCTTTAGCTTGGCTTCATACTTGGGACCCTCAGTTACATAGTCGGAAAAGTGGCGGATGTATTTTATAAGTTCCTCGGGGCTATCAAGTGTATCCTTGTAAGTCTGAAAGATGTCTTTATAAGACTGAATAGAACGGAAGGGATCCAGGAACACAAACCTATACATAAAATTGTCCAGCAGATGATCATAAATAAGAATATCCAGGAGATAACTCCCATCCTTAACGCGGGAGAAGTCCCACACAGCGTCAAAGCCCTTATACATCTGTTCCATGGCTATTCCCAGTCTACCCAGTTCAGCCACAGGACCTTCTTCAACTTTCATTCTTCGTAGTTCCCTTCCAGCGCTACTTCAGTTCCATCTCTATAGTAACCATGGCTAGTCAACCAAGAAGTCACAGCCTTTGAATAACTGAAAGACATGCCAGCCCCATAAGCGGCTAACTCCTCAGTATCCTGTATAGATAGGTTCTCCTCCTCAAGTTCTTCAGCTACATCCCTGTCAGCATCCAAGTTGGTATAGCAGGAACAAAACCTTTTGGGGTTAGGATAGCACACTATAAGATCTACCAGTATGCCATCATTAGTTGAGTGTGAAAAGTCAAAGACTACAGTTGAACCTCTATAGTACTCGGCTACCTGTCTCCCCATGTCCCCAAGAGTAGAAACTACAGAATCTTCTATGTTCACTCTTCATAATCCCCCTCTAGAGGAAGTTCTGTTCCATCCATGGAGTAACCATTAGCCTGGAACCAGGAATCTACAGAGTCAATATATCTGGGAGACATGCCCCTGGACCAGGCAGCCAGTCTATGTCCATCTACAACTTGAGTATCATACTCAAGAGCCACAATGACATCTTTATCATGTCCTATCATTCCATAGAAGGAGGAAAACTTTCTGGTCACAGGAGAGTACAATATAAAGTCTAGCATGACACCTTCTTCATCTTTAGCTGAGTAGTCAAAGACTACCTCCAAACCACTAAAGAATTGGACTACCTTCTTCCCTGTAGTCCCAAGCTTAGAGACCAGAGACTCCTCTACTTTCATTCTTCATACCCACCTTTAATATAGGTATCCCCTAGAAATCTGATATCTGACTTGCCTACCCATAAGAGGAGAGCCGCAATAGAGGTATCTTCATAGTCCGTCTCAGATAGGATTTCTTCCAGAGAAAAATAATAAGTGGAAGCGTTAGCTACTAGAGCTACGGGATCTTCCATATCCATCTGGACTCCAGCGCTCTGATATATGAGAATAAACCTAGAAAGCATTGGGTTATAAGCCAGGACCTCTATCTTAGTCCACTCAGGAAACTCCATCTGGACACATGAGTTCTCATATATCAGGTCATACCCATCCAAAGCCTCAGACAACGGTTCCACAAGTTCGGGGTATACAAGGTTGCCTGAGCTATAGTACTCTGCCCACTCAGCCTTTGTCATTCCTCATAGTTCTCCGAAGGGTCAAAGCTCTTCTTCCATCTCAATCCATCAAAGGTATAGTCATTGTCCTTTAACCAAGTCTTTAGGGCCTGAACATGTTCCTGCCCCCTACGATATCCGCAGTAATTGACTACCTCTGGTATAGAGGTCAACACATCGCTGTGAGCCTTGAGGTCCTGCTCTATATCATGGGGAGACCAGTCCTCTTCTATCTCAGTACACCTGTACTTGAACACCTTATCCTTGGGATCATAGATCATGAGATCTACATACTCCTCATTGGAGAAGTCCCACACTACTTCCATGTCCCTGTATATAGTAGATATAGAAAGTCCATAACTACCTATTCTGGCGATTGGAGAATCCTGTATATTACTCTTCATAATTTCCTTCCAAATGTTTATTTTCAAGCCATGCTGCCATGGACATCACCTTCTGAGGAAACCAACCATTATGCTCAAGACCCTTGACGTATCCAACAGCATCATCTTCGTTTTTCCTAGCGGTCCAGTGGTTAACTATATCATAGCTAAGTTCTCCTCTGGACATAGTGGGATCCAGCTCAGTGTATCTGTAAACAAACCTGCCGTCAGGTAGATAAGCAAAGATATCCAAAGCAAACTTATCTGTTCCGGAGGAATCCTTTAACACAAAGGAGTGATCCCATATGATACTGGCGTCAGAATATATGTTGTGTATGACCTCTCTAATAACAAGAGGGACAGAGGTTAACATAGAATTGCAGTTTATTATGTTCATTCTTCTAAGTCCCTTAACACCCAAACATCATTGGTTTCCCTGCTATACCCCCGGGACATCATCCAACTATCCAGAACCAGCTGACTAGAGTTGCTAAGATGAAAGCGATGATCTCCAGAGAAATCCACAGTAACTCCCAGAGAAAAGGTATCCCAGAAAGTCTCTATAAGCTCATGTATACTAGACCTATAATCGCTGGGAATCCACACCGCCACATTCCTTAAGACGTTCTCTAAGGGATGATAGGATAAAATGTAAACGCAGTTGGCAGACGCCACGAAAGAAAGGACATCTGCGCCAGCATACAATCTTGACAGGGCCGTCTGCACTGCTGTCCTCACCATAGCATAGGCGTCAGAATCTTCTATCTTCATTCTTCCAGGTCCCCCAGCTGCCAGATGTGTCCTGTCTGAAGAGTATAACCCTTTGAGAACATAAAGGAGCTCAAAGGGGCGTCTCCTCCCTCTCTCAAGAATGCAAGAAACCAATGGGGACTTGAGAAGTCGACTGTGAAATCCAAGGGAAAGGTATCCCAGTATTCCCTGATAGCCTCATGGACGCAGCGCTTAGCCTTGTCTGTAAGAATGATTCCGGTATATCTGAGAACATTCTCTTGAGGATGATAGGACAACACAAGAAGGGATGAGGGTTGAGGAATATCGAAAAGGATATCCGCATCAGAGTACGCTTCTAAAAGGGACACCTTGGTGGATTCCTCCGCCTCAGCAAAGGTTCTCGTGTCCTCTATTTTCATTCTTCTATCTCTCCTAGGGACCAAGCAAGTTCCCCGCAAGAATAGTATCCCCTAGATTCCAGCCAGTTTCCTAAGACGCCTCTGTGTCTCTCATTCCTGAGGAATGAGTTCAGATAAACAGCCTTGGTGAAATCCATAACAGGATCCAGAGTATAAGTATGCCAGTATCTCTCGACAAGAGCGCGAGTCTGATGCTGATGATAACCCTCTACCTTGACAGCTACAAATCTTAAGACATCCTCCTGAGGATGATAAGAGAGAAGATAAAGACAACAGGAAGCGACCGTCTCACATAGAATATCAGCGTCCTCATACAGCTGTAAAAGAGCCACCCTTACAGGGTCAGGAGCATCAGCAAATGTTATAGAGTTCTCTATCTTCATTCTTCCAGATCCTCCAGAACCCAAGATCCATTCTCTTTCTTAGAGTATCCTCTAACCGTCATCCACTCCTTCAGGACCTCGCCAGGAGCTCCCGCCAGAAAAGAACACAAGTGAGGAATATCATTAAAGTCCATGGACAACTCCAAGGGAACCACTGAACAATAACTCTTCAAAGCCTCAGAGACGCGGCTAGTAATGCCAGGGATAAAGAATGCCGCATACCTCAAGGCATTATCCTGAGAATGGTACGAAAGAATAGTGATAGTGTCAGAATATGGACCATCACATAAAATATCAGCGTCAGCGTAGAATTCAACCAGGGCTGCCTTGACATAGGTGTCTCCTCTGATATATGTGTGGGTCTCTTCTATCTTCATTCCTCAAAGTCTCCTAGAATCCAAGAATGTCTAGACTCTTCTACATATCCCCTAGATATCATCCAATCTTTCAGGACTTGGCCAGCTTCCCTTCGCAGAAAGGAACAGAAGTGGGAAGACACAGAGAAATCCACGGAAGATTCCAGCGGGTATGTGTCCCAGTAAGTCCTTATAGTTTCAGCCGTCCTCATAGGATCTATAGGGAGAATAACCCCAGCATATCTCAGGACATTCTCCCTAGGATGATAGGATATAATAGTGACGACCTCTGTGGAGGCGCCATCGCATAAGATGTCTGCGTCATCATACACATCTATCAACTCTCCCCTCACTCTATAGTCTCCTCTAGCAAATGTAGAAGTCTCTTCTATTTTCATGCCTCTATAGAATCAAAGTACTCCTTGAGCCTTTTGATTTCCTCCACAGACAGGACAACATCCCACTGCCTGACCCACTCTCCTCTAAGCAGTCTCCATGTGCCAACTATCTTCTCCCAGAAAGACAAGCCACACCTGTATCCTCTGGAAAAAACAGAGATGCTAAGGGTCTGGTAAGGAGGGGTGTTGTCATAGGATAGACTTAGTTTGTGCCCAAAACAGTCACAGTCTACATCCACATCCATGAACCCATCCACCTCCCCAGGAGCGTTGCACACTACATACTCTTTAAAGTCAGCCTCTGCGGCTATCATGTCCTCGCAGGTCCAGTCTGAACTCACTATCCTGCCATTGCCGCACTCTATAACCACCACCTTGGCAGCCTTCTTGGCCAAGTGCATAGGCACATTGCCATAGACTATCTTGCCTTCTAGTTCCTTGGTGGTAGCCAGAGGCAGCACAGGAACTTGATAACCTATCTTAGAACGAATAAACTTTATAATCTCAGGGTTTCTGCTTACTATAATCCTTTCCATATTACCTCCTTGGTCTAACAACTGTCCTCTTATTCTGCTTAGGATCCGACCCTACAACAATACCTATCCCCTCTTTTTCCAAGGACTCTATTATCTTCTCCTTAGTCATAGACTCTTTAGGAGCATCAGACTCTACAAGGATAGCATGATTCTTGCCAGTTTCCAAATAAGTTCTCATTATGAATACTCCTTCTTGACATCCTCATACAAAGTCTTCAAGCCTTCTCTAAGGCACTTAAGATCATACCTATTCTTGACAGCGACAACCGCCTCGTCAGGTTCATCCCCAACCTTAGCCTTAACTATAGGAGTGGAACATATCAGCTCCACAAACTCCCCTAACCTGAGGTCAATGGATAAATAAAGACTCTTGAACACTTCCCTGAGAAGCTTAGGGAAGTCTACAGAGTTATCTTCAGGGTTAAGGCAGGAACTCAGCGCCACATTCTCGGTAAAAGTCTTCCCCTCAGATCTGAGAGTGACCTCTATACAAGAGTTGTCTACCGCCTTAAGGGTCGCAGACCACAGGTTGCCATAACACACAGAACAAAACTGTTTATTTAATCTAAGAGTGAAGGATTCCAAGTTAATCATCTCACTTCTCCTTAAGCAGGGCATTGTTGTTAAGGACCTTAAAGCTAAGCCTACCCCTAAGGGTAGGGCTATAGATATTCTCCAAGGACCTGACCACTATGCCCTCCATGTCATTGTTAGTGCCAGGGTACTTGCCTTTGGCCATGACTAAAAGTTCTTCCAGAGAAAAACCAAAGGATTTTCCTGAAGCCATGAGTCTGACAATATCAAAACCATAATGCTGGGAGAAGTCCACTATAGAGTTGTAGTGGAGGTACTCCCTTGGACCAGTGTCAAAGATATTAAACACCTTGAGGCTGTGGGCCTTAAGTTTGTACTTATTACCCTGCACTCCTGGTCCTATAAACTCTCCCTGAACTACCAGGTGGGGATTCTCTTCCAGAAATCCCTTTATATTCTGTTCCACTCCCACCCTGTAGAAGTCGCTCTCTTCTCTAAGCATAAGGTTCCTGGAGCAGGCGGTGAACTTGCCATCTATCATCAGGTAAGTGGCGCTGGAACCGTCAGCTTTCTCAGTGATATAATAAGGTTTACCCCATAGCTCATCTAGGACTTCCATGACAGACTGAACTCTTATCTCATCTGTCTTAGATACTATGTAAGATGGGAATGGACCAGCAGATCTGCTGGTCAAGTCGCCTACAGTCTCAGGAATCTCATACTTCTTGACCCCCAACAATTCAGTACAGTCTGTACTTTCTGGAACCTCAGGAAGTATATCCATAGGAAGTAAAAGACCCTGAGATAGGACGCCTCTCATCTTCATGGTCCTAATTCTCCAAGACCTGGCTTCCATGAAAGAAGCATGTTCCTTTACCCAAGGAAGCTCCGGGTCCAACACGCTGTCTATTTCAAAGAACACACCCTGAGACCCAGGGGTGAACTCGCCCTTCTTTACTATGACATGCCATCCGCCCACGATAGCTTCTTCTATAAAATCTGCTCCTTCTATAGGGACAATGTCACTCACTTCCCTAATAGAAGCCAGAACTCTTTCCATAATTATTCCTCCCAGTTTCCAGTTTCAAGTTTTCCATCTATGATAGTGTAGTTATGTTTAATGAGCCACATGGCAAGACGTTCAGACAGCGTATCCATCTCCTCAGTAGAAACTCGTTCTGAGAGGTATTCAATCATGTCGTTGATGTTCTCCTCATACTGCATGTTCTTCAGGAGAGATCTCTCAGTCAAAACGCTATAAGAACAGGCTCTGTAACCAAAGCCCTTATCAGGAAAATAAGCTAAGAGTATTAAGAGCTCTTCATTGGAGCCATCCCATATAATATCAGCGCCCTCATACACCTTGGATAAGGTGGGCTTGGACCATCGCTGATACACTGGACAATCTTTAATATTCATTCCTCATAGTTCCCTTGGAGACACAAAGACTCAACCACTGAGGTATAATGCTTAAACCCCAGGCTAGAGTCCAGATTAAAAGCATACTTTAATAAAGCTTCCTTACTATCAAGGACTATATCATGGAGAGTCATATCCTCCAGGATATCAATGACATAGGCTGGACAGGCTATGCACACTCTTTTATGGACATAACGCCCACCCATAAAGAACATGATGTCAACCTCTACAGAGCTAGGATAAGACACATGGGAAAAGTCCCAGATCACATTCTCTGTGCCATATATCTCTGCTATGGTAGAACCCACTGTTCCCAGCTTGGCTATAGCGCAATCTTTGATGTTCATTCTTCCCAGTTCTCCTCAACTCCATAGGCATTATCAGCCATCCACTTGGCAAAGGCGGTTATAAAACCAGCAACATCTCCTGGGAATGCCAGTCCCCTCACATACTTGACCATGGAGTCTGGGGTCTTCTCCCAATGCATGTAGTTCAAGATATAAGATGCGGTAAGGTTGCTGCTTATCTTACAATACCTGAAACCAAAGAGCTGGCTAACTGGAAAGTAAGCCAGGATCTTAAGGTAACCCTTAGTGGAGATATCCCATATGATATCGGCTGACCCATAGACCCTATTCAGGGACTCATGGCTGGCATGTCCATATATTGGAGAGTCTTCTATTTTCATTCTTCCCAGTCTCCTCCTATTATCATGCCCTCGACATAGTTAGTTTTGTCAATCCATTTGACGAAGGCCTTCTGGAAGGAGGCAAAACTCACAGGAGTAAGGGACCTCCTCATGTACTGAATAGCGTCAGCGGGGGTCTTTACAAACTTCATGTTATTTGTGACATAAGACTTAGATATAATGTCCCCTATAAGACAGCACCGGAAACCAAAACCCTTGTCGGGGAAGTAAGCGAAGACTTCCAGGACTTTCCTATCTGAGATGTCCCAAATAATATCAGCTTCCAAGTATACGTCAACGGCAAGCTTGGGGAGAATCTCATATATAATGGAATCCTCTACATTCATTCCTCGTAGTCTCCTTCCGCCAACATATCCCTTACGGCCTTATTTTCAAGCCACTGTGAAAAGGTCTTCTCAAAATCCTCGAAGTGTTCTTCAGAAACATGCTCCATCATATACTCAATGACATCATCAGGGTCTCTGATAAAATCCATGTAACCTGTTATGAAATTTATCTTGGCGTCCTGGTCAACAGAGTTGCACCTGAAGCCATAGCCCCTATCAGGGAAGTAAGCTAGGACATTCCAGATCCCCAAGGTGGAAGCGTCCCAAACGATATCTACATCCTTATATACCTTAAGAGCCAACTCAGGAAAGTATCTGTACACAGGGGATCCTTCTACTCTCATTCTTCGTAGTTCTCCTCAGGAAGTATAGCCTCCCTTCTGGCACACCAGTTTATAAGGGAGTTGGACACTATAGTTATACTTGGCCTATCAAGGCACCATATCAAGTGGAACAACATCTCATCCTTGGTAGGGACGAAGGACATGCGGTCTGTAATCTTGGCATAAAGTTCCACTGAGTCCAAGGACTGACAGGCGAAGGACCTGAAACTAAACCCTTTATCTGGGAAGTAAGCAAGGATTTCAAAGAGTGTCACCCCAGAATTATCCCAGATAATATCCGCCCCTTCATATACAGCGACTAAGATAGTATGGTCAAAGAGATCATATGCTGGGGAGTCCTCTATCCTCATGACCTCAATAACTCCAAGACCTCCTTGGATTTCTCAACCGCCACCTCATGCTTACGAAGTCCGTCTTCTATAAGAAAGGCCACATCTTCTTTGATAGCTGAGATATACCTATCCTTGCCATGCTGGAGGTAGTATCTCTGAACGCTAATGTCAGTAAAGACTCCATGACAATATATCTTAATGACGCCTGAAGAGGCTTGGGTTATAATGCCACACTCTACTGGTATGATGCTTTTGAGTTCCCTGTATACATCACCAGCCCTGCAGCCTATAAGTTCGTCTCTAGTGTGAGCTATTTCCGTGACAATCTTATGTGAACCTTTCATTCTACTAGTATAGTATTCAGAAACAATATCTAGGGCACCGTCAACCACTTCTTCTATAGCTGACCCTTTAAGCTTGTCAGAGACAGTCTCGTCAGGAAAGACTAAGTAGATTCCTTCAGTTCTCAGTTCAAGCTTAAAGTTGTAGGGGGCCACTATCTCGGCCAGTTTCTTAGCAATATCCATGGCTTATTCTCCTTGGTTAATTCTCAAAAATTGGGCTCTAGCCACCAAGAGATCATCCAGCGTCCTCTGATAATAGGTGATGCCTTCTTCTATATGGCTAGTTACCTTCTCCCTGACCACTTCCCCAAGACTACCAGGACTGAGCAGGATCCTGGCCAATTCAGGAGCATTAAATATCTTGATAGAGTTATCCTTGAACAGGATATTCAGAGACCCAAGGGGTTCCTCAAGATTCAGAGTGAAAGCGCAGGGCAGAACTATAGAATCTACGGTAGGCTTAGCTACCCTATAGACTATCTTATTAAGATAGAATACCAACACCCTGAAGTCCTCTTGTGGAATATATCTGCTAGTCTCAGAAATAGTCGCAATTATATCATGCAGGAACCTGAGAATAGTAGTATCCCCATCATCTTCTGGAGCTGCTGGACCAGCCAGTATCTCAACGTTACTAGGAAACCTGATAGAGAGTCCACCAGCCTCTAAGAGTATGGAAACTCCTTCATAGTCTATAAACCCCTGGATATGATCCCTAGCTTCAGCGTTTGTCATATCTCTTTATGCCTATACTCCTCTGGAAGAATCCTGAAAGCTGTCTTTACCATTCTGGGCAAGACCTCTTTGGGAATGCTTCCACTCATAAGGGGAGCCAGGTAAGTGGAATCCCAGTTGTGCCTGAGGACTAAACAGGCTGCCGCCGTAGCGTAAGCCCGCACTTCTGCCTCCCTATCCCAGTAAGCGAAGGGAGCGGGGTCATCCAGCTCCTCATCCATAGCATGAGTCAACTCATGGGCTATCATCATGAATGTATTGGGGAAGCAACCAGTAGCTCTCTGAGCATACAGATGCCCAGGGTCTAAGGTTATCCTGTTATTGGAAGCTATGTAACCTCCAGCGGTGACATCCTGGATGGGTCTCACCCAGAAAATAACATGGCCCCTAGGACCTCTGATGTTAAGTTCATTAAGCCTTTTCTCCAGTTCATTGAGGTGCTTCCTCAAATCCTTGGTGACAGTAAATCCCCTTCCCACCAGGTGCATCGTCTCATCCAGGAAGGGCTCAATGATTCTAGTGATATCCTCAGATGCCTGAGCTAAAAGTTCAAGTTCCATATTAGCTTACCTCATATTTTCTAGAAGCTCATCGCATTTGACGACAGCTTCATTGCACTCTCGCATCACTTCCAGAAGACGAGTGGAGTCCCTACTGATTCGGTCCTCTGAATCTCTGATAATCTTAAGACAGTCCTCCTTTATAAGTGGAAGGACAGTCTTAAGGAGCTTGTCTTTATCTAGCGCGCCCTCTTTATCTAAGAACTCATTGGGGTCCTCAAATCTTTTGAAGTCATCCGCCCCATGAACTCCATGGGATATGCTGATAAAGTCAAAGTAAGGAGCCCTGATATTGTACCCCAGAGGATGAATGCGCTCGCTGAGAGACTCTACCAATTCCTCATTCTGTTCATTTCTCTCAATAATCTTATCCCTGATGTCTTCCATCTCTTCTTCTAGTTGCCTGGTAGTCCTAAGTTCTCTCCTCATAGTTATCTCCTAGCATGACAAATCCCTCAGTACAGACTGTACTATCCAAGTCTTGCAGGTTCCTTGAGCCGACTCCAAGGAGTCTCTAATAAAGGAGTCTATCTCCTTATCATCTGTCATAACCTGACACCTATACTTGTTTACCCCAGCAGTATTATCCCAGAGAACGATCTTAGCTGAGTATCTATGGTAAGAGGCTATATAAGCCCCCTCTACTCTCTCCCACTCAATGCCTATCATTGATACCACCTATCCTGTATAATACCATATCTATGGAAGTACTCCAAGGGTCTAATCCTCTTACCCCTCACATAGAACCCCCACTTATGGTAGGGTCTACCACAAAATATAATAGTCCAAGCCCCTTCCACTGGAATATCCAGGTAGTGCTGGACAGTAGCCTTCATCTTCCTAGGCTTCCAAGCCACTGCTTCAAAGGTTCCATCTGGGGTAACATTTTTATACTTACCCTTTATTATAAGGGAGATGAGGTCACAGGAATGGTCATGAAAGAACCTTCTGTCATCACTCTTAATCCAGTGGTGCAGTCTAATGCTATACCCAAAGAGTATAAGAGTCCACCTTATAAGATAAGGGGCTTCCTGTAGTCCTAACTTCTCAGCCCACCTTATCTGGAAGAGCTTAAAGGGTTTAGTATTGGAACTGCCAGTGCTCATATCCAACCTCTTTCTCTGCCAAGAGCAAGCCAATCCTCTACCATTGAGTTTACATGACCAGCATGTTCTCCTGGTATAGGGTTCTCCCCTGTTATCTTAGTAAGAGCATGGAACCAATGCCCATGGGTGGTCTCCATATCCTTCAGTATAAGAGGCACCACAGGCATACCCATCTTGATTATCTCTTGATAAGCCCAGTGCTCACATATAATAGAGATAGAAGAATGAAGGGCAGTCTCTTTATGCCACAGTTCTGCTAGTTCTACAAATCCCATGAGTCTTTCTTCTTCTTATGGCAGTGGGGTATGATAAGGGACACCACATATATAGTGGAGCTGACAACAAACCCCCAGAATAGATAACTAATATTCACGACGACTCCTCCTCTCAGAGACAATCTTACTAAACATGTTAAACAGGACTACTGGGATGAGATACCCAGTAAGGAAGGACATCTGATTATTAAGTAGAGTCCAGTCTTTAGTATTCCTGATAAAGTCAATAGAGATCCCCAAGTAAAGGACTATTGCGGAACACATACCTAGTCCACACACATCTAATATACCCTTTGACTTAAAGAATGGGATACCAAATACAAATATAAGGGAGAAAAAGACATAACTAGCATGTGCGCACCAAACTGCATCCTCTGGAGTAAAACTAGTATTCATAGTTAACCACCTTAGCGCGACATAAGATTCTTTTTATTATAATAGGAATAAGGGTAATAGAACACCCAAGTAGAAAAGAGAGATGACCCATAAACACAGACCTATCTCCATACTCAAAGTATAGACAGAAGAACGCTACAGCTGGTAGAAATACCCAGCCTGTACTAAAAGCCCCAAGGGAATCATCTTTGGTTACTATTGCAGCAGTTATTAATCCAATAAAAATTAATAGTAAAACATACCCTACATATAGAGCATAGTTATATTCAGTAAATCCCATTGTAAGGTCTCCTTTCCTAATAGTCAAAGGGCTCTCTACTAGATATCTTCTTGGCACACTTAATAGCCTTTTGTGCATCTATCTTAGCCTTCTGTCTTTCCACTTTAGCTTTCTCATCACACTTAAGCTTTAGTCTTTCCTTATACTTTTTTTCTTCAACAGCAATCATATCAATAAAGGGAATCTTCAACTCATCAGGAACTAGTCCTTCTGTAGTAGGAATAAAACTAAAAGGAAACACTAACCTGTAACGAACAGTGGAGCATCCCTCATCATAGATAACATCTATCCACTTAAACCACGATATGCTAAATCTTAGTCCGTAATTTACCCTATCTCCCCAATACCCCTTATAGCAATCCCTATTTTCTATGATAAGTCTGTACTTCCTATCTTGTAGAGTAGGGAACAACTCTCTCAGTAGAGTATCAGAATATACTTCACTCATGTCTCCACCTAGTAGTCAAAAGACTCTACCTTCCTTTTCTTGGCAGGTCTCTCACGTCTCAAACTACTAACAAACTCTTTAGCCTTCTTCTCAGCAAGTCTCTTCTCTGAGTCAGCCAGAGCTTTCTTCTTTTCCACATACTCTAACAACTTGGTATCCATCATAGTTGCAACCTTGTCAACAAAGGGACTAGGAACAACCTCCCACGTACTATTCCAATGAGTAAAGAACCCCTCAAACATATAGGTATACATAATACGAGATGAACCATTATCTTTGCACAACCTTAAAGCTAAGCCCTTACTCACCTGAAACTTCAGTATATAGTTCTCCCCATAGTATGTAGAATAAGGATAGAACTCACCCTTCTTCACATCCATAGTTTTTATTATCTCCGCAAAGAGAGCATCATCCTCAACCTTACTCATGACACCTCACCAAAGAGAACTTCTCCTAATCCCTTCCTTTCTACTTCTACTACATCCTGAATAGAATACTTCTCTACCATAGAATCGTAGAGAGCCTTTAGTTTCCTGCCCATCTTAGTACTCTCATGGTAAGTGCAGCACCCCATATGATAGTCCCCTTGGTCTATAAAGATTCTATACCTATCAACAACTCTAGTGCTAATGGAAGGCAGAGCGCATACAGAGATAGTAACCTTCTCTACAAAGTCGCTCCCATCCCTAGTCACTATAGAGTAGATAGGATAGCTAGCATCCTTATATGACTTGTCTGGAAAACAGGTAGGGTCCTTAGATATGTTTTGTACAATCTTCTCATAGGAACTCTTACTACCCTCTAGCACATATGTATTACCAGTTTTCTCTACTCTATATAGTAGGATCATAGCGTTGGCAAACTTAATGGCTACCTCAAGTTCCCCATCCTCAAGAGATACCTCGTATGGATAGTAGTAGGAACACTGATTATTACTATCCACTATAATTGCTCTATCCATATCCACTCCTAGTATTCTATATCTTCCTTAGGTTTATCTTTCTTAGGTCTGTCTCTGTACCAAGTCACAAAGTTTATAATGAAAAAGAAGAAAGCCACAGCACTTACTACACCTAGAGTAATCAAACCAGTGAGCTTTAGATCATAGATGAACTCCTTCTTCGACTTGGCAGACTCCTTCTTATCCTTAGCTTCCTGAATCTTCTTTGCGTACAACTCAGATCTAGTATGAGGGATATATTCTTTAGTCAAACAGTGATGAGCAGTAGGCATAGGCATCAGGGAAGAACCTTCCCTAGTAGCTCTCAACTCATTATAGCGTTCCATGTTCTCTCTGTATCTCCAGACAAGCTCTATGACAGCATCTCTATTATCTCCATAGTTATCAAAGAACCATCTCTCATTCATAGCATCTATCTCAGTCTGAATACTCTTGTTCTCAGAGATTAACTTATTAGCTTCCTCTAAAACTCCAGCATAACAAGGAGAAAAAGTTAACAGGATAAGAACAAATATCAATAGTTTCATCATTTGTACACCCTAACATCACAGTTATCTATCTCATAGTAGTATGTATATTTCCCATAGTCCAAGGACAGCACCTTATACTTCCAGGATATATCATAGCCCACGTAACCAGAGTATGTGGTTGAAACATCCCCCTTAGGGGTGTGTCTAGTAACTATCATATATCCTGAATCTGAAGAGTAATAGATAAGGAAGATGGTTCCTAGTACAGTCAGTACTAATAGAGCAACAACAATAGTAAGAGCAATTTTCATAGTATCACCTATAGTGGGGAAGACTGTGGGAATCAAACCACACATTACCCGTCGATAGTTTTCTCATTAAACTAAGTCTTCCATATTCAGGGAGCAAGGATTTGAACCCCGGACCTCCTGTATGTTACATAAGACTCTATGGGAACCCCAACCAGTATAGTAGCGATGATCAGTCAACTATTATACCTTCAGTGGAATCTCCCCCATAGCAATCCTTGCAGTCAGGGTTAACCATCTGAACTGCAACAGGCGCTCTACCACTGAGCTACTCCCTGATGTATCACTGCCCTGTTAGTTTAGACAGTATAACCCAAGCTAACTTCCCTGATGGAGAGAACAGCCCTATCCAGGCAGCCCTATCAGCTAAACACATAAGGGTCCCTATAAAAGATATGCCGCCAATAGAAACATAGATAGTAGTGCAGACAGTATAGTAGGTCCACTTGTCCTGGTTAGCATCAGCCTGCCACCTACACTTGATAATAGCTCTGATCATAAAGATAGTCAGAACCAGGAAAACAATCCCAGCCCCTATCTGGACCACGCTGCTATAGAACATAGCCTCTAAGGTGGCCTTCATGGCCGGGGTAGTAATGGTGGCAATCTTCTTGCCTACCATATCCAAGATCTCTTCAATCTCTTTTGGTTTCATGCCACACTCCTATGAAGTTTTCGTGTTACAATAAACTTCTCACAGACCTGTTGCGCCTTAGCAAGGGTATCAACAGGCTTGCCTAAGTTCATACCATGCATGCACCACTCTGGATGGAACTTTCCAGACACTTCCATCACAAAGAAGGTGTGTCCGTTATACTTTCCGCAGTGCTGCATAACCTCAAAGTCTTTGCCTCCTACTCTTATAGAGACAAGACCACTTTCCCAGTTTATCCTCATAATAACTAGCTCTTTTCCTCAGTACAGGATGTACTACCTAAGACTACACAGATAATTATACGCTATCCTATGACCCTTACCTGAGGCCAAAGATATAAGACTCTCCAAGTTATCAATGTTAGCTCCATGCTCTACAAGAGACTTAGCAAAGAAAGAGTCATCCTCCCAACTGAGCCCGCCAATAGATTCAACCATTGGAGTTGCGCCATTAGGAGCAGCCAAGTTAAGGTCTACCTTATCTAGCAGATAAGAAAATGTGGACTTGGCTCTTCTATGGATAGTATAGGTGAACAGAGTAACTCCCGCAAGGTATGGCATAGGATCCATAGGAAACCCATTGTCTATCAGCCACTTCATACACTCCAACTGGTCCTTGCCAGCAGCCACAAACAACGGGGAGAACACCCCTAACTCACCTATATAGAAATCATGCCCTGGTGTAGATCCTGCCTCCATTAGTATACTGCAGCAATCTATACAGCCCTCTCTAGCAGCATAATTGATAGGGATATCAAGATTCTCATTAAGAGTATGCAAAACCTTATCAACATGACCTTTACCAAGAAGTCTTCTTCTCAGGGAATCATGTTCATGATCGCTAAGCAACTCATATATCTTATCCATGTCTACCTCCTCTCCTCCTGCTTGTGGGAGGCTCCCCTGGCAAGTCAGGACGCTCATGAGTTATTGATCTGGCAGGGTCGTCGCCTCTCCTGTAAGAGTCGAGAAGCTCTGCCAGCAACCACAAGAGTATAAGTATAACTAAAAGTATATAATCCATGGGAACTCCAATCGTGGGAGGTAGTTCTCACTCGCTGGCAAGGAACGTTTACAGCCCCCAAGGCTAGCCGGGACTGTCTAGACCTCCCACTGTAATGAGTAAACAAAGGCAAGCTACTCCCCGTTTACTTATTAGTCTCTAAGGAGATAGCTCAGCTGGTCCAAAAGCGTCTTGCACATAGCCAGCTGATTAGATATCTCCTTATGATAATAACTAAATACATTCTTGGAACACCACAACATAATGGAGTCCACAGAAACGCTGAAAGGATCAAAGACTTTGTCCTTTATGATCCTAGACTTGCCCTTGTCAGTCAGGACGATGCAACAGAGCATCTCAGACTCGCCAGTGGCTACGCATATGGACTTAAATCCACTAGGCAACTGACTATCAAGGAGCTTCCTGAAATGAGAAGCTATAAGGTCTGCAGCCAGTTTCTTGGGCAGTTCCAAAGAGTCTAGGTCCTTAGGGCGCTGAATAACCTCAGAAAGGTCTGGAGTTAGATCCAGCAGGTCCTTTATGAGTCTGTAGAAATAAAAGTTCTTCCCAGACTCATAGGAACTAAGATTCACTGGGGCAGATCTCTCCCCAGTAGAGCCAGTCCCCAGCCTGTAGATAGAGACCAGACTATACAAGTCAGGTTCTACAGTCTCCAGACTAAACCCTCCAGTCCTAAGAAGTCTATTTAAGTAGTAAAACAATACCTCATAATTCATGACTTCTCCTATGGGTGTGTATTGGGCGAGGTTCCCTATAAAAGAATCAACGCGGACCTACAGCAATCAGGGGCAGTCCCTTGGTTGTATAACGTGGTTAGCATCCACCCTGAATTTCCCACTAGCCTTGCGCTAGGTTGATCGTCCAGTCGCCCAAAAGTATAAACTTTAACAGCAACACCCATTAGTGATCTAGGCATAAGCCATCACACGTCTTATGGAATCCCTGGATAACGAGTCCTCCTGCCATAGCGGGCAAGGTTCTCTATCTCCACAAGCTTTCCAATCTTATCTTTGCAAGTCTTTATCTCTTCCCGAACATATCCAAGGAGGCCTTCCCTGACTATCTTCTCCAAGTCTTCGTCCTCAAGGAGGATATCGCCTAGAGCGTCAGCGCCTATCTCAAAGATCCGAATCCCATCATAGGAGGCTTCCACAGCTCCAGAACCCCTATAGATGAAGTATATTTCTGGCACAGTCTTGTCCAGTCTCTTAAGGACTGGCTTAACCAACTCCCAGATAATCTTAAATCTTGCTGAGTAAAGAGCGTCAAGGATATCTCCAGCATGATTGATACAGTGAACCTGAGCCAGAGCATCCACCAAAAATCTAAGGGCAGCCTTCTCCTTGGAGTCTGAATCCACTATCTGGGACCGGAACTTCCTGTACTTAGAGTAGCTCCCGCAGATATCCAGAACTACATAGTCATTATCCAGAAACACAGAAGCAAAAGACAGCTCAAACATAGAGCCTATGGCAACAACAGTCTTAGTCTTATCCATGATTACCTCTTATAACAGTCATAGGTTGTAATGCACTCGCTAAGGACCACAGTGTACTTCTCAACCAGTTTCTTAAAACGCTTTTTGACAAAGGACCTGAAGGTTTTCTGAGCTTCCTCATACATATCCTTAGGAGCCTTGCCAGCGATATTGAACTGGCGCTCATAAGTCTTATTCATAAAATGCACAGTGCAATCGAAGATAATCTCTCCATTGGTATGATTAGGATAAGGACTGGGGTAAACCTCTAGACTTACATAGTCATGCATCCCACCAAGTATCCTGTCTCGAAGAGCGTCACACTCAAACTGAATAGCAAGCTCAAGGGGAAACTCTACAGAGTTCAACTGTTCCTCAGTGGGAAACAGGACATTAAACTTTTCCTGTTCCCCAGTATAGATACCACCCTTCTCCACTATGCCATGTAAGATATCCTGGAACATCTTGTAGTATAAGAACTTGCCTTCTAAGTAATACTTAGGATCGGCTGGGTTCAAAGTGAAAAGAGTCTCTTCTCTGGGAGCTCTCCCAAGATTAGCCCAGACCTCAAAGGGGCCATCAAATGTAGCCCCCACTATCCAGTCGAACTCGCTGAGACGACTAAACATATGATCGGCTATAGAACATTCATTCCTAAAGTTAAGCATCCCTGTACTCTTCCATTAGGTCTCCCACTATTCCATTGGTCTTGCACAAATGACTGACCACCCTAGTGAGAATGGTAGAAGCTAAAGCATTGTCATCTTCCAGCAATAGTTCCGTCACTTTCCTGACAGGTATCACACTGGAAGAGATCCCAGACTCTACGAGGATATCAGATTCCTCATTCCTGAAGGTAATCTTAGCTATTCCCTTGAGTCTAGACTTTAGATACTTTAGTTTCATCCCTACCCTTATGCCTAAGGATCTCCTCAACTCATTTAAGAGCACCCCATAAACATAGCCAGGACAGTTCTTTCCCCATTCAATTTTTTCCATGGAATCATGGTAAAACCTGAGCACAGCAGTATCCACTGGGTCTTCCCTATGGAAGGGAACCCCAATAGTGGTGCCCAGTATATCCACATAGACGCCACAAGCCCCAGGTTCAAAGGTTATGCCTGGGTATTCCTGGAATCTCTTAGCCATAATCTTGGCCAGTCTCTTCACTGTCATATTAGCGCCTCTCATTCTTTCTTAGGTAATCCCACAGACAAGTATCACAGGGAGGCTTCTCCTGGGCTGAGCCTGCAGGACGGGTGTGAAGAACACGCACTTCATTAGCCATCTTGCCAAACTTCTTGTGCAAGGCAAGATAACTAGTCGCCTTATCAGAATAGTAATCAGCCAGGAGCTCAAGACCCTTAGCTACAAGGGCATCCTCAGAGTTGTCGTCTTGACCATCCGCCTGAAACTTGTCCAGCAACACTAAGTCATACTCATCAACAAACTTAAAAAGACAAACATCCACTCTGTCCAGAGTAATCCTGCGCTCAAACCTGCACTCCTTAGGCAATCTGGCATTAACCCTATTGACAGAAACAAGGATAGCAAGTCTAGCCTCCAGTTCCTCCATAGGTATCGCAGAGTCAGCTTCTTCTTTATCAGGCCATAGAGATCTAAAGTACTTAATTCCCTCCGGAGATGGCTGATAGTGAAACTGTATAATGGGTTCTAGAAGGTGTCTTAGAAGTGAGAAGAAGCGATATCCATCCTCAGACTCAAACCCCTCTGGGGTAAAGGGTCCCGTTACTCCATACAAGGGAAACTTCCTATTGTACACAGTAAAGGAATCATAATCTGGATCTTCACAACAACACTCTTTTAAACCAAAGCCCCCTGGTTCAAAAAGTCCATCCAAGTATTCAAACAATAACTTGCGGTTCATGTCACCACCTCACATTTCTAGGTCTGGAGGCCAGCCACTTAAGAAGTCTGACTACTCCTCCAACTCCTACACCAACCAGAAAATAATAAACAATTATCTTATAATCCATAGTCTACCTCCAGTTGTTTCTTCTCTTCATAGGAATATGATACCCAAGCAGGAATACCAAAGCCACACAGTTATAGAGAATAACTGTATTCCAGGGGATACCAAGTTCATATCTCAAGTGGAGAGAGACAAGAACTATAGGAGCCAGTATAAGAACCAATACAAAGAGAGTAAAACATTTAAGATTAACATCATTCTCAGCAATAGTCCATAAGCGCACGCACAATTTCTTAAAAGCAAGTATATAAACAACTACAAACATAGAATACCAGATCATGCTACCACTCCCTCCACCTAGGGGTCCTGATAGAGAAGAGACCCTGGACAGTCCAGAATCCCATAAGGAATATGACAGACCGAAGAGTATAATAAATTATCTCTTTGGCAGGAATAAGACATAAATGCAATGTCAGAACCGGTAACGCGGTAAGGAGACAGAAACCAAAGATTGCGCCAGCAATGCCATCAGGATCCTCTTTCTTCATCTCCAGGACTACAGCCTTAACATATAAGATGAGCAACACTAAACCAATAGAATAAAATATCATACCTTCTCCCCCATCTCCAACAGGTCCCAGAGTTCCACCCTCTTCTCACCTACAGTCCTTTTATAAACGAACTCCATGGACTCAAAGAGTTTCTTTAGTAACTTTCCAGACTTAGACCTGACAGGGATAGCCCTGCTGCCTAAGAGGATGTCCTCTTTCTTGATGGCTATCTTATATCTGCCTATGTATTTAGTCGGCTCCTCCCCTTGTATTTCAGGGATGCCACAGATGGAGACAACTGCCTTGTTAGGCAGAGTGACAGAGTATACTGGATAAGGATTAACTAACTTTCCCTTATCCAGTTTATCTCTTAACTTCCAAAGGTCATCTTCACAGAAGACTTTGATTATAGACAGGTATGCATTGCCATACACCTCTACTTTTGACAAGGAAATAAGAGGAGTGACGAAGGAAACTAAAGTGCTTATCTCTTCCTCAGTCATCTCAATCTGACTGGGATAATACTGGGACTCATAGGTGTCCAATCCTACCACTGTAAGGTTATCCATAGTTACTCCTCTCTAAAACGCTACTCTATTATACCATGTCCGGAGGCGAATTGCTCCTGGTGGCGTTGCTTAAGGTAAGCGCCAACTGTTTAACGGAGGCTATAGTGACTAACACCACCTCCCTTAGTTTACATAGGATACTGGGGGAACGCCTGACTGTAAGGCTAGCCATGTATTCCCCCAGACTATACTCGAAACAATCTTTAAAGTAAGGAACGCTAAGGAACGGCCAACCAATCATGACCCTCTCCCGTCAAGGCGCTTCTTCACCAACTGACCACAACATAAACCAGCGGCTTCACACTTGGCCACCTCATCCACCAGGACAGGAACCCCCTCAGATCGAAACAGATTCTGCAGATCATAGAGTCTCTTACTAGTCTCCAAGTTATTATCCTTGGCATTATCAGTGTAGTTAAGGGGAGTGAGCTTGACAACAAACTTATTTTTCTTAACCCCTAGCTTGCTAAGAGTCTTAGGATTCACCTCCACACCTTCCATGACTATGAAGTTGAGGATAACTGTCCTGCCTGTTATCTTATGCTTAGAGACTTCCTTAACCACTTCTTCTATAGTCAGGACATCAGCTCCTCCAAAGAGTTCTCTTCTGGTATCTTCGTTAGTTGAATTGCAACTGACTTGGAAGTGAAAGAGCCCATCATAAACCTTCTCCTTAGAGTACAGGACCCTCTCTATGCAAGGAGCGCTTCTAGGCAAGGTGCTATTGAAACAGGGCAACCAATTAAAACATCTGCGCATGTATGTGGAGATAAATGGAAGGGACTCTATAACATACATGACATTCTCTAAGTTATAGGCAGGCTCGCCCATACGGGCAAACCCTATCTTGACCTTAGAGGACTCTCTCACATGCGGAGTGTAGTCTAGGAGGAGTTCTACCTGTTCTTCTATTTCTCTCCTGGTAAGATTGCCGCCAAACTTCATGGTTCCCACATCGCAGAACTTACAATGATGAGGACAACCCTTCTGAGTAGACACATTGAGCATCCACTTGTCCTTATGGTCTACCAAGTGGTCCCATATAATATGGGGATCATAGGTATCCTTAACTTCCTCATCAACTAGCACATCCTGCATCTCAGTAGCTTCCACTCTACAGCCATCCTTAGTCTTCATAAGGAAGATCCTGCCACTGGGCAGATGCTTTACATCCTCAACAATCATATGTCACCCCACCTTAGACAAACGCTCAACAGACTCGAGAACCCACCTCACAAAGAACATATCTTCTCTGTAGGTCCTCTCAAGTTCCCATAGTTTAGAGTACACGGCATCAAGAGTCTTCTTGGCTGACTCAGCATAGGTCTCGCACATAGGGGAACTCCACTTAAAACCATAGTTGCTGGTAACTTCCAGACATTTATGTGATATATCCAAGTAGTAGGTGTTGCCTATGAAACCAGATAACTTCCTGTGCACATCAAAAGCCAAGCTTACTAAGGACCTTAGAGACTTCTCAGAATCTACGTCCTTACAACGTGGGATAAAATCTTGGGATAGTGAATGCTTAAAATGACCAACCTCATAATACCAATCAGTAGTGTTGTGCAACCTAATAGAGAAACACTTCTTAATTTCACTGAAGAAATTATCCCTAGCCTTTTCAAAGTTACCCAGCCTAGACCAGTCAGTAAAGTAGACACTAGGAAGTCCCACTCTAGGGTATGAGTTAACTGAAAAACTATAGTCCTGGTTAGAATACACTCCACCAGCGTCCTTATGGGGGTTAAGAGTCATAGCTGTATCCCATATAGTAGCTATCCTATCTATCTTAGACTTAGTTAACTTGGACATAATATACCTCCTTGATTGACGGTAGGGCGCTGGATTTCTACCAGCTCTTTATCTCGGCAGGAGTTGGGTTGTTATCTCCTACGGTCTGTGTCACACCACAGCGACCCTACCCTAATCAACAGTCCTATGCACCAGGTAGGACTGAACCCTGAGGATACCACCTGTTACTAGGGGTAGCTCCTCTTTATCAAGTCCTCTAGGTTTCTTCTCCTTGTCTCGGAACCTGCTGATAGAGGATCAGCATATAGCTATGGTTAGCAGTCATAGCCTTAGTCCCGTCAAGTCTATGTAGGAGCGTCTGGGCATAGACACCCGAATCTAGTACAGCTGTACTAAAATTTAGATAAAGCACTTGGACAAAAGACTAAGGGCTTCTATAACATCCAACTTAGGTATCTTCATGTCCTCAATCTCAGCAAGTTTGTCAGTGATAATGCTGTTATATACAATATCTTCAAGGGATAATCTTCTGGGAACAGAATTCACAGCGCTGACATGGAAGGTGATAATAGACGCATCCAGGGAACCATACACTGACAAGTCATCCCCTTCCACTTCCAGTCGGTATCCAAGCTTGGATATCTTTTCTCTCACAGCCTTTATATCCTCAGAGATAGAGGCCATGATCCTGGCGTGCTGGAGTTCTAACTTCTCCCTTCTCAGTTTAACGAGTCTCTCCTGTAAAAGGTTTATCCTCTTTTCAAGGGCTACAAGATCTTTCATAGTTCCTCCAATGGTATGTTATGTCTGAGCAGACTAGCTACCTCAGACATAGAACCCAGTTTATTATAAAGGATGTTAACACACCCTCTTTCAAAGTGATCAGGTCTGTTCTTCCACCCTTGGAAGTGGTTGCCTATAAGGTTATAATTAACTAGGCTAGCTAATGTAGCCCTGAAATCAACACCCCAAGGGATGGGCAACCAGGAAGAATCCTTGGTCATCCAATAAAGAAGGTGAGCATCCTTACTATCAAGTTGCATGCCCACTTGGACCCTACTCTCAGTAGGGCCACACATTCCAGGGTCATCGCTAAGGACAGGAGTATAACTAAGATCTTGCTCTATAGCATACAGAGTCCTGAGATCCCTGACATCAGTAACTACCAGTGGACCCTTCCTTGCTGACACTGTCGCCAGCATCTTCAACTCAGACTTAGAGTGAATAATAGTAGCTCCCTGTTTCCTGCCAGGACATAGCTCCTTCAGGATAATAGATATAAGAGCAGCATGATCATATAGGGGACCACTATCTTTTATTAATTTCTTGAACTCATCCATAACACACCTAGTTTACTGGGCTAGGCTCTCTCTAGCCCACATTGGATCTAACAGAACTCTATGCTATTGAATACACAATACTACATATCATCCTCCTCCACAGGGGGGGGACCCCTTTATTGACAGTCCCCTAAGAAACCCAGAGTTCCACCATAATCGCCTTGCCTTAAGAGAGCAGGACAAGGTAGCCTTGGTATTACCATAAGTAATACCAATGGAGAGTACAGACCGTACTTTCCATTGATATTGTCTACAGACAATATCAAGGCTAAATTTAATAGCTAGCCCTTTACAAGTTCAGCCAGCTCAAGTATCAGTTCACTTTCCTCAGGAACAGACTCCTTCGTAGCACAGTCAGCATCCATGCCATAGTCAGCCAGCCACTCAAGGATATCATAGTCTGGCTTCTTAATATGAATATCAGCAAAAGCCATGAACTCCACTATAGCCTTCAGTCTGGAGTATCTAGTTGGAATACACTCAGCCACATCCACCTTGGAAGTGGGTTCCTTTTGTCCAGACAAAACTTTCTGGACTAGTCTATGGGCCGCCTCTCCAAGAATATCCCCACTGTGTCCTTTGATCCAGTGAATCTGGCTAGCCCTACTGGCTACTAGATTCTTATAGGACTGAGTGACTGGAGTGGCAGTCTTCCACTCCCCAGTGGCCCACTTGACCGCTCCCTGAAGGTCAGTATAAATATCAGCATCCGGATAAGTATTCAGGGCAGTGACTATAGCAAAAAGTTCACAGTCTATGTTATGACTAGCAGCCCTAACAACAACGCCAGAAGCAAACTTCTCATCCTCAGTAACGTAGGCCCAAGCCCCCATGTCTTGAGAGTGGGAGTATCCGCCATCAGTATAAATTTTCACCATTAATCTCCTTATAAATCCTAAGAGCATTATTATAATATTCATGCCTCACATGCTGAGGAAACTTATAAATGAACCCGTAGATATCCTCAGGACAACTAGACAGAACTACCTATGAGTCCCTTGTAGTTCATAATCCATGCCCCTCAATAGTAATGACGTTCTTATCGTAGCCTTCATCCATGACAAGAGTGATCCTGTCTAGGATGAATGGACCCATTCCATTCCACTGGACGTAGGAATCAACATCAGCCATCTTCACCTCATATAATCTATCATATGGATGAACTCTATAAGTAGAGTCTGACAACTCTATAGGGTGTTCCTTAGTCCCAGCCAGACCACGAAAAGGAACAAGTTTACCGCGAACAGTAATACATATAGACACTGTCTCCATAGCTAGTCCTCCTCTATGGATTTTAAGAATTCCACTTGCTCTGGAGTAAACCCAACCGCTTCAGCCAGAAACTGGAGCCTCTGTTCCAACTCCTCAGAGTCTTTATACTTCTCCATAGTCTGGAAGAACAACTCCACATCTCTGTGGTTTGCTCCAGCCATAACAGACACTGGTTTGGATACTCTGTATCCCTCAAGGAAATCTTCCTTGACTTTATTAACAGAATCTGCCAGAGAACCTAATAAATTAACAGCCCCTGGACCTAACTCTTTTACTTTCATAGAACTTGCAGAACCAAGAGCTCTGCCAAATCTTTTTGCTACTGACATACGTCCTCCCGAACCCACAGGTTTAAAAAAGTGGGGTAGTTTCCTACCCCAAATAAGGCGCAGTTTGGGCTACGCCCAGTATAGTATAACGCATCCATGGGAAAAAGGAGTAAACCCATGGATGTGGGGAGTTATTCAAAGGGGTAACCCGCCATGAAGGCGGGTCATTTGCTAGAGTTTGCGCGCCTCAGCTCCCATGGGGATTAACACATCCCTTATGAAAGCGGACACATTCCACAGAATGGCTGGCACTTCCCTCTCAGGCTTGCTACCATCAGCTGTCGCTGGGACAAGCCGCTTCTGAAGATAGTTCTCCGTTCTAAACTCGGTTCCATCTTCAAAGGACTTGAAGGAAGCCTGGTCTCCAAGGGCCCAGTAAAAGCCACCTGGAGTTTTCTTAACGTATAGATCAGACAATTTGATTCCACACGCTAAGTCTACGTTACAGCTGAAGGCCTGTCTGTCAGGCTGAACGCGGAACCAGAAGGTCCCAAGCTCATTCTCCGCCTTAAAGTCAGAGTTCTCGTTGAGCCAAGCTTCTCTTCCACCACCCGCTGGAGGGGCGGTGAACCAATCCAGTTCACCCATTGTCTGGGGAAGATTCTTGACTGGAGCCGACACAACAACTTCAGCTATAGCCTCAGTCACCTGTTCTGCTGAAGTCTCAGCAACATCCGCTGATTCCAGCAACACTTTCTTAGCCATCGTAACACCTCTCTTGCCCCGCTGAAATATAGTATGCTTTGAGATTCGACGGTCAGCGGGACGCTCGTCCAAAGAGAAAAGGTTAGTAGACTGCTGGACGGGAAGGGCAGTCCACTAAGTGTGGTCAAAGAGCGCTAGTAAATAACTGCATTGCCACTGGGCATGGGTGGAAGTTCCTCCCATCCGTTCTCAGTAACCTCATACCTAGTCCTATCACCCTTGCGGGAAAAGCAGACCCTATCTCCCAGTCTACCTACAAGAAAACCTGTGTAGTTTCTGCCGCCAGACCAGGCGCTCCCGTTAGCCAAAGCTACAACAGGATTGCCTTGTTCCGGTTCAACTACTCCGCTGTAAGTAACTGACATAAAGGAGATGATAGGCATGCTGTCATCTTCATACACTTCTATAGTGACAAGATTTCCATCCCTGTCTTTAAGGACGTAACCCTTGATAGTGACAGACTCCCCATGCCCGGAGGGCAACTCAATGCCATCCAGACCATAAGAAGTGTGCTTATAGGATTGCGGTCTGAATACTTTCATTAGTGACACCCCTTTCTCTAATCGGCTGGGGACACCCGGAAAGAATCTTTGTCTGGGTCATACTCCACATAGAATCTGCGATTGATGGGAGTGAAGACTCTCACACAAAAGGGGTTATGGCCCTGAATAGCCACGTAACCCTGAAAACTCAGGGACCTCAAGGTGTCAGGATCGCCAGTGTATTCCACCTTGGCTTCTTCTCCCAGGATAGTGACTTTCCTATCTCTAGGATGAAACATCAAAGCCTCAGCTATCAGTTTCATCTTTTCATATGGATGAATGGGTTCCGTTTCCATGTCAACTCCTTATCTGGAGAGAACTCTCCGAGTGCGCGCAGAGTTCCAAGGAACTCTCCGAGTGTAAAAAAGGGGTAGCTCCTCGATGGAGCTTGCCCCTCTTGGGTGGACCGAGTTTCAGTCTGCGGACTCACCCTGCCGTGGATCCCTCTGTGGGACACCATAGAAAGAGAAAGGAAGTAGACTACTCAGCCTCAGTATACAGTGGAACTGATGTGGAGAACACCTTGGCTAGGTCTCTGGCCTTAGCCGCCGCCTTGGGATCAGTTCTCCTTAACTCCTTAGCGGCATCTATAAAGCCGAAGGATTTCTGGATGACTGTCTCAACGAAGCCATCCCTCTTGCCGCTGTTCTTCAAGTTGTTCTTCCTAGGCTTCTTGCCTAGGTCTCCAACAACTCCACCTACAACCTGGGAATCCTGTCTGTGTCTCCCAACCCGGATGATTCCTGCTGGGAAACACCCTAGGTGAGAACCATCGGGACTTATCATTTCACAGGTGAGAGACTCATCAAAGTATATCCCTGAAGACATAGCTCTCTTGACTAGGGAACTGGGTTGTCTTTCAGGTAGCCAATCTATGAGAGACTTAATGTCATCTCTCAGTATATTAACTTGGGAACTTACCCCATGGATAAAGTCCAGTTCCTCAGAGGAACAGGGGTCATCCACATCAACTGTCTGCAAATGGTCAGCTATGAGTTCCTCAAAAGACTCAAGGGTCTCCTCTAAGAACTGTCTCCTCTCAAGATACTTGGTAGTCGCATGAGCTAGTGGGTTGACACATGTCATTGTCAGACCCTGGCATACCTTATTGGTAACCAGAGTCAGATGAGCTAGCTTCAGAGAACTGTGCTTCTTAGTGCTATTCCCCATGTCAGCCACTATATCAGCTCTGACTATAGTATTGTCATTATATCTGATGAGAGGCATTGACTCGTCCGGGAGTATCTTGCACACTCCCTTAAACAAGTCAGCCTCTGATTGAAGTTTGTCTCCATCCATGAGAGGCTTCTTTGTTATCCCATGGTATTCCTTGTAGAGGACGGAACGACCGCCCTCACTCTCAACTACCAACCTGTCAATGCGGTCAACGAACCTCCGCCTGACTGGCTGGTTCAGAGGATTCCACCTCTGCTTATAGTTATGGAATGGCTGGAAGTTCTTCAGCCATAGGCTATACTTGTGCCATGCTTCAGGACTTTGGTCTCCATGGTTAAGTTCCCACTCCGCCTCAGTGTGAGACTTCAGGAACTGTTCCTTTCTATTAATCATGGCTGGACACTTAGACCCGTGCTTCTCTATCCATATCTCTCTGCAATCTGAATGCAGGTCAGCAGATAGAGACCTGAAATAACCAGGTATCTTCATCCCTGTCTGGGAGCGGACTAACTTTCTTCCAGCTCGACAGTTTATAAGATTATCCAGAGTGTGCGTATGCACTTCGTCATACGCAGTCTGGAGTTTCTTTGCAAAGGACTCAGATACTATGACTGCGTCATCTAACCCCATATCAGGACAGATAACGTTGGCGTTCGCCATGGGAGGAAGACTATAACCCTCCGCCTCTAGGACCTTGACAAGGGGGTCATCCTTGCCTTTGATGGACACCAGATGGGTAAGACCTCTAGCAATGGACCATCTCTTAGGATGATAGTATTTCGCCAGTGGCTGGACATTCAAATACACTGGCATTCCAGTGTCCTTAGCGCACCAATCAGCTACTGTGCCAGGATTACCCGGGGCAGTAGCCATCATCCTAGAAACACCTATGGATTCCAGATACTTCAAGAATATCATGCGATGGGCAGTGACTACGTCCGCCATGTATTTGCCACGCGGAGGTATTGGTAACTTGCTATCTAATAGTTTATAAGCGCACCTCTGGGAGGTAGCCTCGAAGTCTGTCCCCGGCTCCTCCCACTCCGTGGGACACTTATAAAGGTCGTTAAGACCTCTAAGTATCAACCCTCTGAGAAGGGATTCAATCTCAGTCTTCTTACCCTTGGATACTATCTTAGCTATGTATCCCTGCAACTCAGGGGCAGTCACTCTGTGAAGCAGATACTTCTCGACTGACCCAAAGAAGGTAACTGTGGGAGTGAGATCCTCATACTCAATGAGGACGCACTTACGAAAGATGGGTATAGACCCTGAAGGCAGGACGATTCCATCCTTGTCCTTAGGTATCCTAGAATAATATTCTTTTCCCTGGTTCTCAACGCCAAGGAAAACTTCTCCGTTAACTTTCTTAATCCTAAATTCCATGTCAGTCCTCCTTTATTAAACTAGACACGAACTGGTCAACCACGTCAATATCTTCAAGGGGATTAGCTGAGTCAGGAATAGACTCAAGGAGGTCAAACACCATCATAAACTTCTGGGGTAGCTTGGCTCCTCTGCTCAGGTGCATTATCCTGAACGCCTTGTTTCTGGAAGCGACTTCCCTTATGGACTCTCCATTGAGCAGGGTATCCATCTTAGTCATGGTAGCCAGGAACTCTGGTTTATCTACCAGTTGAGCTGCCGCCATATCATAACTGACGCCTCTTCTGCGGTTGAGGTAACCATATATGGGCGCCAGATTACTTTTATTGTTGTGCTTCTTATCCATGACCAGCTCAACAAGATGCGTATAAAATTCTCTCCACTCAGCATGAGTGATATTAGTCTCTTGGGATTCCAGGACAGCGAATCCACAGTAAGCTAGAACAGCCACTGAACCTATCCAGGTCTTCTGTTCTATCTTGTCCCTGACAATAGACATGACATCAGGGGAATCCTCTTCATGGTCCAGCCAGGTCAGCGGAGTCCGCTCCTGGGGAAGGGGGGTCACTTGTTTCTTCATCTCACTAATGGACTGGTGCAACTGAGCTGGGTTGGAGACAACATTGAAGTTATCTGTATCCCCATCGCAGTCACCCTCGATAAGGTCCTGGAAGAGCAACTCTTTGTCCTCATCCCCTAGACTGAAGGAGTTGGGACATACATACAAGCAGAAGGCCTCACCAGGAATCTCTTTAATCTCAACAGCCACCACATCAGTTGTTGGGAATCTGCTGAGAATCATGAGTGAACCCTCTTCTGTATGAGGATTAGTCCTGGAGTTATTGAGTTTATTTAGTACAGCTGTACTAAACCCAACCTGCCAGGGATTAAGAGAAGACAACTTGCCACCCCACTTGGAACTGGTAAACACATCAGAGTCCACCATAGGGACAGCTACTAAGGAACCAGACCTAGGATTTCTAGGACGACCCAGGTCACGGTTAAGAGTTCTAACCATCTCTTCTAACCAGGCTCCCATGAACCTGTAGAGAGCCGGGTAAACCCCTTGACCAGTAACACCTACCAGAGCATTGAGAGAACTCTGAAGGGGCGAGAGAATGTAGTTACCAGAAAATCCCTTAGATAATCTTCTAAGACTCCAAGGGACACACACAGAGGAAAAAGTCCTACCTAACATATCAGTAGGAGAGAAGCTAATAACACAGTCTTGTCCTTGACCGTCAAAGACAGACCCTTTAAGTGATGTGGAAGTAACTTCTTCTGTAGAGACCCCTCCACGAGTCTCTATTTTCTTAACTGGGATATACATGGCAATCCTCCTTTTGTAAACACCATGCACAAGAAACACATAACAGATGAACACATAGGGAGAGGAAGAGTCAGTTCACTCTCACCTCTAGTTAAGCACGAGAGGAGGAAGTTCTCCCCAAAAAACCATAAGGAGAGGGAGAAGCACAAGAAATTAAGAAATCCACTGGGAATTGCCGTGGACCACTCCTACACTCTCAATTCCCTCTCCCTCCACCACCTTATGGCTATAGACTAATAGGGGCGCCGAAGGCGCCTGATAAGTGGTCTATGTCCTCCTCCACAAGTTCTTAAGAAACTCATAAAGGAGGTCCGTTACTTTCCCATGGAGAATTTTGCATCAAGGAACATATCCCTGACACAAGTTCACTAAAGGGACTTCCTTATCCTAGTGATAGTAGCATGGATAGCTGCTAATATGTCAGGGACTTCACAGTTGAGGAGGTCCAGCCACCCATTAGAATAAGAGTTCATGGTGATAAGGCCTGAGACTACCTCAGAGTAGTTCAGGTTTACCAGGTTTTCCCTGATATTCTCCAGAATACCCAGGGCTTTAAGGCAGATTTCCTTGTTATTCATTGTATAACTCCTTTATATAGTAGTTTATTTCAGTTATCAAACAAATAGCCAAACAAATAGGTCTACATGACCATGTAAAAAAGTCATCTTTTGAGGCTAACCCAGAAAAAGGGTATCCCCAAACAAATAAGCAAACAAATACTGGAAGAGCAGCACTTAGTACAGCCTGTACTACTACCTCCAAGAGCACCTGTACTTGCCATCTTTAATAACCACATCACAGACAGAAACTCTCTTGCCAAGGGTCTTCATACACTGAGCCATATGCTCAGAACCTCTGCTGTGATTGAGGATGATGACTACAGCTTCATCAGCGTAGTCACCCATAACCTCATTCCTCTTAAAGCCAGCTGCCCTGCCAAATCTATTCCAATCAGCAGGGAATCTCTTAACAGGGATAGAGTTTTCCTGGGCCCATCTTTCACCAAGAGTATCTATTCCCTTAGCAGTTCCAGAGACTACTTCCTTGATAAGACAACCTTTCCTAATCATATAGGAGACCATGATCTTAGAGAGCAACTCGTACTCAGTGATCTCTCGACTGCCTGCAATTATAAGTTTCATTTCAGCACTCCTCTGGTATACTAGCAAGACTAGTAACCAGCCCTAAACGGTATCCGCCCCTGGGGTAGAACAGATCCACAAATACACTCCAGTCCAATGGAGTTCCCCATATAAGTAAGTAAACTAACAGGGACCAACAGCCCCTCATTGATATAGTCCTCTGAGTCTATACATACACGACTCCTTTAGTAGTGAGAATAAACCCTCCAAGTCCACGGTGTAGCCTGAACCTGAAGAGGGCTCCGACTCGATAAGCCAGAGCCCTAGGTAGAGGAGGGTGATCCTCAGGAACCCCTCCTTTGTTTGCAGGAAGAAGACATTCATGGCATCCTCCTTAGAGGAACTAATACCCTGCCATATATGCAAGGTATTCTTCTACATACTTAGTAGACAACTCATAAGCTGCGGCTTCTACTTCTTTCCTGAAGTGCAACTCATTTATCAGAAAAGGAACATACTGACTAAGAGGTGTTAGGACTGGGTCATAGGGCAATGACCTGTCTAACTCATACCCCATAACTTCTTCAGCCTTACTTAGTAGATGGTGACAGATCTCATGCAGTATTGCCAGTCTTATGAGTATTATTGCTGGCATACCGCTATGTATTGAGGATGCTTGCAGGGTCATTACAGCGTCATACAAGTGGTATGAGTTTGGCACCTGGATATATGGTTTCTCTTCCTTATAAGAGTGATAGTATGCAAAACCATCAAGTTGACAGATGTGTAGTTCATCTTCGAGCCCAAAGAACTTCAGGGCCCTATAGCCCTCTTCCCACATAGGGATGCGTTTGCAGTCCTGTTTAGTCCTCAGGACATTCACCAGTCTCTTTACACATCTAAACATTATTATACTCCTTTATCTGGGGCTGCCAGATGTTGTGGTAATCCCACATCAGAGTCCCCTGTGTGGAAGGGACTCTGTCTGGGGTCACTATAAATCTGTTATATCTATAGTAACTTTAGCTTTGGTCTCAGGCTCAGAGGTCTTAGCTTCTAAGTACCCTTCCCTGGCTTCTTTGGCAGCAGCCTGAGCCGCTTTAGCTGTTATAACAGCAGCCTTTGCTGTTGCCTTAGCTGCGGTGGGTATGTAGTTGTTAACAACTACACTGGTTGCTTTGCCAGCTACTCTGGCTAGTTTGTTCATAAATGACATTGCGTCACTCCTTTTTGGTTTTAGAGACTGTCCTTGTCTTATGTGTGGTCATAGTTTATCAGTAAACTATCTCTAGTCCCACATCCTAGCCCCCTATTTCTAAGGGACTAGGTCTGAGGCTATGTTCTACTACTTTAACTATAGTATATCTGTTGGGTTAGGAAGAAGGTTGCTAACTTCTTCCCCTATAGTCATAAACCACTCTGGTATTCCTAGTGGGTCAAGCACATCGAAGGAGATGTCCCCAATGAACCTGTCCCCTATCATAGCTGAGCGAATAGTAACATATCTTCCAGCTGTCAGGTCAATGCTCTCTAACATTACTACTTCACCTAATGGGGAGGTGTAAGTGAATCCATCCAAGTGATGGTTGTAGACAAGACTAGGGGGAGTCATATCCCCAGACTTTATTTGTTGTATAAGTCTGATGATTTGTTCGCCTGAGATTGTTAGAGCTGAGTGTGCTGCGCCATATGTGATTGCAGCTTCCTTATCAGCTCTGATAATGTTAACCTCTGCTTCTTCGGAGACATATCCTATCTCTAGGGAGATCTTAGTTAGCAGTTTCTCAGCCAGTCTCTTAAGAAGGTTAGAGGGAATCAGTCTTCTAAAGAGCCCAAGATCATAACTGACTGTGACTGTGTAGTGAGCTTTGTTCTTAGCTTCAAAGCTGGACTCTCCCAGCTTTATTTTGACTGTGTCTTCTGAGGTCTTGATTACTCCCTTAGAGTCATTCCAAGAAAATCTGAGGTTTGGTAGTACGCTTGTGAGGTTAAAGTTCTTGCTCTGCATTTTATGTGCTCCTTTTTATAGGTGGAGAGTCTAGCCCTATCAACTCTCCTGAACTAGTAACCTTAGGGCAGGGTATCAACTATCAGGCAGGGTATACCTCATAGGAAAATGAATCCAAACTAGGGTGGCAAATTGCCACCACCCTTGTGTAGTTAGGTTTGATGTCCACAGTCACGACCTGGATATCAGAGTAGTCTGAAGAGAGATGATCTTTTATAAGAGAGACCACCTCTCTATAGTTATTGGCCCTACCTATCAAGACCTGACTTCCATACTCAACTACTTCTAGCATCTAGTTCCTCCCTAGAGACCCCTAATATCTTATAGGGATCTAGAAACTGGTAGACTGATGTCCCAGCTAGCCACTCTGCTCTCTTGATAAGGTCGAGAACCTCATCTTGAGAGAGTGTTCTGTTATGAGTCTCTGCTAAGAGGAACTCATATATCTTTCTAAACTTCTTGTCTACAATCATTGTGTTACTCCTTTTATTTCTTTCTGAGCAGGAGACCTAAAGCTACTGCCCAAAGGACTGCATTGGCAAATACTGCCACTAATAACTGTGTTCCTGACCAGGTAGCTAGTCTATTAGCCACTATCTCAGCTGTGGACTCTATAGCCCACAAGGCTCCTATGATCACAGCTGCTCCTACCACAGCTATGAGCGCTAGCAGCACATTGGCTACTAGACTTTCCAGTTTTCTGTTCATCGTTCTACTCCTTTTAGTTAGTCACTCACAAGGGGTGGGGCAGAATATATTAGGGTGCCCCTAGCCTTGACAGTGTACTAGGACAGCCAATCCAAAATGAAAAAACCTGAAAAAGGAATGGAGCATCCCCTAATCCCTTAGGATTCTACTAATCCTAGGTTCCCCTAGGTCATGGAGACACCACCTCCTCCCTAAGGAACCTCTAGTAGAAGGCTATCCATTGATATTGCCTATGGTAATATCAAGGCTATCCATTGGATTCATAATCCAAGGCTATAATATAAAGTGGAGGTATTCTTCTAGAATACCGACGTACCTGGAGGGAAATAATGACTAAGTTAAGACAACCACTAGAGAAGAAGATAAGTGAACTGAAGTATAACAATACTTTACATGGACGATCTGTTTACAGGAAGACCAGCGTCCCTGGACACAACGTGTTCCTGGGGTACACAGCCCGTAATGGGGATGGACTGGATTTGTATACTAAAGCTGGCTCCCCGGTTTTCGCAATGAGCGCTGGGACTGTGGAAGTGATGGAGCCCTCTGGGAGGAATGGCAGAGTCCTAATAAGGAATACTGAGTACAGGATTATGTATGCCCATGTGCATGTAGTCAGTCCCTCTATCAAGGTTGGGGCTACAGTTAAGGCTGGACAGTGCATAGGGTATGTGGGCAGGTTTCTCAGAGCTCCTCATCTCCATTTAGAGGTGTGGCATAATGGGATGGCTGTGTCAGGGAACACCCCTAAAAAACTTGCTGAGAACATAGAAAACTTGATATAATAAGAGTGGTTTAGCATAAAACCACGATGAGTGTGGTAGTAAGCAATTACTAGCGACAGGAGGAATGGATGTCTATAGAAGGCATTATTGATGAGCTGGATGAACTTGCTCCAGTCCCTGAGGTAGCTGATACACTTCCCAGAGAATCTCTGGAAGAGCTGGTGTCTAGAGGAGTTGTGGCCAGAGAACTTAATGATGGTTCTTCATGGGCCCTGGGGGATATAGCCTACAAGGTGGAAAGAGACCTGGGCAAGGAAGCCGTGGCAGTGTTCGCTTCCCAGATAGGACTCAAGCCTGACACTGTGAGACAGTATAGGTGGATCTCTTCCAGATTCCCTAAGAAAGAGGAACGGATGACCGGGTTGTCCTGGAGCCACTACAGGAATGCGGCTGGCGCGGATAACCCTATGGAATGGATAGAGATGGCTGTGGACGGGGACTGGTCGGCAGAAGAACTCTATGCCAGAATGAAAGAGGAACATGAGGATACCAGACCTAATAGAGTCTGTCCTCTATGTGAAGGTTTAATGCCAGAAGGGGATATAGGCAAGGAGATACCCAAGCTTATCTTTGGAGGACACACCATGGTCTTCTGTTCCCTGAGATGTCTGGCTTCTTATGTGGAGAATGAACTGAACCCTGTGGATACCCTGCTGGAGGCGGTACTGGAATGATTACTCTAGAGGGTCCTGTTTCCTGCAAGGTGGATGAGAAAGAACTTAAAGAGACTATCCAGTCTATAAAAGAACCCTTGGAAGATGATAGGGTATTTTCTATAGAGAAGTATGTGAATCTGCCTATTAAGTTATATAAGGATGGAAAGAGATTCCATTCTGATGGGTGCGCTACAATATATGTGTCTCCAGGATCGGTTTATCTGAATGTATTTTATGGAGAACAGACTGCATACTATGATGTGTCCAAGTGGAGGTAAAATGATAAGAGTTGAAGTAGATGATAATGGAAGAGTCATTGTCAGAGAGAATGACTCTGTGATATGGACCTCAGATTTTTGTGAATGGAAGATAAAGCCAGATGATGGAGAATGCAGAAGTATAGAGGTTAACTGTGGGCATAGTGATAAGTTTAACTTAGACTTCTGGCCCTCAGGTTGGCGAATTCCCAATGTGTGCCCTTTCTGTGGCAGGAGGATAAAGAAGTTGAAGTGGAAAGAGTTTCCCAAAGGACAGTGGGAGGAATGGGAGATCGGCAAGTTTTGAGTGAAGATTTTGACCTGACCCCTGAGGATCTCCCCAGATTTGGGGATACATCCAATGTAGATAGACTGCTAACCCCTAACGAGGGGTTAGCCTATCAAAGAATGTTTGACTTCATGGGAGAAGACATGAATGGAGTAGACGTATTCCATGTGCTGGATGTGGCCCATGAGTACTTAAAGGAACTGGATACCCAGGCTGTGGAGACTCTGGAACTCAGAGCATGCGGCGCTGCGGTGGGAGTAGACACCAGGGATACCCTGGATAAACATGTGGAGAGACTGCACAAGGAAGCGGACAGAATCAGAAGCATTATAGTCAAGATGACCCCGAGATGATACAAATCAGGTTTTTTTGACACTAAACCTACCTCTATAATAAATGAACACCAAAATATAGTTAGGAGGACCCATGGCTAATGCCCTAGGGATAACCTTCGACCTCACCCCTATAGAAAACCTCAAAGATGTATTGCACAATGGAGAACTCTCTGACTGCAGGATGTCCTCAGCCCTCCCTAAGGAATGGACAGCAGAAGCTGTCCGAAGAGTTAACACTATAACAGGAGTCTACACAGATGTTCCCATGGTCTGTCTCGGAAAAGAGAACTGCGAATTTGGGAAATACTGCGAGGCTGCTGACGACCTTGTGGATGAAGAGTTCAAGGGCAGGAAGTGCGGGGTTGAAGTCCTCAACGCCTATAAGATATTAGCTGGATACATAGTGGACCTGCAGATACAACCTACAGAGTTTGCGGATATTCAGTTAGTGGTGGACCTTGTGAGGCTCCATCTTCAGATGAGAAGGTGCGACCTTTACCAAAAGGATCACCCCCTCTATGACGAGACCCCCATAGGAGTTTCCAACAAGACTGGTCAGGCTATCTACGCCAAGAGAGTCAACATGGGCTTTGAGGCGGCGAGAGAGATCAGAAGGGATATATCCCAGAAGTATAAGGAACTCATGGCTTCCAGGAGAGAGAAACTGGAACAGTCAGTAAAACAGTCTAAGGTTGCGGAGAGCTCCGCAAACATCATTGATATAATTAGGAGAAGAAGAAATGAGCAAGGCAAACTTATCGAAGGCCAAACCACCGAGTCAGGCTAGCATCAAAGTCATGACCAAGACCCTGAAACCAGCTGGAACCATGACCCCAGCGGGAACCAAAGGAAAGTAACATGGCAGCTCCATTTTTAGGAGTAAACTGGGAATCAGCTTGGAGAATGGCAAAAGGCTCAGCCAGATCCCGAGGCGGAATGCTATGGGCTGGAAACAAAGGCGCCTGGAAAGCCCTCGGGGCTAGAGCCGGCATAGGAGCTGGAGCAGGAGCTATAGGGTATGGAGCCACTGGCAGAGACTGGAAGCGAGGAGCTGTTGTAGGAGCTGGGGCTGGCACAGGTTACTACCTGCTTGGGGGACGAGGCGGTCTCTCAAACATATACACAGCCGCTAGATTTAACAACCCCACCGCTATATCAGGAGCCGCTAGGAGTTCTAGAAGAGCCAGAGCTGGCCTATGAGCCCTTGGGAGCCAGTAAACAAACTGGCGGCTGGACTAGCTGGCCTCCTTATGAAAGGGACGCTAGCCACAGGGAAAGAGGCTGGACTCATAGCGGCCACAGCCTCGAGGTCTCTTATCGGCATCTCCCCAGGAGTAATAGAAAACGCTGTGGTAAGATCTGCTGGAGTGGCCAGAGGAGCTGTGGAAGTGGCTGGAGAAACTGCCGCTGGAGCTGTGGGTCTCTCCTATAAGATAGGCAGAGGCATACTGGGGAAGAATATCTTTGCCAAGGACCTCTACGGAGAACTAGGCGGGACTCCCTTTCAACTGCACAGGAACCTGCAGAACAAACTTGTGCTTGGAACCCTTGGTGTAGCCGGGGGTCTTGGCGTAGCAGCAGGTTCTATTCAGAAATCCCAAGGATACCAGAAGTATAATGTGGAGATGTCTCCTTCAGGAGTCATGGAAGTCTCTAGACCAGATATGCTGGGAGCTTCCGGTTCTTTGCCGCTAGCCATGAGAAATAACAGATGAGCCTTATAAAAGACACATCCAGAATGCTTGGGGGATCTTGGGGACACATAGCCGGATCAGCACTTGGAGGCGTGGGAGAACTGGCAGCCTTCAGGGAAAGAGTCTCTCAGGGACAAAATCCCATAATAGCTGGGGCTATAGCCGCTGGGTCGTTAGCTGCATGGACCACTATGGGTTTTTTGCCAGCTCTTATAGTCACCAACCCAGGAGCTATCTATAATGCTGGCAAAGCTCTGTATAACTTCTCCCAGAATACCAGAGCATGGCAGAGAGAGTTCAGAACCCCATTCTCACATTCATATCAGCACACAGAAGCCACATCCATGGCTCAGCAGAGAGGACTACAGCAACTTGGAATAGCCAGAGGACTTATAGGAAGCGAAGCTTCTATGATGGCTGCCAGATATGCTAGAAGATGAGCGATTATACACAGGAAGATCTAGAGCTCTTAGAGGAAGTATTCAAAGACCCCAAGGAGTGGATAGAGACTTTTATAAACAATCCCGAGGACACCAACCACGGTCCCATAGTTCTCAACTACGCTCAGAACAGGATAATAGATTCCCTCAAGGCAGGGAACAAAAGAATCCTTATAAGAGTGCACAGGAGAGCCGGGAAGATGGCTCCACTGTATTCTACTGTCTATACTCCAGATGGTCCTGTCACTATGGGATCTCTAAAGATTGGCAGTACAGTCTGTACTCCTGATGGCGAGATAGCTAAAGTAACTGGCATATTCCCTCAGGGAGTAAAAGATATATACAGGATCCATTTGGATGATGGAACCTATGTAGAAGCTGGAGACGAACACCTCTGGGAAGTATTCACTGGTATGGGGTGGAAGGGTGGAAGAGGAAAATCTCGGAAGCAGTATGGGAACAAAGTCCTAACTACTAAAGAGATTATGGAAGACTTAACTTACTCTTATAACAATAGGACTGAGAACAAATATAAACTTAACCCAGTATCTCCTATCCTTCACACACAGAAAGATATACCTATAGATCCATATCTCCTAGGGGTATTGCTAGGTGATGGTCACATGAACACCAGGACCATTACTAGCGACGATGAGGATATTATAAGGACTATAGAACAAAGAACAGGATTAGAAATCTCTAGGAGAGACCCAGAAAACAGGACTACATCCTACTATGTAAAGAACCTCAACTGCCTAAAAGCTTTAAGTCTAGACAATACGATCTCTCATAACAAGTTCATTCCAAAAGAGTATCTCTATAACTCTATAGAGAATAGACTATGGCTACTTAGAGGACTCATGGATACTGATGGAAGCTCTGACAAGAGAAGGAATGGACAAGCTGAGTTTTGCTCTGTTAGCAAACAGTTAGCGGAAGACACAGCTGAGCTTTGTAGGTCTCTAGGATGTAAAGTAAAAATATCTGAATCTGAAGCTGGATATACAAAGAATGGAACAAGAAAAGTAACAGGCGTAAGGTTCAGGCTTAATATTAGAGTCCCAGAAGGACTAGAGATATTCAATCTTGATAGGAAGAAGTGTGGTGGGCTGCCAACCAGGTATCTTAGAAGGACTATAGTAAAGATAGAGAAGGTTGGCTCAACTGAGATGCAGTGCATCATGGTAGACCACCCTAGAGAACTTTACCTTACAGACAACTATACTCCCACTCATAACACCCATGCCTTATCAGCTATAGCCCTGTGGGCAGCAGTCACCAGACCTAACTTCAAGGTCCTAGTCGTCTGCCCTGATAAACCAAAAGCTCTGGAGATCTACCAGAGGGTAAAAGACTTTATTAATGTGAGTCCTGTTTTAGGAGATATGGTGGCTAGACTTAGAGAAGCTCCATATCTCCAGGTCTCTTTCAAGAATGGGTCCATGATTTCAGGATTCACTACAGGGGCTTCCTCCAACAGAAAAGCTACAGCTGTAAGATCTCAGACAGCAGACCTGGTCATCATTGACGAAGCCGCTTACCTGGCTGACGATGAAGAGACCAAGGGAGACTGGCCAGCCATAACCCCTATCATGGAAGGCGACTCCACCAGGAAACCTATATCCATAGTCTCCTCTACTCCTCAGCAGTACAGGGGCACTTACTATAAGTGGGCCACTGAGAACCAGGATACTATTCAGGCAGAACACAGATGGGACAGGATCCACATAGGGGTAGACAAGAACCCAGAGTGGAACGACGAGAAGATACAGTCAGCCAGAGCCCTCTCAGCCAATGAAGCTATGTTCACCCAGGAATACCTGGCTGAGTTCCCGGACGTGGGCGAGGGGGTATTCAGGAACTCCTATATAGACAGAGCTGCACATTCTTATAATTATCTCACTCTCACAGACACAATACCTCCAGCTATATATACCATGGGAGTGGACTGGGACAAATACCAAGCCGGACCCACAATCCTCATACTGAAACTGGAACAGGAACTCAAGAAATACATGGTGGCCTACTGTGAAGAGGTTGACCAGAGCGAGTATGTCCTTATAGATACCATCCAGAAAATAATTAAACTCAATGAACTCTTCAATCCCAGGTTTATCTACATAGACAGGGGATATGGAGAGGTGCAGTGTGAGCTCCTCAGGAAGTATGGGGAAGAAAACCCCTCATCTAATCTTTCTAACAAGATAAAAGGAATAACCTTCTCTGATAGGGTGGAGATCTTTGACCCAGTAGATGGCAAGGTATCCAAACCCATAAAGCCCTTCATGGTTAATACTGTGGTGAGATGGTTTGAAGATAACTCTTTTATATACTCCAAGAACCATGTTACACTCACCAGACAACTGGAGAGTTACAGAGTAGTGGCTACCACAGCCAACTCCATAAAGTACTCCAGCAGAAACGAACACATCATAGACGCCTTATTGCTGGCGGCTCATGCCATGCACACTAATTTTGCGGATCCTTTCAAGGTAGTGGCCACAGAAGACTATGTGGTCAAACCCACTAAGGAGTTCTTCTCAGAGGAACCTGAGAAAGTTCCAGGGATGATAAGGGTAGTAAAGGATGACTACTCACCTATCAGACCTTCATTTGGAAGAAAACTCCCTTCTTACACAGGCTTCACCAGAAAAGGATTCTAAGTTGTTGGTTGGCTGGAGTCCAGTCCTCCCCTCCAGCTAGCCAACTATTAAGGAGACTACAATCTCTAACGTACTAAATTACAACTTCCAGGATGCCGGACCATCCATTACGGACTATAGCGGATACTCAAACACAGGGACAGCCTCTAATACCACTAGAGTAGCTGGCCCTTTGTCTGGTTATGTGTACTCCTTTAATGGAACCACCTCCAACGTCAGCGCAATAAACTCTTCTTCTCTATCAGGATGGACACAGTTCAGTATAGAGACTTGGGCATTCATACCTTTAGCTACCACTGCCAGAATGATGGCTATGAAGGGCACTGGCTCAGGACCTACTAATGATGGCTGGTACTTCTATACTACTCTAGGAGCAGGAAATACTTATGTAGGACTTTGTGTTTTTGATGCGCTACGGTCTGGCAAGTCAAAGTCAGCAGTAGTTACACCCAATTCCTGGTATCACATAGTAAGCACTTTCAATGGAAGTGGTATAGACCTGTATATCAATGGAACTAAACAAGGTTCTACAGCATCATGCACTGGACACTCCCCAGCTAATAGTCAGAATCTATTTATAGGTAGGTCTTCTAACACAGCTGACAATTATTTCAATTCCTATATGGGTTCCTTTAAACTTTATAACACTCCTCTTTCTTCCACAGACATCCTATCCAGTTATCAAGCTACTAGCGGACTATATACTGCTCCTCCCACAATTATAAGTGCAGCATCCTCATCAGTAATAAAAGAAACTACATTAACAATTACCTCTTCAGCTTCAGGTGGAACTCTGCCTTATACTTTCTCCCTTAGTGGAGCTCCTTATGGAGCTAGCATAACCTCGGGTGGCACATTGACTTGGATGCCTTTAGTATCCCAAGCTCCAAGCGCATATTCCTTTAATGTAGTAGTGACAGATGCCGCTAAACTTTCCAGTTATCAGACTACCGAAGTTACTGTATCTCCAAAGAGTTTTGTCGCCAACACAGGAAATCTATCATCAGTAAGGTGGAATACCTTCCCGTGGTATCTGACAGGAGACTCCCCTACCGCCTCGAGTTTATTAGTTACTGGTCTTGATCATAATGGAATATCTAAGCAATTAGTAGAACTAAGAAAAACAGCGGCTGGGTCTACATCCTTTGACTTCAACCAGCAGATAACTGATATCCCTTATGGATCTCAGGTGGAGATGTCCTACTGGATAAAGCCAAACTTCGCTATTGGCGGATCCCGGTCCTTCTATTACATAGTCCCATGGTTAGGTGAACATAGCGGGTCTCATGCATCTCAGTTGATAAATACCCCAACTATAGCAGGCTCTGGGGACTGGCAGCATGTAACCTGGTCTTCTTATTTTAGTTACAATACCACAGACTCAGCTACAGGACTTTCAGGGGGATATATGTCAGTCCCTCTTAGCAATGAGAGACTGAGCGCTGAAGGTTATACGCCTAAACACTACTTCAAGATAAGATTTAACTCCACAACTATCGGATCTGCTCTAATAGATGATGTTCAACTTAGAGTAACAGACCCACAGGGAGGACAGTTGCTACCTGGGGATCCAGCATTCCTAGCTAGTCTGCCATACAATAATAGAATTTATACAGATGAGCCTTCATCTATATTTGTAAGGGCATTTATACAATCTAATACTATACAACCTTCTACGCTAAACTTTGGGATAGCGCTAAGAAATACCTCATCCTCAGCTATTATAACTTCAGCGACCACTTCTATAGTTAATGGACTTAACTATATAGATATAGAACTCAACACAGATGGCATAGTCCCCAGCACATATTTATTAGACACATACATATATAGACTCTCCACTGGCGATATAGTAAGTTCCTATGATGGTTCTGAGAAGAGATATCTAAGGACCCTAGAGTATAAACTCCAGTCCAGAGAGCACTTTTCCATAGATAGACATGGTAGGGTTCTAAAGGATGGGGCTCTATACTTCCCTCTGACCATGTGGATATCTACAGACCATGCTCAATTTCCGGTATCAAGCATAGTTCCTCAGCTGCAGCAACTAAAAGACTCTGGATTTAATGCCGTTCATGACTACTTCTCAAGATATCCAAGCTCCTCAACAGGAGAAGGATTGTCAGGGATACAAAAAAGATTAGATAACTGCGCCACTGTAGGGCTGGATTATCTATTCTGTCTAAATGGGGCTTCTCCCTTATCCATATATCCAGGACCTAGCAATCAATCTACTTTCACAGACTCGTCTTGTGGTGTAAACTGGACTACAGCAGACCAGGTAGCCTCTGGCATGATAAAGACCTTCAAGGACCATCCAGCCCTCATGGGCTACATGATGTATGAAGAGCCAGAGTCTACAGATGAGGTTGCTTTCTGTAAGGATAGATACAACTTCATTAAAGAAAGAGACAAAGACCACTTTGTATTTATAGATCACTGTTACAGGGAGAGAACCTCTGATAGAAATTTCATGGATATGGACGCAGCTGGATTTACAGCATATCCATATTACTATTACTACACTGGCAATATTACTAGCGAATCCTCAGCCTACGTTCCCCACTTTAATAGAAGCTATCTCGAGCACCAAGCAAGAACTAATTGGTTACTAAATAAACCTAATATATCAGTATTAGAGTCTTATGAATCGCCAATGAATCTTAGAGCTAAAGACTACATATTCCAGGCTTACATGGCTCTTATTACAGGAGCCAGAGGTATAGACTGGTTCAGATATAGTAATCTTTCCGACTACCAGAGACTCGCATTGTGCGCTGCGGCAAGCGCTGTATCCAAAGCTACCTCGGCAGCTATAGGTTTAGACTCTACCAGTGTTATAGTATCCTCTGTAAATCCTGATGTAAAAACCTTAGTAAGAGAACTTAATGGAAAAACCTATGTATTAGCCGCCAATGGAAACCAGGATAATATTCTATGGGGTCGCTTTGACGCAGACACTGGGTTATATAATTGTCTTAGGAAACATGATCTTAATGTTGGAGACATAATCCAATTCAATAAAGAACTTAGTGGAGCAGTAAAGGCTTATCTTGCTAGTCCCGCTGTGACTGGGGATGTGAGAAGAGAAGAACCCTATGTTGTAGTGTCAACCCCAACAACTTCAACCTTCACAGTTTCATCCTCTGCTGGTTCAAGTCTATGGCCTAACGTAAAAACCTTTACCGCTGTAGAGAGATTAAGGGTTGGAGGAACAGATACATTATCCTCTGTAACCTTCCAGATACATGGAAAAAATGTAGGATCTGTGAGGGTCCTATATGGTCCAGCCAATGATACTCTTAATAACATAACCTTTTCTGAAAGAATCCTAACAGTAACTAACAGCTCATTTACAGATACCTTTGCAGATTTATCAGCTAAATCCTATGAGTTACTGGACCCCACAAATGAATTATCGCTAAATCCTATAGGGAATAAAAATGTCCTTGAAGGAAACACCTTATCCTTCACTCTTTCAGCTTCTGGGGGTATGTCTCCATACACCTTCTCCATGACAGGAGCTCCTTCTGGGGCTACTCTTTCAGGAACAGGACAGTTCTCATGGGTACCTTCTGAAACTCAAGGACCTAGCACATACACAGTATACTTCAAGGTTGTGGATTCCTCAGGAGTGGGAGAACCTGTAGGGGGAGCGGCTGTCTCAGCTATAGCTTTTGCCACTCTTGGGGTAGGAGCTCCTACAAATATAAGAGCCTCTCTAGACACAGTTATCACAGGAGATGAGTTTACAAGCTGGAAAGTTCCTCCCGCTAATATGGTTTCCTCAGGAACAGTTACGGTCCTTAGTGGCGCAGCGGATAGATTAGTATTTAAAGGGGATACCCATGGAGAGTGGTATGTCCTGACTACCCCTGTAACAAGTTCTAGAGTAGGACAGTACTTTGACACTGTCACCATTCCTATCACAGCTAATACTTGGAACGGTTACACTTTTACCTCCTCAGCTTCAGCCCTAGCCTATTATAGTGGTGGGGGAGGTTCAGATGATGAATCAATAATAATAACTGTAGATGAGGATAACACAGCCCCAGTGTTGTCAGGCATTGGGAACAAGTCAGTTAATGAACTGGAAACCCTCACATTTACAGCTACAGCTATAGATCTAGATCTCCCACCACAGACTCTCACATTTAGTTTATCAGGTCATCCAGCTGGAGCATACATAAATCCTTCCACAGGAGCTTTCTCCTGGACTCCTACAGAATCTCAAGCCCCTAGCACATATTATTTTAATGTCATAGTCACTGACACTTATGGGGCTTCAGACATGGAGAACATAAGTGTCACTGTCAATGAAGTTAACACTGCCCCAGTCATAAACTCGATACCTTCCAAAAGTGTAAATGAAGGAACCTTATTATCTTTTTCTGCAAGCGCTACTGACTCAGATATTCCAGCCCAGACCCTCTCTTTCTATCTATCAGGCAATGTTCCTAGCGGAGCAGGAATAACCACAGCTGGAGACTTTACCTGGACTCCATCAGAGACTCAAGGACCTAGTTCTTATAACTTTAGAGTCATGGTAGTTGATAATGGAACTCCTCCACTTTCAGCCTGGACCCCCTTATCAATAACTGTCGGAGAAGTTAACACAGCCCCTGTATTAAATACTATAGGAAACAAGGGGGTTGTGGAAGGGCAGACTCTCACATTCACAGCTTCAGCAGTAGACTATGATATACCGCCACAGACTATAACATATACTTTAAGTGGGGCTCCTTCTGGAGCTAGCATAGACCCAAGCACTGGAGTATTCACTTGGACTCCTTCTGAAGCGCAGGGTCCGGGGGGTTACAGTTTTGGCGTATATGCCAGCGACGGGTCTCTCTATGATTATGAAATAATAACTGTAGGAGTTACTGAAGCTAATCTTCTTCCCTACATAGGAAATGTCCCTAGCTATGCTGAGATAGATGTTGGAGAATACTACACATTCACGGCCACAGCCTCAGATGCAGACCTGCCACCTCAGACTTTGACTTTTTCTCTCACAGGAGCGCCTGCTGAAGCTACTATAGGATCTGCTAATGGGGTCTTTGAGTGGACTCCAGGAGAAGCGTACTCTGGAGGAACCTATAACTTCTCAGTGCATGTATCTGATGGCACATCCTCAGTATCTTCTGGAACTACTATTTATGTAACCCCAATGTTCATTAATACACCACCTAGATTGGGGACTATAGGCAACAAGTCTGTTGATGAGGGGACTCTATTAAGCTTCACAGCTACAGCCACAGATGAGGATGTTCCAACTCAGACCCTTACGTTCTCTTTAGTGAATAATCCAAGTGGAGCGGTTATAAACCCAACAACTGGAGCATTCACATGGACCCCTACTGAGGAACAGGGTGGTTCAGATTATACATTTACCGTTGTAGTTACAGACTCCTATGGGGCCACTGATTCAGAGTCTATAACTGTCACTGTAAACAAAATTCAGTCTAGTCCTGTCTTAGCCGCCATCGGGGACAAGAGTGTAAATGAGCTATCTCTTCTTACATTCACAGCTTCAGCTATAGACTATGATTTGCCAGTGGACACTCTGACCTTCCTGTTAATAGGAGCTCCCAGCGGAGCAGCTATAGACCCAAGCACTGGAGTGTTTACCTGGACTCCTTCTGAGTCTCAAGCTCCTAGCAGCTATGACATGACCATCACAGTAAATGATGGTGGACTCACAGACTCTGAAACTATAACCGTGACTGTCAGTGAGGTAAATAATCCTCCTATACTGTCTCCCATAGGAAATAGGACAGTCAATGAACTGGAGACCCTAACTCTCACAGCCAGCGCTATAGACCCCAATATCCCAACCAGGAACCTTGTGTTCTCTTTGTTGGGAGAACCAACTGGAGCTAGCATAACCACTGGAGGAGCTTTCTCCTGGACTCCTACAGAATATCAGGGACCTGGGGATTACAGATTTTCAGTAGTGGTTACCAATGATGGGACTCCTCCTCAATCAGACAGCGAATCCATTCTAGTGAGTGTAGCTGAGGTATCCACTTCAGGAGACCTGTGGGTGGCTGATCCTCCATTTGCCAACCCCAAAAGGAAGAAACTTAAGTATCTTAAAGAAGAAACCATAGCTCTTAGCGGAATAGTACAGACTGTACTAAAACCCACAGTGATAGTGAACCAGGCTGAACTGGACAGAAAGGACATGGTGGACAGTCTGATAGCTGAGTACCTGCAGATAACAGAGCTCAGCGACAATATAGCCGCTACCATTTCCGATGCCCCTGTTCCAACAGAGAACATAGACTTATTGGGGAATTCTATAACTACATCAGACTACATGAAATCTTTAGGATCTACTTCCTATGGAGCGGCTATAGCTAAGGAGATCTTTGAAAACTACCATAGCCTAGGGAATCCGGAATGCAATGAAGGAGCTCTGCTCCTAGGAGTGCTGGAAGACGCTAAACATGAAGTCTTAGGAGCTATCAACTATCTGGAGTCAGACTTTGTAATAGAGTTATATGATCCTTCAGCCCCCATAAATCTTAAGGAGAGTTCAGAGTCCATAAACCCTTACGAGTCCGCCGGAGGACAAAATCAGCTTCAGAAAGATTCCTATGAACTAGCCAAGATGTCCAGGGACAATGCCAGTAGACTAAGAAGAGATGTGGAAGAAGCTGTGGGAATAGCCAAGAGAGAACTCTCAAGGTGCGCTGTCAGAAACCTTTTGGTGGGCAGCGGAGCCACAGGCAGATCCTCTATAGAAAAATTAATAAGACAATTAAAGTCTATAAGGGCTGCTCTACTAAGTTATTATATGCTGTCTTCCATGGACTGGAAGAATGCAGCCGCCTATGTTAAAAGCTACATCTCCAACAGAATGATAGACCTAGCTATAGAAGATATCCTGCAGGTCTACTGCAAATCTGTGCAGAGAATAATGGACCCTGTCTATGAATATATGGGAGAACTTAATAATCTTACCCAATGCAACGCTTTTTATGGATTCATTGCTATAATAGATAATGTAAGCTCAGAACTATTTAACAAGTACGAAACCACCCTAACAGACTTCGCTCAGAAAAAGAAAACTAGAACTGAGCTTCTCCTTAATCAGAACAAGAAAACTAAAGCCCTTATCTCCGCCAGGAGATGGATCCCACTAATAGACGCAGCCATCATAGCCCTAGAAGGGTTGGCGGCTGATGGCTACATAGATGAGGATGCGATAAACAGGGTGCTTTCCTATTCCAACGCCGTAGAGCTTCCGCTATCCAAAGTTCCTTTAGACAGGCTCCCTGGGGTGGAGGTAGACCTCTCCTATCAGAGTTCTTCAAGATATTACACTTCCAATGTCCTCACTATGTCACAGCTATTATCAGGAAGTCTAGTGGACCCTGAGGTTAAAGAGAAACTAAATGATATAGCCTCAGCCCAGGAGCATGCCAAGGCTCAGGAGATAAACCAGAAAGTAGCTCAGAATAGAGATATAGTGATACCAGAGTCTAAAGCTGAAGCTGAGAAGACAAGAGCCCTTGGACAGGGAATGCCGCTAGGCAAAGACCTCACACAGAAACTGGAACTCTACAATGCGGGAGTCCTTCCCATATGGGAACTGGATAATGCCCTGCATGAAGATAACGAAACTATATACTGGAAGCCTTAGGACTGGAGGCTACATGAAAAAGATTTACACCCTCTTGCTGGATGCGCTGCGCTCTATCAGATCCAGTAGAAGATGGTCTGCTCAGAGACGCATAGAAGTACAGGCTGTACTGGAAGAATTGATGGAAGACCTCCCTTACATAGCTGATGGAACCCATCACTGGACAGGCTCGGAGCATGACGTATTCCTGAATTACCTGTATCCAGAACTCCCCTTGGCAGTTCTTATTGTTCCCAGAACCTATATAAGAAAATACGCCAAAGAGAAGATATGGAAACTATGCGTGGCTAATGTGTCCTACTCCATAAGGATATGCAAGAAAGTGGATATACCCCTGATAGTCATATACCCTGATGACCCAATAGACAAATATACCCTAGCTAACAGAATAGAAGAAGTCTTAAGATGATACTAACCCAGGAAAAACCTATAAAAACAGGTCTCACCCTAGTAGATGAGGGAAGACGCAAACTTAACGCCGCCACTATACTCCCAGACTTGACAGACCCAACTCTCAAGTTTGATGTCGGCAGTTCTTCCAGGGCTAATCAGACAGGCACAGCATCTCCTTATAAACTCCAGGATATCCAGAATGGATATATGGTGGACTCCTATATACACAGAGGGGTCAATGAGATGCACAACAAGATCTGGAAAGAAGGGTACTTTCTAGAATGCAAGGATCCAAAGGCTCTAGAATATATAAACATGAGACTGGAACTCATGACAGTGGCTACAGGAGAACCCTGGCAAACCACTATAAAGAGATCCACCCATGACTATGTTAAACTGGGCAATGGATTCCTTATAAAACAAAGATACACTAAACCTGTAAAGAACCTGAACATACAGGGAGTAAATAAACAGAAACCTATAGGTGGCTACTACTCTATCAGCCCTCTCCTGATAAAACCTGTGCTGGATGAGACAGGAAACATAACAGCATGGGAACATAGAAGATCAGGGGGAAGTCCCATAATATACAAGCCAGATCAGATTGTGCACCTGCACCACAACAAACAGTCCGGCGGGCAGTGGGGGACCTCAAGAGTTATCTCAGTCTTAGATGATGTAAGAATCTTAAGACAGTGTGAAGAGATGGTAGTCCACCTTATATTCAAATCTCTCAATCCCATAGTTCACCATGAACTGCCAGACACCTTGGGGGTGGGAGGAATAAGACAGCAAGACTTAAGAGACGCAGCCTCAAGGCATGATATATCCCCTGTCAACGGTTATCTGATAACCCCCCCTGGACACAAAATAAGCATTATCGGGGTGGAGTCCAAAGCTCTCAGAGCTGAAGGATACCTTAAGATAATGAAGCAAAGAGTATTTGCTGGGCTAGGACTATCCACTGTGATAGCTGGCGAAGCCTCAACATCTTCCGCCGGAAGCGCCGACTCCTTCTCCTCAGTGATGGAGGACCAGACCAGGTTATTCCAAGAAGAGCTCTCATTCTTTATCTCCTTCTATATACTGAGAGAACTGCTGCTGGAGGGAGGATTCGATCCTCTGGCTAATCCAGACCAGTCAGTGGCCTTCAAGTTCAATGAGTCTAACTCAGACAGAAGAAGAAAAGATGAAGAACACGCTATGCTTCAGTACTCAGGAAACATAATAACTGAGGATGAAGTCAGGAGCGTTCTAAAGAGGCCTACTCTCACTGATCAAGACAGAGCTAAACTTTATATTAACACAGTGCAGATCCCCCTGGCCTTTGCTAGATTCCAAGCAGACCCCTTCAACAATCAAACCCAAAACAAAGTTAAGCCCTCTAACCAGCACACGAAGAACTCTCTGGTGATGGAGGAGTACGACTCCCTAATGCAGGATGTGTTAGAAAATAGGAAACCAACAGTGGATCTAGATTCTATACCTGAAACTGTGAGAGGAGTTTTCAAAGAGGCGATAGAGTTTAGTAAACTAACCGACAGCCCTTCCGCTATCTATGGGAAGTTCGAGTCCATGAGACCCCGGTTAGAGTTACTGTCTGGTAGGTAATTATGACAACAGATGAAAAGCTTACTAAGAACCTGTCTGAATTAAAGGCTTTGACTCTAAACTCAAGAATAGAGGAGCTGAAGAGCACCACTAAAAAACTAGTTTTATTTGAGGATATAGTTAAGAACCTGTCAAGAAGTCGGACCGAGTACGAGGAACTAACAACAATAAAGGGCACAGCATTGGTATTTGGAATACACACAGACCCCAACGCGTCAATAGCGCAGAAGTTTCTATCTTCAGGCACAGAATTAACAGCGCATGCGCACCCAGAAAAACTAGTCATTGGCGTTATGTCAGGAACCCTCACTGTGACTATGGATAATGTCACTTATGAGCTAGCTCAGTATGACACTCTGGTTATTCCTCCATGCTCGTCTCATTCCATGAAGACAGAGGAGGATACTTGGTTATGGATGGTAACTATGCCAGCATCCCCGAGTATACCGTGCGGTGAGCTATGAAGGCGATTGGGCTAACTATGCCCAGCTAGTCATGGCTACCCTGGAGAGACACGACAAGAGTCTGGAGAAGGTGGAAGAATCCATGAGCACCTTAAAGGACTGGTCAGTGCAGTCTATCCATGACACCAAGGTAGAACTAAGGGGCGAGTTTAAACAATGCGCTAAAGATTTAGCTGATATTTCCGGAGACTCCAAACAGGAACTGTTAGCTAAAATAGACTCTTTGACAGTCAAGTTGGAAGACTCTGTCAAAGAAATGTCAGCTATAAAGCTGAAAGTAGCTATCATCTCAGCAGGCCTAGGAGCCCTAGGGGTTGTGCTGGGGGGAGAGCTCTCTCAATTACTAGGAAACATAATGACTAACTTGGTAAAATGAGGAACACAATGGACCTAAGAAAACAAGTTGAGAGTGTCCAGGTGGGCATCCCAGTAAGAAAGATTAAAGAATCTTCTCTTGCTGAGACCCCTGAGGTTATATTCACAGAGATCAGAGCTATCACAGCTAACTGGATAACCAGGAACAACACCTTTTATCCCAAAAAGGAACTGGTAGGCAAGGCGGAAGAAGGAACAGGGGCAATTTCTTTCTACTATCCTTACCCAGTTCCAGTCCTCAAAGATCACGCATCAGCTGGCGGGTTCTTTGGAGGAGAGGTTTCCCCTCCATTTGGAAGAGTGTACAACGCTCAGTTCGTTAATGAGCACCGCTCCGGAGGGGGATGGGTGAAAGCCATAGCCGCTATCACAGACAAAGACGCTATAGAAAAGATACTGACTGGAAGGTGGCTTACTGTCAGCATAGGAAGCAGCGTAGACTCTGTGACATGCAGCATATGCAAAAGGGACCTGGTTAAAGAGGGACTCTGCGACCACTACAAAGGACAGACCTATGATGGGGATCTGTGTCACTGGATACTTGGTGGAATAAGGATGGATGAGATTTCATTTGTCAATGTTCCATCTGATGTAAATGCTGGAGTTGTAAACCCGACTCTGCCTGAAAGCGAAGCTAGAGTTCTATTAGGAGGAAGCAAGGGCGAGTTCCTGTTAGATATGGCTACTGAAAGCAAAATACCAGTTGAAAGCTATAGGGAACAAGTTCTTGGAGTGTCCAAGAGAACCTACCAGAGGATCCTGGAGGGTTGCGAGGTTAGCCTCACGCCTGAAGATCTCAAGTCTTTCAGAGGCAGGATAAGGAAACTCCAATAAGCATGGCGACATGCGAGCGAAAGGATGATAGCATGAATATTGCGTATCTGACAAAGCTAGTGGATCCAGACAACCAGATAGAACTTTTGATGTCTGGCTACGATGTATCTACTAGAGAGGCTATAGTTACAGCCGCTAAAGAGATCAGACAGAGCAATCACACACCAGAGCAGATCTCTGGCATCCTGAGTATACTCATGGCTCATGGAAAGGAATCTCTCACCGAGGAAGACCTCATAGAGTTCCAGGACATAGAGCCGGCTGAGAATACTGAACCATATCCAATACCAATCACCAAGGAAAACTATAAGCTTATATATAGTTTCCTCACAGAAAAAGGCGATTACATTGACAGTATGGGAACCACAGAGCTAAAGAAAGAACTCGATGACCTCCTGATAGTCTCGGAGGAAAGAGAGCAGGAATTGACAGCCCAGATTGAATCTCTGAAAACAGACTTAGAAGAGCAGTCCTCTATCCTTAAAGACTATGAGGATCAGATCTTCATCGAGGCAGTTGTGCCTTACCAAAACCTTCCTATAGATACCTCGGATAGGGCTTGGGATGAAGGTGAAGCCAGAAAAGCTCTAATGGAGTATGCCAAGGATTCAAAGGGAAATGTCAACTGGGCTAAATACCGAAAGGGTTTTGTCTGGTACGACTCTGAAGCTGATGATAAAGCTGGGAGTTACAAGTTCCCAATAGCCACTGTGGAGGATGGAAAACTCACAGCCATAAAAAGAGGAGTTTACGCGGCCGCGGCTTCCATAAATAAAGCTAAGGTCTCAGACTCTGACAAGGCTGGGATACGATCTCACCTAGGCAAGTACTATAAGAAAATGAACGAGACGCCGCCATGGGACAAGGAATCAGAAGAGCCTGACAAGATCAACAAGGAACTGGAGGACTCGAGAGAGTTGACCAGGACTCTTGAAGCTAAGCTGGCTGAACTGATTGCTGAAAAGCATGTCTTACTGGCTAAGGAGGCGGCTAGACTTTCCATAGAGAAAGGACACCCGCTCTCAAAGACTAAGTCATTTGATGATCTAGTAGAGCTATTTACTGGAAGATCTGAAGAGTACCTCAAGATACACATTGAGGATCTCAGTTCCATAGAGGTCTCTCCAGCCACTGAGGATGTGGAGAAGTTAGAAGATCCCACACTCCATCAGGAAACTGGAATGACCGCTCAAACAACTGAGGTAACTAAGGAAGCTCTCCAGGAAGACCTCTATAGCAAAATCACAGATGAAGAAGAAACCACAATAACTCTCATGTTCCCCAGAGGAAAGAAAGCTGAGGAACTTAGAGAGAAACTTGCTAAAATTAAGGGATAAGGAGAAACATAATGATAGGATATCTCCCGACAGGTAGACGATGGCCAACAGATTTGGAAATTTCTGGCACAGACGCGCCTGCTGAAACATTTAAACTGGATCCCTCGCTTCCTGTTCTAGGCCAGGACCCAAAGAATCCTCAGGACCTGGTAGTTATACCTAAGGGTAGACTAGTTGGCGTAGGATCCAAAGACATAACTTCAGGTAGTGGCGCGGGGACTAACGGCGCTATTACAGAGAGCCATGACACAGTGCTAACTCTTGCAGATGGCGTTAATATAGCTCCTCTTGGATTTGCCGGTTACGCTATGCACTCAGCATGGTATCAGGATAGATCAGTTAAGAGTCTTCCTTCTCTATTCAAGAACAAGCTTATAGGTCTTCCTTACATAGCCAGTTCCACTGGGTTCACCAATGGCATCTTTGGCGACTTAACTCAGGGCGACAAGGTGACAGCTTATCCTGGATACCACAACTCTACAACTGTAGATAACAGACATATAGGCAAGGTAGTCAAGTACATAGAGCGCAAGTTCTATAATCAGTGGTTGACGCTTGGAGCTACCATAACCTCTGGAGCTTTGTCTGATGCGGCTTACGCTCATATAACTCCAAGAGCTATTCTTGGCTTTACCGCCGCTGGTGTCCCCACCACAGGAACAGCCGCATGGAAAAACTCGGTTGGATGGGTTGTAACCTTTACCGCTAGCGCAGTAAAGAATGTTATATACAGCTGGGGTCAGGGTCCAGAGATGATTGCTGGAACAGTCCTTGGTCTTGAGCTTATAGACTCTGACTATCCGGGCTGGTTGAAGTGGGTAAGAGACAACTATGGAGCATGGGACCTTCCAAGGATTCAGCTTCCTGGTTTCACCACAGCCACTACAGCTCAGGCCGCTAATCTCGCGTCTATTGGGGACAATGAATTCACTATTGATGTGGGCGGAGTTCAGAGACAGATTGCGGCTTACAAGTCTATAACAGTCTACGTATCCGCTGGGTGCTCTTACTTTGATGGAGACACTGGAGACTGGACTACAACCACTGACGCATGGACTGCTCTGCCAAGGTTTACCAACCTGTATATAGAAGACTACTCCATAGGAAAGAACTATACTATTAACCCTATAGGCAACACCTTAAGGTTGATGGGCGTTAAGGCTTCTGATGGATCTACAACTGTTCCTGACACGGACATAAGAGTTGACTATTACTATGAGGATCTTGGCTCAGGTCAGAGATATGACTCTGGACAGATGCAACTGACTGATGGATATTACTCAAGCTTAGGCGGAGGCACTCCTGCTCACATTGATGTGGCTGGATCTGTCGGCATCCTAAGAGTAATGATAGACTAAACTCAGGGGGCGACCCCTTAGTCAACTAAGATAAGGAGACTTTTTAGAATGGGTAAAAAGTTAATCGGCGATCTTTTCAAAGAACAGGAAAAGAAAGCTACAGAAATAACGCTCCCAGGTGTCGAGTCGCCGCTTGACCATAAGTATATAACAGCTAATGTTGAGTTCATGAAGGCCCTCATGACTACCACTCCGGAGTCCAAGCCTGAGATGAGCATCAACCTCAAAGAAGCTTTGTATGCTCCTGACGCTAGCATCCTCTTTCCCAAGGTAATCTCAGATGTTCTAATGAGACCTATGGAAGATCCAGTGATGGCTGGACAGTTGAGACTGGCTAAAGTGGTAAACATTCCTGATGGAGTAAGGTCCGTAGAATTCCCCACAGTGGGAGCTCTTAGGGCATACGACATAGCGCCTGGTCAGGAATACCAGGAAAACACGCTCGCATTCGCGGAAGCCATGACAGAGGTGAAGGTTGGGAAGTCGGGTCTCAAGTGCCCTATCCCAGAGGAAGTCATAAATGACTCCATGTGGGATATCCTGGCTCTTCATGTGGAAGCCATGGGTTTCGCTATGGCCAGATGGAAAGAAGAGAAGATCTTCAACGCCGTCAAGGACAGAGCGGTTGTGGCCTTTGACAACAGCATAGCTGGAGCTGCTAACCAGACCACAGGCAAAGACACAAACCAGAAGAGCAATGGTTCTCTGGCCTTTATGGACCTGATTGACGCTATGGCTCTTCAGCTGGCCAATGGTTTTATAACCACTGACTTAGTAGTTCACCCACTGGGCTGGACTATCTTTATGAAAGACCCAAGGCTTCAGTATCAGTTGCTGACCAATGGACCTATAGGTCAGTCCTATGCTCCTATGGGACCTGACAATATTCAGGCCAACTTGCCATGGGGCATCACTGTCAACGTTTCTCCATTCATGCCATTCACTCAGAGTCCAACTCTGACAACAGTGACTACGACTGGAGACTCCTCAGCAGCCGCCACGGACATCTATCTTATAGATAGAAACAATGGCATAGTCATCCTGCAGAGAGAAGGAATACAGACCGATGAGTTCAATGATCCCAACAGAGACCTCAGGTATTTGAAGATCAAAGAAGTCTATGGAGTAGACCTGCTCAACGCTGGTAAGGCCGCTGTAGCCATAAAGAATGTGAGAATCACAGAGAACTCCACTCCGCTCTACTCAGTTAGAAGCGTATCGTAACAACTTAGGGGCTAGCAATAGCCCCACCTTTTTTATTTATAGAGGTTATACATGGATCTAAGTTCAGCATTCATACCTACCATATTGACATATTCTCCCACCACCGCATCTACCGGGGTGGGAACTTTGCCAAATATAGACATAACTTTCAGCAGGGATATGGACACTGCTCAGTTTACCGCGAGCGAGACTTTAAACACTTTATTTTCCCTGGTTGAGTTATCCACAGACGCATCCTATGACCTCTCATACTCAAATTATGATTCCGACTCCTTTATACTTACTTTAGTTCCAGCCACAGCTTTAATCCCTGGAGAAACTTACCAGGTTCTGGCTAGACAGACTATACAGTCTTCCACAGGAAGGACTCTTCCCAGGAATTACACCTGGGACTTTACAGTTAATGGTTCCACTCTAGGGATGCCAACTCTGATATTCCCCCAGAATGAAACTATACATTCTGCCATGCCCACTCTGAGTTGGTCTTCAGTGGCAAGCGCATCATCCTATGACTTGGTGATATCCACCACTCCTAGATTTAGTACAGCTGTACTATCCGTGAATGTGCCAACCTCCACTACATACTCTCCCAACTCAAGCGCTTTTACTGTAAACACAGAGTACTTCTGGAGAGTGAGGGCAGCCGCAGCCACAACTACAGGAGCATGGTCCACAGGGATAACTTCATTTTACTATGGAGCTTTCACTCCCACAGCTTATGATTCCAGACTTACCACACCATATGAAGGCTTGTTTGGGGTTATAGCCGTCACGCCTCCAGATGGAACCACAAACCTAGCGGCATGGCCAACTATGCTGGTCTCCTTTTCCAACTCTATAGTGGCATCTTCAGCCACATCCTCTACAGTATACTTATATTATGAACCCTCAGATGGGGACCCAGCTGTCTTGCCAGGATATCTTAATGGTGGAATAACTATAGCCTCCTCCAGCATAGTGTTCACTCCTTCAGGGGATATCTCTGAGAATATGAGATACACCCTTAACATAGTTAGCATTCAAAGCTCGAATGGAACCCAGCTAGACTCTTTATACCAGGTTTACTTTACTGGCAAATACAATCCGCTATATGCTGATGTGCTATCTATAAGGGCTATGTGTGGACTGTTTGTAGCCACTTTCACAGATGACCTGATAAACACGCACATACATCAGGCTTCTATAGACTGCAATAGAACTCAGGACCTAGCTTCCGACACTACACTAACTACTCTCAAAACATCCATATCCAATGTAACCTATGACATGATAAGGTATGTCAGGGCCAAGGCCGCCTTCAGTTTACTTCAGCTCAGATACTTTGAAATGCTGGAAGAAGCTGACACTAGGAAAACCCTTGGGGACTTCACAGTGGATATAGGAGCTGGTTCCATAACAGAACTGGGTAAACTGCTGACCAAATATGGAGCTGAAGTGGAAAGGTTGGAGAATGTTATAAGAGATGACAGGGTGCTGCCAGAAGTGGGAACCAGATCCAGCCAGTGGAACAGAGATGAGAGACTCTCAGACACCTCCTTAGCTGGACTATTCAGGAAGACCTTCTAACATAGAAGAGGTTATCAAGTAGTGTCAAATATACTATATTGGGACTTTCAGCAAGCTCCTCCTATACTAGATGACCTGTCAGGGAATTCCAACACAGGAGCTGTTAGTGGAGCTACCAGGGAACTAGCCCCTGATAATACGCATTACGTATACACATTTAGCGGTTCAGCAGATGGAGTATATGCGGAAGTATCGACATCGTTAACAGGCATGACTTCATATAGTATAGAGATCTGGTTTAATATGACTAACACTGCTGGAGTTTATATAGCTTCCCATGGATCCAGTCCTCTTGGATTTGGGCAACGTGGGTGGTTCTTAAGGCCTTTAGGAGTTTATGTTGAACTCAGAGCATATAGCACTGATGGAAAATATACAACATTGTCTGCTCTAGCGCCAACTGGGGTATGGACATATATGGTAGGAACTATATCACAGGCTTCTTCATCTATAAATCTATATAAAAATGGATCATACGTAACAAGCGCATCTTTTAAAACCTTTAGACCTGAAACAGACTATCGGGCATCCGTAGGAAAGAGCCCTAGATTCTCTTCATACTTTAATGGATCTATTGGATTATTCAAACTTTATAATGATCCGCTTGATGATTCAACTATATTATCAAATTACCAGACAACAAGCGGAATGTATGTAGCTCCATCAGAGCTGCCTGGGACAGTGTTGCCAACTATAATGGCTTTATTCAGAAATTCTATAGGGGTAGTTTAAGATGGCGATAAAAGGGGTGGCTTTAACAGTCCCATTTACTGTATGGGATACATTAACTAATACAGGAAAAACAGGGGATGCACCACAGGTATCAGTTTACCTAGTAGTAAATGGAGCTCTCTCTTCTCTTGCCACATCTACAGTCACAGAGGTATCTTCTTCTAATTGCCCAGGCATATATAAAGTTTCCCTTTCAGCCTCAGAGACAAACTACTCCACAATAACAGTGGCTGGGAAATCCTCTACTTCAGGAGTGGTAGTAATACCAGCCCACATAATAACTGAAGAGGGTCTTGTCCCAGCTATTAACCAGAAGACCTCAGCCCTCACTTTCACTAATGGGGATGTCAAGGCTACCCTGGACAGTGAAGGAGTTAATGTAACTGGTCTAGCCGCTGCTATAATTAGTAGTGGAAGTTTTACCGCTGGGGCTATAAATCAAGCTGTGGCTCCTAACCTTGATACCACAATATCCTCCAGGCTTGCCAGTTCCAATTACTCTGAAAACGGAACAGGAATTGAGATCTATGGGGCTTCAACATCCCCTCCTAACATATTAACTACAACAACTCCATATAATGCAGGCAAAGCTGCTAATCCTTACAGAAGAAAATAAATGGCGACAAGAACAAGCTCACAAACAGGCACATGGTCATCTACTGGCACCTGGGGAGGAAACCCAGTTCCTGCTAATAATGACACTGTTATAATCTCAGGGGGACATATAGTGACTCTAGACACATGCGATATGTCTGGATACGCCAATGGAGTAACCCTGGGAATAAGCGGAATCCTGACAGTGCCAACCACCGCTGGGATTTACTACCTGAAGTGCGCTGGACATATAACAGGAACTGGGTGCCTATCAGCTGGATCTGCCGATACTCCACTTCCATCAGCTAGCACTTTTATAATAGACTTTGGAGGAGGATCCAGGTACATAAACACCGGAGCTTCAGGATTTGTGGACCTTCACGGGACCTCCCCTTCAATATTATACACAACCTTATCCTCTGCGGCAGGCATAGGAGTAGTAACATTGCCGGTGACAGATGACTTAACATCTGCAGGGTGGCTTCAGTACATATATAAGGATATTGGCATATGCAATATCAATAAAGGCAGGGGCATGGAGTGGGTGTCTGTTAGTGGAATCTCTGCCACTAGCATATCAATAACCCCAGCCCTATCTGCCACAAAACTCAAAGGAGCTGTAGTAGCCCTTCTTCCCAGAAATATAATACTGAGAGGCAGCACTACCTACTATCTATATGTGACATCTGGAGGAGTCCTAGAAAGCGTTTGCATAAGTGGTGGGACCTATGCGCTAGAGTCATCAAGGTACCCAGTAATTGATAAAAGTGTATATTGTAAAGGGCTTTCCCTGCTAGAAAATACTAAATTTGCCCAAGTGCTAAACTCCGCTATTATTGGAAGCACTAGAGGAGTGTATGCAGACCAAGCGACAACCATGAGTGGTGGAGTAATTGCTGGATGTCAGGATGCCTTTTACACTACCCTTGGGGACTATGTAGACAACGTATACGTAGCTGGAAACACTAACGCAATTAGTTATGCCACAAACTTTGTAGGTAGAAATCTAAATTTTATAGGACATACTACATGTTGCGTTTACTCCAATGGAGTGGTTCTGCAAGATTGCAACTGGTATAATAATAACTATGCAATGCTGTATGCGCAACTAGATATAATAAACTCCGCTAGTTCTGGAAATAGCAAACTGTTTATAAACTCTTTCTGCAATGTGATAAACCTTAACTATGGCAATGATGATTTCATGGAGCCGCTAGAAAGATATTCAGCGTGCCCAAGATATTATGTTGATTCTTATAGATCAACAGGTTCTACCTCAGGGGTAAGAATGATAGGCACTATAGGAGGAACCACAACCCTTAGCGCATATAATGATACCATAGAAACTACGCACCCCAGCTTAGGGAAGGTAGCCATATGGACTTCCACAGGGGATGGCATAGCATGGGTAGAGGATGATTTGTATATCAATCCATATGAGACAGCTAGTTTTACATTATATGGAAAGCCCTCTTCAAGTAATACAGACCCACCAAGGTTATTTCTTAATAATAATATAGACTTATCATATACTGATCCTACGTATACCCCATTAGTTAGCGCAGCACTAACTAGCGCCCTTGAGTGGCAGAGTTCCACAGTCCAGTACACTAATAATTCTCCTATAGGAAATAGATACAAGATAAGACTAACAGTAAATGACGCGGCAGCCGCCAAGTCATACTTCTGGTACAAAAAACACAGCAAGACAACCTATCAGCCGAGGCTTCCATGATTTATAGAAACTCTTATATAGCAATGCCAGTGAGCCTGGGGACTACAGGACTATCCCCTATAGGTTATGTATCTATTAATGGAAACTCCTTTAACCAGATAACTTCAGGGGTAACTGAAATAAGCAGGGGCTGGTACAAGGTGATCCTCACCAACAGGGAAACCTCTGGAGATATAGTGGGACTGCATGTGGAAGCTCCTGGCGTAGATAGTTTCGCCATGACTGTGATCACGGAAAATGATTATACCTCAGGAAGAGCTGGAAACCTGGATAACTTAAATGCAACTATTGCTTCCAGAGCTCCTTCCACTCTCACAGTGGCGGCAATAACCCAGGATGTGTGGAGCGAGGTTGTAGATGATGTGGTTTATCCTGGAAATCAAGCTGGAGGAATGTTATATATAACAAATAGCAGAGTGGACTCCACAGTAAGCTCAAGAATGTCTAGTTCCTTTGGTTCCACAATACAAACTATTAATTCCAAGACCTCAGCTTTGACCTACACAGGAAATGATGTAAAGGCTACACTAGATGGGGAACAGGTATACACCTCTGGAGGAGCAACCTCAGTAACTAGCGTCAACGTGTCATCCATGAACGCTGGAATTATAAATTCAACTGTAGCCCCCAACTTGGATGTGGCTATTTCTAGTAGATTGGCCTCAGCTAATTACACAGCTCCTGACAATACCTCCATAGCCACTGCGCTTGCCAATACTCAAACTCTAACTGGCAGATTAACTTCAACCAGGTCCACTAACCTGGATAATCTCAATGCCACTATAACTTCCAGAGCCCCCTCGTCTTTAACAGTGGCGGCAATCACCCAAGATATATGGAGCGAAGCTATAGATGACGTAATTTATCCCGGCGGTCAGGCTGGATATATGTTATATACTACAGCTAATAGAGTAGACACTACTATAAGTTCCAGAATGCCAAGCTCTTACGCTCCTACAGTACTATCCATTAACGCTAAGACCTCAGCGCTATCCTCCATAGGAAATAGAGTAGTGGCCACTCTCACAGGAGAGACTATATCAGCCACTTCTACTGGGGACGTAGGATTAACAGCTGGAGCTATCCAGGGAATATGGGATGCACAGACAGCAACCTTATCCACTAACGCGTCTATTGGCAAGAAACTGGTGGATGGGTTAGATGTCAATGTATCAGTAAGACAACCCAATGCGGCTAAGGTGACTATTAAGAAATCATGAGAGTGTTAACAAACTTTGAGGACTTTATAGATAAGTATCCCACATGGATAATTTATATGAGGGGCAATAAGAAATTCAAGTGTCCAGCATGCTGGGATGAGCCAACATCCCAAGGCAACTCCCTATGCCCCACCTGCTATGGCACAGGATACTCAGTGTCCTTTGAGAGATTGCCTTCCAGAATAACAAAACCTAGAGCATTATTTACTCCAGACACAGAAACCACTTATGGAAATATTCCTAACTATGATCTAGTGGTTTATCTGAAGAGCGGAACATATCCTAAGATGGGAGACAAAATATTAGAGGCATCTTGGAATGTGAGAACTGGACTTGTGGGAAGCATAGGACAACCTACAGAAATATTACATGTATACACCATAGACACAGTGATCCCCATGAGGGAAGATGAAATAAGCTATTTCTCAGTAGGCTGTTTTATAGCTGACTCAACCAAATGGTTCCTTGAGGAACAGTTGCTATCCAGGGGGATAAATGCGTAGAGTTCCACTAATGATAATTGGGACAGCCTTTGATGGACCATCTCTTGAGCCCTACAGGTACTCCTCAGCTGGAGACCTGGGTCTTAAGTTTGGATCCATAGGGTGGGAGTGCCACACCCTGGCAGCTTCCACATCTTCTATAACTTTATCTTCCACTCCATGGAATAACATGGTGGATATAACTGAATACTCAGCTGGGGACTATAACAAATATTACCTTCATGGGCTGGTCCTTAGCGGAAACTCCATGACCTTCTGGAAACCTGGAGAATCCAAGACCATCTATGTTAGTTATTTAAGAGAACATCCTTCAGGAAGCGTAGTCAAGGCGGCTTTTGAGGCCCTGGCTGGAATGCCAGATGAACTATATGTGATGAGACTCCCAGGGACCAAGTCAGTCACCAGGATAGGATCAGGAGATAGTTATATAACTATCTCCTCAAGATATGATGGAACCCTGTATAACTCCATGACTATCACAGCTGGCAGCACTGGAATAACTATAGTCCCTCCTCCAGGGATGGGCTACACTAGAAGCTACAGTCTAAACACCCCTAAGGAACTGGCCAAATCTATAAACTATGACGGAGCTAAAAACTGGATTCCAGTAGAAGTGGACTGGATAGGTTCCTCCACAGTAGCGCCAGTCATGAGTTCCATGTCTACAGGATCAGATGGGACTATTACCACAAGCGGACTATCCACAGTCCTGCAGTACGCGGACCTCTATGGAGTGGATGTGGCGCATATAGCTGGAATGACCTATGAAGACGCTAAGGGGTTATTTAACAGCGCTTTCTTTGATGAGTTGGGTTATCCCACAGTTGTTGTGCAGAACCTTTCTATGCCAGCGTCCACTGTGGAAGTCTCAGCCTTTGTCAGTACAGCCTGTACTATAGACACCAGAGAACTGCACGCCACAGCTCAGGAACTTTATTATGAAGTGTTTCCAGGAGTATCCTATTGGGGAACTATGGCTCCCGCTTATGCTGCCGCTTTATCCAAAGATGGCATATCTTCCACAAGGAGTCCAATCAATATAAGGGAATTCTCTCCAAGGTACTCTGCGGAATCCCTATCAGGACTGGCCAGCAAAGGAATAGTGTCCATGGTAAACACTATTTCAGTGGGGCCAGCAGTTTATAAAGGAGTGACAACTCATTCCACATGGACTATAGCAGACCTCAAGGCTTACCAGAGCATCTACAGAGATTTGTATGATGCTCTAGAACCTATCATAGGTTCTATAAACTACTCATATTCACAGGTAAACACCATAGTAGGGGAGGCCATGGCCAACGCTCCCTATATTAAATCTTACAGTTATGGAATTAACATCCTCAGCGATTACATAGTCATAGATATAGACGCTACTGTAATTGGAGAGGTTAATTCAATATCCTTTCAGGTGGGTGTCAAGACATGATAAGACTGCTACATGAATATAGCATACCACACATGCTGGAGTCTCTAGTGGCTCAGACCCCCCTGAAGTCCATTGTCTTCACAGAGGAATACCCCACGCAGGAAGTAAAAGCCCCTACCATCGCATGGAAAATAGCCACCAGGGTTCCAGGAGCTGAAGGCAAGGAGACAAGGAAGCCAAGATACAGAGGAGCTGACATACCCATCACTGGGGCTCCGCAGACCTCTTATTATGGCCAGAGAATGACAGTGATATATCAGTTTGATCTGTTCCATGCCACTAACGCTGAAGTCAATAAACTTCAGCTAGACTTTGAACAGTTCCTAATGGAGGCCAGGCCTTCATTGTGCGAGGCTGGGGTAGAGCACTTTATATTTGAAGAGCAGCTGATGGACTCCCTAGTAAAAGTTCCAGAAAGAACAGTTGCCCGCCACCTCAGATACAGAGCTCAATACACAGAATATATACCAGTTCTAGAGAGTAGGATAAATGACTTGCTCATTAGCGTCAGAGAAGATCTTGATTGGGATATCAAACCAATAATCAGGGGTCCTGACATAGATGACGTAATACCTGTAGACTACAACTTCTCTGGAATAATGGGCATATTCGACACCCCGGACTACACTGTGGCTTCTCCAAGCTACAGGGATGGATTAGACTACGCTGTTGTCATAAACACCACCACAACCACTATCGCCCCAACTATCATGTGGTTAAATGGAGGGAAGCATCCCGCCTATGGCAGCACATACTACATCCTGTTCACCAAGTGGACTAGTTCCATGGACACATCAACAGGTAAACAGACTTCTTATGACAGATCCTAGATCTGATGCTTATGAAGGAGAACTAAATGGCACGAGAAAACATCCCATCAATCTCCGTTCATTACAATGATGGCGGGTTAATGGTCCCTATCATTGAGGGCAACCTTACAGACTCAGTTCTGGTAATAGGCAATGCCCTTGATGGACCCCAGGGAGTCATAACCAGGATCAATCCAAGTAAAGCTGAAAGCGTCTTTGGCCCTGTGACATACAATGATTTGTACACAGCCACAGGAGCTCTATCAGCCAATTACAAGAACAAGTATTCTGGCAACTCGCTAGTTAAGGGTATGAATGAAGTACTCATGGGTGGAGCCACAAACGTCTACTTCCTAAGGGTAGGGGGCAACACAGCCTCTGTAACCTCAGGAAACTTAACATTTAAGGGGCTTTATCCAGGAAAAATATATAACGGGGTGTCTGTTATAGTTTCCTCTGCTACCAGCACTTTGACTATAGTGCAGTCCGGCATAGGGAGAGGCGGAAACCTGTCCTTTAGCTGGGCCAGCGGTAAAACCATAGCTTCCCTTGTGAATGACATAAACAAGGAACCCTTAAACTTTAGCGTAAGGGCTGAAGCTGCAAATACCACTGCGCTTACCTCAGTGATAGCTAGTGGATCTAACTACACCATGACACTGGTAAATGGATCAAATGGGACTCTGGAGGATGGCTCCATAACAAAGGCAGCCTACTACACATCCCTGACAGATACAACCACAGGAGCTTTCGCTCTCTTGGAAGACAGCGACGCTGACATAGTGTACCTCACAGACTTGTACGCAGATGATGACCTCTCCTCTGGTGGAGATGGCACAGTGTCTGTAGTCACCAAGTTTGCGGAGGCGTGCTACAAGGCCGCCAAGAACTCTTACCCCAAGATAGGCGTTATTGGCATGACCCCAGCGCTTAACACTACAAGAGATCAGATAGCCAACATAGTAACTAACTTGACAGCGTCCTCAGCTGGAGCCGCTGACTCCGGAAGAAAAACTTCCAAGTTTGGCTACTTCCTGGCGTCTCCTAACAATGGAGACACTCAGTTTGCTGTGATAGACGCTGAGACAGGAGCTAAAGTAGACGCTGGAAGATTTATACAGGTAGTGGCTGGACCAGACGCTTTAATGACTCAGAACTCTCTAGGGACATATATTGAATCCCCGGCTGGGATCTACGCGGGCTTTATAGCCTCCTTAGAACCACAGAATCCGGCGACCAATAAGATGTTCCCAGGAATTCAAGCTCTGGCATGGGAGTTCACCACTAAACAGGTAAACCTCCTAGCGGGAGCTCAGCCAGCTACTCAGGGAGATCCTCCTTCCTGGGGTTATGGCGGAGCCTATACAGCGCTCAGAGTCAATAATGCTGGCAACATAGTTGTCAACATGGACAACACAGCCGCCAAGAGATCTAGCGACTATGCCAAGCTGCAGATTCTCAGGATAGTGAACTCAGTAGTGGAGGGAATTAGAAGGATTTGCAACCCCTATATTGGAACAGCGAACACCTTTGGAATCCGAATAGCCATGAGGACAGCTATCAAGAACTACCTTGACAGAGTAGCGGCTGAAGGAGCCATAGTGGGACAGGAGGGCGTGGGCTATCAGTTCGCGGTAACCTCCGATGGAGTGGATCAGATCCTTGGAAGAATAAGGATTGACCTTACTCTGAGACCCGCTATCCAGATCACTAAGATTGATGTGACTATCAATCTTTCGCCGCCGACAGGAGACTAAGGAAGGAGAACGTAAATGGCTAGTATAAAAGATCAGATTGCTGATGGAACAAAGTATGACGGAAAAGCGTTCTCTGGGTGTGATATGCAGGCTATCATTGGCAACAAGGTTATTGGAAACCTGCAGGCTGTCACAGTCTCTATCACAAGAGAAACTCTTCCTATATACGTTATGGGAAATGCGAGTCTTGCCACTATAGTGAAAGGCAAGAGGGGAATATCGGGAACCCTTGTATTCTCCAACTTTGACAGGCACTCCCTGCTCTTAGACACTTTCTTAGATGAAAGAGGAACTGCGGGCAAGGGGACTTTGTATGGAAAGAGCATCCAGGATGTTCTTAACCTCACAGCAAAGACAAACAATGGAGCTACTAACAACCCATTCTCAGAACTTATTGGGGGAGTTGTGGCTTCAAATCCAGCTGGGGATCTCAATGTGGCTGGAGTTATACGAAGTGGAACCAACCTGCAGAGCAGGATACAAGAAGAGATAAGACAGGTATGGGACGCTGTAATACAGCAGAGAAAACTAAAGTATGTGGACCAGATACCTCCATTTGATCTGGTTATAACCATGGTTAATGACACAGGCAACGCAGCCTGGTGCACTATCCAGGGCATAACCCTAATCAATGAGGGCTATGGTTTCACTATGGATGACCTAACCGCTGAAAGCGCTTACACCTATATTGCCAGAGAAGTTACTCCTCTAGTCCCTGTGGGGGCTGAGTTTAAGTTCTCTAACTAACTTAATGGGGGTGCAACCCACCCCCAAGGTTTCTTATGGTAAAAAAATACTATGATGAAAAGGGTCAACACTTTGGCTCCTATAACTACTATGATCAGGGAAATGGTTTTTCTGCCGCTGATATGACAGCCCTTATTCCTCCTGGCACAATTCCCGGGGTAACCAAGACTATACCTTTGGGGACTATAGCTATGATTTCCATATCTCAGCACAGAGACAAGTTCCCTGTAGCCTCCCTTGGTTCTATAGGGCCTAAGGGATATACCGCTGGACACCGCACGATTGGCGGGACCCTGGCCTTCAACACTATAGACAGAAGCGCCTTCTCCATGCTGACTAGAGACTCGGTAGATAGCTGGGTAAGGTCAGCTTTATCCAGTGGATCACATCTAAGTCCTGACTATTCAGCTGCCGATGAGCTGCCTCCATTCAATATAATAATAACAGCTGTCAATGAAACTGGAGAAGCCAGCTACTCAGTCATAGAAGGCATCACCATACTGGATGAAGGAACTTCCTATAATCTAGAGACTATAATATTAATGGAGAGCTACTCATTCATGGCTCTAAGGAGAATACCATTCCAGCCTGTGACCCCTCCAAGGAAAGAGGATGGAAGCTTAATAAACAATGGGATTAAAATATAACAGACCAAACAACTGGGCGGATCTTTACAGCAGCGAGTCTGGACTGGGAAACCCCAATAGAGATCTTCCAAGGTGGATAGTGACTGGAGAGTTTGACTCCACATACTATTCGGGACTGGACGTGTCTGTTTACTTCAACAACATCTACATAGATGAAGCCGTAGCCCTGCAGTACCAGGAACTTGAACAGGTTAAACCTGTATTCTCCTATGCAGACTATACACCCAGAAGATTCTCCCATGGCTCCAGGATGATACAAGGCACATTCACCATAAACTTTAAGGACTCAGGTTACATAACCAAGATACTCCAGAGACTGGCTAATGAAGAGGGAACTGATAAAGATATAAAGACTCTTAGCAAGAAGATGGCCACCAAGAACCTTACTCTTCAGCAGGCCGCTCTTGGAGGAGACTTCACCTTAGAGGATATAGTCAATGTAGCTAATCAAAATGACCCCAACGCTTACAGAGATTACATGGATTCCTTTGACGAGACATACTGGGGAGTCAACAACAACGCCACTAGCAGAACCACAGATAGAATAATGAAGAGACCCAGGTATGCTACCACTAAAGAAGGGTTTGACATCCTGGTGAAGTTTGGACAACCAGAAGAAGTAAGGAACAATCAGTATCCTTCTTATGATAAATGGGGAACTCTGGAAATCATAAGGGGATGCGACATAGGAAGTTACGCCAAAGCCATAGATGACTCAGGGAGAAACATCCTTGAGGTTTACTCATTTGTGGGTAGGAGCATTTCATAAGGAGGACTAGTGAAAACTAATCAGCACCCGCTTCTGATAGACTTCGAGCTATCAGATGAAGCGATCTCAGAACTAAAAACCAAGTTTGGCAAGATATACCTTGTGCCTGTGGGAGACTTTGAATTCGTGGTCAGGACTCTTTCTAAAGGAGAATGGGAGACAGTAATGTCCACTGTTCAGAGCAACCCCAACATGACCATAGACGATGTCAATGAAAAGATAGTGACCTATGGGCTCATATGTCCCCAGCCAGACGCTCAGAAAGGCGGATGGACTGGACTTCCAGCGGGACTAGTGCCAACACTGTCCTCATGGATCCAGGCTAAGTCGGGATTTATAGTCCCTGAGCTGGATATACCTCAGCCTAGAGCGTCTACTATAGGAGATGTGATTATACCTGTGAGACCCAGCACTGAGGATATAGATAAACTCAAGGCTGGCACTCCCTTCCCTATAAAGGAAGTCATCTTTGAAGAGGAGTCTTTTGTGATAAGGCCTATCACAAGACAGGAGTGGAAGGTGGCAGCTAAAAGAGCCACAGACTCTGGAGACGACATGGAAAGAGACGAGGAAGTATGCAATCGCTGCGTGCTCTGGCCCAAGAAAATAGACTGGAATGCTAAACCAGCAGGCTACTGTCCCACCCTTTCCAACATGATCCTCACAGCCTCAGGTTATAACTCCACCGCCAAAGTTCAGGAACTCTAGGATGCATGGACATCTCTATTCTAGGGGAGACCTACACTTACAGATCTCTCACAAGGAAAGAATACAAGGAGATCCTGGCTGAGAACTTAGATGATCCTGTGGGTTTTGAGGATGAGATAGCCAAGCTATGCACCCTTAAAATCCCAGATGACTTCCCAGGATGGGAAGACTGTTATGCTGGCATACCATCTACTCTAGCTGAAGCTATACTGGACGCGAGCGGTATGCTCAATGAAGACTCTGTAAGGAAACTGATAAAGGCGGTTGAGGACTGGGCTTCCACAGATGAAGCCAGAATAGACTGCTTGATATGCTTTTGTTTCCCCACCATGACTCCAGATATCCTGGAGAGCATGGAATCTCTAACCTGGTACAAGTACGCCGCTATGGCAAAGATGATAATGGGCGGAATCCATGGAGTTGACCCATCTGTATTCTTAGAAGGAACTCCGCCAGCTCAAGTATTGCCGCAGCAGCAACCTCCAGGAATGCATGGCAACGCCTATGGGGTTAACAGACAACCCTCAAGGCTTGAGTCAGAAGGGAATTTCACTTTTATAAAATAGCTCTCCCATAGAGGAGGGCTTTTTTTTATTATGGACAACTACGAAGACAGAAAAGGAACTAGAAGGTTCTTAATAGGGGCTGCTAGCATAGGGGCGATATCCGCCGCTGTGGTTAACAGGAAGAAGCTTGGCGGCTACATCATAAATGGCGTAGAACGCTTTGTGTCTAAGTTCGCCACCGGTTCCGAGAAGCTAGGAAACCTCTCCATAACCAACTTATCCAATGAGATAAGAGCGGCTATGTCAGAGACTCTGCCTCTGAGGCTGAGACAGCAGGTGGCTGAAGAGAGGTTCAGAGCCACAGGAGTGTTCTCCAGAGAACAGGTGGACCTGCTCCTGGGATACAATAGGGGAGTGGCTCCTTCTTCAAGAATAAACCAGTGGCTGCATGGAGGAACCCTTAGAAGTTCCGTCATTCAGGAAGACGCTTACAGGGATTTCGTGGCCTCAGTTGGAGGAAACATACCGGAGATCCAGAAGAATCTGGAAAGAGCTTTTGACCAAAGCAATCTGACAACCCTGTTCAATAAAGATTTTCCTCTGTCAGATAATCTTAGAGCCCAGTTGCAGAGAGCCAGAGAAGTCCATGCGGAAGCGTTTATAGACGCTCTGCAAAGAAGAGTCGTCACCAAGGCCAAAGCTAGCAACATGGCTGCTGGGAGAGGCCCCACTTACATGGACGCTCTCATGGAGCAGCTGGGAGCTAGAAGAGTCACTGTCAATGACGTGCTCTCCAATAGAGACAGGTTCTCAGCAGATGTGGTGAGGCAGGCTCAGGAATCCTCAGCGAGATTAAGAGCCTCCCTGAGTTTATCAGGGCACAGAGAAGGTCTTCAGGATATAATAAACTCCACTGCTGTAGGGCAGATCTGGATGGATGAAAAAGGAACTGTCAGAGACCTGAGAGGTTTCAAGGAAACTCTAGGAAGAGCTATAGACTGGGTAGACCAGAACATGCAGATCCCAGTGCTCCCATACCTGGAAGGTTTCTCCCCAACTCAGTTCTTTGGCTGGCTAAAAGGAGGAACTGGGAGAACCTTTGATATTATCCACCAGAACGCTGTGGCTAGACAGCCTCTCACTAGGCACCTGGCGGCTCAGGGGCAGGACCTGACTATAGCTGGCAACACTCTTATAGGTTCCAGGTTCTCAGAACTGGGCAACGCTTCTATAGGAGAACTGGGCAAAGGCTACACTTCTTTAACTGCGGATAGCGGATTTGTGGAAGACATCTACAAGAACCTCACAGACTATCTTGACACCCCTAAGACCGGAGGAGTCAGAGGAGCGCTGGGATTTGGACATGGTGGGACTAGAGGAACTCTGCAACTCAATCAAAGAGAGCAGTCATGGTTTGGGAAAGTAAAATCCATATTCGCCAAGATGAATCCAGGTTCCACTTACCCAGCCGCTGCGTTAAACGATATATACAACAACCCAGACTTTGATCCTGTAAGAAATATAGAATCCATAAGGTCTGTGGTAAACTTCCTGAAAAAGGAAGGCAATATATCTCAGAATGTCCTGGAAGGAATCCTAGATGATGTGACGGCCAATGGGGGCTATCTCCCTATAGATCTCAGGGTAGCTGCCAATAACCTGGATTCCAACAGCCATCTACTGCATTATCTATTAAATGTAGACAGAAAAGCTATAAGGTCAGATGAGTTCAGATACTTCCTTGAGGAGTTTGACAGGGACCCAGCCAGAACCCTGGGGAAGAAGACTGCTAGAAACTCGGTGAATCCTCTAGTGGATATGTTCCTTGGGAAAGAAGAACCTCTCACTGGCTATGACACTGCCAGGAAATTTATAAAAGAAGAGGTTCTGAGAAATATAAACCTAGGTGGTCCTGGTCAGCTGGGAAGAGGAATCGAAGATATCATAGTAAACTTGGATGTGCCTATCAATGAATCGAGAGACGCCTTAGCTGTCAGATATGGTTATCTATTGGGAGATCAGCTGACAGGAATATCAGGAGCTAGAGGAGCGTATCAAGGACTGGTAGGTTCGCAACATATCTCAGAAGACATAAGATTAACTGCTGAAGCAATGGTAGATGCCAAGCTCGGGTATTGGGATACTTGGAATCCTGAGATAAGCAATGGTCCTCAGAGACTTTTTATAAAAGAGCACCAGTCAATACTAGAGTCTATAAACAGAGCCTGGCAAAACGGAGGAAACTTCTTTGATGTCCTGAGCAATATCACAGGCTCTACAGCTATAAAACAGTATACCACTGCCCTATGGAGGGGAGTGGATGATCCTGAGGATATGACCAGGTCAGCTCTCACCTGGTACTTCTTCAACTCAAGACTCAATAAACCTCTGGAAGCTTTCGGATTAGGACTCGGACCTGAGGCCATGGGTTCTGGAGGCAAGATCCTCAGGGGTCTGATAATGCAGAGAATAGTACCGGCTGTACTAGGAATAGAAGCCTGGAACTATGTGAACTGGGAATCAGAGAACCTCTTTGGAACCTCCCCTAATGAACTAAAGGCCAATGTAAGAGCCAACGCCAAGATAGCCTTCTCACACCTCAATGACTGGGAGAGATACAATGAACTCCACCCAGGCATGGATAATTATCTTGCAGGCACCACTCCAGAGGATACCAAAAAACAGTTAGAATCAGGATATGTCCCGGTAAGGAGAGGAAGGCTGTGGCTATTTGGCTCAAGATCGCCTATCTATGGGGACAAGATAAAATACTACATGCCAGATCCATATCAGCTGGCCTACTCCAACTGGCAGGACGCTGAGAATGCTGACATGAGGTCAGACGCTTACTGGGCTCACTCTCTGCTGCCTACCCCCCGGCACCCCTTAGCTCCAGTGATGAGATTCCTAGACCCTATGTGGTGGGAACAGCGCCACTCCATGGGGGACAACCCAGACAGACCTTATGTAGTGTCCGGCCCAATAGCCACTCGAGAAACCCTATGGGGACCACTAGTCAACTCTACTATAGGCAGGATCTTCAAACCTGAAAGAGTTCTATACCCAGAATATCTCCCGGAGAACATGGGCAAGACCCAGGCCAAGGAAGGGATAAGAGCTATAAACATGTCCCTCAAGGGAGGGGGAACTGGCGGTGGAGGAGATCCTTACACAGTAGTAGCCGCAGGTTCTATAGCCACAGTAAATCCAGCTGGAGGGATAGCCGCTGAACAGATAGGGGAAATAGATACAGATACCTCTCACTTAGGAACCAGAGATAAAGGAAACAATATAAAGGGACTGGCTAAGTGGGAGATAGAGAGGATCAACAGGAACCTCAAGGCTACAGGGGCTGGGCTAACTCCTTCAAGGATGCAGAGACTAGCTGAACAGACAGGTGGGTTCACAGAAGAAGACCTGGAGGATATGAGGACCATCTCGGATATGGAGATGGCTGGATATTTAGCCAGGGAATACACTGGTCTCTATGGCTGGGCAACCTCAATTCCATTTGGTCAGAGAACTGGTCCTGTAATAGCGGACACAGGAGAAGCCTACTCCTATGAGCAGCGCTTTTGGAATGCTAACCTAGGAGGTCTTGGGGGAGAACTCTCAGAAATAGGCCGAAGGTTTATGCCCCACAAACTTAGGAATGTGGAGCGCTACAATCCAGTCCCCAACTCCATGCAATACTCCTTTATGCCAGGGTCAGACTACTTCCTTAACTTCCAGGAAGGAGATCCTTATACAAAGGTAGAGAATGGACTTGTCAGACTTCCAGGAGAAGCCTATGAGAGAGTCCATAGAAATAGACTCATGCAGACCAGGGCCTCTTCCCTTGGCAGGACTAAAGAACAACTCATCCTGGAAATGCTGGGATATGATGAGGGTTCTTCAGCCTACTCTGAAAGAGTCATGGAAGAAGGCACAGCTTCCCATAAAGCTATCCAGAGGAAGTGGAATAACATGGGAATCCTCAAGGGTAAGGAACTGGAGATCTTTGATCCAGCCCTTGGGATTACAGGGCACATGGATGCTATACTGAACATGGGGCAGGGAGACGTGGTGGCTGAGATAAAGACCATGTCTGCCAAGAGGTTTGCTTTAGGGCAGCCTTTCCAGGAGCACATGGAACAGTTAAACTTCTATCTCTATGAGTCAGGAATACACAAAGGAATGCTAGCCTATGTGAACAGGGACGATCCTAATCAGGTGAGGCTCATAAATGTGGACTTCTCCAAGAGTCTGCTCAACCAGACCATAGCTAAAGTGGAAGCGGCCAGAGAAGACATAAGGGGAATGGTGGAAAGGGGAGAGGTGTCTAGAGCCACTCTGTATGATCCAGTTACCAGGTTTGAGATCTTGGCCGATACCAGTCCCTGGTCCATGGAATACCTGGCCCTCAAGGATCAGATGGCTAACAATGATCAGCTCACAGAGAATGAGAATGAGAGAGTGCAGGCGGCAAAGCACAGGGCTACTCTTCAGAAAAGAAGATATAACTTCTACCCCTACAGATTCAAGTACGCTGATGTAGAAACCCACAGATACATAGTAAAAGATATCATAGACGCCAACACCATATCAGTGTATGGAGATGAGCATCCTCTAAGATTAGCTGGGATAAGGAACTCTATAGAGAGAATCACTGACGCTTATGGTGCCCCTGAAGGAAACATGACGCCAGCTGAGTATTTATTCAGCCAGTTTGGAGTGCACAAGGGCAGTGTGATAAAAGTTCTTGTGAATGCAGACCCGCAGAACAGATACTCAGATGATGTCCTGGGAACTCAGCATGCTGTCATCATAAAGAATGGAAAGAATATAAACAGAGAACTCCTGGAAAGTGGAGTGGGAACTGAGAAGAATGAGTGGACTGCGGCTGGAGTATGGGCCAGGTTCTCAGCTATTGAAATAAGCAAGGGAGCCAAGTGGGAATCCATGGCTCACATGCGGTCTATCCTAAACACAAAGTTTCTTGACGTCAAGTCCCCTTATGAGGAATATGAGAGACAGACTTATGGATCCAGAAGCGCAAGGTGGGAGGCTCCTTATTCATCGTTTATAAATCCTTCTATCACATCCTTCATGGGTAGAGGCATTTTAGGAGCAGCGGCTGGAGCTGGATTATTTTCCAGTTTCTTCTTCTCCCAGAGAAATCTTAGATGGAAAGCCGCTGGCTGGGGAGCCCTGGCTGGAGCAGGACTATCCCTCATAAGACAGGGAGTCCTGGATAACACTGATGATATGTGGGTGCCAAAGAGAACCCAGAAGAGAAGAGACATAGAAGAGTACTTTGATATACTGAAGTACATGAAGTACAGAGCCTTATATGCAAGGACTGCTGAACTCGCCAAGGAAAAAGAAGGGGTGGATGTAGACAGACTCTACAGCAGATACAATAACCTTGGGAAGTGGAGAAAAGAAAAGCTCACTAAGCTCAGACAGCAAAGGCAGCAACTACTCAGGAAGGGCAAGAAAGGAACTCCTGAAGAGCTGCGCATAAGACAAGAAATACAGAATCTGGCTGAGAGAAAGCAGACTTTGGCCTTAGGTCCACTAACCAATCAGGCTATGCTGTACAGAGATAAATATGCGGCTACTATGTACGGGGCTATGCCTGGAGGTCCTCTCCTAAATGTGATGGCGGCATTCCCCAAGTATGAAAGAGAGTTCATACAGGGCTTTCTAACACAGTCTACTCCTGAGGAGAGGGAGAAAGCCTTTAAGCTCATGCCTGACTATCAGAAGAGACTGATAGGACCTTACATGGGCATTGACCCTAAGAGACTTCCACAGAGAAAGTTGCTGAGAGAGTACTTCAAAACCCATACCCTGCCAGATAAGGACTGGAAGGGATGGAGCCCGGGACTGAACTTGGATGACATCAAGGCTAAGGCTATAGTGGAAGAAGGAATGGACCCAATGGACTTTGGTATCTATCCTTCTCAGATATATGAAGCCAAACAGAACACCCAGAACATAGACACTCCCACAGTATACGGCAGTTCCAGCGATATAAGTGATAGGATAAACAAGATACTTTCTGGCAGGGGCCTTAAGAATCTGAGAATTGTGATAGCCACAAATGAAGACGCTAACCTTAACAATGATGAACTTAATGTGGACTTAGCCATCAAGCAGAAAAGGGAGCAGGATTTGCTTGACGCACTACGAAGTTATTGATACACTTATAATAATAAATCCACACGGAGGACATAAGATGACAAGAAGCCTTGAAGAGGCAATCCTTTCAGGCAAACCTTACGATGTGATAGCAGAGGAATTAGGACTAACGCACTTAGGAGTGCACACTTTCGCCACAGAGATGAAGGAGCTGCCCGATACACCTATAGGGTTCCTCACCAAGCCAAGAACAGTGGTAGAGTTAGAGAAAAAGTTCGGCCCCAAGTATCAGTCAGTGCTCGATAAGGAGTACAAAGGAAGCCACATAGCCAAGGTATCCAAGGATGTAACCACATATCAGTTGGTGCCTACAAGCGTCAAGTCCACAGAGTTTGTAACCCACAGACCATTAGCGGAACAAGGAGGCCTTCAGAGATCCCTGTTTGTAGATCTTCCTGAGAGTTGTTTTGTGGATGACACCTATTATTTCCTGCCTCTTTATGATGTGCACTATGGACATAGAGGACACAAGTATGATGAGTTCCTGCAGCACATAGACTTTATAAAGAACACCCCAAATGTGTCTACCTTCATTGGAGGAGATATCATGGAGAACGCTATGGAGGATGGGAGGGGGATGTGTTACGACACTATAAAACCCCCAGATGTGCAGGTGGATGACCTCCTTGAACTCCTCGCTCCCATCTCCCACAAGATACTATTCACTCTCCCAGGAAACCATGAAAACCGCACCAGAAAAGGCTCTGGACAGAATATAAACAAACTGATAGCCAGAGAACTCAAGATAGAATCCTTTGATGGATCAGTTAGATTTATGGTTTCCGCTGGGGCACACTCCTGGGAATTCATGGCTAGACATGGGCTAAGGTGCCCTTCCACTCCTACTGGCATTCAGAGGGCCGCCATGACAAAGGTAGGAAATCCTGGGTTTATACACTTCAACATCTCAGGTCATGTTCACTGTCCCAACATATACAGGGAACCCTTCACTATAATGAACTCTCAGAAGAAGTGCGAGGAACAGTGGATATGCTACAACATAATTGCCGGGTCCTTTATGGACTGGTTAGACACCTATGCCTATAGAATGGATTACTCCCCGGCGCTGCCAGGGAACGTGATTATGGGAATAAATCTAGATGGCAGTTACTGCGCCAACTACACTTCTGAACTGACGGGAAGGAGGTTATAATGCCAGGGATACTAACTTACAAGATATCTGACAACACATTCAAGCTTGTGGACTTTGACAAAAACGAAGCTCTCACAGCTATAACCAGAGTCTCTGAAGAACTCAGGGAAAGAGAAATAGAGAAGAACAACTGTCTGGTGTTTGTTAGACCTGAGGGGAGACTTCTATTCCCCAACCTATACACTATAGAAGAGTTTGACTGCGAATACCAAATAACCCTGAAAGAACACATTTCTATTGGGTCTACTCTATGGGTCTGGGTTCCCTCAAGCAGGAGAAGGAAATGATCACTTACATCTTTGAAGGGGACAATACAGACTTTATGGCGGCATGTAAGGCCATGGAACTGTATAAGGACTTCTATGATGAAACTCAGATACTAGTCACAAACAATGAACACCAGAGGAACTACGGGAGCAAGGCCTGGTTTGTGGATAAAAGTACAGCTGTACTGCCAGCCAACACAGACTACAAGTATGCCATAAGACTTGAAGCTGATGTAAACAAAACCAAGGAAATGGAGTTTTTGACCAGGCGAAGAACAAAAGAGGAAATAGACAAGAGGGTAAAAGAAATAGCCAAGGCCAATGGAATCCTGGAAGAGCAGGTGCAAAAACCTGACTTCTACCCCAGACTGGATCCCAATGCTCCCCCAGAATGGAACCTAGTCAAAGGTTACTGCGAGATCATAACCTTTGCCACAGAACTTCCCATAGACACCATGCCAGAAGACTATCTAATAGACACTATAACTGTAAACAAAAGCTATGTCAGGGAGAAACTCTATGAGAACTACAAGAAGGAATCCAGCCAGAAGTTTATAGTTCTAGCTGGAGCTGAGAGGCTGAAAAGCATGGGAGTGACCAGAGATAATCTCCCTCCTATGTATAGTATTGTAGAAGACAGCGAAGATATCCTATTTTCTGTTGGAGCTGTGCAGCATCCTAACTGCATAGGATCTATAGGATTCACTTCTCCAGCCATATACTCTGCAGCCTCAGAAAAGAAACTGACCATAGAGGTATTTGAGGACATGGAAAACCTTCACTGGAGATACTGTGGACACAGGAGATCTACACTTATCCCAGCAAGCCATCCACAGTTTGTGGAAGCTCTAAGCCAGACTACAAGATACAGACTATCAAAAGACTTGGGGGTTACATGGTAAATATCATAGTCACAAAGATTGATTCGGATGTAGCTGACAGCATTATCAAGGAGATACTGGATGCTGAAGAAGACATCACTGTCTGGATATCCTGTTCAGGAGGAGAAGTCCCCGCAGCTATGGGAATAGCCACTGCTCTTAAGATGAGAAACGCAGACACTGTGGGACTAGGATATGTGGCTTCAAGCGCCACAATGATATTCGCGGCTGGAAAGAACAGGTTGGTAAGCAAGTACGCCACCTTCCTGTTTCATAATATCACAGAACAGTGCTCTTCCTGGAGGAGTTACAAGGAACTGCAGATAGCGGCTGAGGGATTGAAGATTGACGACTCAGTGCTGGAAAGATTTATCACAGGCAACACAGACATACCAGTAGAGAAGTATAAGGAACTGGTGGAGAGTGGAAGATACATAGGTTCAGAGGAGATGGTAGCCTCAGGGCTAGCCACAGGATACATTGACTAGGTGTCATAAACCCTATAGCTATTGCTAAGGATTTAAGCTAGAGTAGACAATCAAGGAGTCGTAAACCCTATAGTTAAAGCTAAGGGCTTGGGACCTAGAGCTTAACGAGCTGCGAGTTCCAAGGGTAACATGTTGACTAGACTGGCCTTAGAGGCAATGTAAGGGATGTAGTAACATCGAAAGGTTACACTGCACATAGAGGGTGTTTCGCTAGCCTTCTTTCAATGAGTTTCCCGACAGTCGAAGCGATTTTAACAAGGGGTGTAAACCCAAACTAAGGAGACACTTTGGTTCCTGTATTAGACTCAAACAAACAACCATTGATGCCATGCTCTGAGAAGAGGGCTAGGAAACTAATGGAAAAGAAGGAAGCTAAAGCCTACTGGCACAAAGGCATCTTCTGCATAATACTACAGAAGGAGCCATCATCAAGAGCTACAAGAGATGTAGTCATAGGGATTGATCCTGGCAGCAAAAGAACAGGAGTTACTGTGGCTACTGAAACAAAGGTAGTTTTAAACATTCAGTTGAACACACCATGGTGGGTCAAGGATGCAGTAAAACTACGAAGTATTCTAAGAAGAAGTAGAAGAAGAAGAAAAACTCCTTATAGGAAGTGTAGATACAATAGGACTATAGGATGTATTCCACCTTCCACTAAAGCTCGCTGGCAGGCACACACTAGAGTAATTGATGCTATATCAAAGATAGTGCCTATAACAGATATAGTAGTAGAAGATTTATGTGCAGAAAGTAAGAAAGGACAACGCAGGTGGAATGTCATGTTCAGTCCTTTAGAAGTTGGCAAGCAGTGGTTTGGGTCCGAGGTAGAAAAGAGAGGACTCAGATCATGGAAACACAGAGGCTTTGAGACTCATGAACAGAGAAACTACAGAGGATTCAAGAAGACCAGTAATAAATTAAAAGACACATGGGAAGCGCACTGTGTTGATAGCCACTGTCTCTGTGAACTTGTCTTAGGGGATATTATACCATTCAAGGGGTTCTATAAGTTTGATTTCATGCAGTGGCATAGAAGACAACTACATGTTGCTAATCCAAAAGAAGGGAAAAGGAAGACTTATGGTTCTACAGTTAGTTTAGGAATACCTAGAGGAATGCTGATCCTTCATCCAAAGTATGGAAAGTGTCTTGTTGGAGGTTCTTCTAATAGAAGAGTTTCCTTACATAGTATCAGAGAAGGAAAAAGACTAAGTCAAGACATTAGAAAAGAAGATTGTAAATTATTAGCTAAGCAAATCTGGAAGGGAGGTTTTCTTTCTTCTACTCTAAGGAGATAAGTTCTTAATAATGATATCAAATAGCACTACTAGAAAATCTGGGTTGACTAGGTACGAGGTAACGACAGGAGAGGGCTCCAGAATAACTATAATGTATAGTAAGCTGGGGTACATAAAGGAAGGAGCCCTCACAGATGATCCCACAGGTTTTGAGGTTGGAGATGTCTATATAAAAGGAACCAGCAAAGATGAACCCCTAGAGTTCATAGGGATGGGTTTCGTCCCTGAAGTGGGAGGAAAGATAGGAGTTCATGTAAAGAGAGGAAAGGAGAGAGATGCTATAAGTTATGAACTTATAGTGGAAGTAGATGGGCCGCACGAAGAAAATAAAGTATAGGAAAACCTTCATTGACAGGGTGATGAAAAACATAGCCACAAAGTATAACAAGGAACTGCTGACCAAGGAGATGTTTGACTTCTCCTTCAGGTTATACGATAAACCAAGGGAGTACCAGAAAAAATTCAACAGGAGATTTTGGGAGATAAAGTATCTAGATGACGACACTAGGAGAGAAATACAAGAGAGCAAAAAGATTAGACCCTCTGAGTGAAGGGTTCTATGTGAGGGTAGGCGCTGACACCTGGAAGAAACATGCCTATGATCTGACAAGGAAGAAAGATTCCAGGATTGGAGCCGTGAGTTCCATAGGAGGTTTCCTATTTGAGGAGTTCCTCAACTACATGGGAACAGACTATGAAAGGATAAGCCCTTTCTGGGAGACCCCGGAGTACACAGTGAATAACAAGAACATCTATGTGAAGACTAGGAGACTCACCCCTAGGATTCTTAAGAATAAGAAGAAGCTCTATGATGATTCTCTTAACCTGGAGACCTTTACAGTCATGATCTCAGATTATGATCTGGAAAATTCTCATGATATCTACATATGCTGTGGCTATAACCCTAAGAACAGGGACGGCTATGTCCTTGGATGGACTACAGCTCAGACTATAGAAGATATACCAGTGGATGAAAAACTGAAATACCCAGCCAAGTGTATACCCCTTAAAGATCTACACCCGCTATCGTTATTCTAATGGACTACAGACACTACAAGGTCGGAGACCGAGTACGCGACAACCAAACCTTAAGAGAAGGCAGGATAACCTCGATTGATCCTATCAGCGAGGGCTTTATCGCTGTCACGGTTTACTATGCCGCCTACTCCACCTACAAAAGATATCCTATAGACGCCAACTCCATAAGACCTGTCCTGGAGAATATTTCCAAAGCAATAAGAGAAACCATACCTAACAGGATAGCTGGAAGTTACACCGCCAACGCCCAAGCGGCTATGGCGGCCAGGAATATCCCAGGGACTCCAGCCACCCATGTGAAGACAGGGACTATCAAGAGTTCTATAGACGCTGTCAGGAAGAAAGTGGAGAATGAACCCAGGCTAGAGACTAAACATGATATCCTGGCGGTGTTAAACGCTCTGGAAGCGGACAGCATGGAAACCTCCAGAGTCATGGGCATCAACCTCAGGAATGTGGACAAGGCTAGACTCAGAGCTTATATCCTCCAGAAACTACCAGATAGAAGCAACGCCACTGTTAGGAATGTGGTTAATGACTTGGCCGCTATCCTGGATGAGAGCAGAAGAACAACCCTTGGATTATCCACCAACGCTCCAATAGATGGAGCTAGAGACCTCAAACATTATGTGAGCGAGTCTGATGCGGCAGAAGAAAGACTTAGGACTCTGCTCAATAAGAAAAAGAATATCCAGACTCTTATAGAGTCCAAGTCCTGGCAGGCTCAGAACCTGATGGATGTGTGGAAACTTGTAAACCCAAGTTCAGATTTCTCAGGACTCTTCACTGGACAGAGGCTGGAAAATATCATAGGGGCTGCGCAAGCCGCGCATGCTGGCAACGCTACCCCAGAGCAGGCCAGGATATGGAGGGAGTTTGCCACCCTCTTTGATAGACCCAAAGTAGCATATTCAGATGATGTAATAAGAGCTATCTCTAATCTAGCTGGAGCTTTAAAGGCTGGGGATAGACAGGCTATCAACTTATACGCTGAGAGACTCTCCAGGAAACTCATGAGGAAAGGAGGTCTCATACCTCAACTAAATAATGAATTGGCTAAGTTGAGGTTGACTGGGGCTAACATAGAGAACGCCATCTCTATGATGGCTGAAGAGTTCCCCAACAGATTCGAGTACAACCAGGTAGTCAACACTTATGCTGGGACCTTTGATAGAGACTTCTATGCCACAGACCCAGGGAATGCCAGTCTGTTTGGATCTAGCGTAAGAAACAAAGCTCGTCAATCAACCATTCCTCAGAGAACAACAAAAGGTTACAGCATAGTGGCGGGAGAATGGAGTTCCTACGCCAATGAAAAAGGAGCCCTGATAGGCTCATCCAAATCTCCCAAGTTTGTCACTGCATCCAGAGCCCATGGGATAGATTCAACCCTAGAGTACCTATCCAGCGTGATGGGAGACATATCCAACACAGTAGCGGATATAATCCCAGCACAGTATCCTGAGAATCTAACCAAGGGCATAGTAAACCCAACTCTGCAATGGCTGAAGGTGGACCAGTATGAAAGAGAATTTAGAGAAACAAGACCTTATGAAGTTTTCAGAGGACCATGGGATGATATAGAAAATGAATGGAGTGAAAGAAGACTACAGGGAGACACCATAAGGGATATCTACACCAGACCCTCATGGGAAGAGGCGCACTCCACAGCCTCTAAGAAAGCGGCTCTTATAGAAGAGGCCATGGCTTACTCAGCTGGCACAACCAAGTATGCCACAGTAGGAAAAGTCCCATACAGAATTACTAGGAAAGCCCTTGAGGGAGGGGAAACCAAACTATATGGAGTCCCCACTAACAATGTCGAGGTCCTTCTTAGCAAGTTTGATGTGGGTATAGTCCTACCCCAGGGAATGGATGAAGATGTCCTAGATAACCTTATAGGACAGATAGACTTATATAAGGTAAAACAGGGAATAGCCCCAGCATCAGAAGAAGCTGTTCCTGGGTTGATAGGACTCGCTGGACAAACTTCCAAGCTGGAAAGATGGCAGTTTAGACAGCTGGGTATAGCGGGAAGAATCCTTGGCCAGGGAGTGACTGAAAATAACCTAGAGAGAGCCCCGCTGATAACGGCCCTTAAAGAAGCTGGCTTTGACCTCACCAATAGAAACATAAACGCGGAAGCTGGGGATATACTATTAGCCTTAGATGAGAGACTCAAAAAGTATGAGAACATAGGCAGAGGTTTCAACCCCAGGGATGTAGTGCGGATAGAGCTGGAGAGAATAGCCAAAGGGAAGTGGAGAATAAGTCCAGCTGACCAGGAATACAAAGAAGCCTCCGAGCTATTTGAAGTCTCTGCCTTAGAAGACCTGAGAGTCAGATCCAGCGAAGCGATTAACCCAGCTAAAAGAATAATCCTAGATATAGAAGGAAAGAAAGTGCTTCCGATCCAGGGACTGAGCAATATCCTTGGAGAGTCATGGGGAACTGAAGGCAGATTCAGAGCCATGATGGAAGCTCTAGGTCCCATACTTGGAGAGGATAACCTAGGTTTAGAGGTTGTCTTAGGAAGACTTGTCAGTGGCAACGCAAAGAAGAAACTCCAGGAAGCTAGTCTCCTATTACAGAGAATACAGGAAACAGAACTCAAGATAGACGCGGCTATGAGGGAAGCGGCAAACCTAACAGGTCAGGCTCTTTCCACCCATATGTCAAAGGTAGACAAACTCTTTGCTCAGAGAAGTTCTCTAGAAGAAGCCATCAACGCTGTAAGAAATAGCATAAACCTCAATCTGAATAAGACTATAGGATTAGAGGGAACGGGTACCCTGACAGAACAAGGGCTACTCTATAATGGAAACCTTTACTACAAGAACCCAGAAGAAATAGAGTTAGGACTTAAGGACCTATACACTATATCCTCCACTCCTCCTCCAGGATCTCTTGATATCTCAAGGACCACTGAAGCTAAGTTTGTTAAGCTAGCTAACGGAGCAGTAATACCTCTTTCTGACATGGATATGCTGGAAAGGTTAAAGTATTTTAAGTCAGAGTATGGAACCTATATAGATATAGAGACCAACCCTGAGAATCAGATAACAAACATTGGCGGGGTTGGTTACAGTCATGACAGAGGAGCTCTCAATGTAGGAGAAGCCCCTAACTGGAAGAATGAGTTTGGAAAGAAGGTTCCTGGCTATACTCCTAACTTTGTAACCACCGAGAAGGAAAGCATAGAACAGCTGACCTCATGGCTGGGAAGAGAAAACCCTTATGTAGTCGGGCACAACATTCAGTTTGACTTTAACGCTCTCATATCCAGAGCCCAGGAACTGGGATTTCCCCCAGAAGTATTAGCCAGCTTAGAAAAGAAAAGACTCAAGAGTATAGACACTATGCTGCTGGCTAAGGTCTATGAGGACTTGACAGGCAACCTTATACCTGGAGGTTATAGCCTAGAGAACCTAGCCAAGTACCTTGGTGTTAGAGCTGGAACCTGGAAAGAAGAACACATAGGCGTCTATGATGCAGCCACTACAAGAGATATAGCTGCAGAGTTAATGAATAGAATAGGAGCTCTGCAGTCTAGGATTTCTGGTCAGGAAGTAACTGATCCCTTCACTGGCAAGTATCTATTTGGTTTAGAAGGGACTTCCACTAAAGGCAGACTTTTCCAGATACATGGTTATGACTTCTCGGACTCCAGTACAGCTGTACTAAGAGAACTGGATGACCGAGGCAATGCTCTTGACAAGTATGTGAGAGTGACAGACTCTACTTATAATCTGGTAAACAGATTACAGGGACAGTTCCATACCTTTGAGACCCTGGAAGAAGGCACTAAGGCTAGGATAGAATATGCTCAGGACTTAGCGGGCAGAAGAATCAGAAGAGCCAGAGAGTCCACAGCCGCAGGAATTGATGAAGCCTACAGGCTGGAGAACCTGGATGAGATATATCTGAGACAGCAAAGGGGAGAGGATGTAACCAAGTATGTTGGTCTCTTGGATGATGAGAGACTCCAGAAACAGATGGGTTATGTCCGAGAAGCCTGGCTGGATGAGTACAATGATTTTCATAGAGGATTCTATGAGAGACTCAACTCCCTCAACTTCACTAAGGAACAGGAAAAGGAAATCCTTTCCAACTACTGGTCCAGAGTAGATGAGCTGGCTCCCTATGAGAGACTCAACAGAAGGATAGATACTTGGAATAGGAAACTCTCCTTTAACATAGACGCCCTAGGGGCAAACGCTGAAAGCATAAACATAAGTTCAGCTGAAGCTTTTGACGCTGATGTCCAGAGAATCTCCAGAAGACTGATAGGCAATATGTCTGACACAGAAAAAGCAGTCCTGGGACTAAGCAAGGAGATGCCTCCTGATGATTTAGCTAGAGTCAGCGCTACTCTATGGAATGAAACAATAGCTCCAGCCCTGGCTACTCAGAGAACTCCTCTAGCCCAGAAGATAGGAGACCCTGAACTACTAGAAGCTATACAAGGAGGGGCGACTTCTCTCAGAGAGTATGCTCTAAAAATAGGCTCAACTCCAGAACACCTGCTAGATATAGAAAGGTACAACCTGCTAACTCAGGGAGAGTTCTCCAACTACCTGCAGAATAGAAGGAATAACCTGGCTGCTCAATCAGCTCAGATAGAGAGCATAGGAAATGAGGTTCTGGAAAACTCCTTAAGACCTCCATTGACAGTGCCCTACAGCAACTGGATAGCTAAGGAATTTAAAGGCAAGCCCTTATCTGAAGTTCCCTTAGACAGAGTAGGCAGACAGATATTTGCTACTCCAGATCTGGACGATGTCACCAGAAGAAACATAATGGACTACCTTGGATGGAACAACGTCCCTGAAGAAGCCATGGACTTAGAGGGCAGAATTATTGGTTCTTTATCCCCAGGAGAACTTGATAAGGTGGCCTCTGATTGGAGGAACCCCATTGAACTCAGGAACCTGGTGAGATCCTATATCAATAGAGACATGGGCATAGATCCTTTAGCCATAGAAAGAGTCACGCAACCAAGCTTTACAAAGTTCAGCGGAGGGATGTATAATATAGTTAGCCAGGCAGAAGAGACAGCCCCAAGAGTAGTGGAATGGATGTCGGATCATAAACTGCCAGTAGCCATCATGGCGGCTGGGGCAGCCTTTGCAGCTATGAGAAAACCAAACTTGGAGAATGTGGAAGAAAAAGAAATGCCAATATCAGTGAAGCACAACGACATCTCTACCAAAATATCCCCCAAGTATAAGAGTATAAGAATAAGCGTTGACGGCACCACTGAACAGCACATCTCCCATAATGATTTAGTGGAATCCATACAGACAGCTCTAGGGGCTGGTTCAAACGCTCCTATCCCAGCTCAACCCACAGTAAACACTCAGGACAACAGGACTGTATTTGATAAGAACTACATAGACGACATGGCGACAAAACTAGCGGGAGGATAATTTGGCAAATAAGAGGGTAGAGGAAAGTCTATTTGAGGTTTCCTTGGTAGAGAACACTAGGAGAAGACTGACACAACTGCCAGAGAAGATAAGAGATGGAGAATTCTATGAGTATATAGACTCCCAAGAGAAACTAGATTCCATAATACTAGACGAAGAGATAGCCTTAGACATAGAGACCTCAGGGCTTGACCCCCACACAGAGACCATATTCCTTATAGCCATTAAAGAAAGGGGCAAGAAGGTCAAGGTGGTGGACCCAAGGAACCTGGAGGTCTCTAATTTCATTAACCAGATAGCCTCTAGAAAGTGCATCATACACAATGCCAGTTTTGAGTTCCCATGGTTTTATGTAAAGTATGGGGTGTCCCTCAATGTTTCTTATGACACATTGGTAATGGCTCAGATGCTAAGAGCTGGGAGGATAGCTGAAAGCGCAAGCTTGGACAACTGTCTTGAAAGAGAACTAGGAATAGTATTGGATAAGACCTGCCAGAAACTCTTTGCCACCCTCTCCAAGAAGAGTCCTCTTACTAATGGACAGATAGAGTATTCAGCTAGAGATGTAGAGCACCTCATAGATTTGAAAGATAAACTGGTCAAAAAACTAAAAGAAGAGAAGATGCTCCACCTCTGGTATAACATGGAAAGGCACCTTATCCCTATCATAGGAATAAACAAAGCCCTAGGGATACCAGTAGATATGGAATATGCCAGGGAACTGGAAATCTCCATGAGAGAAGAACTCATGGAGATAGAAAGAAAGATACTGGATCACATAGGAGACCCTAAACTAAACATAAGTTCCACCGCTCAGATGAAGTATGTCCTGGAAAAGATGGGCTTTGAACTGGAAAGCACCGAGAAAGAAGAGCTTGAGAAGTACAAGGGAGATCCATTAATAGATCTGCTCATGGAGCACAGGAGAGTCTCTAAGGAAATAGACTATCCCATACAGTGGGGTAGAACTCTGGTAAATCCAGTGACCCACAATGTGCACCCAAGTTTCCATCAGACCCAGACAAGCACTGGGAGGTTCGCAAGTAGTGAACCCAATGCCCAAAATTTGCCGAGGTCCAACGCATATAGAGTAATGATTAAACCCCAGCCTGGATACAAAGTGGTAATAGCTGACATGTCTCAGATAGAGGTGCGCATCATAGCCAATGAAGCCAATGACCAGACTATGATTGACGTCTTCAACAGAGGATATATAGCTAACGCTAAACTCAAAGAGTTCCTGAAGAAGAATGGCCTGGAAAAACTCCCAGACTCAGAGGAGTTCATGAAGGCTCATCCAGAACTCACAGCTATATTAGATGAAGTATACAACACAGACTTCCACAGAGCTACAGCTTCCCTTCTATACAAGATACCTCCCAAGGAAGTAACCAAGGAACAGAGGGCCACATCCAAGGCCACCACCTTTGGCATTCCCTATGGAGTAGGACCTGGTTCCATGGCTAAACAGAATGGCATAGAACTCCAGGAAGCTATAGAGATCATGAACAAGTACTTCAGCACCTACTCTAGACTCAGAAGATATCTCAATAGACAAAAGAAGATGGCTCTGGGAGTAGGATACACTTTATCTGTAGCTGGAAGAAAAAGATATTATCCTCCAGCTCTTAGAGACGCTACCACAGCTGAAGGACTAAAGGAATGGGAGAAAAGGGTGGCTTCCATAGAAAGAGCCGCCATGAATCATGGAGCCCAGAGTTCCAACGCGGACATCATGAAGGTAGCCACTATCCTAGCAGACAGGGAACTCCAGAAGATATCCGACTTCCCCAATGAGTGCAGGATTATAATGTGGGTGCACGATGAGATAGTGGCCATAGGACCTGAGCCCAAGATAAAGGCTGTGGCTGACATTGTCGAGAGCATGATGATCAAGGCTGGAAAGGAGTTCCTTCCTAGAGTTCCTATAGAAATAGGAGTGGAAATAGCAGACACCTGGAAAAAGTAACCTCTAAGGATATCCTTAATCTAAGGCTATAATATATAGTGATAAGTCTCTCTTTTCTAGAGGGACTTTTTTTGCGCCATGTATAATCCCCAAGACTCATATTATTCACATATAGTATCCAAGGGTGGACAGATAAACTCGTATCACCAGAACTTGGAATCCCAAGTAGGTCAGCACTTTAAAGAAAAGTGGAGACTGCCATATAAGCATCAGTCTACCACAGATGTGCTGAAGACCCTAGCCACTGAAAGAGTAGACACCACCACAGAAGCTATCCTGCACCCCACAGAGTACATGGTCCCATTCTCAGGACTAGCTATCTTTGGGGGATACATGGGGATAGACGCTATCAAGACTTATATGAGAACTGAGGGAGCCCTCATGGATAAGATAGGGGCCATATATAAGTCTGGGGTCAGCGCTTCTATCATGGGCAGATACTATGCGGCCTTTGGTTCAGGAGTAGTCTCCTTAGCTATAGGCAAGAACTATGAGGAAAAGATAGGTGGGTTAGCCTTTGCTATAACAGACCCAATAGCCGATTACTTGGGCGGAAGGGCTGGGATATACCTTGGAACTAACAAAACTACTAAGGGAACTGTATCTAAAGTCCTGGATACAATGGCTGGGTGGCTGGAGAAACCTAAACTCTCCAAGTATCCCTTAGCTGTAGAGAAAGCCAGGGAATGGAGAGGCATGGCCCATGACATAGTGGGAGATGCCATAGACTCAGCCTTGAAAGATAAACTAAAGATGAGCGGCAGGATGGCCATAGGACCATTGCTATCCATTCCCTTGTGGTTTGGGATGAGCGTAGGTCTAAAAGCTATAGGACGAGCCTTTGATAATGTGACCAGCAATATCCAGTATAAAAAGAAACAGGAGAGCATGAGCGTAAGCGAGGAGACTAAAGAGGATCCCATGGCTACTCCCAACATGAATATAAATATAAACTACGCTGATGTCCCTATGGACAAAGCGAGGATAGATGAGATGTTTGTAAATGACCTTACAAAGGGGTACGCATTTTGAAGAAAGCCTTAGGACTGGTAACTAAAAGAAATGGGCCTGCGGCTCAGGAGATAACCTTGATAGGGGACGGATCTGTCTGCAGATTCACGCCCACAGATATTCCTCCTGTAGTGTCAGAAGACCTGGTAGTGGTAACCCTGACAGATGATGGAAACCATGGACTTATAAAGAATAAGAGTCTGGCTAACCTGCCTCCCACTACAGACTCCCACACTAGAAACCTGACTGTCAAGGCTTGCAATGTTCAGAGAGCTACTGAGAATCTCCTAAAGGAAATACCAGAAACTGATAAGAAAAAGATAAATCTATCTATCACAACCAATCAGCTCGGGAACAGGATGATAGAGTACTCCTACCAGAATGAGACTGAAAGGTTTAATGCAAAGAGCGAAAGAGACCAAGCCATAGAATCTTCCCTCAGGCTGTTCCCCCCTGATCCTGTAGTCAAGAAGACTCCATTTAAAGCCAGCACCTTGTACGCGTCCTACTTAGATACCACAGATAGAATAGATAAGACAAACAAAGCTCTAAATGAGTCAGTCGCTGGGAGCATAAACAGAGGGCAGACTGCTAGTAACCTTTCCTTCCAGGAGAATCTGGACTCTAAACACTCTAATGGCATAGACAAGAACGTAGAGAATATCCAACAGTTGTTGGACAAAGCCGCAGATCCTAAGGTAGAAGAACCCCATACTATAAACAAGATATTAAACGATGTCACTGAAATTGGGGAAACTGACTGGTCTGAGATCTTTGAGTCAGAACCTGAGTACCTGGCTCCTCCCATACCATTCAGGGAAACAGAAGATGAAGTCAGCATGAGAGAAAGTCTAGGCTACACCAGGATTGGATACGCTGTTCTGGATGTTCCCCCAGAGGATATAGTCTTTGGCAATAAGTCTCAGGTAGAGATGATGCCCCTGCTCAGAGCGGCGGGATCTATCGCCAAGGGATTTGGGCACACAGAGCAAAGCATAACCATGAGGTTTATTATGCCAGATGGCCCATCTATAAATAATTCTCTCCTTCCACTGATAAGGATGGTAGAACACACTCCTTTCCTGCCAATAGAAAATGATTTGCTAAACAACACCTACGATATAGACGCAATAGCTATCTATGGTCTTCAGGTAGCCACAGTTCCCAACTATCCTAACATGCTGGAAGTGACCCTGCAGGCTGAGAAGTTTGACTGGCAGCAGTATATACAGGGTTGTCCCAGCTTTGACTCTTCCTTCTGTTATCCGTTGTTCATGAAGTGGTGTGACTCCAAGACCAATACTTTGGGATTGGAACCCAGCCTGGAAACAAGAAAGACTCAGTTTACAGGAGACCTAAGGTTCTATATTCCCACAGAAGAGTATCTGCAGGCCATGACTACAGTGGAAGAACTCTATAGGCCTATAGACATTATAAAGAAGAGGATAGCCGACGCCCAGACAATAGCTTCCATGTATGACTATCTCAATGGCAAGTCCACTGGCTATAGCGCGTTAAACCTCCCAGTCACAGAGGGTGACAGCGCTGGCGGAATCTTTGATGGTTCACTACTAGAACTTCCAGAAGAAACCTATATGGAAGAGAAGACTGTAGTTGTGGGTCCAGGGACTCTGGCAGATCCAGCTGAAAGATCCAGAGAAGTTACTGTCACCACTAAGTCTGTCAAGGAAAAGGGAGTCATAGTGAAAGTGACATCTCCTCACTGGCTGCAGCTGCTGCACACCCAGGGAGCCATAAAGAATGTGTACAGTGGCACTAGCAGAAACCTAAACGATGTATACTATAGTTCTGAGACTGGACTAAGATATAAGAAAGACAAACATGGCAAGCTAGAGATCACCAACGCTAAACTCACAGACTCAGAACTAGAAACTTTATGGAAAGACCTGGATGCTGTAGCAGTTCCTATGGGTCAATCAGTGTTGGGGAGGACTGGAGCCTCCACTACAACAGCAGACCAGAACACTCTATTCAGATTATCCCATGCTGTTTACTGGGTAGAAGTAGACCTTAAAGAGGTAAACGACAATAAAGGAGCTTTCAATATCCTGAAAAAAGGCGTGGAGACCTACGCTAAAAAGGGAGAGGGAGAAGACAAACTAAAGGAAGCCACTAATAGATACCAGACCAAACTAAAAGAAATGGAAGACATAAAGTATGAGTCTATAGAAATAGAAGGTCTTATACCAGAACAGATAAACGCTGGGATGGCTCCTAAGATAGTAAAGCATGAGACTCAGGGAAATGAAGTAGGGGCTATGCAGTGCATGGGGACTGGGGACGTTGTGTTCACAATATCAGGTTCCCTGGAATCTGACGAAGCGGCCAAGAAACTAAAACAGATGATGGAGAAACTAACTTACCTGGTTAGGACCTACCAGGGCAAGGGCATTGGAACAGATACTGGTTATCCAGGTTACCTGAGAATATCCAATGAGCTAGCGGCTATACTAGGAATAGACTCCCTACTGCCTATAAACTGCTCCATACAGACTCAGCCAGGATTTCCAGGAGAACACAAATTTGAACTGGCTTTTGTGAAGTTTGAAAATGAGAACAACTCCAGGGAAAACCTCAAGCCCATGGATGACCCAAACTGGTATGGCAATACCATGGAAGGTTTGCAGAGAACCACAGATGACCCATCCAATCATGCCATCAGAGCTGAACAACTGCACTCCAAACTGAGAACCTTGGAACTTTATCCAGATATGAAACTCCCCACATACAAGGAACTCTTTGTCTGGATGCAAACCATGATGGAACAGGGCTATGACGAAAGGTGGACCGCTCAGGAGATAAGAGAGTATCTGCTCCCAAGCATCACTGATAAGGAAGGGAGGCTAACTTACAACGCCGCTAACGCCTATGTGGACCCAGACTTCTACTGTTCTCCATGGGTATCCTTTGGAAAGAAACTAATAGATGAACTCTCTTGGGATGATGCTGGCAAGAAGAACAAAACTAAGATAACCTCTAATCTCATAGACGCTACCAAAGCCAAAGCCACCCTGGATTTCAATGGGAAATGGAAACCTGATGAGAAGTGCCAAGCTCAGATAGGATACTACGAAGAAGAGTATAAGAAAATAAAAGCCGATATGGAGAGCTCCACAAGCAATGTCAGCAAAGACATAGAGACAGCAGCCAATAGCATAGGACTGCAGGCCAAAGACCTCAATGAAGTGATCAAACAAAGGGGAGTGCCTGAGGGTCCGGCTAAAGTAATGCTATCCATAGAAGGCGGAGCCTCTACCGTAGTCAATGGAACTCATAACAATAATATAGGCCTAGGGCAGCTAGGCAACAGCGCTCTATCCACTGCCCTAAAGTACAGCGGCAAGTACAACTTTGTGGAAAGCGGAAGTGGAGGAACCTACACTAAGGGAAGTTCCAGACTCTCCTACTCCACTAAAAGCGGTTATTCCTCCAAGAGCGAAGTGGACCCCAACGATCCTAGACTGGACCCCTTGATGGCAGCAGATCTGTCATTAGCTTACCTGACTATGAAAAGAGACATGGTCTGGGAAGCTGCTGGCAGAAGAATACCCAAAGACAGTGATGAGTGCTGGATAATGGCCATGGCAGCCTACAACTGCGGGGACACCAGAGTCAAAAGAATAATAACTGATAATCTTTCCAACACAGCCACAGAACAAAGTTTGCTGGAAGCTGTGAGGTCCCAGGTTCCCAACGAAACTAAAAACTACATAGACAAAGCCAAGGGACTGTTAAAGACCAAAGAGACAAAAGAAGAAACCTTAATCCCGGTAAACTATGGGAGATCTCCTTTTGGATTTAAGGAAGGCCATGTGGATGTCACAACCTCTGTCCCTCAGATGGCTCTGGCTAAAAGACAGGAAGAAAAACTGAGAAAGACTCCTAAACCTGAGATGCCGGGAGCCAAGATGTTCCCCATAGACGAGATGTTCCTAAGAGAAGATGGGCTGGATATGCTCTATGACATGAGGAACTACTCCAATGTAGGGAGACTGGTGAGAGCATTCCCCACCTACTGTCTGCTCCTGGTGGATGAGGGGAGATGGCTGAGGTTCTGGAGACTCTATGATAAGTTTTATGGGATGAATGCCGTGCAGTCCATAGAGATACACAAGACCAGGAAAGGTCCTATAGACACAGCTGTCATAGGCTTCTCTAATATATTTGGCAGACTCTCAGGTCTTCCAGTAGAGAACCCAATGGTTCCAGGGATAAACTACAAGTGGGGTCTCGACTATATAATAGAAGGAATCATACAAGGACTCTTCCCATCCCCATCTGATTACCTGGAACAGTGGAGCATGCATGCCAACAGACTCCTGCTGAGGCCAGGAGCCCGAGTCCATATCAGAATTGGCTATGGCAGCAATAGTAATAGACTCCCTGTAGTCTTCAATGGCACTATCACAGAACAGCCGGCTCAGGAAGAAAACCTGACTGTGGTGGCTTTATCTGATGGTAGAGAACTGACCAACGTCATGTCGGAAGGTTCCTATAAGAGTCACTCTATCCTGGGATGTGCTATGGAACCCAGAGAAATAATAAACAAAGTTATGTCCCCCATAGGACTAGTGGAACTGGTGACTAAGGGTGGGTATAGACATGATAACCCCTATGGCATCTCCCACTTCGGCTCAGTCAGCTACGCCACCATGGATAAGCACACTCAGGAAATAGGAGTCAACATCTACAGGGCTGATCCTCAAGGCATGGAAAGTGATGTGGCTAACGCAGAGTCTAGTCTCTGGACAAGATTGGATGTGCTGGGACTATGCAGAGGATTCTCCACTGAATCCCTGATAGGGATAAAGATGGATGAGGCTACACCTTGGAAGGTTATAGACACCTGCGCCAAGGTAACCATGGACTATGTGGCGGCAGTGCATCCCTTTGAATTGAGAAGCACCTTGTTCTATGGCAGGCCTTATTGGCCAGTATACTATGAGTATAGAGCTGATATACTTGCCGCATCTAGAAAAGCCATGACCTCAGAAATGAAAGGTCTAGTAAAGAATCCTGAAGATATAGACATAAGCAAGTTCCCTGAAAAGTTAATGTACTGGAAACCCTTCTCCCAGTTCCATATAATCTCCTCAGAGCATAACCTAATAGCTAACAAGATAAGAACTAACGCTGAGGTATACACTGGATGCATGGCTGGGGGAACCTCCAACTCCTGGTTTACCACAGACAACCACCAGTACTGGACTGAACCCTGGTTCCTGGATACAGATATATTCCCAGAGTACCAGAGGATGATGTACATAAAGAGTGGATTATATTCCACTCAAACGCAAGATGTTATAGAAGGAATAGAACAGTGGGATATAGCCAGATTCATAGGCTGGACTACTAGGAAACCAGACAACAACTATGCTGTGGGTTCTCTGAAAACAGCTCTTAAGGATATGTATGATGGGCACCTGGTAATAATGGGAGACCCCTCCATAAAACCTTATGATAGGATTTATCTTTCAGATACCCATATAGACATGCATGGAACTATAGAGGTCAAGGAAGTGACCCACCACCTCTCTTCAGAGTTTGGGTTAGTCTCCACAGTGTCCCCAGATATTATGGCTTCAGCCACAGATGCTCAGGACCAGCTAGGCATAGCTTGGTATGGACAGCTGGGGAGAAAGATAGCTGGAGGAATGGCTCTGAGAGGACTGGTGACTTCTTACGCTGTTCAACTAAACCAAGAAGCGTTGGGGAAGGCCTTACTTACTCTCCTTATAAAGATAGACGCCAAGGGTTCCCAGGAGCTAAAAACTTTGGGACTATCTGTCAAGGACGCTATCTACAAAGCCACTATGGGAAATCTGAAAGAAATTTATAAAGGATCCAAGTCCTATGAGTCCATGGAAAAACTGTTATTCAAGATACAGGCCAAAGGCTCCAAGGCTGTGGATGTGGTGGATGAATGGTTCACTAAGCTAATAGCGGATGGCAAGATTGGGGAAGTGCTTAAGACATATGTGTCCAACGAAAAGAACCTGTCCAGCCTCAGCGAGTTCCTAAGCAAACATGAGTCTATAGCTGATGTATGGGACTTTGTGGCTAACTTCTGGGATAGACTGGAGACTTCCTTAGAGAATACCAGGATAGGAAGACTAGTAGCTAAACATGGCAAAGAAATAGAAACCCTAGCCACCCAGAAGAATGAGATATCAAAACTTAAGAGCGTGGCTGAGAACATAAAAAAAGACATAGACACACTGGATAAGGAACGGATTGCTAAGAAGAAAAAGATCACAACCCTGAAGACCCAGAAGAAAATAGATGAGACTAAGAAAGAGGCCAAGAGTTTATACAACAAGGCCAGATATCGGCAAAAGAAGCTAGATGATGTAACCAAGACTATACAAGAACAGGAAGAAGCCTTAGCGGCCAATGAGTCCACCGCAGCCAAGTTATATAGACTGCAGCAGACAGGCAGGGATGTGGAACCAGCAAGGAAAGCTTACACTGAAGCCAATGAGGCTTATCTCAAAGCCTCCAAGAAGGTAGAGACTTTAAGAGCCAAGACTCTGCCTAAGGAATCTAAATTCCAGACAATGGATGTTATAGATGTGGCTAGAAAACAGACTGCCACAGAGGCGGCGGAAGCCACAGTTAGAGCCTCTAAAACCTACAAAGATATGATGACAGCCCAAGAAGTTCTTGAAGGAGCTTCCACAAAACTTAAGGAAGTGGAAGAAGTTTACGCTATGTCTGCCCAAGCCATAAGAGGCGGAACTATCAAGTGGCTAGGCAATATCAGAAGAGGTTCTATAACCAAGATGCTGACCAAGGCTGGCATATGGTTTGCTGTGGCTAACTCTATAGCTGACTGGATTGGCAGATATCTTATAAGAAGACAGTGCATTATCCTGTTTCCTCTTTCTTTCAAGGGAAGAAAACTGGTGGCTGGCATAGATGGACACATGGGTTGCGTAGTTGGGGATCACCAAGGATACTGGGACAGTATAATATCTCAGTTCAGTCTTAATCAGGGAATGATGGAAGGCTGGAGCAGAGCTCAGGAAAGCTATGGACTGGGAGGCATCTTCACTAAGGATTTCCTGAAAGGGGCAGTGGCCTTTACTTTATTTGGAGTGGGAGTTGACGTCCCAGAGTATGAGTTCGACATAAACTATGAAGAGGCCAGCGGACTCCCTGGAGGGGAGGTTGCCGCAGCTAAGATGCTTGGGCCCCAGAGACCAGCGGCTCCCCGATTAGGAACATATACCTCTGGAAAGAAAGAAGTGGGAATGTTCACCACAACTTTGGACAAAAGACTTGATGGGAGAAACTGGGTTGAAGGGGACTGTGGGGACTATGTCACCCAACTCCTCAAAGTCATGGGAGCCAAAGACAAGAGTGGAAAACTCATTGATGTGGGAGACAGCAGGATAACAGCCGCCTCCGACAGATGCTACAAGAAATGGTATCCCAGCGCAAATGAACTGGAACCTGGGGATATTATAGCCCTGGATTACAGAACTTCCAAACAGCACTTCGCTATGGTGTGCAGAAACTCAGAGGGAGACCTATATCTTAACGAGTGCCTTAATGGCAACGTCCAGATATCCAGAACCCTGCAGAGCCAGGCCAGCAGGATATCCTGGTATGCTCGCCCTAACTACTAGGCTATAATATATAACGAGGATAAGATGTCTAAGTTTTCAGATATAATTGATCAGAGAACAAGAGAAGCGCTGGACGCTTTTCCCACTGGAGCCCATGGGATAATAGTGGATGTGCCACTATCCCCCGAGGGCATGGTGGATGTGCTGATCAACTCCAGAACTGTGGCTGGACAGAGAAAGATAAGAGTTCCATGGCCCACAGATGGGACATCCGGAAAGATTAGAAATCCCAGAATAGGAATGGGAGTTTCCATATCCTTCATAGATGGAGATATAGGCAAGGCAGTTATAACAGGAGTGTTTGATCTACATCCAGAAATTACTAAAGAAGCTCTGAGGAATGTCAACAGACCCACAGCCACTGACAAGAGGATAGTTGTCCCATGACAAAGGACTTAGAGACTTTAACCAGAGAAAAACAGTATGCGTCTGAAGAACAGATAAGCTTTGTCAACCAGAAATCAGGAGTAAGGCTGGACCTCAGGGACGATGGGTGTGCTGTGTTGCAGGCCGGGGACTGCGCTATTATACTGGATTCTGCCAATAACCAGATAACTTTTGATTCCAATATCCAGTACTCCAACTCCTCAAAGAATGTAACCACCACTAATCTAAATAACATAACTATCAATGATTATAAACTCAACCCAGCCTGGCTGAAGATCTACACTCCATTAGTACAGGCTGTACTGGAAATAGCCAAGACTTATAACACCACAGACCCTGCCACCAGAATGGACATAGGGACTGTGTTTAAGACTTTGTCAGATAAACTTGTAAATGAGCCACTATACAAACCTCTGCCTCCAAAAGAGATAAGAGAGGTAAAGGCTCTAGGGGAGATTCTAAAGAATTTATGAAAGACATTCACTTGAACGAATATGGGGACCTGGAAGTGGGACCGGATGGGGATCTCTTTGTAGTTAGAGACGACGATGTTATTGTGGATAACATACTCTTTAGACTGAGAACCTACAAGGGAGACTGGATTCTGGAACCTAACTGCGGAACTCCTCTTGAAGATGTCATAGGACTCCCCAATATAGAATCCACAGGTAAGTACGTGGAGTCTGTGGCTATAGCCGCTCTAACTCATGATGGATTCCTGACAGAAGACCAGATAGATGTCAGGTGCTCTCCTTTGAATTCCACAACCCTTATCCTCGTAACGCAGTATCACGGAACCAAGAACTATTCAATATACGGAACCATAGATTTATCAAACGGAAACTACAGCATAACTAGATAACTTGGAGGACAATATGAACTCTCTTGCAGGCCTAAACATATTAGGCTTTGTAGCTGACGACTCAGCTTGCGGATACCTCAGAGTGCGCTGCCCTATAGAATACGCAGCTAAACTTGGAGCCAACGCTAGATGGTGTAAACAAGTTAACCAGCAGGAACTTATGGCTGCTGACTATATACTAGCCCAAAGGCAGTATAATGAAGACATACTATGGATGCTGGAAATGGCCAGGGATTCAGGCAAGACAGTAATCTATGAGGTGGACGACTACCTTCATGGGGTGCATGAGGATTCCCCTGCATATAGAGTGTACAAACAGGGAACTAAGGAACTCTCTAACGCTGAGAAGGCCATAGCTAACGCCAGCGGACTGACAGTCACAACCAATGAACTTGCGGCTTTCTACCTGAAGCTAAATAGAAATACGTACGTACTCCCTAACGCGATTGACTGGGAGATGAGGAACTGGAGCAAGAGGGTGGAGAACAGAGACCCAGCCCTCACTGTAGGTTGGTCAGGAGGCAACTGTTACGACAACCTGACAGAGGTGCTGACTGAAGAGGGATTCAAACTCTTCAGGGATCTAACCATGCAGGACAAGATAGCCACCCTGGATCCGCTGACCCATGAGCTGGAGTACGCCTATCCTTCAGAGATAGTGATCAGGAAATACAAGGGCCCACTCCATGAAATAGACAACAAATATGTAAGCTGCGGAGTGACACCCAACCACTGGATGTATATAAGACTGGATGGGCAGGAAACCTATTCGGAGATGCAGGCTGAGGTGGCGTGGGGAGAAATCTTCTACGTCAAAAAGAACGCCAAGTGGACTGGGACCTCTAAGGTAGATGAGCAATTATTAAACAGAGTAGCCAGCTGGCTCTCGGGAATAAAGAAAGTGATAGACTACTGGGATCTTAGAGAGGTCCTGACCTATAGCTCTGAAGAACTCTTGAGACTAGTGGGCATCTTTATAAAACACAAGGATGAACTGCTCCTTAGCAAGGGGCTTGAAGATTTTGTAATAGAACTGTGTCTAAAGGCTGGAGTCTCAGCTGACGCCCTTGGGGACTCAATAAGAGTAAATAAGAAATCAGAGGCCCTAGTAGAAAAGGACCACCAGAGTATCTCAGATTATAAGGGCAACATCTACTGTGTGACAGTGCCTAACCACACTCTCTATGTCAGGAGAAATGGCAAGAGCTTCTGGTGCATGAACACTCACCAGAAGGACATCCCCTACATATGGCCTATAGCTAAGATGGTGTTGAACAAGTACCCCCATGTCAAGTTCGCTTTGCAGACCTCTCCTGACATGGCGTCTATGTTCATGGCTAACAAAGAAATGAGGGACTTTGGAGACAGAATTATCATACTGCCCCCAGCTCCCTTGGATAGATACCCTGAGATGTTAACGCACTTTGATATTGGAGTGGCTCCGTTAGCATTTTCGTCATTTAATGTCTCGAAGTGTCTAGACAAAAACACTAGAGTATCTACAGACAATGGGATGATAAGTCTCCATGAAGCTAATGTGGGAGACATGATATGGAACAAAGATCACTGGACTGACATAGAAGCCATAGAGAGACAACCAAAGCAGATAGGTTATAGGATAACTACAGACTATGGGTTTAGTGTATTAGCAACTAAAGAACATAGGTTCCCAACTCCTAAAGGAGATGTTACTGTAGAAAACTTAGCAGTAGGTGATACCCTACTACTCTCTCGCATGAGGTTTAATTCAGAATATCAAGAGTTTGGTTGGCCTTTGTTATTAACTAGACACTCTAAGAACTCCCTAGACAACTATTCTATGTCTGGGATTAGCTGTCCCATAGTAAAGATAGACGAAAACTGGGGGAGATTAATGGGATACATAGCTGGGGATGGATCCATAAATGGTGGACACACAATAATAACATGTGACTCCAAGGACGAGGATGTTATTGAAGATGTGACAATCACAGCTTCTCATTTAGGACTAGCTATGATCAAGAAAGATAAATACACCTTTGATAAACAACTAGTCAACTGCAAGGAGTTGATAGTCTCGTCAAGAAATCTAGTAGATATACTTGAGCACTTAGGATTAGCTAAAGCCAAGGGATGGGGAAGAAAAAGAAATGTATGTGTCCCAGATATTATCTTCAAGTCTCCGAAGTCTGTAGTGGCTAATTTCTTAGCGGCGTACTTTGAGAGTGATGGAACAGCAACTAAAAATGGAAGCATCCAAATAGTAAGCAAGTACAAGAAGATGATGGAAGATGTGCAGCTTCTCCTCTTAGGGTTTGGGATAACAGCAAAGTTGTCAAAAAGAGTTGTAGGCACTGGAACCTATAAGGGAAATATATACTGGAACTTGCTACTCCCAAGAGAGGAAAGAGAGATTTTCTGTAGAGACATAGGATTCATAGGAAGAAGGAAGAGGACTACTGCAGAGAGTAGTCTACAGAAAAAATGGTCCAACCACTCTAAACCTATAAGTTTTGCCAAAGAAATAGTGTCTATAGAACCAGAAGAGATAGAACCTATAGATATACAGACAAGCGATGGTTACTTTACAGCCAATGGTTTTGTGACCCATAACTCTTCTCTTAAATTCGAGGAGCACCTTGCCTGGGGTATACCCATAGTGGGAGCGAGGATAGCCCCCTATCAGAGATTTGTAAATGAAGGTCCTGGAGCCTTTACAGCTGACACCCCATATGAATGGGAACAGCATCTCTCCAGGTTAATAGAGGATGAGAAGTTCAGAAAAGAAACTGGAGAAGCTGGTAGAGAAAGAATCCTAGACAACAACTCCTACTCTACCCAGATACACAAGTGGGTGGAGACCTGGGAAGATATAAGACTGCAGGCTATGAAAGGAAACACAGGGTCTGGCGTTGATGTGGATATGAAGATAGGAAGAAACGACCTCTGCCCATGTGGAAGCAAGAAGAAATATAAGAAGTGCTGTTACCCTGCCTGGGGTAAATAAGGAGAGAACATGCAACCAATCCCAACATACCAAGAACTAGTAGAGGAGGCTGAAAACACTGTAAGGAATATCTGTGGGATAACCAACTTCACAGAATCCTCAGTGGCTGGATCTTTAATAAAGGTTTTCTGCTCATATCTCACAGACCTCTATGGATATGCTCAGTCAATATATGATCAGAGCAACTTATCCACAGCCACTGGAGAGAACCTGGATAAGATAGGGGAATTCTTTGGAGTGAAGAGACTTCCAGCCAAGGCTGCTACCAGCATTGGGATGGGAAGCTCGGTGCAGTTCAGGAACAACAGCGCGTCTCCAGTGACTATCCCAGCTCTCACCAGGATATGGTCTCCAGCAGATCCTTCAATATCCTATGCCACCAACACGTCTCTGACATTGGCGGCTGGGGCTGATGGGTATGTGGATGTCACAGCTCTTGGAACAGGATTCTGGTACAATGTTGGGTCTGGAACTCTCACAAGACATGACCTGGGAAATGCCAATGTCACAGTCACCAATGTTCTCCCTATAATAAATGGAGCCGCTGTAGAAAGCGATGACAACTATAGATATAGAATAGCCAACGCTTTTACTGTGATGCAGGGGGCCACTTCAGAAGCTATAAGGATAAGACTCCTGGAACTGCCAGGAATAAAAGAAGCTTACCTGTATCCTATGGCTAGAGGCACCGGGACTATAGATGTCATAATAACTTCTGTAGAAACTACAGTCTCTCAGACCCTATTAAATGAAGCTCAGGATATACTGGATAAAGCTGTCGCCTTTGGAATATCGGCTATAGCCAAAGCTCCTACAGAGATACCTATAGACCTGGTAGTCAAGTTAAGTCTGGACCCAGCAGCTACAGCATCCAACATAAGAATACTGGTGACAGCGGCGGCTAAGACCTATGTAGATAACCTGCAGGTGGGGGACTCTACAGGAAGAGGGGCCCTCATATTCTATGAGTTAGTCTCCAGGATAATGGACGCCAGCGAATACATAAGGAATGCCCAACTCACTATAAATGTAAATGGGCAACCTTCTTTAAACACCGATCAGATAGCAAACATAGGAGAAAAGTTTTACCTTAGATCCATAGAAGTTATCTAATGCAGTTTAATTACACTTCCACCCTTCAACCAACATCCCTTATATACAAGTGGTTTGAGTCTTCTATTCCTTACTCCCAAGCTGCCCTAGAGGTAATAGATAGAGTAGGAGACACTATAGCTCCAAATCACTTGGCCCTTGGCGCACCCAGGCTGGCATGGGCTGTAGAAAGACCTGCCACAGAAGATCTGCGGGTGAGAATAAAGACTCCAGTTGATGCTGACTTCTATGAGGTCAGAAGAGCTCGGAGTCTTTTTGACTTTATCAATACAAAGGATAGAGTCTATATGCTGGATGCTGGGCTACTATTGAGGAACCTGACTACTAAGACAACTACAGCTTCTTCAGCTAATGGAACCTATGAGATAAAGACTATCACTGGGGGAAATGACCTGGCTCAGGATGAACCTGTATGGTATAGCGATGAAACTAACTGGAATAAAATACCTGGTGGTTCCTGTCTGATAGACGAGGCCAACTCCACGATCTCTGTAGGGTGTACTGGGAACCTGACTGTGCAGTATTCTTCCACAGAAAGAGTATCCACCCTTTACTCCTATTGTCTTTATATAAATGACGATCCTCCTCTGTGTCCTTATTCCTATGACCTGTGGAATGTGATAGATGAACTAGCTCTCATGGTAAACCTAGAGAGAATGCCTAGAGAGAACAACACTGATCTGACTACCAGGATCAAATCCACTTACCTATTACCCCCAACTGCCACCTTCGATGGCGTAGCTATAGCTCTAGCCAGACAACTAGGATTAGTAGGTTCCTTTACTTGGAATGGGATTGATGTGGTAAACCTTACCAACTCTGGAATCACATCTGCTATAATAAAAGATCTGCCTCAGATAGGATATGAAAGAGAAACCTTAGTTCCATCTGAGAACAAGTTATCCTATCATGGAACTAGAAGACTATGGAATCAGTGGGTAGTCTATGTAAACCATCAACTCATATCTCCAGGGGAAGTCAACTACCCATCCTTAACTAGTGGAGTATTAGTATTCCCATCAAATATGGAGACCAACAATATAAGAAGTGTGGATGTGGAGTACTCCTACACTAACTATGTAATCACAGCCTCAGGGTCCAGCATGCTGCTCTCAGCCACATCCAACCTCACCTCCGGAGACTATACTGTAGTCTACTACAAAAGTATATCTAACTTCTCCCTGTTGCCAGAGGAGAACAATGTATACTGCTATGAACACTATATGAGTTCTCTTGGAGTAATAGAAGAAGTAAAGGCTTCAGTGCCTATACTAATAGGAAATGCTGTATGGTCTGAAACTTCTCACTGGTTTGACACCAATGAAGTCGAACCTTTAATATCCAATATTCCAGTGGTGTTTCAATGAACATAACAGACCTATACACTCAGCTTAGAGATATCAACCTCCTCTTTGTATACCAAAGTGATGGAGTATATATTGACTGGACTGGTTGGTCTGAGTCCCTGACTATAACTGTATCAGCAATATACCTATATAGAAAACTATCCTCAGACTCCAGTTATACGCTGATAACTAGCGGAACTGGGACCATGGAAGGCTACAAGGACTACGTATCTACCACCACATCCTATGATTACAAGATAGTGGGAGAAGTCTCCAGCGGATGGAAGGACACAGTCACAGGAAACACCTGCGCAGTTATAGGAAACTGGGAGACCACGCAACACCTAGTTCCTTTCATGGAATACTATGCCAACTCCTATCCAGCATGGACTTTAGCCCCAGCCAAACTTGGAAGAGAGAGACTGCTGATAAGACCAGAGGATGAATACAGGATACTTCAGAAATTATCGCCTTATAAAAATAGAGAACCGGATGACGCTAACAGCGGGAAGGTAATGTCGCTCAATGATATATGACAATGTCATTAGCAGAATAAGGACTGGATACACAGAGAATCAATGGACATCTGGAACAAGCGGCTACGCCTGGGTTGCTGGTTCAGCTATAACAGTAAACTCAAAAAGCAAATACTATAATGTAAACCTGCCTTCTTCAGTGATGACAGTCTCAGCTGTCTCCACAACTTCCGGGCACATCCTGGACTGGACAAGTTCCCAACAAAGAGTGGGGCTAAGCTACGCCCCAGCTGGAGACCCAACGCATATCTTATTATCTTTCCTTACCTATGAGACTATAGCTGTCACTGGAATAACAACTTCAGGTTCTTCCACTATCCTATGGATAGATGAACCTGGGGTTATAATTATACCCACTCCATATCTCACTGGAGATGTAACCACTGGATCTATAGGCACAACCTCTATACTGGTTCCTTCAGGAGGTTGGGTTTATGTGCCCCCCTCTGGAGACATAGGAAGCATAGTCACTCCCACAGTCAGTTCCTCAGGGTCTAGCGGGAACCCATTTCCTCCTAGTGGGGGAACTTACATAGAAGGACCGCTATGGGGATATAGAGGGGAACTATTTAGAAATACCCCAGAGACTGAATACCCTGTAGTAGCAGACTGGATGGGCCTATTGACTCCAGAGAAGGCTATAATGTGGTACAAAGATACTACAGATGGTGGCGTAAAAGATTCTACGGGGGAACCTCTAAGGCGATATGGAAACACCATAGACTTTGAAGCTACTATAGATACGCATAGCAGTAGATGGGTCTACACACAGGATATAGTCCCTGCTGGGGGCAATGGCTACATATCTTACTTTGGGACAGGTGGATCAACCTCAGCTTTTTATGATGAATATTTGGGAGCAGGGATGACTGTTCCAGCTATACTAACTAGTTCTATAATACACTACCTATCCCCGCCAGCTATCCCAGCAAATAAATGGAGAGTCATATACTATCATAACTTTAGCACTCCCTACACAGGAGAGGGCTTTGAAGATTATGACTATAAGTATGGTCACTGGAAGGGTTACTCTTTTGATACCTCAGGAGCCGCATGGACATTCTACACCAATGTGTTGACTGGATTCACCACAGGAGCCACCTCTGGGAGTATAGAGGGTCCACACACAGACTATGATTATGTAGACATTATACCTATAGACACTCCAGGTTCCACTGGAATGCCAGCCACCTCCGGGTACATAAAAACTGGGTATGAGGTGATAAAATTCAAGGAGGAACTCTTTGGATTCACAGGAGGAGGAAACCTCAGTCTGCAGATAGATCCCCTAATAAGAAGGTGGTTGAGGTCCACCATGTATCAGCCTAGGGAATCCTATGAACTCATAGATAGGATAAGCAAGAACTCCTACCCCAGCACCTTTGACATTTCTACAGAAAGCTATATATACTTTGCCAACATAGCTGTGAGCGATCAGGATATGGGGGATGTAACTGTGGCTACTGGAGCTTTGTCTGTCATAGCCAAGAGAGCCTACAGTCTATGGGATTTCTTTAATGAGAAGCTGCCCACATGGATCCCAGCTAGAATACTAGAAGGGGAGATGGAAGGAGATGTTGTTCCTCAGAAGATAATGTATTTAAGGAACCTGGAGTCTTCAAGTGTTGCAGTTTCTGCAACAGATGGGTACTATACTATAAGCATTCACCCCTCAGCTTTGATGGAGGACGCCCCTATATGGAAGAGGCAGACAGCCTTCCAGGGCATCTTCTTCCCAGAGTTCGCCTCATGGGTAAAAGAGCCTCCTGAGACTATAATAACTAGTGGAACCTACGTTAAATTTAAGACAGACTACGCTGTGACAACCACAGCCATATATAAATCCAAGACTTTATACAACCTATTCTCCACTTCTGGGACTGTATACTACAAGCTGGACGCCCAACCTCTAAGGTATGACGAACTCTACAACCATCTTGACTCCATGGGATCTCCCTTTGGCATCAAGAGAATAGACAAGGAATCCAACAAAGACCTGAGAGATAGGATACTGTCTTCTACTCAGCTTCCCAAGGGGATGACTAGCGAAGCTATGCCTTTTACTGTGGGACTGGACCTTGGACTCACCAGTCTCATAACCTGGAATGGGTTATCCACAGTAAACTTGATAACTAGCGGACACACAGGAATAGTGAAAGTCTATGTCAGCGATGTGCCAGAAAAAGCCTACTATGAGGAAACCCTCACCTATTCAGGATCCGGAGGAGTATACTATTCCCAGAAGAAGAACTGGTCTGAGTACAGCCTGTACTACAATGGGGAACTAGCTACCACAACAGCGTACCCAAACCTGACAGCTCTATCAGGAACAATAAACTTCAACTCCAATATAGTCAGTGGAACTATCATAGCCAAGTACTCAGTGATCAACTACACTTTGTCAAGCATTGGGAACTATATAGCGGCTATAATTCCAACAGAGATTCCATCAGGGACCTACTACATAGGGATCTCTTCAGTAAAGACCAGCAGACCCTTGAATCTGGCTACATTCCTGGAATATAGCACAGCGGAAGTGGAAGATATAAGATACTCAGTAGAGGAAAGCATGCCTATCACATTAGGGACAGCCTCATGGGGCAACCCCACAAAGTGGTTTGAGACTGGGGAAGTGGAACCCAACATAACTAACATATCGGCGGTATTTCAGTGAGCACATTTTTTGAGTCAGGAAGCTCAGGACAAACTATAACTTCGCCTCTGTCAACTATGCTTGAGATAGGAGTTGGGGATAACCTTGACCTCAAGGTGTCAATAAAAAAGAGTGCTGACAGCAGATGGTATCCCATGATCCACAAGGGATGGTACTACCTAGGGACTGAAGAAAGATACTTATTCTCCAAGAAATATCAGAACATAATAAATCTGGCGCCATCTTCTGTAACCACAAGTTCCATAATATGTTCCACCTTAGACACCTCGGCAATATCTCAATATGGGCCAGTCTTTATGACCAAGGGAACCACAAGCTATAAGAGGGTTGTGGGTTCCATAGCAGTTATGACCAGTGGATCTTGGACTTGCGTTGGGAACAACAAGTGGAAAATAACTGTGCCAGGCAATGTAGAGCATGTGATCTCCACTCTGCACACCTCCTTAAAAGAAGTTCCATCCTCCAGTCTGGTAAAGGAATCTGATTATTTTTATTTCAACCCAAGATCCAGAGAACTGACAGTATCCTCAGAGACAGACCCATGCTCTACAGTATTTTATACCTACTCCTATGAGCCTACAGGTTCTGAAGTAGTCCTGCTGCAGGAAGAACTGTTAGTAGACGCCAATTCCAGAATAAGGCTCAGGCATGAAAACATAGCTACCTATTATGGAGCTAGACCAGTAGTAAAAAGAGTAGGGACATGGGGTTTATCCTCAATGACCATATACTCCTCTTCTGTGTCTGGAAATGTCATTCAACTCCCAATCGCAGTTCCAGCCAAGGAAGTAGTGGGGGTATTATATAGAGTCAACAACTCCTTTGGGTTAACCAAGAACCATATCCATGCCTATTCTACCACGTCAGGAAACACAACTCTTGACTTTGAGGGCGAAAAGGATGATTATCAGGATATCTCAGAAGTCCTAACTACAGACCTGTCATACCTGCAATTAAATCCCATGTATTCTGGGATAGTCCCAGGATTTATTTATCTGGCTCCAGCTATAGACCCATACAAGGAAGCCGCCAGGATATATGCCAGATCAGCCCCATCAAGAGTGGCTATACTATCAGGAACAGGATGTCCTGTAAGGATAAGAGCCAGGGCTGTAGACAAAAATAACAATCCTGTGGCTGGAGTGTGTCTAAACTACGCCATCTCAGGTCCAGGATTAGTACAGACTGTACTGCCATCTACTCAGATAACAAACTTCCTGGGAGAAGTCACTTACACATGGAAACCTTCAGCGGCTGGAACCATGACTATGACTATATCCTCTAGCGGGCTGGCTGTAACGGATGTAGTTTCCGCAGTATGCGTGGGAGCGTCCAATATAAACTACACCTCAGGGTCTTTCATACCAAAACTTTTCCTGGCCAAGGACACAAGCGAGACTTCCATAAATAGACTCAAGGCGTGCATAACCAGAAATGATGGAGTAATCCTAACTAATGCGGGAGTGACAATAAAATTCATTTCCAAGAATGGTATAACAAACCCAACTGAGGTGAGGACCAATGAGGAAGGCATAGCCACAGTGGATATAGTAGGCCCAGACATAATATATGCTTCTTTATATGACGGTTTCTCCAGCACAGTTATATTCTCCAATGAGGTCACCATATGACATACAACCTTCAATACGGGTCTACTGTGCCTTCCACTGGAATATCTTTGGCTTACTTCGCTCCTCCTGTGCTGAAACCTGACGAGAACTGTCTGATGACCAACGCTGTGGGGGCTATCCCAGCAAACAAAGCTGGAGAAGAATATCAGCCAGTGCTGTACTCTCCCAGTTTATCTGGAGCTTACGAAACAGAACCTTATATATCTCAAAGCAAGAACCTGAAAGAATATAGAACCCTGACATCCCCAATGGATGCGCTAGATCCCATAGAAGATGAAACAGGGGCCTGGCATGTAGTGATAAGGGATGGAATCTTTAAGGTGCATACCAAGTACACAAGCACTATATATGCGTCCGCGGACTCGGGAAAATGCTGGGTGGATAAGGTGGCAGCTGAAGAGGGCTGGGCTGTGGGAACTGATATTGGACTCATATACTCAATACCAGAAAGTGTGACCCTTCCTTACCTGACTGGAAGTGTAGCCTCAATATTTAATGAGTATGGATCCTTAACAGAGTATGGACTTAGGGGATTGCCTATAACCAATGAACAGCCTCAAGTCCTGGACAGCTTCAGGATAAAAACCTACAAGAATAAATTATACCAGATAGACTCTATAAAGATAAATGATAAAGAACTCCTAAACTCTCCTATAGACTCCATAGAAAATAGTTCTCCAGACGCTGTCAAAGGAGTGGACTATGAAAATGGAATAGTGGAGTTCACCACAAGCATAGATCCAGCGGATGTCATAGAGATCTCCTATAGGTATAGTCAGAAAGACTATATCTTCAGAGGCTACTATGATGAGACGCTGGGAAGATACTGCGATCTAAACCTCAATCCCTCCTACGGACATACCTATGACAATGGGAGGGACACAGTGGAGTTGCTAAGTTCAGTGGTTTATATATTCCTATTGCCATCCGCAGTCTACCTCTATGACTCGATAGCCTCAGGAGTTATAAAAATAAGGACTGGATTAAAGTGGACCAACCAGTTTGTAAGGTGGGAGTCTGGTCCAGCCATTACCTTGGAGGCTACCTACGCCAGCGGAATAGGAACTGGAACTATAGATGATAGAGAGCTAGCTTTGTCCATCTATGGCAAGGCCAGATATGATAAGAACAAGTTTATGCAGACCTTTACGGCAGACAGCCCAACGGTCTTTAAAGAAGATGGAACTCTGGGTTCCAATGTGCACGCTGGAGGAGTGGGAAGTCTGGTAAAGTGGCCTCTAGCTTTAGTGCTAGCCAAATTATATGTGAGTCCCAACGGCACAGTGGAGACTGTCAAGATGATAGACACTAGGAGAAGAGGAGGAGGAGTGGCGGAGGATGCCCAGCTCAGAAAGATAAGACTGACAGGAGATCAACTCCAAGCTATGAAGGGATACTTCGATCTTTCCACATGGGATGGGGAGCCAGCCATGCTTAATGGAGTCATAGTAGTGGAACTGCCCAAAGGACTCCTGGATGCCACCGTGGGATTGAAAGAGTTCACTGAAGAAGAAATACAGGAAATAGTGGACTCTCATGTAGCCGCTGGTGTGAAAGCCATTGTGAGGTACATATGATTTCAAGATTTCCTAACAATGTAGATATCCTACAGCTGGCGGGAGAAGCTTATTCTTCAACCATAGTGGACGCAAACAGCGTAAACATAATGATAGAAGCTATCTATGAACTGCAGACCAAGACTATCTCCGGAATAAAGACAGACTACCATGCCACTATGAGTTCCACAGTTCCAGACCAAAGAGAGTTCTCCTTAAACAGGAGCGAATACAAAACAGATAAATTTCCAATAACAGACAATCCTATGAAAGGGTTGATGGGTTCAAACTCAGCGGCTTCCACAGACCTCACCTACTACAATTCAGCTGTAGATATAGAGCTGCCAGTTAATGTGTGCTGGAAACATTCCAACACAGGAACAGCCTATGAGACAGTTCTAGAAACCCATCTGGATAATGACGACACAGCTGTATTCCTATTTGGATTGGCCGAACATGTGGATGTGTACAACTGGCCTCACAACTGGAAAACTTTTGTGCATGGGCACCCGGTGTGGCTGTCTTATGGGATGGATCCCAGCGCTGGCAGGATAACAGGTTCTATGAGAGCGAGATTCGTTGTTCCGGACACTACTATAAGACTTCATGCCAAAGTCCTAATAGTGACTAACGCCAAGGTAAAAACATAATGTCAGTATCCAATCTTATAGCAAACTATTCTTTTGAAGCTGGATGGTCATCCGCTATACCTGAAGTTGCATGGTCAATATCCACCACTGGATCCACTGGGTTAACAGCTCAGGGACAGTTAGTTAACACAAGACCCTACAATGGAGACAAGTGCATGGAGCTGAGAGCGATGCACCTCCCTCAGTACTGGACTATAACAGCTTCTGCCATGGACTTCAGATACTATTCCTTACACCAGGTAAAGACAGCTTCTCAGACAGTGATGTTGACAGGAGAAGTTCTTGCGCCTACAAGGACCTTTGACTTGAAGTTCCAGTACAGAATGAGCTACCCTGACAATGAATTTGACTACACCAAGTGTCACATGAGAATAGATATAGTTGGGTACACTACAGTCCTCACGGTCACATCCTCAACAGTGACATCAGTTATACCCAGCTGGAGTTGGTCAGACTACCTTCAGGAGTTCTCCTACAATTCTTACAAGAACTGGACTCAGTATATAAACACTGTCTCAGCGATACCCAGCTCAGTAAAGTGCATCAGACTATCAATAGCAAATGCAGTCGCAAGTTCTTATACAGCCCCAACAATATCAGCCAGAGAAAAGACAAGACTATACTTGGATGACCTGCTGCTTATAAGGAGTGGATAGTGGCTATATTAAATGGGACCCATGATCCCCTAAAGACAACAGAATATGAGAACAGCAAATATCCATTCAGGAACTATTTTGGCAATGACCCCAATGCCTACAACTCCGATCCAGTGGACGCCTCTGTATGGAGCGACATATCCAAGGCGATAGCCGACACCCAGACAGTTATGTCTTCCTCTGGATTGCGCTCTGGGGGCTCCTGTATGGTCAACTCCTTCAGGGGATTGGGATTTACTGGAGAATGGAAGAAGATCTCAGCTGGATACAAAATATCATCTGTGACTAACATAACAGACACGGCTCTAGCCACAGTAGTCATAGACCATGGGAAAGACGAGTGTGTAGACTTTGACAACATGCTGGTCTGGGTGGAGACAAATGTGCCTTTCACTAATACGGGAACCACAACTTCCTTAATAGCTTATAATGAAAACGCGACCATAGTTCCAAGATTCATAGGTTTCACATGGAATGACTTTACAAGCACAGGGGTTATCATAGGAATAAGAGCCATGCTCCACCAGAATGTGGGAGTCTGCGGAATAGGCACAGCTCTATTATCAGGAACATACAAGGTGACAGTATTAGCTAACATAAATCCAGGGAGGTCCTACTAGTGAACACCGGCGGAATATCTACAGGAGCAAGATCAGGATTTCCTTACACAGCCTCCACATCTTCTCAGTTTAACAATGGGGAAACCATACCATCTTCAGCCATGAACAGGATGCTGGATGATGTATTCATGATGGAAACCCACATGATAGACTCTCCTATAGGGATAGGGGTCAAAAAGATGGCGGCAGAAACTGTGTTAGTGCAATCAGTTTCAGCTAGCGCAACCTACACTATAAGTTTTAACTCATCCACTCCAGACACTTCATCTTTGTGCACCTTTATTCCCAGCGGGACTTTCACTAAGAATGGTTCCGCTAAACTATTAGTTCAGGCCAGGCCATGCATGGACAAATCTGTGGCTGGAACAGACTTTACAGGCTATGTTATCATAAACAATCAGACTATGAGGAACACCCTCACAGTGGAAGACTCCACCAACAGGAGACGTTCCTATGACACCAACTCATTTAATCTCTTCTCAGCATGCATGTCAGCAACTCCTTTAAGGGTAGGAATAACTGACGACAATAAAAGACTTTATCTCACAAGAGTACTCGATGGTTTAGCTGTACAGTACCCCCAATGGGCAGACAATAAAGTGGATCTGGACTGGGCTCCTCTAGGAAATGGACCCATAGGCATATCTATGGGAAGTGGACTAGGAGTGGCAGGCTATCCAGCCACAGGAAGTTTTGTATATGTGGACACTGCTACAGGACATGACTTGGAATGCATGGTGAGACTTCATAATAGAAGCGTAACGCCAGGATATCCCTTCTATCTGGAGATGCCAACTATCAGTCTGTCTTCAACTGTGTCTGTGAGGATGCACCTGAGAATAATGGGAGCTTACGAGGCCACTCCTTTGACTATAGCTATGTTTGAAACCCATGCGGTGGGAGATACTTCTGGAGCGGCTGGTTATCTGCAGTCTTCCACAGCGGCCACCTGGTGCGATGTGGGATTTGGACAGGTGAGAGTGGTGGACTTCCCAGTAACTCCACAGGCCAAGACCTGTTCAGCTATAGGAATACACACTCCCAGCGGAAACTCCCTGGAGACTTGGAATGTGGGAATAGAAAGGATAGAATTCCTGGAAAATACTGAGACTAGCTCCTTTGTGGCAGACAGACCTCATCCCTTGTATACCTTTAAGTGGTGGTGGTCAGCTGACAACCAGATATCTTTCAGGATCATCCCTGGGATGAACCAGCAACTGAATATGATAGCCAACTCTAAGGGAGACATGGGAGACTTTATAATCTCACTGATGGCGGTAGGATGAAAGAGTACATAGATAATTATAATTCAATAATAGGCGAGACCCAGAAGGGCATACTCAATGGGTTTATCAGCAACTCCAAGAGTTTAAGCCTCAATGAAGGGGACCTGACCAGTCTTCTTTCCAGGATAGGCTCCAAGATATACTCTATCCCCAAAGACTACAAGGACCCTAATGAGTACAATAAAGCTATCACTGCGGCTATAACAGACTTGACAGCCTTATACAAGGAACTAGATAATATAGCCAGGGCTATAGAATCTGTCAATGCTATAAACAACGCGGAGATCTCTAAGCTGGAGCAATCCCTAGACCACATGGAAAGGACTGTAAAGAACAAGCTGGAGTCCAACAGGAGCGGGTACAACTACACAGATATAGTAACTGAAACCTTCTCCCATGACACTTGCGACGACTCCATGCTGCCTAAAGGCTACCCAAAACTATGGAACGATCAGGACACTCTCTCTTTAAGAAGACCCATTGCTGGAGACATATCCAGAACCATATCCGTTGGTGGAAGAAAACTATGCAGTATAAAAGCAGAACAGATGCTTGGCATATCTACCGAAACCAGACATGGTGTAGAAGAACTAGTCGATGGCAACTATAACACCTACTGGAAAGAGACCATATTATCAGACTCCCCTATAGGAGCCAATGTGGAAACCCTTGGATGGCTGCCCCCCAACTATAAAGGGGGAGCCTGTGTAAAGCTAAGGATAGACTTTGACTACATAACCCCAATAAATGAACTTTCCTTCAAACCATTGTCCCCCTATCCCATGAAACTCCTGGCCATAGAATGGACCACAAACACTCTCAACCCTAAAACCACAGGTTCCATGATCCCTATTAATGGAAACTTTGCGGACGGTTTAACTGGGTGGACCAAAACCCAATCCTCAGCCTCAGGGTATGTGGCTACCACAGCTGGAATGGATGGGTCCCAGGCCCTCAGGATAGACGGTTACGCCACAACTGGATGTGTAGACATAAGAAGAAATATATACTTTGTGAGGAACGGGGTTATGACAAACCTCACAAAGGATATGTCCCATCTGCTATCCTTTAGCGCTCTCATAAAACAGACAGACCCAGACACCATAGTGACTCTAAGCCTAGGAGCCGGACTTCCAGCTGGAGGGGAAGTACAGCTGTACTCGGGAGATATCTCCAACACCAACAAATACTCCAAGGACTGGGAGTTTGTGGATAGATTCTTTAGGATACTCAGCGACACTGACTACTCATATCTATGGTTGAATATAAAAACCTATGGAACTTGCTCCACAACCTACATAGACAATATACAGCTGTCCAATGACTACTATGAACAGATGCTTGTGGATGAGGATATATCAGGAGACAAGGTCATAAGTCTCAATCAAAGCAAGGGCAAGAACATAACAGCCAAGACCTTATGGCTCACCATATCTCAACCGCACTACATGTTAAAGACTTACAATATCCCTGAAAGTTTTCTTAAGGATGAGGAACTATGGAACCTGATACTCGACCGCTCAGAGACAGCGGCTTACAGCTATTCCCAGGAGAGAACTGTCATTAAAAAACAGAAGTCCAGAACTCTGCCAGAGGATTCTGAATTCAATATCCTTATAAACAGGCTTGGAGGAAAGGTAAAAGAACTTATACTGGGCCTCTATGAAATAGCCAACCCCTCAGACAAAATGGTTCAGTTCACAAAGTATGAATATCAGATGGGAGGGTATGAACTGGACCTCAGGTATAGAGAGTACCTCAAAGAAGGCTACTGGATATCTAAGCCAGTGACAGTAAATGGGGAAATCAGAGAACTTAAATTGTTGCCCAACTCAAATATAAGTGAGTCCCAGGACTTAAAGTTCTTTATATCCATGAACGATCAAGATATACTGGCCAGTGCCAATATCATGGAACTGACATCCCCAGATTATAACATGAGACTTTACGCCGCTGGAGAGACAGGGCATGATGACTGGACAGCCATCCACCCCAAGCCTGTGACAGATAGATTTGAAGGTAGCGATAGGTATCACAAAGTAAAACTAAGCCACTACCCTTATGTCAACAGGGAGAAGATAGCCTCCATCCAAAAGACTTTGGACGACAACGATTACTTAAATCTCTTTGACTATGATCCTAACTTAACCACAATAATATATACTCAGGAGCCTATAGGAACTAGTGGAGCCTGGTCCCCTACAGGAACATATGTCTTTGGGGATAAGGTCACTTATCTAAATAACATTTATTCCTGCACAAGATACCACACCTGCACTCCAGCCACCAGCTCAACTTATGGACCATGGGTAATAGCCACTTCCTACTGGCAGAAGGTGGAAGGAATACTAAAGACTATCAACGGATACAAGCCTCTGGACGTAGTCCTGAAGGTGGGAGGAAAATATATCCTCCCAGATATCCTGGGACAGTCCAGCAATCAGTTGACTAAGCTGATATCCAACGAGACTCTGTCTCTGGAAACAGATGGAGCTATAATAAAAGACACCTCAGAGTCTTCAACCGTAGAAAAGTCAGGAGGATCTTCCATTTCCAGGAAACTATATGAGGAAAAGAAACTCTCCTCAGACTCCTACGTCACCAAGTATCCTGTGGAGTGGGACGATATCTCCAGAAAAGGACACAGACTGGCTTTGTACTGGCATAGAGTGAGCGCTGGGACTGATACGTCTGAAGATATACTGATAAGTCCAGCCAACTATGATATAGTGCAATCAGGGGGACATTCTCCCTCAGACACCTCCGATTCCAGGAGCAGATACTATGGGAAGACCACCATTATAATGAAAGATGCTGGTTTCTCCCAGATAATAAAAACTACAGACGACGATGAAGAAGAGATGTATGACCTGATAGCCTACTATAGAACAAAGGTTTCAGCCGCTGGTTATATAGCTGGAGAAGAGTACATGCTTGAGACCTTCCAAGTGAGCGGGTTGACTCCCCTTCTCTCACAGTCTTATCCAGTTACCAGGAATATGACAGACTATGTGAACAGGACTGCTCCCACACTTAAAGCTTCCAACATGGACCCAAGGGCTGGAGAAAGCTACTATCCTGTATATGAATACTTTGTTAATGAGGCTGGGGAAGTCGTGTTCGCCGATGACCTGTTCAGATTTGGGGACACCAAGGCGGATATCACCATAAGGTATGAGACCCTGGATATAAATCCCAGGATCATAGTGAAGATGAGTTCCAATCTCAGAGACCAGGTGATAGCCGGAACCCCAATCCTGTATGACTACACACTCCTAATAAATGCGAGAAAACAATGAGCCTAACCACTGACAGAGCCAAGACAACATTATCTGACATAGTGACCAGATTCAACATGGGAGAGCTGACTATAGAAAACCAGCTCTTAGGGTACATAGCCAGCCAGTGCGCTGATTTCTGTGACAACCTAGGCAAGCCCACCTTGGAGGCGGAGAACATGATCAAAGGTTCTCTCCTTAGGATAGACTATCTCAGGAAACCCATGGAGAAACTAGATTATGATTTGGGAGTGGGATACTCTGAAGTGGACGATTTAAGAGTGTCAGTCAAAGGACTTATAAACCTGTGCGCTATAGAAAGAAAAGGACTCCAGAACCTGGCTGACAACGTAAATTCCAAGGTGGACAGACTGCAACTCTGGGTATCCGACTCGGATCCCACCTATCAGTGGGTAGGGGATTCCTTCACTACAGACAACCTGATAGACTCTTCCAACACCAACGCTCACATAGAAGTTTCCAAAGGATATGCCCAGCTGGCAAGCGTTTCCTCAGAGGCTTTAGGTTCTCACATAGTAAACATAAGCATAGACAAACACTTCACTTCAGATGAGGTTCCGGAAGGACTGCCAGGAAATAACTTTGAGGTACTAAACAGGGACTTTGAGAAGGATGAAAAGTTTGAGTCTACCTCAGAAGAAATCAACTCCCCTATCATACCAAACTATGCGAAGAGCGCTTATAAGGACTCTTCAGATATAAGAAACATAAATGACGGGGATGCCACCACATGGTTTGAATGGGAGAAGTACATAGTTCCCGTAGTTCAGAAAGTGGTAAGCAGGAGTGGATATGTGGCCAATGACTCTGGAAGAGAGAAAGCCATACTGACTTTGAATCCAGGGGACAAGGATAAAAGCACTGAGACTACAGCCAAGAACTATGGATCGGGAGAAGGATCCACTATAGCTAGACCAGAATACACTATAACAAGAGACTACGGCTGGAAATCTTCCATAATGTATCCGGACAATACAACTCCCATAGGACCCTACAGATGCGTGCACACTTGCTTAGGGGATCCCAAGAACCAGAAACTGACATTGACATTTACTATAGAGCTAGACACAGATATAGACGTGACCTGGATGGAACTGCTACCTTATCTGCCCAATGGTCTTCCTTTTACCCTGGACTCTGTAAAGGTGAGGGGTTCAGAATCCACCTCATGGAAGGAACTAATAAAGACCCCAATAATACTTAACAAAGATCTCAACATGCCCTCAGGGGACATACCTGTAAAAACTTCCAATGGCATAGCGGTCATCCCATGCAACGAGACTGCAAAGTTTATAAAGGTGTCCATGACTCAGGACAAGAGCTACGACACAAAAATAGCCCACAAGTTTTACAGGAAGGAAACACAGGTAAATGAAAGCGCCTCCCTTACCAACTGGGAAGCGGACACATCCATAAACTATGAAAGAGTATCAGACGCTGAAGTGGCTAAACTAACTTCCACAGACAAGTCCGGAGGAGAGTCAGCCATGGCTGTGGCTGGGGCTGTGATAGGAGCCATAACTGGAGGCTTTATCGGAGGATTCATGGGTCTGAGCACAGGATCTTCCATTGGTAAAGCCGTCTTTGGAGAGACCACAAAGACTGTGCTTGGAGTAAGAGAACTTTATGATATCTTCAGAGCCTACAGGTTTGCCATGGGCGTAAGAGACTTTTCTATGTACAGAAAAACTTACACGCAAACTTCCATAATACAGTCAGCGCCCCTGTACTTTGGAAAGGAAGTTAAAGCTGTTTCCTTAATAGTGGGGGAACTGATACCAGATGGATGGGGAGTAGGGAAGTGGATCAAGTATGAAGTTTCCACTAATGCTAGCGACTGGAAAGAAATAATTCCTCAGATAAATGATCTGGAGAAGTCTGTGGTGGAGATAGAGTCCAGCTCTGTGATATACTTCAGGGCTACCCTGTCCAGACCCTCAGACAAAAACACCCAGTCTCCAACTCTGACATACTACGCCATAAAAGGATTGCCCAATGATTGATTCCAGGCAGAAATTAAAAGTTACAAATGAGGCCATCAGGGAACTGCTTAGAAGCGGAAAGTTTCCAACCACAGATATGATCCTCGCCAAGACCAAGGAGAAGATGACAGGGGAATGGGGCGTTCCCACAGCCACTCTCAGACCAGCTATATACAGAGCCAAGATAGGAGGAGAAGACTCCAAAGACATACAGAGGACCTTTGAGGAGATAAAGGACGACCTAAGCCTTTTGTTCTCCTCAATAATAGACGCTTCAGACTCTATGCTATCCACATATAATTTATTCTCTTCCAGAGCCACAGCCGTCAAGAAAAGACTGCATGCCCTGGAGCAGTCCATAGACAGAAACCTGGACGCCATAAGATATGGAAGCAGATATGCAATCTATGACACTTTCAATGACTCCATGAAAGTGGATCAGCTATTATCCACAGTAAATATAGACAATGAGGAAGGGGCGGCAACCCTTCCCATGACAAAACAAAGCACTTACGCCTATGACATGAGCAAGGCCAGGGTAATATCTGAAAAAGGAACAGCCATCTCCAGCATCAGGTATATATTAAATGATGACAACAATGTATGGATAGTCACCTCTGACTATGAGGTTGCTCTGGGACTTGAAGAGATAAACCCAGTCAAGACTGTCAAACTCCAGCCTATAGACGCTATATATATAGACATAGCCACTCCATTAACTATAAGTGTAGAATGGACTAATGATGGCTATAACTACTATCAACTGATAGGGGAATCCCTGACCACATCCAAAACCTTTTCCTTTCCCAGAGTGGAGGCGTCTCAGATAAGAGTGAGAATCTCCGGAGGAGAAGTAGGGCTGAAAAGACTTAAACTCTTAAAGACCAGCTTCGCTCACTTTGGAAGCCTGTACACAGTTCCTCTCACAGTGACATCTCCAAACCCAGACGACAATACATCCATAATAAGCGCGTCTCTAAGAATGGAAACAGAACTACCCATAGGAACAAGTATAAAAGGATATATAGCCAGGGGAGACGAGGATAACTGGATAGCTCTCTCAGACTCTGAGACCATGCTCAAGTCCCCTAATATAAACAAGACCTACATAAGCAATGTGGCCTTGGATGAAAGATCCACCAGTGGGGCCGCTCTGTGTTTCTACAAGTTCACTGGCATACCCAATGGCTACATAAATGGCACTGAGATACTGACTAAAGGGGAAGGCCAGATATTTGTGGAGCACTTCAGCTATGACTGGAGTTATCATGATGGTTCTGATCACATACCAATCCCCTCAGACTACTCCAGACCAGGAGTCTATTCAGCATACATGACTCCTATATACTATGGAATGACTGATCTGATATCCAAGAGCGGGGACACAACCCTACATGATGAAGCTACGCCCATATTCATGCAGGACTCGGAAAAAACTGATGGGGCTGTAGAAATAAAAGATTGGCTGAACATAGGGATAAGGGATTCTTCAGGGAATAAAATCCTAGCAGACAAAGGAAACTACAGGTTCACCACATATATATTCGCTCCTGAGGAAGTGACCTTCTACAGGGAAAAGTTCCTTGTATACGGGCAGGGCTCTGTGGAGAAACAGGTGGTGGCTCCCTTCTCAGTCTATGTCAATGACATGAATGTCATATCCTCCAAGTACATGGCCACCAAAAGATCAGAGATGATAGGAACTGAAGGCTTCGAGTATAGGGCCAGCATAAGACTTAAGAAGGGCTGGAACAAATATCAGATTTATCTTTATAGCCCAGGAACTTCAGGGAACTCAGACCTGACAGCCGAAGGACTGCAGGGAGGAGTATACCCATACTCCATAGGTTTTTATTCCAGCTTTAATCCACTAGGACTAGACCAGGGAGTATACAAGACCAGGTGCGTAGAAGGAACCCAGAGAAAAGTGTCTGAGTTTGAACTGAGACAGATGGTCCCTATTAAGGATAACAACACCTGGGCTATCTCTAAGACTTTATCTGGAGGCCCAGCCGTGCTCTTAAACTATGATCCCACCAGCATAACAACCTCTTCCAATTTTGATGGGGTAAACAATGGAGCTAAACAGCTTCTAGTTCTTGAGTGTCAAAGTTATACAGACATACCATTAAACACAGTGAGACTGAGATTTGACTTTTCCAAGGAGGAGAATGTGAACGCCACTCCCAAACTACATTCCTATGAGCTGCTATTATCATGATACATACGCCACTAGTAAACTTTAGATATAGAGGACCAAGGGAATCCATAAAGCTGACCTCTCAGACAGGAGGGGCTCTAGCTGATGTGTCCAGAATATACTACAGCCTGACCACTTCAGAGAACTCTTTAAGCGTGACTCCCTTTGAGGACTTCAATACAGACTATACCCCTATACTCCAGAAAGCCAGAGTAGTTCAAGAATTCATGAGGAGGCTTAAATATGGCTCTTAAGTCATCGGAAAACCTATTAGAGACGCCCAATAATCCACTGATAAAATATGGAGGTCTATCAGATTCCAGTATTTTAAACACCATGAATGTGAATCTGAGAACTGACCTGCTGATGCTGTATGACTATGCGGACACTATAGACAGCTGGGTGACCAAGTCCAATGCTATGTATGTCATGCAGGCCTCGACTCTAGCCTCCAAGATAGCAGCTCTATCTGGAAGCATAACTCAACTCTTAGCTACAGTGGCTCAGTCCTCCAAGTCCACAGTCATATCTATGTATGACACTGAGTGCAGAGTAACTCCTTTGGGAGGTTCTACCACTTCAGCCACTGTAGACACTAAGTATGGACAGGCTACCTTGGCTGTAAACAACACTACTCCAAAGATAACAGTGGAAGACGCCAATGGAGACATATGGATACCTGAGACTGTGAAAGTTGGTTACTGTTACAAAACAGCTGGGACTACTCCTCCCCAGGACTATGAGTACACAATTCCCACAGAGCACCCTTATGCCCTGGACGGAAAGAACGAAACTGCATGGGTAGAAAAAGCTGAGACTGTATCGGATGTATGGGTCAAGATAACCTTGCCAGTGGAAGTATATACCAATGACTACATAAACTCTATAGTAGTTCATCCCTTCCCAGCCATGACTCAGAACTTAAAGGGTATATACTATAGACCTTACGGTTCCACCTGGATAGCCTGCGACCTAAGTTATCAGCCAGGATACTCTTCTTCCAAAGTCTTAAACTATGGGAACACTAGAGTCATCTTCGCTCCCAGCAAAGCTTCTGATATACTCATTCATCTGGAACTGATAGACATATCCAACCTATACTGGGGCTTCTCTAACATAGAAGCCAACTACATGGAGTTTGCCACAGCCTCTAAGTTGACTATAAACCTCACTCCCATAGTGGGAGCTGGCACAATCTCTTCTCCCACCTACACCCTCAGGGGAAAGGACGAGTCCGCCCTGGCTTACATATCCAAAACAATATCTGATAATACTGTAGAGTACAATCTCACTCAGTCTATAGCTGGGGCTTCCCCAGTAATAACTTCCATAGAAGGGAGCTGGTCATGAAGAACCTGATTCTACTGCTAGTACCGCTGTACTACATCATCTATGACAAGATAAACTTGCAGTATGTGGACGCATACTACATAATGAGAATACTCTATGGCTAGGAGGTGGTAACATGGCCAAGAAAAGAAAGAAATGTGGAGGAGGCTGTTAATGGCTGATAAGGGCATCAAGAGAACTGCGAGAGCCCTCAAGAAATCCCCTAAGGAGCGCAAGGCTGACAAGCGAAAAAAACTTGAAAACAAGCAGACTTAGTGGTATAATAAGAGTGGAGGACTAAAGTGGACGAACCTAAGAGAAACCCAGAAATTTACCAGCTCACCTCCACTATGGGGGCAAACAAATCACAGGGAAAGATAATAGCTTTCTCTGACATGATGATCTATAGTCACAAGGAAGGACTAGACCTTGATGAGTATGGAGCTATAGACAAAGGCAAGGTAGTTATAACCTTGCAGGACTTCAACCAGGAAGACAAGAGCAAGAACAAGAGAGCTCAGTACTTCGTGGACACAGATGAGTTTCTGGCTCTATGCTACAGAGTGCTGCATGGGCAGTATACTCTAAGCAAACAGGACAAGGAAACCCTGGAATCTGAAGGTTCCCTGCTCCTCATGGATAAATGGGGAGGAGGAGTAAACAAGAATGACAAATACCATGCAGAGTATGTCTCCAGGAGACTGAGGATTACTCTCATAACCAAGGGCAAGGATGGCTCTCCCGCTGGTCCTATGATAGGGATAGCCATTGATGTGTTCCCAGGAAAGAAGACTTCTATAGGAGCCTTCATAAAGGATGGAGAGATACTTGAGAGTCTCTCTAATATCAAACCTCTAAAGGATATGTACACAGCCTTTGCGGCTGCTCAAGCTTATATCCTTAAAAAGTAAACGCGATGAAATACATCTTAATAATAATGATCCTTCTACTAGGAGTTCCAGCCATAGCCTCAGAAACTATGGAGGGGACTCCGTTTTCCTTCGTCAATGGGGTATCCATAGGGCTGGATGGACTTAACGCTATCAACAAGTTTGACCTTGGGTTCGGAATGCTGGAAGGCTCCGTGTCTTCCAAGGCTATGGAAAAAGGAAAGTACACAAAGGAGTTATCCCAAACATTAAAGACTCAGATGGGAATGCTGGGAATAGAACTTGGATATGCCACTAAGAAGTCTACTGAGACTTCTAAGAACACCAGCATAGGTCTATCCCTTGGAGGACTATCATATCTATCCACTAACACAAATGGCAAGAAAGAAAGTCTACTATCAGCTAACATAAAGCCCTCCAAGACTCTGGCTATAGAAGCTTCAGTGAATAGAGACAAGGATAACAAGAGTTCCCTGAGTTATGCGCCAGCTAAACTGAAAGTCTCTAGCGAAAAGACCAAGGATGTAAGGAAAACCGATATATCCTTAGGGAACATATCCTACTCCTCAATGAGGGACAAGGATAAGTACAACACCACCTTGGCTATGGCTCCCTCAAAGAATCTCATGATAACTAGATCCGAGACAGAAACCAACAGGAAGACTCTTGTAAACTACTCTCCTAAGGGTCTGGATATAGACTACTTATCAGATACAACAGATACTCTTCAGAAGACAGATATCAAAGTAGTCACTGATCCCAAAGCTAAGTATGGGGCGGAACTAAATATAAACCAACTGAGCGGGGATAAGAATCTGGATTCCAAGTCCCTTAGAATCAGGGCTCCCTTCAGCGACAGGTTCTCCTTAGTGGGGTATTACAAAGACTCCACTAAAGACAATAAGGTAGACGACAACTACAATGTGGGGATAGCCTATAAGGTCACCAAGTCTCTGAACATGACTATGTCCATAGATGACAAGCCTGACCAGGAAGAGAAGAAGCTAACCATAGATGGCATGGTGGCTAAGGAACTGGCTGGGATAAAGGACATTACTATCAGTTCCTCCATAAATACTCAGGTTACCAATGATAAAGAAACTAAACTGGATAACGCCATAAAGCTGCAGGCTTCCCTGCTCAATGGGACAGCCACCCTGTCCAATGCTGAGAAGCTGGATACTAAGAGTGGCATCTACAGATACTCCAGAGCCATACAATATGAGTCCAACCCAACCAGCAAGATAAGATTCGGGCATATATCCAAGAGACTAATAAATCCTGATGGAAGCCTGGGGGTCAGAGAAGAGAACAACATAGACATAAAGACCATGGGACTGACTCTGGGAATGAGAATGTATAATGGCAGGGAGGAAGATGGAGAGATAATCCCAGCCTATGGAGACTCCTTTAAGATTTTGAGAACTCTATCCACAAGAGCTATAATATATAGTGAGTATAATGAGGATTCCATAGAAGGAATAAATAGATCCCTGGGGTTCAGACTGGACTACGGGAAAACCTTCTATGAGATAAACTATGGGAGAGACAGCGAGTACGGAGACTTCTTCAAGGTGAATATAAACCACAGACTTGGAGAGTACATGCTCAAACTCTCAGGGGAAAAGAAAGGCTACTCTGAGAGAGCCAGGATAAAACCTGAGGAGGGAGAGACCCTTCTTAAACTGGACATTGGATTAGCTCTATAGACTAGGAGGACAACATGGCTACTGAGGAATTTGGACTCACAATAGTACTAGTATTAATGGTAATAGCTCTGATAGCATGCTTTGTAGGACAGCAAGAGCAGGAAACAACTAGCGCACCCACTCGTGTTTCTATAGAAGAGACTCCTGAGTGGTTAAAGACTTATGACCAACCAAAGGAAGTAGATACCCAAGGAGACCATAGAAGTCACATTGGTATAAGAATACCAATATGCGATGGAAATCCTAATGAAAACCAAACTGGCGCAGGAAGTTTAAGCACTGCAGGATATGGAATAAATCTAGGTGGAGGATTAGTATATGTCCCATAAGACCTACTCGCCTCCACCAAAGCCTCCACCACCTAGAACAGTAAAAGAAGATGGAGCTGGTATGGCATGGATGCTAGGACTAATAGCAATCTCTATACTAGGGTTTACTCTACTCCAGTTAATAGTGGCTATATTAAAACTATGAGGGAGTAATTATCATGACAAACACAGCTGAGGATGATATACTTCTTGAAGAGTTAGCACAGTATGTAGAAGAAGTGGCTATAGAATTAAAGAGCACACCTTGTACAATTTCATATAATAAAGAAACTCAAGACATTGAAATAGAAATGTCTCGTGACCATGATATGCTCATAGGAACATATCAATACATAGAGTCTGGAATATTAGATAAACTTGCTGTTAGAAAAGCTATATATGAAGAGGTACTTAACTTCCTTGAAGAAGAAACTAGCATCTACCCAGAGGAACTAGAGAAATACTCAGATATAATGAATACCGCTAGGAAACTATTGGACTAGATGAGAAAAGGAATACTCCTAGCTGGTGGGCTTGGAACCAGACTGAGACCCATCACCGCAGTTCTCAGCAAACAATTAATTCCCGTATACAATAAGCCCACTATCTACTACCCGCTCTCGACTTTGATGATGGCTGGGATAAGGGACTTCCTTATCATCTCCACTCCTGAATACGAAGAGAGCTTCAGGCATCTCTTGGGAGACGGCTCCCAGTGGGGCATATCCATAGACTATGAGATACAGATGGAACCTAAGGGAATAGCCCAGGCTCTTATAATAGCTGAAAACTACCTTGATGGTTCTCCCTGCGCTCTCATGCTGGGAGACAACATTCTCTTTGGAGGGAACCTGAGAAGACTGCTTAAAGAAGCCAACAACTCAGACTCCACCACTTTATTTGTGACCCCAATAGATCATCCTGAATTATATGGCATCCTATCAGATGGCAAGATAGTGGAGAAACCCTCAGAACCCAAGAGCAACCTAGCTATCATAGGACTGTACTTCTACGATGAGAACGCTTCTGAGATAGCCAAGTCTCTAGAGCCTTCTCCCAGAGGAGAGCTGGAAATAACAGACCTTAATAATAAGTACCTTGAGGAGTCGGCCACCATAAAGACTCTGGGAAGAGGAATAGCCTGGTTTGACACAGGCAACTTTGATGATCTGCTGGAAGCCTCAGAGTATGTGAGGACCATAGAGAAAAGACAAGGACTATTAGTGTCCGCTCCAGAAGAAGTAGCCTGGAGGGAAGGATACATAACCACCGCTCAGTTTAAAGAACTCATAAAAAATATCAAATCTCAGTATGGGGAGGCTCTGAGAAGAACAGGAGATCCTGTATGGACCCAGAAGTCATCTGCGAAGACTGTGGATGGGAAGGTTTAGTGTCAGAGACCTTTGAGAACGACCCAGACAATGACTCTTGTCCTGTCTGCGGAAACGAAACCCTAACTTACATAGTGGAGGACTAACTAAACATTACGGAGGTAACATTGAAAGTATTTGCAATCTTGCTGGCGTTGCTGTTAGCCACAACTGTCAGCGCAGACAACGTAGTTCTTGGGATATTCACTCCCAAGGGAGTGACTACTCAAGAAGCGGTAGTGAACACAGTAGCTACCAAGGAACTAGCATCAGACACATGGACTACAACCCTATCCAGGGTGGAAGCCTCAGTGTCCTTTGACGCTCTTAATCAGAAGACTCTCTATCAGAGATATGGACTCAGCGTTGGAAAGTATATAAACCTTGGGGATCCTGCTCTAGGACTGAGAGTGGGCGGAGGTCTCGGCATCTACACAGTCAAGGATGGAGTCAATAAATTCACAGAGCCAGGCGCTTTCCTTGAAGGTCAGATAAGAGTAACCTCTGACCAGTATTTGCAAGTGTACTACACGGATATAAGAAACTCAACAACTGGAGATGGCTGGGGTTTTGGACTGGTCACCACCTTTTAAGGAGAAGAAATGGAATACATAGAATGGGCAAGGATTAACTGGGAAACTATAGCCTTTGTGGCTAGTCTTCTAGCCGCTCTAGTGGGAAGATTCTGGCCTTCTCTTGACTGGGAATCATGGACCTGGTTAAGGAAACTAGGAGGCAAAGATGCAGTCAGAAATCTTCTCTTACTGGCCGCGGAATTAGGAGACAAAAGCCCAGAGGAAAAGAGAGCCTGGGTTGTGAAAGAACTGCAGACCCTTTCAATGGAAAAACTGGAAGTCAAACTCCCAACCTCTGTAGCCAACAGACTTGTGGAGTACTTCTTTAAACAGTTAAAACTCTAGAAACCATAGGGAAACAGGGCGTCATTTTTGTGGCGCCCTTTTTTTGGCTGTGATATAATTATACTATGAGCACGTTTGATATAAGCGTAAGAAGATTTATGGAAACGGCAGGCGCTGGAAGAGCTATAAAAGAAGGGATACTAAACCCTGAAACCAAGAACATGAGGCCAGGATACAAAGAATCTAAGTTCTACAAGGAGGCTCTAGATGAACTTAAGAAACTGGATTCTGGGAGACGATCCACTTTTATAGACAGGTGCATGTGCGCCATGAGACACAGAGACCAGGATGGATTAGCCATCAACCCTGGCACTGGAAAGCACTACCAGAGTGTTAATGAGCTAGTGAATGGAGACGACGCCACCTTAAAGTTGCAGGACAACCTTGTAAAGAGAGCGGTGTTCTCCCATAGAAAACTGTTGAGGATTGAAATACCAGAAGACCTCACCAAAGATATGATCTACGAACCAATCCCCAAGTTCACCATGAAAGACCTCATAGACTACTACACCAAAAGCTTAGGAAAAGAATTCCCTGTAAACCCAGGGTCGGTCATAGGGCAGTTCAACCACTTGCTAAAGTCTGTCAGCCTGGACGCTATACTGTATGCTATAGACCTGAGCGCTGGCGAAAGAGTAACATCCCCATTCAATTTAGAAAATAAACTGGAAGAAGCGCAAGACATAATACAGGGGGGCTCCAATAGATGGGTGTGATTAGGAATCAAAGACTCTTAGCTCAGGATGTATTCCTGGAACAGATGGAAACGAAGGAGCAATATATAACAACAGGGTGGTCTTATCTGGACAAGGCCATAGGAGGACTAAAGTACGGGGTATTCATGATCCCAGGACAAGCCAATAGGGGAAAGAGCACCTTTATGATCTGTGTGGCCATGAAGATCATAGAGAACACCAAAGACAGTTTCGTTTTAGACTTCTCCTTAGATGATGACAGGGAGACCAGATACACCAACATGCTGGCTAACGCCACTCACATTCCCATAAATGACTTAAAGCTGGGAAAGAACTTATCAGAGGAAGAACTAAAGAAGAGATACTTGGGGGAACAGTACCTGGGAGAAAAGATATTTCCTCACATGGAGATCAAGGATGGAGGAGACTGTGACAAACGAGGAAAGAGCATGGCATACCTGGATGTTATAGAGAACACCATCAGAGAAATAAAGGAAGAGGAACCTGATAAGAAACTTATAGTCTGCATAGACGGGTTTCACAATATCCTGGTGGATGGAAGGATGGAAAGAAATGACAAGGACATCTTAATATCCTCCACTCTTAAAAGGATAACTGAGCAGCTGGGAGTGACTATATTCATATCCACTCACACCACTAAAGGATTCAAATACAGAGGACTGGAGATAGAGGCTATAAAAGGATCTGGGCAGTCTATATTTGACGCCAAGATCATAGGTTCTATCTACTCAGACTACAAGTCTAACTACACTGCGGCCAAGATATGGTGGCCTAAGGATGGGGAAATGATGCCAGTGCTAGAGCTGGCCATAGTGAAATCTAAGGTCTCCTCATTCTCAGGCACAGTATTCTTCTACCACACTCCAGACATTTGTAAACTAGAGGAGGCTACCCCAACCTGGCAAGACCACTGGAATAAAATAATATACCAGGGGGTGGCGCCAGTTGAGAGCCCGAGATAAGTTTAACAGACTATGGACTGTAGAAGAGTTCAGGGGAAGCTACGCTATAGTGCTCTATGAAAATGGCATAGGGGCTAATGTGACTCAGGATGTGTGTGGAATAAGAAATGCCCCCACCAAGTACAGGTGTACTAAAAAAGGTTCTAAAGAAGCTCTCGAGGAAATCTTCGGGGGCTTCCTCTCAGCTCAGACTGGATGGGTAATTGAATGAGAAAGATACTAGTTACTGGAGGAGCTGGATTCATAGGTTCCAACTATGTCAGGTGGGCAGTCAAGCGCCACCCTGACTGGCAGATAACAGTGATAGACTCCCTGACATATGCTGGGAAGCTGGAGAACTTGGAAGGTCTTCGTGAGAAAGTAACTTTCTTTCCAGGGAATATAGCTGAACCTACAGATGTGAGAGAAGCCATGCAAGGATGCGACACAGTGGTAAACTTCGCGGCGGAAAGTCATGTGGATAGAGCCCTGGGAAACTGCAAGCCTTTTATCAGAAGCAACATAGAAGGAGTAGTCACTCTCCTAGATGAAGCCAAGAGAATAGGGGTAAAGAGGTTCCTCCAGGTTTCAACTGACGAAGTGTATTCAGAACTTCTGGACTCGACATATCATTCCATAGAGACCAGCAACTATGGCCCCAGGAATCCATACTCAGCCAGTAAGGCTGCGGCAGAACACTTTGTGATGAGTTACCACAACAGCTATGGGATGGACACTGTGATAACCAGAGGCTCCAACACCTATGGCCCTTATCAGTATCCAGAGAAAGCCATCCCAGTATTCACTATAAAAGCTCTAAGAGATGAGCCTATTCCTTTATATGGAAATGGGAAAGCTGTAAGGGACTATATGCATGTGGAAGACCATGTCTCTGGCATAGACCTAGTCTTAGAGAAGGGAACTCCTGGAGGCATATACAATCTCGGAGCCAGAGAACAGATAACTGGGATAGACCTGGTTAGGAATATACTCAGGATACTGAGAAAACCAGAGCTTTTAATCTCATACGTGACAGACAGACCAGGCCATGACTATAGGTATAGCATGGATCCTTCCAAGACTGAGAAGCTAGGATGGACAAGGAAGTGGAACTTCCAGGATGGACTGATAGAGACTGTAAATTGGTATAGAGACCATAGAGAGAGATGGATTTACCTGAACTAACGCCTGTGCTATACTGTTCATAGACCATGCAGTCTCTCTGTAATCGAGCTAGGTATTAACCTAGCTCTTTTTTTTGTTCTCCTACACACTAGCAGAGAAAAAGTTGTCTACTATTCTATAATATAAGTGGAGGACAACCATATGGATATTATTTATAATAGGTTGGCCTTCGCCAGCCTATTTTTTGTGGGTGATAAATGAACAAGGGCGTAATTTTTGGACTAGAAAATGTCATCGTTAACACCGATGACTTATATGACTCCGCTATCTGCAAGACTCTGACTAAGAGGGGTCATCCAGAACTCATAGAGATATATACCCGAGAAGACCTTGGGCAGTTTAGTCTGCAGTACAGACTAGATGTTCTATGTAACATAGCTGAACTGGATAAGGACAGGACCTACAGGCTGATAGAGGAGTGTATCCTCTCAGAGATAGACAAGATAGAAGTGGATCCCAGGAAAACTACCCTGCTTAGCGCCTTAGCCCTGTACGCCAGGAAGATAGGGGTATGTTCAGAGATCAGCGCCCACATAGTGGAGATGATCATAGACAGGATGGACTTGGGACTATACATAAATACAATAACTGGCAGGGACCAGGCAACCCCTAGAACAGAACTATATACAAAGACAGCCACGCTCCTTGGGATAAAACCTGAGGAGTGTATTGTCATAGAAGGCACCAACTTCGGGGAACTAGCAGCTAGGAAGTTTAACCCCGAGAAACTTATAAGGGTGAGTTCGGCCAGCGAGGTTGGCAAAAACCTCCTAAGAGGTATTGTTGAGTGAGCTATCCAGGGACTATATTCATAGACATAGACGGCACCATCATAGAACACACAGGAGACATGGAGACCCAGATCCATGGGACTCAAATTCTCCATGACTGCGCTTACCAGACTGTATGGCCCAAGTTATTGCCTGGAGTGAAGGAGTTCCTGGCTAAGTACGCGGAGGACTGTTACACAATCATAGTGACCACTGGGAGAAAAGAATCAGCCAGAGCTGACACTGAAAGAATGCTGAAACACTATGGGATAGAATATGACCTGCTCATCATGGGTCTTGGAAGAGGTCCTAGAATAGTGGTAAATGATAAGAAGCCTAAGGGCGTTGAGCCCATGGCTACAGGGGTATCCCCAGAAAGGAATAGAGGTCTATGCGAGTACTTATAACAGGAGGGGCTGGCTATATAGGATCAGTCCTTACAAAGACCCTGCTGCCAAAACATGAGGTGACTGTGCTGGACATCCAGAGATATGGCAGAGAGAACCTCCTCCACCTATGTGACCAGGAGAACCTGACTTTTATAAAAGGGGACGTCCTAAACCATGACACTTTGGATCTCCTATTAGATGAGGCAGATGCAATTATACCTCTGGCCGCATACGTTGGAGCGGAGATATGCGACGCCAATTATGATGACGCCACCAGAGTCAATAAAGAAACTATAGAATATATTGCCAGTAGAAAGAAGCCTGAGCAGAAACTTATATATCCTAACACCAACAGCGGATATGGGACTCAGACAGGAGAGTTCTACTGCACAGAAGAAACTCCCTTAGAGCCTATAACCCACTATGGAAGAACAAAGGCTGCTGGAGAAAAAGCTGTAATGACCACAGACTCTATAACCTTGAGGTTAGCCACAGTCTTTGGATGTTCGCCCAGAATGAGACTAGACCTATTAGTTAATGACTTTGTGAGAAGAGCCTACTTCAATAGAGGAGTGGACATATTCGAGCCTCACTTCATGAGAAACTATGTCCATATACAGGATGTGGCAGACTGCTTTGCATACTGCTTAGACAACTACGACTCTATGAAGGGAGAAGTCTATAACCTGGGAAACGACTCTATCAACATGTCCAAACTGGATATGGCCCTGAAAGTCAAGGAGCGCATCCCATCCTTCAGGATAACCACAGATGACACAAGGGAAGACCCAGACAAGAGAAACTATATTGTGTCCTCGAAGAAACTGTGGGGCAAGGGATTTATGGCTAGCAGAGGACTAGACCTTGGTATAACTCAACTAATGAAAGCTTACTCCATGCTTGGAGATAAGGACTGCAACTACCTCTAGGAGAAAAGATGAAACCAGTAACGCTGTTAGCGGGAGGATTTGGAACCCGTCTCAAAAGTGAAATAGATGAACTCCCAAAGTTTCTAGCCCCTATAAATGGAATACCCTTTGGACTATATCTCTTAGAGAGCTATAGTAACTATGGGGCTAAAGACATAATACTCTCAGTAGGTTACCAGGCTCAGCTTATAAAAGACATGGTGGGAGTTTCCTACAGAGGAATAAACATAGAATACTCTGAGGAAGACGAGCCCTTAGGAACTGGGGGGGCTCTCATGAAAGCGGTAGACAAGTTTGGTCTCACAGATGTAGTGGTTGGAAATGGCGACACTTATTTCTTTGGAGACCTCAAGGGAATGGAAGACTACCATGACAACTCCTCAGTCAAAGCCACTATGCTTTTATGCGATCCTCCTAGCACAACCGCTTCCCTAGTGAGCGTAAACAACAGAGGCTTTGTGAGATGGGGTGGAGGCAACAAAGCTTATGCTGGAATAGCCATGCTTAAGGAAGTTAACAAAACCAAGAGACCTGAGAAAAAGAAGTACTCTATGGAGGAGGTCCTCCAGGAATATAAGAATATCCTGGGATACAGATCTATACATGGATTCCTGGATATAGGCACCCCAGAGTCCTTTAGACTGGCGGCTAAGGAGATAAAATGGGTGAAGTTATAGATAAACTCTTAATGATATGCCCTTCCAGAGGCAGGCCAGATAAACTGGCTAGGATGTTGAAAACCTGGAGGGAGACAACCTTCGGATACTCAGACATTATAGTAGTCCTGGACAGCGATGACGAAAGCCCATACCCAGTGGAAAAAGATGTGACCTATATAGTGGAGGAAAGAAGAAATACCCCTAGAACTATAAATGAACATGTGATGTCGAGGATAGATAACTATGTGGGCATGGCCTTTACCGCAGACGATATAAGATACAGAACCAAAGGCTGGGATAAGACTATAGTAGAGACTATAAAGAAAGCTAATAGTTGGGCTTTTGTCTATGGCAACGATGGTTACCATGACAATACCCTGGGAACTCACCCAGCTATGGGAGCCAAGCTAGTAAAGGCTTTAGGTTGGGTACATAGAGAAGAGTTTCACCATCTCTTTCAGGATCTCATATTGAGGGATGTGATGGGCAGGGTGGGGAATGTGTCCTACTATCTTCCAGATGTGATCATAGAACATATGCACCCCACCGCCGGAAAAGGAGTTTTGGACTCCACATATGCTGCCTACTGGAATAAAGAAGCCTATGAACATGACTCCAGCTTATATCATGGGTTGTCTGAATCTCAGATAGATGAATGGGCTAATAAGATAAAAAGAGCTATGCATGAGAATTCTTAACATCATAACCAAGAGAACCAACTGGTCTTACCTGGGAAAGGCTCTATCCTACTGCGTGCAGTTTGGATTAGATGAGGGACTCCAATCTTATGGGGAAGTGGACACAGTCTTCACTTCCATGGGATTAGGGACCTGTCCAGAACAATGGATGGAGCTAATAAAGAAACACTATAACAATAGATACGACCAGATATGGGTTGAACTTATACACACAAGGGCCAACCAGGACTTCCTGAAATTCTTGGAACCGCTGGCTCCTGTAAGGGTAGCCACTCTCATAGAATGTATAGCTACGCCCCAGTGTCATCAAATAGAATACAAGGAACTGGATGAGAGACTAAAGCGCTTTACCCATATAATTCCATGCGATGAGACAGACGCGCAGTATTGTGAGAACTTGGGAGTCAAATCAAGATGGATTCCTACACATTTGTCAGTCCCCAAAAGATGGGTAGCTAAAGAAATAAGAGTTCCTGAGAATGACTCCATAGCCTTCTTTGGGAAACTCTATGATGATAGAGCTCAACTTATACAAAGATATGGAATAAAACTAGCTGAACCTCCAGAGAACAACAGCAACCTCCCAAGAAAGTACTCAGCTATAACAGCTCAGATGGTGGCTGAGATGAACAACGGAGATGTGTTCGAGAAGTTTGTCCCCAGACTGAGGGCTGTGAGGGAAGAACTATTTAAGACCTACCTGGATGGGATGAGAAAATATAGAGGAGTGATAAGTCTCACAGGAACCGGCCTGACCTATGCCTCCAGAGTAGCGGAAGCTATAGGAGCCGGAGTTCCTATAATAGCCAGGAATATTCCCAACAGGCCTATGAACAACGCCCTCTTTAAGAACATAGTAATTCCCTATGACGCAAACGATGAAATAGAGAACCTAGTAAACATAGATCTGAACCCTTACGCTCAGAAAGGACTGGATTCCATGTCAGTCCATACCACGGAATATACTCTTGGAGAAGCTATGAGGTGGATAAATGGTAATTAGCAGAACTCCTTTCAGGATAAGTTTCTTTGGAGGAGGTACGGACTACCCTGTATGGTACAAAGAACATGGCGGGGCTGTCATAGCCATGGCTATAGACAAATACTGTTATATCACATGCAGAGAACTCCCAAGATTCTTCGACTACAACATAAGAGCTGTATATTCCAATATAGAACTCTGTTCACATGTGGATGAACTGGATCACCCATCTATAAGAGAAACCCTTAAGCATCTGGACAAAACTAACAATATAGAGATACACCACGATGGGGATATTCCAGCCAGATCGGGAATAGGTTCATCCTCTTCCTTTACAGTAGGACTAGTAAATGCTGTGAGAGCCTCTCAGGGACTTTACACTTCCAAGAAAGAACTGGCTGAGATAGCTATTCACATAGAACAGAACCTTATAGGAGAATGTGTAGGTTCTCAGGATCAGATACTGGCGGCTTATGGAGGATTCAACTATGTGGAGTTTAAAGACAAGGACTTCAGCGTAACCCCCATTATAGGAAACGCTGAAAAGATAACTAGGAATATCCTGTTAGTCTTTACTGGCATGTCCAGAGTGGCCAACGATGTCACCAAGTGTTATGACTTCAAGAAAGCTGAAAGGGAACTAACCGAGATGCAGGTCCTGACAAGAGAAGGACTCATGGCTGTAAGAGATGGAGACTGGAACAGGTTTGGTTTACTGATAGATGAAGGCTGGAAACTTAAGAAGGCCTTTTCTGATAAGATAACCACTCCTCTCATAGATGATATGTATGACAAGGCCAAGAAAGCCGGGGCTGTTTCAGCAAAGCTTATAGGAGCTGGATCTGGAGGATTCCTGATGATCTATGCTGAGCCAGAAAAACATCCTGGCATACTGGAAGCCTTGGGCAACCCCATACATGTGCCTTTCTCAGTTGACTCTATGGGGTCAAGCATAATATACTATAACAGAGGCAACCAATGAACAACTTCACTTACTATGATCCAGAACTACCCCTAGGAGTGAGAGCCTATCAAATGAAAGAAGAGTTTGAGGCTTTAGTGCAGATGTACTCAGACCTTAGGCCAACCAGAGTCCTGGAGATAGGGACCAATGAGGGAGGGACTCTTAGACAGTGGGCTAAACACGCTGTTACAGGAGCCAAGATAGTAGCCTGCGATCTGTTTGTGGAAAATAACCTGAGATTCAAAGAAGGATACCAGAAAATAGTGGAGCCTTTTGATGTAGAGTTCCACTTTATACAGGGCAACTCCCACTCCCAAGAAACATATAATCAGATAACATCTATAGCTTCAAAGTATGACTTCATCTTCCTAGATGGAGACCACACCTATGCTGGGATAAGAAAAGACTTTGAGATGTACAGTCCTTTGGTTAGAAGCGGAGGGCTTATAGCCTTGCACGATATACTCCCACACCCACAGTTTGGAGCGTTCTGTGAAGTGGATGTGTACTGGAGACAGCTAAAGAAAAAGTACAGATGTACTGAACTACTGAGTGAAGAAAACCAGAAACACTGTGGCATAGGAGTTGTGCATGTATAAGGTAATCCTAGCTGGCGGGAAATATACCAACCCCACTAATGACTCGCATGTCATAAGCGCAGTATACTTTGAGCTTTACATGTCCATGGTAGAAAGTTCCATAGTGGAACCAGTGGACGCAGTGTGGTATGATGAGCCAATCCCAGCTGGATACAAGTCTCATGATGAGTATCTATACAAGGCCTGCGAAAAATACAGACCTGACATGGTCATGTACTCCTTCACCCCTGGATGGCTGAACCCATCCAGTGACGTCATACTAATGATAAGAAAGAGACTTCGCATACCAGTTGCTGTGGCTCAGTGGGACACTAACACAAGGGATGGAGACCATTGGAACAGAATAATAGCTAAACCTTGTGATATAGATATAGCTATGGATTCCCCTTACCTCCACTATGACTACATGTTTTACACAGTATCCCCAGCCACTTCTCATCTGTTCTATGATGACAACAGGAAACGAGATATAGATGTGAGTTTCCTAGGCGACAAAGACAGACTGGTGAGAGGAACCACCCCAAGGAAGAACATGATAGAAGCCCTGGAAGCCGAGGGCATAGAGATATTCACAGCTGGAGATCATGATAGGATAAAGTTATCCAATGAGGAGTATGCCAATCTCTTCAGGAGATCTAAGATAACTCTCAACTTCCCTATGTTAGAAGATGACTGGCCTGATTCCTACCAGAGAAAAGGCAGGATACTGGAAGCCACCAGGTGCGGGGCTCTTGTGGCTGAAGAAAAACATCCTCCTATAGATTACTACTTCACTCCAGGAAGAGACTATATAGAACTAATAAAGGAAGACCCCAAAGAATCAGTAAGGATACTAAAGTATTACTTAGAACATGAAGATGAAAGAAAAGCTATAGCTGAAAGAGGAAAACTAGAATGCCAGACAACTCACTCTCCAAACGCTTTCTGGCACTCTGTGCTCAGGAGACTGAACATTGCTTAAGTGTATATACATAGGAGGAAGATACTGCGATGGCAACCCTAAACTAGGGGGAGGCCCAGATTACTGGGTTCTCCACAACACCATGCGGGAGTGCAGCTTCATAGATATGGTAGACGTTATATTCTATGACATGCCATTAAAGGCTGGGTACACAGACATAAACGACCAGATACTAGACAGCTGCAGGGAAAACAAACCAGACTTTATATTCTACATGTATACTTACCCCTCATGGGGACTCAACCCTGAAGTTCTCAAACTTATAAGATATAGATTTCATATCCCAGTTATAGGATGCGTAGGAGACACAAACAGCGAGTTCCTGAAAGGGTTGAGCAAACTGGTGTCATCCTACTGTTCTCTAGCCTTCTGCCTTGATGGCTCAGATTACAGCAAGGAATACTTGCATGTGCCTACTCTATATAGCGCATGTTCCAAGACCTACTATGACGATGGAAGAGAGAGGGACATAGATGTCTCCTTCATTGGGAACATAAGCAAATTCAGAGGGGAATTCCTGAATGGAATCTCAAAAGAAATCCCTGTATTCACTAGCTCTGGACTTAGAAAAACCTTCCTGAGCCAGGATGAATACGCCGATATACTCAGGAGATCCAAGATAACCATAAGCTTCCCAAGAGATATACCAGATTCCTTTCAGAGAAAAGGAAGACCTCTGGAAGCCATGAAGTGTGGAGCTATACTGGCTGAAGAGTTCAATCCAGTTCCTCACTACTACAAAGCTCATGAGGAATACATAGTCTTGAACATACATGATCCTAAAGAATCAGCCTCTATTATAAAGAATCATCTGGAACACCCCCAACTCCTAGATAAGATAAGAAAAACCAATAAGGAAATGGTGGAAACTGTATATACCTCAGATAACTTCTGGAAAGAGATAACTCAGAAAGCTGGGCTCTATGTATAAAGGAATCTACGCTGGGAACAAATACGCTGGCGGGATGCCAGAGATGGGCATAGGAGTGGAGTACTACTTCATACACCAGCCTCTGACCCAGAGTTCTATAGTGGATAAACAGGAAGCTGTTTTTTATGACTGCCCTGTAAAAAGTCCTTATAGAACTCATGACGAATGGTTATATAATGAGTGCCTCAAATCCCCAGACTTTGTAGTTTACTTCTTCTGCCCAAGGGGGCCTGACCCTTCAATGCTTAAGATTATAAGGAAGAGGCTGAAGGTGCCGGTGATAGGAGTTCTTGGAGACACCAATGGAGAACACTCCTACAGAATAAACCAGGCGATGGCTGACTGGTGTGACCTCGTGGTGGCCATGGACGCTCCTTATAAACAGGATCCAAACACCAAAACCTTCGTGTTCCCAGTATGCTCTGAGACTTACTATGATGATGGAAGAGTAAGAGATATAGACATTAGCTTCCTTGGAAGGAACAGAGAAGAAAGAACAGTCTTTATAGAAGCCCTAAAAAAGGAAGGACTAGATATATTCACAGCTGGAGAGGAGACGCATCAGATAAAGCAACCAGAGTATGCGGATCTTATGAGGAGATCTAAGATAACCCTTAACTTCCCTTTAGTCTCTGAAAGTCTTCCAGACTCTTATCAGAGGAAGGGAAGGACAGTTGAGGCAGCCAGGTGTGGAACGGCCATAGCTGAAGAAAAGAACCCACTCTCTAATCTGTACTTTATTCCAGACAAAGAATATATAGTCCTTGATAGAAAGGATCCTAAGAAGTCAGCTGACATCTTGAGATACTACTTAGAACATGACAAGGAGAGACAGGAAATAGCAAACAGGGGAAAGGAGAAGGCCACAAACCTTCACTCTGCGGATAACTTCTGGAGAGACGTTTTAAAGGAGGTGGAAATCAGTGGTTAGAGTGGGATATGTGGGAGAAAAGAACTGCGAAATATATGGACCTGGCACTCCTTACTATACTCTATACAAGACCCTAGAACAAACCAAGTATGCCACAAGATCAGGGGAAGTCTTCTATGATATGCCATCCTCCAACCATGACAGCAAGGTTCTGGAGCTGGCGGGCAAATCAGATGTCCTGGTATACTCAAGCATACACCCTACAAGGCATAGACCAGCAGAGTCCACTCTTCAACTAGTAAGGTACAGATACAAAGTGCCTGTGGTCGGAACGCTCTGGGATTCCAATCTGCCTGAGGATTCTCCAGCAAACAATTTCACCATGAAAGTAAGCGACATGGTCATACCAATGGGTCCCAACAAAGAACATCCAGGCATGACTTTGATACCGGAAGCCTATGACATAGAAACCTACTTCAATGACCACAGGGAAAGAGATATAGACATAAGTTATCTGGGTTCTCTAGTACCCAGAAGACTGGACTTCATACGTTCTCTGCAGAACGAAGGACTAGATATATTTGTATCTGGAGATCAGAGGAAGTCCGGGCTATCACAACTAGAGTTTACAGACCTCCTCAGGAGATCCAAGATAACTATAAACTTTCCTTTAAGGAATGAGGATATACTGGATTCCCAAGCAAGGAAAGGAAGACCTATAGAAGCGGCTCTCTGTGGAACTGTAGTGGCTGAAGAAAAAACTAATCTTCCAGAGTCTGTGTATTATCTTAGACCAGATGAAGAGTACATAGTATTAGACAAGTCAGACATTAAAAAGTCAGCAGATATAATAAGAGAACATCTAAGAGATCAGGATAAACTCAAAAGAATGTCTGACACAGCATATGAAAGAGTAAAAGAAGACTGTTCTCCAGACACTTTCTGGAGAGAAGTGTTAAGGAGATTAGGAAAACTTGATGAGTAGGTGTTTCTTTCCATGGAAGACAGTTATTTTATCTACTGAAAAGAAGGGTGGACCTTGCTGCGGAGCCGATATGTACTATGGGTTCTACCCTCAGACAGAAAAACAGATAATGACTATCTTTAACAACAGCATGTACAAGTACATAAGGAGTTCAGGGTGTCCCGGGTGCGACAAGTTCAGATACAAAGAAGACTATGATATCTTTGGGACAGGGGACGAGATGAAGTTATATAACTCTCACTCCTCCAAAGAAGCCATAGACCACTTTGAGAAGGTCAAGAAAGCCTATAGGGATGGAGTCATCACTGTAGACTACCCACCGCCAGAACTATACTTGTCCCACTGCACCACCTGCAACTTCAAGTGCAAGATGTGTGGGGACTTCGCCAAACCAAGACCCCCTCTGAATGTCGAGAGAGTAAAGAACCTTATAAAAGAGATAGGCTGGAAGAGACTGGACAGGTTTGGGACCTCCGGAGGAGAAACTCTGTTTGCAGATGATGGAAAACAACTCCTGAACTGGCTGTGCGAAACTGGCATGGAGGGGACCTGCTTCTACCTTACCACCAATGGCAGTCTCCTGAACTACTACATAGACAAACTCAGCAACCTAGAAAACATCTTCATGACAATGAGCGTGGATGGAGCTGGAGAAGTCTATGAACATATAAGGAGCTTCCCATGGGAAAGAATAAAAGCCAACATGGAAGCTATATCAGCTGAGGCAGCAAAGCATGAACACTGGAGGATAAATATAAACTCTATAATAATGAGGTCTACCCTTCCCACAATAAATGAACTGATAAGAGTAGCCACTGACCTCAATATAAGCATATGGTTCTCCTACCTAGGAGGACATGGTTCACTAGCTCCAGAAGAAAACCTTTTAGAATATCCGGTGTCGGACAGAGAAGTGCAATACATGAAAGATGGGATAGAGTTAGCAGATTCCTTAGGGGCTATAAAAGCCAGGGATTCTCTGACCTTCCTGCTAGAGGATATGTCCAAGAAATGGAAACTATGAGGACCTGTCTTATAACTGGAATACAGGGAGCTGGAGGAAGTTATCTTGCTGACTATATACTGGATGAGCACCCAGAAGTGGACGTTCATGGAATAGCCAGGTGGAGATCCAGGTCCTTTGTCAACCCCAAGTACAAGTCCCATGAGTGTGACCTGCTAGATCTGTCCTCTATAATAAGAGTCATAGAACTAGTCAAACCGGACGTCATCTTTCACCTGGCAGCGCATGCCAATGTCAGAGCTTCCTTTGACATCCCGTTAGCCGTCATGGAAAACAACATAATGGGCACAGCTAACCTGTTGGAAGCAGTGAGACTGACAACTCCCAAAGTTATATTCCATATGTGTTCCACCTCTGAAGTGTATGGACAGATAACTAAGGAGGAGTGCCCTATAAAAGAGGATGGGAGACTGGCTCCAGCGAGTCCCTACGCTATATCAAAACTAACCCAGGATCTGCTGTCCGGAGTATACTATCAGGCCTATAACATTCCAGTAATAAGAACTAGGATGTTCACCTACATAAACCCTAGGAGATCAGATCTGTTCGCCACCAACTTCGCTATGCAGATAGCCAAGGTGGAAGCTGGACTTCTTGACAAGGTAAGACATGGGAACCTAGATTCTGTAAGATCCATACTGGATGTAAGGGACGCTGTAGCTTCCTACTGGCATGCGGCCAAATATTGTGAACCAGGGGAAGTGTATAACATAGGAGGAGACACAGGCATAAGGGTAGGGGATGTGCTGGAGAAGCTGACATCCATGTCTCCAAAGAAAATAGAGCTCTGTGAGGACCCTGCTCTGCTAAGGCCTATAGACATAAGTTATCAGATACCAGATTCAACCAAGTTTAGAAACAAGACCGGCTGGACTCAAAGATACAACATTGATGAGTCTCTGCAATGGCTTCTTGAGGAGTGTAGAAAAATAATATGATTTTATTTATAAATCCACATCCGCACTATGGAGTTCTTGGAGACCTGGCGGCTAAGGAACCGCCCATATGGGCTCTAATGCTGGCTTCCCAAGCTAAGGATGCGGGAATACCTGTAGAGATATTGGACGCGCATGCGCTGGGGCTATCCCCAGAAGACTGCGCTGAAAAAATACAAACTATTAAACCTAAACTGGTCGCCATAGTAGTCTATGGGCAGAACCCGTCAGCTTCGACACAGCTGATGCCCTATGTCATAGAGTTATGCAAACTCCTAAAGGATATCAAAGTCCTGTTAGTGGGAGGACATGTGGCAGTTTTGCCAGAACTTTCCCTGAAACAGACAGGAGCTGACTATGTATGCGATAGTGAAGGATTCAGTAGCATAGTACAGCTGTACTGCTCTAAGGATCTGAATGAAGTTCCCAACCTTGTATACATGAAAGATGGAAAGGTTATAGAAACAAGCAATGTCCCCCTAGTTAAGGATCTGGACAAGACTGTGCCAGAAATATACTGGGACCTTGCGGATATATCCAACTCTAGACCCCATAACTGGCTGGGGCTAGACCCCCAGTGGAAAGACAAACCATATGTGTCTATCTACACATCCCTGGGGTGTCCATATGACTGCGCCTTCTGCTGCATACAGGCTCCTTTCAGGAAATCAGAGGCCTTTGAGTTAACAAAAAGCTATAGGACCTGGTCCCCTGAGTGGGCTATAAAACAGCTAGACAATCTGGTGGATAAGTATGGACCAGTGAACCTTAAGATATCCGATGAACTCTTTGTTTTCCACAGAGAACATGTGGAAAAGATATGCGACTACCTGATAGACAGAGACTACAAGCTCAACATATGGGCTTATGCCAGACTTAACTATGTGCCTCAGGATCTACTTATAAAGATGAAGAGAGCTGGGATAAACTGGTTAGCTGTGGGAATAGAATCTGCCAACAATAGAGTCAGGGGAGATGCTGATAAGCGACTAAACAAGACTTCTATGTTAGAAGGCATAAAGAAAATAAAGGACGCTGGCATATACCTACAGGGAAATTATATGTTTGGACTCCCAGAAGATGACATGGAGACTATGAAGGAGACTCTGGAGTTTGCCAAGGAGATAAACGCCGAGTGGTCTGTCTTCAATATAACCATGCCCTTCCCTGGATCCAAACTATATGAGAACTACAAGACCAACACTGACTGGGAAAGCTACAACTACTATGGGGAAAAAGCTAAACCCCTGGACACTAAACATATAACGGGTAGAAAGGTTATGGAGTTTAGAGACAAAGCTTTTATTGACTACTACTCCAATAAGAATTATCAGGATATGATAGTACAGAAGTTTGGAGATGGAGCGCTAGCCACAGTTAAAGAAATGTTAAGTATAGACTTCAAGAGGTGACTATGACAGACGAAATGGTAGATCCAATCCTGGCTATGCCAGAAGAAGAAAGACT